GATTACGCCCATCCTAAACTTGATGACAGTGAAGTAATCAAGAACCATTCTAAAACCATCCTCAATGTTCTTGAACTCATCAGTAGTGGCTGTGGCAATAATTTTCAGATTATCTTCCTCAATAGCACCAATAAGGGTATTTACAAAAGAGAAACCAGTATTACCATAACAGTTAAGGTTAAGGAGGTGACCAATGTTGTTGAGAACAAGAGTAATCTCAAAGTTCTCATTCTCTGTAGCAACAGTAAAGATATCATTGATAATCTGACCAAAATCACCATTACTATGAGTCTTCTGAAGGATATCATTGAAATCAATCTCAATGACCTTGTCAGACTTCACATTCTTGACAAGTTTATTGACATATCCTTCTATGATACTCCTCTTTCCAGATCCGAAATCACCAACAAGCAAAACTGACCTGAAATCAGACTTACTCATTATATTGTATACCCTGTTGATTTCAGAATCACGGAATTTTATATTGTCTCTTCCCTCAATCAATGAACCAACCGAAAGAATACTGTCAAACATATTCTTTGTGGTTCCATCCTCATTCTTTTTAATGTCTGTGTAAATTTCTCCCATATATATACTTATTAATCTTTTGTAAATATAACAAAGAAAGAGGGTAATTCCCTCTTTCTTTGAAGATTTTTATGAATTATTTTTGTAATTCAGTTTGTAATTCAAAGATGTTTGCCAATAGAACCACAACCGGGTCAATACAGTTCTTGAAGTTCTGTTGGTATTTTGCATTGAGTACAGAGATGACAGGTATCTTACCCATCAGGTTTGGTTTAGATTTCAAGATGTACTCAATGAAAGGATAACCAAGTGATGCAATTGCTTCATCCACACAGTTGGAGTAGTTTTTCATCACAAACTTATAGTTCTCAACTGGATTATCCTGCATTATGATCATCTCATATAGTTCTGCATACTCACTTGCTGAATCCTTGATATCAGATGCCTCAATATTTGACTTTCCTTCAAGAGAGAACCTGTGAAGTTTCTTTACAATACTCCTGAAATCAGGATAATATGTAAGAACCAACTTAGCAACAGCATCTCTGGAAATATTGAGACATTCCTTCTTACAAATCTCCATAACCCTCAAAATCTGTCCCTTCTTAACCTCATTAATCTCTTCAGCAGAAAAGTTGAAGTCAATCATCAAGAACCTTGACTGAATTGGGTCAGGAATCTTTTCAACATAATTACAAGTACCAATGAATCTGGTGTTCACAGAACACTTCTCCATAGTTGCCCTCAATGCAGCATATGCCTGCTGTGACATACCATCCATCTCATCCAGGATAACCACCTTGATTGGATTATCATAATGGAGAATGGACTGGTTCATAGCAAAATCCATAATAGTATCCCTGATGGTATCCACACCAGTAGTCTCTGACATATTAAGATAGAGAGTATTGTGCTGGAACTGTTTACAGATAGCCTTTGCAGCACTAGTCTTACCAATGCCGGCAGTACCATACAGTAACATTGACTGTACAACACCCTTCTCAAAAATAGTCCTGATTCTCTGTGGAACAATGAGTTCCTTTAAGTTCTGTGGTCTATACTTCTCTTCCCACAGAATAGTTTTCAAATTATCTACTGCCATATATAAATCACTTTACATAAAAATAACAAAAAAGGAAGTGTTTGACTTCCTTTTTTCAATTATTTTCCGGTTGATCCAAACCCACCTGTACCTCTTTCTGTTTCAGATAATTCATCCACAACCTGTACATGTACTTGCGGATAAGAAAGTACTACCATTTGACCAACACGGTCACCTACCTGGAATGGTGCAAACTTCAACGCCCTTTCAACATTTACTTTCCCAGTGATCCATTCCCAGAAGGATTTTCTATACCTATCCCTATTCTTGTACCTGAGTTGGATCTCACCGCGATAAATCGCGCTGTCTGCAATCCCCACAGAGTTGGTGAGATATGCTTCTGTCTTACAGTTTGAACTCCTTGGAAAAAGAAAAGTACCATAACCATATTCTGATTCTAATGAAAGACCTGTATGATAGATATACAAATCTTTATCAGCATTATATTCAACACTGATTGCAGTTAAATCCATACCAACATCACCATTATGAGCATATGATGGAATGACTGCATTTTCATCAAGTTTCTTAAATTTTATAGTTACATTTGTCAAGTATTCAAGACTTGGAATAACAGCAATATTCTTTTTCTTAACCTCTGTTTCTTTTTTCATAAAATCTATATTAAAATGAGTTATATCCATATTTCTGACAATACCATCTTCATCAATATCACCCAGTCCAACTGGTGTTACTCTAATAGACACATCTTTTGATGAATTCAGTATGTTTTGATATGCTTTTCCAGGAATGTTATCAAGTAATTTAACTTTACCAAATACATCACCATTAGATTTAATTTCAACTTTATCAATTGTGCCTACTGATTCAAGTATTGATGGGTTCTCTGTTTCAGGATGGCATAAAAGACCAAATGTGTGTTTTTCATTGAAATCTTTTATTGCATTCTCCATAACATCCTTTGGGTAAACTCTCCCATTTTTTGATATACTGTCACAGGAGAATAATTTAGTTTTGATTTCTTTCATATTAATCCTTTTTAATCTTTTTCTGAACACCTCTTCTGTTCAATCTCCTGACACATTCATCATACTCTTCCTGTTCACAAGTCCAGGCATCCATTGCCATACAGTACCAATCATCTGGGAGAATCTGATGTACAAGATTATTATACAACTGTATGAGATGATTTGTCCTTTTCTTGTAATACTCCAGATTTACCTTAATGGATTCTACTTCATCCAAAGAATTCAGAGCATTCAAATAATTGGCAACCTCACCAAGACTATGACAAATCTTTGTACCATTCTTTTCAACCAATCTTTCTGTTGCATCAAGACTCTTCAATTCACCCTTTGTGAAATCCCTGTCATCATCCTCTTTTGTAACACAGAAGATACAATGACCTTTCTTCAATTCATGTGAATCATTGACTACTTCAGCAATTGAGAACACTCCCTGCATCTTTGGGGTGATGACATAGAGATGATAGTCACAAACCAACTTCTCTTTTTCTTCATTTGCCTGACATTCTGGTGTCCAGTCTTCTACAACTGGATTGAAATAATCACACTGTAAAAGTGGAATCAGTTTCTCCCTCCATTTGGACTCTGCACAAGTCCCACCTAAAAATACTTTCATAATATCTAATTTAATTTAACATATTTTCCTTCTATTCCACTTTCTCTCAATCTCTTGTCACATTCATCACCAAATGCAATCAGACAGGATCCAAACATTGGACTCCTTGACTCTCCATTAGAATTGATGAACTTAACCCTTCTTCTCATAAAAATCATTGATTTGGCATTTGGAAAGATGACCTCCTGGAATAAGAGATTGTCTGTTCTGTTTACAACTATTGCAATCCCATTATTATGTTCTGCCAGTTTCTGAACAAATGCCTTAATAAGTTTACTACTGTAAGGTGGATTCAACCACACCACCTTATTTTTATCCCATTCCTTTGACAATCCATCCTGTTCAATGTTATATGTTTCCGGTGCAATATAAACAGGCGGATTCATTGCAGAACATGGATCCAAATCAAATGGTCCGAGAGTATCTATTAACCATTTTGGAGTATACCATTCATCAGATGATACAACCTCATTCTTCTGTTGCCTGTTATCCATTTAAATCCTCATCAATTTCTTCTGTCTCATCCTCATCATCTTCATCCTCATCATCTCCCCACCAATTAGTCTCATAATATTTTGAACCAAAGTTCTCCTCACAATAATCCCTGAAAGGCATATCACCTATCCTGGAATTTCCTGGATATTCTTCACCTTCTTCTGGGATATAGACAAAATCAGAATACTTTCTCTTCTCTTCTACATCTTCCCAAACTAATTTCCTCTTTCCAAATAGACCATTCCTCTTAAAACTACCATGCCTGGTAATATAGGCATATTCATCATCTGTGAGGAGTTCAGGACAGTTTTTCTCAACCCATTCCCTTGGAGCAGATATTGTGTAATTGGTACTCATATCAACTGTACCATAATATACACACAGCTTGTTCTCCTTACACCAATTATCATCCTTGAAACTCTGGTTAAAGTCATTACCTAACCATTTCTTGAAATTTTCAGTAGGTGGATAATCACGGCCACAAAACCAGTTGTTAACTGAAATATAAACTACATCTTGTTTTTCCATAATATTAATGTTTAATCATTTCCTTAAAAAATTCACTCATACAATCAACAACTATACTGTTTCCAGCCAATTGTGCTAACTGGTTATTACTGAGTCCCCCATCAACCAGTTTCTGAATATCATCATCTTCACATCCCATCATTCTCATAGACTCAAACCCAGACAATCTCCTTACTATATATTTTCCATTATCAATAAACAGAAACCTGGGACTGAATGACAATGTAAGTGTAGGACAAGTACCAATAGGAGAATACACCCTGGTGTCCTGTGGATTATAAAAACCCGTTCTGTCAATATGGAGATTACCCAACTGCACCAGATGAGGGAACTTCTCCGGGACAGTATCCTCCATTCTCTCACCAAACAGATTGTATTCACCCCACATATCTGTGTCAAACTCCTTTACATTGGTATTGACATAGTTGGACTGCTTACCCTTTACTTTCTTTTCTTCCTTAATCCTACTCATTTATAACTGTGATATTAACTTCAATATATTCAATTTCCCAATCTTCCGGATGGTTGCTGATTCTTATATCCACATAATCATCAGTTGTTCTATCAGATTGGATATCAATTCCAGGAATCTCACCATTGTGTATCTTCATACCAATCACATATTCAACAGGTAACTTCTTCTTACTCCGACCTCTGTTGGCTATGAAATACAAGGTGTCATAAAAGAATACATGTTCAGGATTTGTCACCTGATTAAATGCATATTTGGTGTCATATACCTTACCTTTTGCATCAAAATTGGTGTACTTACCCTTTAATGGTCTGAAATAAAGACCTGTTGGTTTATGTTTTATTCTATATAGTTTCATTTCTGTATTCCTGCAAATTTTTTAAATTGTTCATTGTCTCTGAGATAAATGTCAGTGTTCTCATCTGGATCCACCAACTTCCCCCACAGTTCCTGACCAATCTCTTCCTTGGTCTGTATGAAATCAAGAGTATTCTTATTCAACTTCCATCCCCGTGGGAACACAAAGTCACCTTCTGGGTTCAGGATAGACACACAGAACACCCTCTCACGGTCCTGGGGGATACCAAAATCAGAACCCTTCAATACCTTCCAATAGTTTGTATAACCTCTGGATTCAAGATAGTTCAACCAAAGATTGAAAGTGTCTATGAACCTCTCTGAAACAAGATTCTTCACATTCTCCAACATCAAGTATTTGGGTTTCTTGATGTCTATTGCTTTCTTACACTCCCAAAGTAATGATGACTTGGTACCAGAACCCTCTTCACCACCAAGCATCTTTCCGGCCAGACTGAAGGATTGACAAGGTGACGAGTAAGTAAAGAAGTCAAAATCAGGTACATTCTCCCAGTCTATCTTACAGATGTCACCATAGTTCCTGTCCTTGTATTCAGGAAAAATGAGATTGTGTGCTTCTATTGCCCTCTTCTCAATCTCACTCCAACCTATAAGGTCAAAAGGAATACCTGCTTTTTTAAGAGCAAGACACTGTGAGTCATATCCTGAAAAAGTAGTGAATACTTTTAAGGGATTTTCTATTGTATATTTCTCCATATTACACTATTTAACATAGTAAATATAACAAAAATGAGATTGAACTTACTTGTCAATCTCATTTTTTAATTTATTATCATATATCTCTGGATGAAGTCTCATTTGTTCCTGTTCATATTCTTTCATGAACTTATCCAATAGTTCTTTATCTTTTTCTTCTTTATTATCCATCTATCTTTTCCCCAAACTTTATTATGTATGCATCCATATTGTAGTTCACCAATCTTCCCTTCTTTATCCATTCAAACTTGAACCTCATTGGAGGGATGTCCTTCTTGAACCTGTGATAGAACTCCACCACATCATAAGTTTTCCCTTCAAGTCTCTTTATCCAATAAGGTTTTATCTCACGGTAGTCATGGGTTAATTCACCATCTTTTATCAAGTTATACCAGTACTCATTTACTGGAAGTTTCAATACATTTTCCATATAGATATTTATGTATCTTTCCATAAATACTTTAAAAGTAAAAACCAAATTAAATATGGCAGAGAATGACAACATAATCTTCCCAGTAGGTGATGACAGAGAGAACCTTGAAATTAGGAAAATCAACAACAATGGTACAATTGGTGAATTGATTGAAACTGTTAATACTAATTTTGAGAACATTGCCAGGCATGGTGGTGGTCCCGCTGGTAAGGATGGTATAAATGGTCTTGATGGCGTTGATGGTGTAAATGTAGAATACATCTACTGTCTTAGTGATGAGATGGTAGAAGGAGTTCATTATCCATCATCAGATAGAGATAAGAGTATATTGTTTGAAAAATTACAAGCACAGTATGAATCAAAATATACTGGTGAAGGTGGAGTACAAACAACTTGGTATAACTATGCTCAACCAATATCAATAGACCAGAAGAATGAATATGTTATGGCCAGGTATAAAATCACTGAATACAACTGGGCATATGCTGATCCTGTATTGTGGGCCCACTGGGGTGAAACAGGTAAGGATGGTGATGGTGTAGAATACATCTTCTTACAGAGTACAAAAGAATTAAATGGTGAAGAACTTGATAATCTCATCCTCAAAAAGGAACATATGACATCACCAGAATATAAAGAATATCAAAAAATCATCTATGGTCTTGATGAATTCTATCCTGGTGAGACCTGGTTCAATGCAGAAAACAAACAAAGGGCAAGAATGGCCATTACAAATGCCGGTATCACCATCAATGAAGGTGGTTTTAATATCTTGTGGCAACAGAGGTTTGGATTCTTTACAAATGGTGAGAGTAATAAATGGACAGATGAACCAAAGGGAACAGGATTTGTACCCAATTCTGATTCTGATGTTCAAAAGAAATTGATTCAGTTTGAATATGTTTCAATCCGTAGATCATATAGAGATGAGAATGATAAGAAGGTATGGACTGATTTCTCTGTTCCATCTATTTGGAGTAATTATAGTCTTCCTACTGCAACTGTAATGATTTATTACAATGCTGATGAGGATGAAACTCCAACTGGTCCAGCAGTTGGTACTGGCTATTATAATTGGACTACAAAGAGTCTTGATTTTAATGGTAAGTCTGATGCTGCTGATGATGATATTCCTTCAGGCTGGACTGAACATCATGATGAAGCAGAAGGAAAGATTGTCTGGATGTGTTATGGTCTTTTTGACAATACAGGTGAGAACCAGACTTGGTCTTCTCCAGTAAGACTTACAGGTGAACCTGGTAAAGCTGGTGAAGATGGTACATTCATTGAATTCATCTATACATCTGTAGAGAAAAATGGTACATATAATTATCCTATAGATGATCAAGTAGCAGCAAATAAACTATTTGATGATGTAGAAGCAGCAGCAGACCATCGTGCTGAATATAGAGGTACATTTTGGTGGGATAGAGCTCTACCAATATCATATGATGAACCTATTGTATATGTATGGATTAGACGTAAATCCAATGGTTCTGATTGGGTTGTTGACCCAGCACCAATAGTATGGTCAAGATGGGGTGAAGATGGTATGGATGGTGATGGTGTAGAATACATCTTTGTTACAACCAATGCTAATTTGCCAGAAGATCTTTCACTTCCAAAATATAGTAATTTGAACCCATATCAGAAGAAACTCTTCCAGATTAATGATTTTATTCCTTCTGCAAACTGGTTTGTTGAAAATAATAAACAGAAAGCAATAGATGTACTTAAAGGTTCATTCAGTGAAGAGCAATGGACTAACAAATATGGATTTGATAGTTATTCAGCATGGACAGATAATCCTGCTTCCGTAGATCCTGAACACAAATATCAGTGGGTATCTATCCGTAGAAGTGAGAATGATGAGAGAGGTAAGGCTGTATGGCAGGACTTTGGTGAACCAAAACTCTGGTCTAAATACAGTACATCTATATTCACAGCATATGCATTCATAGCAACAAAAGCATATGATGATTTGAGTGGTTATCAACCACATGGTCTTGTTTCAATCAGTGACCCAAGACCTGAAAGTGGTGACACATATCAGGGTGTACAAATTACCTGGACAGATGGTCCTGTAACAAGTATTGATAAACCTGTTGTATGGGTTACATCTGCAAAAGTAAATGAAGATAATCTCTCTACCATCCAGTGGTCTCGTCCTATAAAGATGGCAGATACTGCTGAATTCAATGTTGAGTGGTGTTCTGATGATATTATGGGTGATAATCTTGCAACTCTTATTGATGAACTTGCTAGTTCTGAATATAATTTTGGTAGATTCCTTGCTGATAATAACAACATTGAATCCGATGCAGAAGATGCTTGGAGAACTTATGTACAGGAACAACTTGGTCTTGAATTTTCAGACAGTACAGAGAATGCAATCTTGATGGCAACCTGTCAATATACAAGTGGTACCTGGTCAAACTGGGAACTTGTCAGAGTGAAAGGTGAGGATGGTGAGGATGGTAGACCTCTTAATGTAGTAGGTAGGATTCAGAAGGAATTGTATCTTCCTGAAAACACAGAATATACTCTTTCTTCTGCAACTGCATACTTAAATGCACATCAGCCATCATCAGCAAACAATGGTGATTTGTTGATTGTTTATCCACATACAACTGATGCTGGTAACAATGAAAGTGGTATCTATTATGGTGATGACACCGGTGATAAGGGTGGTGCTCTTTATATGTGGGTATATCATAACAACTCTTGGGTTGATTATAACACATCATCTAATGGTGAGACAACATACAACACATATGCAAGTCCAAATTGTCATCTTATCCTCTGGGATGGTGATTCTTGGCAGGATATGGGTAGATTCAAGGGTGACACTGGTGACAGATATGCTCTACTTGTCAAGTATGCAAATGATGTCAATGGTGTAAGAACCTATGTATCAAGTGACCCATCTGCAAAATGGATTGGTGTATTGACATATATTGATGGTTCTGAAAATCCTAATGATATCCTTGTTGATGACCCAAGATGGAACTGGTCATTGTTCAAAGGTCAGGATGGTTATGGATATGAATATATCTTCAAGAGAACAAGCAATAATTCTGCTCCATCAGTTCCTTCAACAACAAGTGAACAAGACAGGACTGATGAATTCCATCCAAATGGTTGGTCAGATGAACCAATGGAACCAACATCTGATAACAGATATGTATGGATGTGTTGGAGAAAGTATGACAAGAACAATGGTGTCTGGTCAAAGTTCATGGGTGAACAAAACAAGACATCAGAACAGAGTGGTCTTGCCAAGCGTTGGAACATCTTTACAAATGGTATCACTGGTGTTGTAGAATACTTCCATGCTGATACAACTAGTAGTCCTTCTGATGCAGCATATAATGGTGATCCAACAGATTATCCTAACTATTGGTTCAGTAGTTCTTCTGCTGCTGGTTGGGGATTGAACAAGAAGTATCTCTTCAATGTAGAGGTTATTGAGTATCTTGATGGTTCAGCACAGATTATGGATCCTCACTTTGTAACAATGTATGAGGATGGTATCAAAGATGTTACTGATTACTATTGTCTTGATAGTGATGGTGAAACAGCACCAGCAATGAGTGGTGGTGTTCCTGTAACAACCGGTACATCACAAATGGAAGGTAAGAGTTGGTGGACAACCAATGCAAAGAAGACACCTATTGGTAGAGGATATGAATACCTTTGGAATATAACCAAGAAGACTTATGAAGGCGGAAAAGCAGATGAATGGACAACACCTCTTGTAATTGGTGTTTATACAGAAGGTAGTAGTACTATCTATGCAGACCTTGATAATGAGATGGATTCTGTTCAGGTTGACAGTGACAAGAAAGTGATTACTGCAAGTACATTCACAAGTCATCTTACAATGTATTATGGTCAGGAAAAACTTAACATCACAAGATGTGATATATCAGGTGAAGAACCATTAAGTGGTAAGATTTCATTCTCTACTATCCCAAGTGGAGGTACAGATACTGTTACAATGACATTAAATCTTAATCAGGGTTATCAACTCCCTGAATTGAGTCATAAGATTGTATTTACAGTAACTGCAAATCTTCCTGGTAATGGTGGTCAGGTATCAAGAATTGCAACATATACACTTCTTGCAACAACACATGAATATGTATATTCTATCAATATAGCTCCTAATTCTATTATCAAGCCAACATCAGGAGCAATAAATCCTAGTACTTTAAGTATTAGTGTTGTTGAAAGAAATGGTATAAATACAACAGAACATACAAGTCCTAATAGTAGATTTGATGTATATGTAAGTAAGAATGGTGGTTCAAAGACAAAATTGACAACATTCAGTTATTCTACAAGTGGTTTGGATATCAATGATAGAATCACATTCACAGTTGAAGTACCAGTCAATGGTACAAATATAGTGCTTGATACAGAAACAATATATGTATTGAGAGAAGGTACAGATGGTACAAATGGTACAAATGGTGCAGCTGGTAATGGTTATCAGTATTGTTATGTAAGATATACTAATGCTGATGAATCAAAATATGGTGGTGCAACTACACCAACTGTAACACAAGCATATACAACATCCAATCCAACATTTAAGATTGGTAATGAACCTGTACCATCATCATCAACACCACAGGGTGCCGATGCTGAACATACTTATGAATATAGGTCAGAAAGAAGTGGTTATGATGGTAACTGGAGTAAGTGGTCAACACCTGTGACCATTGCAAAGTATCTTGATGCAGGTGATATTGAATCAACCATAACAAGAGAGGTGAATAATGCTGTTAGTTCTGCTGAACAAAGAATAAATAATAATTTAAGTAGTACTATCAGTAGAGTAAGTACAATTTCAAATTATATTGATTCCATTGATGGATATATTACAGAAAGTGGTGTATTCTCTGGTACAATATCAACAAGTACTATGGCAGGTATTGTAACTGCTGTTACAAGTAGTTCATCATTTGCAAGTAGTGTAACAACACAATTGAATGGTATAGTTGCTGATATAAGTGGTGTTACAACATTTTCAGATTGGGTAAATACTGAAACAAGTGAAATTAGAACAGCAAATCAAAGAATCACTTCAATGGCAAGTGGTATGACAACAATAGAAAATAATGTCACTTCTGTTTCACAGGGTGTTGCTACCAATGCTGCTAATATACTTACTGTTACTTCAAATTATGCAGAAATTGCTAATATAGTAACAACAATGAGTAATACTGTTGCAGGTATAAAGCAAACAGTAGATGCTGGTGTTGCTGCTGTTGACATCTTTGTAAATAAGGATGACCATAGTGCTGGTATGGTATTCCAGGCAACTGGAAGTGGTTCTGAAATTGCATTGAGAGCTGACAGAGTTGGTATACAGTCAAACTACTTCAATCTTGATAGTAATGGAATAAGATTTAATTCAAAATCTGGTCAAACAAGTTTGGGTATAGATGGTATACTTCGTGCTGAAAATGCTGTCATTTCTGGTAATATAAAAGCACAAGAGTTTGAAGCAAATATGCAAACATCAATAAGTGCAACTGCAACAGTAGATGGAACACAAAAAACAATAACTGGTACAGCAAATAAGATTACACTCATTGATGGACAATCTCTTACAATCACAGCAACAGGTACAGTTAATGTTGGATCAGATACAAAGAATATCAATAATTCATTGTATATTAAATTGGTTGATGTTCTTGATAATCCAAATAATTCTGAATTTAATTCTGATAAACTTATCTGTGTACCTGTATTGTGTATGAATTATAATGGTAAAGAATATATGTTGAGTCCAGCATCCTGGATGACAAATAATGTAATTGCAGACACATCTAATGCAAAATGGATGTCTATGGGTACATATTATACATATGGTTTCTCTGCACCATCATCATCTACAAAATACTGTGTTACTGGAACATCATCTCAAGCAGGATGTACATATTATGTTGCACAATCTGGAAATCTTGTATCTAATTTTGGTTCAATAGGATTATATAGAATGACAATTTTGGATTGGGGTACACAAGAAGCAAACTTCAAACAATCTTTTATAGATAGAGGATTGTTAGATAGTACTGGAACAATTGGTACAATTACAAAACGAAGTCGCATTGGTGATGCAGCATATATTGGATCAAGTACACAAGCAAAGATTACACAAAATCTTATTAATACATATGGTGGTACAGGTTCAGCTTCTGGATATAAATTAACAAGTTCAGAAGATTTTATGGAATATATATCTGTTTCAAATATTACTGATGTATCAACATATGGTTTACAAAATATGATAGACTATTTAAATGCTCGAGTTAATCAAGATAAACATGGTAATGATATTATTTGGAGTTCTCATTATGAAGGTATGCCTGGTCAGGCAACATTAGATAATATTAGTGTACAAAATATTTTGCCATATACAAACCAAGTATCTTCATCTGATTATAGTGATACATGTTCATTAAATTTATCTGTTGGTTATTTGCGTACATTATCAAGTCCATACTTTAATTTTAATTCAACAATTAAAGAAATATATTGTAGATATAGTTTAGAAGTAACTCGTATAATTGATAATGGTAATCAGGATTATCCTGTTTATATGACAGCATATAATAATCCAAACAATGGTATATATACTTATCCCGGTTGGATTAGAGAAAGATTTACATTTGATTTTATTTTAAGTCCAACTAGTACACTTACAGACTATAGTTCTATTTTAACAAAAGTAAAAACATTTTTGGAAAATATTGATCCATTATCAATATTTGGAGCATATGTCCAAGGTAGAGTAAGTGTTGGTGAATTTAATATATGGATTTCAGAAGGTGAGGGTGAACAAGATATTGCATATATTACAGGTCAAACAGAAGAACCAGCTTAAACAAAAGAAGGGAACTTTAAAAGTTCCCTTCTTTTTTATATCTTCTTCAATATGAAACTGAATCCAAATTTTTCTTCATATCCAGATTGTAGGTTATAGACTATCTTTCTATCAAAATCATCTCTATTCATCTTTGTCATTGTGATGTTGTTTACTTCAATAAAGTTGTGTTGTCTGAAGTATTCAACCAGGTTATGTGTCTTGAAGTAGTTTTTGTCATAATCATCTGTACAATTCTTATCATATTCAAGATATGTAGTATAATCATTGTCTATCCTACTATTATGCTGACCAATCCTGTTCCTCTTAACAAACATCCTCACCTTTTCAAGTTTATAGAGTTTCAGTACATTCTTTGTCACATATTCTTCAATATCATCATCTATACCATTCTTACCAAATGATTGGTCATTTGCAATATACTTATTAAATTCTGGTTCAAGAATATCTTTGAAGTATCTCACTATCCTCTTCTTCATAAAGAGATAAAAATCTACACTGTTACTGTTTATCTCCTTGAACATTATCTCTCCCGGACATCCATCTGGATTGGTTATCCAATTGTCATTCCATTCACCTTTCCATTCAGAATCATTACCAAGTGTGAATCCATAAATCTCTATCATTTCAGGTACATTGAGATACTTTGAACCAAACATACAAAGTCCTTCCTTCATACTACTTATATTCTTACATGCCTTTGATGTGTTGATGTCAACCTGTTTGGTATAGTGAGACATATCCCAGTTACTCTCAAAGATATTGTAATCCCTATAATCCAGAGCATACTGTCCAGTCAATGGATAATAAGGTTCAAGACTTGTTATAATCTCTTTGTTCTCTTCATTGGCTTTATGAAACCACATATTATTGATGATACCAAACTTTCCATAATTATCTTCATATGTATCATCAAATGATGTATTGGAATAAACACATTCTCCATTATCATCTGGTTTAAAGTTCTTATAGAACAAAACATCCTTGAAGATTGGGTTATAATAACCAGAATATCTGTTGATGACCTTTAATCTCAACTCATTGATGTTCTTTTTAAGACTTATATTAATAGAACCAATAACATTCTTCTTTGGGTCATTCATCATCACTGGTTCACCAGAAAATATGTCATATACAGTGATTGAATCAGGATCAACAACTCTTATCTTATAATTAGTTTCTGTATTACAATATGATACATTATCATTATCATTAGAATTAATCTTCTTCTTGATACTATTAATGGACATCTCATTGAACTTCTCAAACTCATTTTCAATCTGACTACTTTCATCCATTGGTGGGAGTTCAATGATGTTATTGTGACCTTTATAGATGGTTACTCTTAATCTATACTTGTACTGTGTTCTATAATTGATTACAACAGCGATATATCTACCTTCTGATGTATATACACCATTTGGTAATGTATCAATATAACCATTATCATTAGTCATATAGATACCTTTACTGATTTTTTCACCATCATCATCTATAAAGAATATCTCAACACTAATACCAGCAGCGGGTTTATTTGATAAATCACCACAATGACTATCATACATAACCTTTATGGAGTTCTGTGGTGTAATACTGATAGTATAAATGTCAGTTGGATCATCAGAACCCTCTGATTGAGGCATAATGTAATTGTTGTATCCTTCTTTTGATAGTTTTACATCAATATAATGTAAACCACAGAAATATGATACATATCCATTTTCATCACTTTCTTTTTCTGCAAGAAGTTCATTATTAGACATATACTTTACATTAACCCCCTGGACATATTTACCTGTTTTTGTATCAACAAATCTATAACTATGATAGTACATCAATCCTGAAACAGAATTGATTGTAAATACTGCACCTGCTATATTTGTATCTGCTGATGCAGGTAATTGATTACTTGGACCGATATAGTTTGTCCACTCATATCCAGATGTAGGAAGTGATGTACACTTTGCATATATTGGATTTGGAGTATTATTAGATTCACCAAGAGGTATTTCTATCTTACCATTTACATTAGTTTCATACACTGTTTGTCGTGTCTGTTTGTATCTTGATGGTATATTCTGTCTAATGAGTTCAACAAGATCCCCTACTTTTGAAATAACAGGTTTATGTGTATCTTCATCAATAGCAGTTAAATCATCTACTGTTATTGATGTATGGAATTTGTTGTTTACAGAATTTACAATTTCTGTATGATATTGATTATAATTACTGAAAATATCACTTGCCTTGATATTTGATATTTCTCTACTACTTACAGTTGATAATATAGTCTGTACTCTTACAAAGAGTTCCTTTGCACCAATAGAAGTGATATCAGAATCAGCAATATTAATTGTTGATGTCCTTCTTGATGGTGTCCAAGCAGAAGACATAGTGAAATCAGTAAACATCCTCACTAACACACCAGAAACAGGAGTATTATTATTATCCTTTACATAAACAACATAATAATAATTCTTTGTTTGTGATTTCACCAAATTAACATACTTTGGTGTGTTGTTAGAAACCTCTATTGATGCTTTACCATTATCAAGAATTATACCTTCTTGTGTTGTGTAACCATTCTTTGATACATTTATTGAAAAAGTATAGTTATCAGTTGTATCAAAAACACATTTACCATTTGAATCTGTTATCAATGTTGTTTCAACAGTTGAACTGCCAAAACTATAATTATAAACATCTACTGTTGCCCCAGAAATGAATGATGAAGGATTCTCACTGTCTCTTACACAGATGGTATAATAAGTATATCCTGATGTTGATCTCAATTCAACATCAAACTCATTGTCATCATTCCAGGTGTCAAGAGAAGTTCTATAGATAGTAATGTTTTCTTTTGACTCATAACCTGGTGCAGATACATTAATATGTAAATCTCCATCAACCAACACTTTATTCACACTAATGTATGTTGAACCATTGACACCAGTAGGATTTATATGATTAACATATCCATCCACATCTTCAATTTCTGCACCAGATATAGGCGTACCTTTTGTATCTCTAACATATACTGTTATTAAAACAAAACCAGTACCAGTTTCATTATCCATTTCACTCATATCTTTTTATGATTTTTTATTAATTTGAACCATCACTTTCTGAATCTGAACCACCAGTATCTTCAACAGGCTTACTTTCATCAGTGTCTATATATCCCATACTTCCGGCATATACATATCCCTTGTTGAACTCTCTGATTTTAGGATTATCCTTCATATCAAAGAACATAAATCCAACAACAAACTTATAATCATCATTCTTTACAAAATAGACTTTGTACTCATTATGGTCATTGTCATTATCATTAAGTCCCCATACAGGTATGTATATGAATGAGAATTTATAATCATTATATTTTCCGGTAAATATCTCTTCTTTACTACCATTATATTCAACTATCTCAAACTTAACACCCCTGAAAAGAGTGGATGATCTGTTGACAGAATCACCAAGAAGGAATCTTGAATATTTCTTATTAAACCTCTTATTTGAGTACATTGTTCCAGATGTATCTCCAAACAACTCATCAAATGGATTACCATATCCATCAGATTTCTTCCTGGAGAAATAATCAGCCCATATTTTTACTATGTCATTTACATTAGACCTCTTTATCTCACTGTTTACCCATAGACTCTTATTTGCTTCAATATACTGATACTCATTCCTGAGATCCTTTGAATCACCAGAATATACATTCCTGATATAGTAAGGCATTGAATGGGTATACTCCAATATATCAGCTCTCTGCATAAATGTGTTTGCAGAGAAGTTACAAGCCTCAAAAATCTTACTTGTATTCAATCTGTATGGATTCTCACAACTATCCTTTGAATCATCAATATATCCCCATTTGTTGATGAATGGAGTAGATTTATTCACAGTTGATAATTCTGGTATGATATTCTCAAAATAATACTCATATTCAGTATTGATATTATCACCATTATGATAGAAGAACTTACCAAATGGAATAGTCAATTTTACAATATCTGTATTTTCACTATCACTATCAGAATCACTATCAGAATCACTATCAGAATCACTATCAGAATCAGCATCAGAATATTGTTCACTTATAGTATCCAACTCTTTCTTCATCATCTGATATTCACCATATGCTGATGATATTGTATCAAAATCAAAATCTTTAACTGGGAAAAAGCTGAGTATACCTATCTTAGCATAGAACCTGTCAATGATTTCTACCAAATCAGTGTTTGACCTGTTCACATATGGTCCATAGTTATCAGTAACAAGAATAGAATACTCATCATCAATAGTATTGTCAGGATGAATATAAGGAACAATGGATATTATTTTTGCATTATCCCTACCAATACCACATTTGAGGTATCTTGAACTATCCCTGTCTGTCTTTGTTTCATCAATAAACATATCCTTGTCAGCAGTATATATCTTAAACTGACAACCATCAACATCTGTACCTCCACTGAATGATTTTGTAATCATTTCAAAAATTCCACTCTCCCTTGTTCCTCTGTCAAAACTAATATAAAAGAGATTATTAAGATTTGAACCAGGATAAACTGCTTTTATAATAACCTTGTTCTTATAACTGAATGATGTTATCCATTTGAACTCATCCTCCCTGTATGATCTGATTACACCAGCAATGGCAAATGCAATATCTTCCTTTGTACCATTACAAGAGAAGTAATTATTATAAAACTCCCTGGCAGGTAACTGGTTATTGGCAACAAAAACACCAAGTTGTTGATATGTTTCTGTATTGTAGATATAAATCTTGTTTCCTTCACCCACATCACCAACAATCTCAAATACCATAGTTGAGTATCCAGGACCTGATACCCTCTCCATATAGGTTGATACAGATGAAGACTCAAATCCCATGAAGTCAAATTTGTTATTCACCTTACCTGGTATATCAAAATAACCAGGATATGCCATTTCTTCTACTGTATAAATCTCATTCTTCTTGTTCTTTATATAATAGAAATCATCAGTCTCCAACCTAACATCATCATCTGCATTCCATACAGTTACAATGGATGTTTTATCTGTTTCTTTATCATAATAACAATCACCAACATTGATATCATACAAATCAATGTCATTACAATACATACCAAAATATCTTGCGAACTTGTATTCGCTAATTCCATTGTCATCAAAAAGGAACTCAAAATTGATGATATATGGGAAGATTAGACCATTCCTCTCAAAACCAGAAGTAATCCAATCATCCATCTTCATAATGGTATTGTCATTATTGAGGAGTTGTTCATCAAAGTTCTCAACCTTCTGTGCAAGGACACCAGATTTCTTATCAATACCATAATAATAAATCTCATCAGTTGAGAAATTCACATAAATGGATTTGTCATACTCAAAGTTCCTCTGTTCAACATATCTCTTTATATAATCACCAATTGGTGTACCTTCCCTTAAATCAAAGGTCTTTATGATTCTTATTTTATTCTTAACATCACTGTTAAAGTCAAAACCTGAATCAGATATTTTCATATTTGTGTTTGAGGGTGTATCAACCCTGAAGATGACAAAGTAGTTTGGTCTCTTCTTCCTGATATAAAGAGGTGCAATACAACCCATCTCCTGTGGATAAGCATCTGAATTGATTGATTCAACACCACACCAGTACATATTCTCAAACTGATCATCAAAACTATTGAGGATAACTGTATCATCAACATTCTGACCAACTGTATGTGATGCAGTACTTGTACCAAGAAGGAAGTTCCTTATGTCCCTGTTGAACAAACCTGTCTTCCACACCCTATGATGTTTATACTCATTGGTTGACAACAGTGGTACTGCTGGATAAGCCTCCATATACAGATTCTCTCCATCATACATCAACTTGGTATTGGTTGTGAGTTTTGGATTGGTTCTCACTATCTGGAATGATACATCATCATCCAATCTAACATAGTTTGGTTTTCCCTCAAATAACTTCATATTATTACAAAACAACTATATAGGTATTTATGAGAAAAAGGGGAAAGATTAACCCTTTCCCATTTTCAATTTGTCTTCAAGTTCCTCATATAACTTGTTCTCTATGTGCTTGAACAGATTTGTTCTGGAGTCTAATATCCTCCTGTCCACAACCTGGTTTTTGTTGTTGTACTTCTCCTTACATTTCTCACAAACAAAGTTCTCAACATCATTCTTGGATTTATCAACCAAAATGGGTTCACCACATATGGCACACTTCCATTCCAAAAGACCAACAGTCTTCTCATATACCCACCTCTCTACAACCCTGTTGAAATTTGGATCATAAATCAGATTCAGGTACTGGGATTCAATATTGTCAAAATCCCTTGAAAACCTCTGTAATCCAAGTTGTTTGAGTCTTTCCCTGTCTGCTATCATAACAATGTCTGTATATATGGTATGATCCAGGTGATGGTACTGTAAACAAGACCACCAATAAGTGCAATGAAGAAGAGTGTGACACCAATTACTGATTTGACTGTCACATACTGCTTATCCAATCTCCATGCCGGCGTAAGGGTCACAAGATAACCATGCTCATACTCCACCTTACCATCACCAATCTCCCTCTCTTCTTCAAGAGGTTTAAGTTCATATGCAAGGATATCAACAATATTGAGGTTCACAAGTACCTGCCACATTTCAGCAAGTTCCTTCCTCAAATAAACCTCATCCTCACCAGAACCCAATTCTATATCAGGATCCCTGTTGATGACCCTATACAACTTACCAAACCAGTCAGATTTAAGTCCAACCTTGTCAAAAAGTGCTTTGTTCTTCTTGTATTCTCTCCTGACTATTCTCCAGGCTTTTAACTCATTAAAGAAGTTTTTCAGAAACATACTATTCTCCTTTTATATATTACAAATTGATAACCCAATCCAGAATCCGGGTCTTTCTTTATATCAGATGCTGACAAAATATACCATTGCTTTGGATCTATCTTTGGGAAGTAAGCATCTGGGTTCTCAATGGATGTGTAGATATGAGTCACATACAATTGGTCTGCTACTTTTATACATTCATTGTATAATTGAGCACCTCCTATTATAAAACACTCATTATTAACCTTTTCTGCTTCATCAAAAGCGGCATCCAAAGTGTCAACAGTGATGACACCATCTATGTATTTATGGGATAAAACAATATTTGTCCTGTTGGGAAGTGGTTTACCAATTGATTCATAAGTATTTCTTCCCATAATGACAGGATGTCCTGATGTTACATTCTTGAAATATTCAAGGTCTCTAGGAATGTGCCAGGGAATCTTGTTATCTTTTCCTATGGCATTGTTGTCATCATAGGCAACAATTATGTTTTTCTTTATCATACTGCTACAGGAGCTTTGATTGCTGGATATGGATCATAATCAACCAGTTGGAAATCCTCATACTTGAAATCAAAGATGGATTTGACATCAGGATTGATAATCATCTTTGGAAGAGGTCTTGGTTCTCTTGACAACTGTAAATCAACCTGTTCCATATGATTGAGATAAAGATGGGTGTCACCAGTGGTATGAATGAACTCACCCGGTTGAAGACCACACACCTGGGCCAACATCATTGTCAAAAGAGCATAAGATGCAATGTTGAAAGGTACACCAAGGAAAGTATCAGCAGATCTCTGATAGAGTTGACAGGATAGTTTCCCATCTGCCACATAAAACTGGAAAAGACAGTGACAAGGAGGGAGTGCCATCTTGTCAATCTCTGCCGGATTCCAGGCAGTCACCAAAATCCTCCTTGAATCAGGATGATTTTTAATCAAATCAACAACCTGTGAAATCTGGTCAATCACCCTTCCATCAGTTGTCTCCCAGGATCTCCACTGTTTTCCATATACATATCCCAAATCACCATTCTCATCTGCCCATTCATCCCAGATATGGACATTATGGTCTGTGAGGAACTTGATGTTTGTGTCTCCCTTCAGGAACCACAGTAATTCATATATAATTCCTTTTAGAAAGACTTTCTTTGTTGTAAGGAGTGGAAACCCATCCTGGAGATTAAAACGCATCTGGTGACCAAATATGGACTTTGTACCAACACCTGTGCGATCAGTCTTGACCACACCATTCTCTTTAATTTCTCTTAATAAATCTAAATACTGTTTCATTTATTAAATATCAATTTATAGTTAATATACTTTTCAACATCATTGGAAGAGAAGGTGTAATAACCACCACTCTTATACTTCCTCAATGATTTAACATAATCAATGAACTCCTGGGTTCTCAATATACTCTCAATCTTTTCAACTGGTAAATCAGTCTTGATATACAATCCACTGTAAATACCTTCTCCACTCTTGATAGGAGCGATCTTCAAATCATCAGGACACTTGACTAGAGTGTTAATACCAATCCTGTCTGTGTAAGTATCTTTAAGACCTTGACTTCTTCCAATGCAATGCCAGGTATCATCTGTACCCTTACTGTCATATGTCCTGTCTTCAAGTTTTTGCCTGTTTGATATAAGATAATCATATACCTCTGGAGAGGTCTCTCGGATTTTGTTCAATGGTATGAGTCTCATCCGTGAATCATATGGGAACAAACATCTTTTCCACTGTCCTGTTGAACCCTTTAAGATAGGTATGGTATAATCTTTGAATTCAGGAAGATTATCAATGAAGATGTCATCAGCAAGTGTAGCATATCCATTTTTCACCTCAACTATCTTGTATGGATTCATCATACACAACTTGATGACCTTTGATTCTTCTGATGATGTGAAATACATCTTATCATCAATGAACACCTCATCATAAGTAAGTGCAGATACAGGTATCAATCTATTCTCTTCCGGTGAGTACTTGTCATACCTGATATATTGATGTTGTTTCTTATCAAGTAAGGCAATCATTACATAGGTGGTTGCATTCTCAAACACCTGTATATGTTCAAAATCAATGACACCAGCAAGACTCTTTTCAAAGAAGATATTACTTCTCATTGGTTCACCAGCAGCACTGTTTATCCATGCACTTGGTGCAATATAACAAAGAACACCATTATCATTCAACATCCTCAATCCAAGCTCATAAAATGCCAGATAAAGGTCACTCATACCTTTTGAAGAGAAATGATAATTCTTGATTATCTGATAGTTATCTTCTGATTTCTTGATGTTCTTCATCCTGACATAAGGTGGATTACCTATAACAAAATCCATCTTACAATCAAAATCATTGAATGTCAATGCATTACCACATCTGATGTCCCAGTCAATCTCTTCTTTGATACCATGTTTCTTCAAGACATCATTAAGATTGGCCTTACACACCTTTACTTCTGATTCATCAAGTTCTATACCATGTATATATGTCTTTAATTCTTCCACTACATTGTCAAACATAACACAAGACCTGATGTATCTTCTCACAATCTCACAGAGAATCTGGCCATCTCCACAACTGTTGTCAATGACATGCTTCTTCTTGATGTATCTACCCTGGACATAACCACAATAATCCAACATCAATCTTACAATTGGTGCTGGAGTGTATACCTTACCATTATTCTTAACTTTATCAACTGTGTCCAAACTCATATCAACTAATATACTCTAAATATAACAAAATAAGGGAGATCATTTCTCCCTCATTTTTTCTCTCTTCCTGATTTCATCAAGCATTTCTGCTTGAAGTGCAATCAAATCATCCTGATCAACAGTACTCTTCAAAAATCTGGGTTGAAACCTGAACCTGAAGTTCTTGTCATCAGGTTTGTTCCACCACCCCATCACCTTATTAGTCTTCTTTATGTCACCACCATAATGGTTGAATGTAAGAAGGGATTCCCAATAGTCATCCTGAACAGTCCAGTCATTCTCATCCACCTTTGGGATATATGCCGTGACAGACAATGCCAGACCAAAAAACACAAGAGTGATGTGTGCAGGATACTCATATCTGAAATCATCCTCTGACCACTTGGTCTTGTACATAATGTCAGAATTAAAGAAATAGAAACTCAACCAATAAGGGAGTTCATAAGTGGGTTTTACTAGTTTGGAAAGGATGGGATGATTCTTCTTTCCTTCATCTGTCCATTCTGAACTCACAAGTCTGGCATAATCATAAGTATCATTCCTCTCTTTATACTTACCAAAATGAATGATGTTTCCCCTTCTCCAGACAGGAAGATTACCCTCCTTCCTCCAAGATCCGAAATACCACTTCAACTTTGGTCTAATGAAAGCACCATGACACTGCTTCCAAACATATAAAAATCTCCACTCTTTCATATTATTCATCAATTACTTTATATCCTCTCCTTGTGTACCACTCCCTTTCCCAATCAGTAAGTGGGACAATATTTACAACATGTTCTTCAATACCAAACCTATCAATCAGTTCATCCACATAATCCAGAAGGGCAGTACCATATCTCTTATTCCTATAATCTTCCCTTACAAACAAATCAGAGATGATTATCTGGTCAGGATAGAAGGAGACCCTAACATGCCCCTTTCCATGTTCTGCAATAATCCTAAAATCAAAGTAATCATCCCAATCACACCTACACACACAGAAATCCAAACTTGGTGTGGTTTTAGTACTCTTGTCAATCCAGTCAGTACACTTGAAGGTGTCTCCGTCATTATTACACCACCTATGATCTGGTTCACCACACTCATCAGAAGCATGCCAACAACCAATCCTGGTATCCTTCTTACCCTTAAGACTACAGAGTTTCTGACTATGTTTACAGGTAAGACAACACTCTTCTGGGCACTTCTTATCAAATTTGTTCTTTGGATTCACATGTAGATAAGAATCACCATCACTACAGTATATCCTTTTATACTTCAGTTCCATATCAAATGTATAAAATCAGTACTTAAAATATAACAAAAATATAGACACTTTTATTTTTTAGGAAATAAATCATTTAATATATGATGTCTTACAGCATATTCATATAATCTTTTATATGTCTTTTTAAATTCTTTTCTTGAACTACATTTTGATGCATTATCTCTCACATCTCTCACATCAATATAATTTATATGATTGTCAAATAAATCATCTAACATATTATGCCTATTTGCATACATATATGCACTTCCATTTTTATGAAAAAACTCTGATTTACTCTTATACTTTTTTGCTTCTTCTCTAACAGAGTCATTATCCCAATGAACTGATTTTCCAAACAATTCATCTAACATATGATGCTTATATGCATATTCATATGCTCCTGGTGTTCCTTTTCTAAAATCATTTTTTGATTTATACTTTTTTGCTTCTTCTCTAACAGATTCATCTGTCCAATGAAATGTCTTACCAAATAAATCATCTAACATATTGTGATTATAAGCATAATCATATGCACCAGGATTATATCTTAAAAAATCTGATTTTGATTTATACTTTTTAGCTTCTTCTGATACACTTTGATCTGTCCAATATGTTCTGATATTATCAAATAAATCATTCAACATACCCCTTCTTCTGGCATAATCATGTGCTCCACGACAACCATTATAGAACTCTGTTTTTGAATTATACTTCTTTGCTTCTTCTCTTACATTTTCATCATTCCATTTTCCTATTCCAAGAGAACCCTTACCAGCACCTGTTGGTCCCAAATTTAACATTTTATAACCCATTTCCTCATACTTACTCTTCCAATAATCTTCTCTTTCTTGTGCTAAAATATTTCCAATTATATTATCTTCAAGATAAATAGGTTCTGGAACTTCTTTACCAATAGTTGTAAAATATTTATAAACTTGAGAATTATCTTTTACTTTATTAAACATTCCAGTTTTATGAGAAATATATCTCTGTTCCTTATTTGATGTTAAACCAACATATGCGCATTTATTTTCTTCATCAATATATACATATATACATCTTTTAACATTATCTTCTGTTATAAACCAATCAAAATCTTTCAGGAGTTTATGTCTCCAAGCATATTGATAAGCACAATTTGAATATCTTTGAAAATCACATTTTCTTTTATACTTTAATGCTTCTTCTCTTACAGATTTATCATTCCATTTACCCATATATAACTACATTATTATATACAGTATTTATGAAAATTATAAAATAAAAAGTGGAGATTTTGTCTCCACTTTCTTACCATATGTGTATTAAATATCACCTATATGCAGCCACCACAGCATCCGAATGGTATCACACCAGAATTAAACACTTGGTCAATCTCCCCAGCCACATCCCAGAACTGTTCAGGGAGTTCATCAACATCTATATTCCATTCTCCATGCTCTACATTAAAGTTCCAGTCTTTATCAGAAGTTACACAACCACCTGATGACCAGAAACTGTTGAAATTAGGATGTTCAGGATCCTCATCAGTATGTCTCCACTCCTTTGTTTTCTCATCATAATGATAATGTTGATAGTGATGACCAAACTTATACTGGACACCATCAATTTCCAGGATAAGAACCCCAGAACAAAGATTAGGATATTCACCATCATATGAGATGAACTTCACCCTTGATGTATTTGATGATTTATTATTCCTCAACATATGGTAAATAATCTTCTATGTGTTCATTCATTTCCTTGACATCTTTTTCAAACTGCTCTTCATCAGCAACATCCATTTTTGTGTCAAGTAATGCTTCTTCAAAAATATCCTTTCGTAGTTTCTGTTTCATAGTTTTCCTACAAAAAACATCTGCAATTTTCTCCCACCAATTAACATAACCCTTCTTTGGATGACAATCCGTCTTCCCAGGGAATCTCACATTCTTATATCCTCCATAAGGTTTCATTAGATTTCCTCCCGGTGTTGGTAGGTATTGTACATAACTGCATTGTCAACATACCTGATAGATATACCTGTCTTCCAAGGACAGATGTTACGAGCATCCTTACCTTCCACACCTGCATTCACCAGAATGAGATAAAGTGGAGTTCCAGGACCATAGTCACAATAAAGGTCACACCTGAACTCAAAGTACCTCCAATCAAATGGATCTTCCTTGTCATCATCAGGAAGGTTCTCCACCAACCAGTCAATGTCTTTCTTGTCATTGGTTTCATTGTAGTGAAGCTGGTGCAAGTAATACTCATAGAAGAGTTGATGTGCTTTCATCTTCACCTCTTCTGTGATACCTCCCCTACTTCTATCAGCAAGGATAGTACCAAGAGCACAAGCAGCGAATCCACCAGGATGGTCTTCATTCAGGGCACCATTGTCCTGAAGATGCCAGTTGAAGATGAGTTCACACCACTTGTCAGCGGCCTTCTTGGCAGCTTCCTCATTAGTGTTGGCCTTACCATGTGCTTCAACCCAATACTCATCCAGTTCAATGTTTCTGGAAGTATAATTGAAAATATCACGGACATCAGAATTGTACTTCCATGCCTTATATTCAGGTGTCTTCTCCAACTCATCCCTTTTCAACTTCCAGTTTATATTACTTGAATTATATGGATACAATTTCTCCAACTCCTCATAGAAATAATGAGTTGCTTCTGTCAGAGTGTTCTTGGAGAAATAACCCTCAATAATCTCCTTGATTTTATCATCAGAGAGTTCAGGAGTTTCACATTCTAACTTTTTTCTGAATGTTCCAATAAAAAGGGACACCATATGGTCTGTAATACTTTTCTTGTTTTTCTCCTTCTCTTCGGGAGTGAGTGGCTGTGGACTTGTAGTTTCCATCTTTGTCTTTTTAAATAAATTCTTAAACATATTTTGAAGGTAATTTGGATTTCAACCAAACTCTCATATCCTGAATAGTTATTGGTTCTGAAAAGAAATCTCCATACTTATCAAGATAATCAAGAGCTTTATCAATGACATCGACCATTATCTCATCATCTTCTGTCATTTCAACCTGTATAACTTTTACTTCTTCCATTACAAAGATAACTAATTTTTTTGATTAATCCAAATCCTGGTCAATATATCTGTAACCCATAAACCCCTTCATAGGAACAGGGTTCTTCAAATAGTGGAACTCTCCGGACCTGGAGATGTAATTTCCTTCATCCCAGTTCCTTCCTGTGGTGGAACACTCAAACCCATCTCTCTTGGAAATACCTGTAATCTCCATCCAACCAATGAGTTGACCATTATAACACACATAACACCTATCTCCCACCTCTGTATCCTTTGGTAAAGTGGGAAGTCTGTAATTCATCTCCTGTTCACCATCTCTGACAGCATCTATCTCCTTTTCATACTGCTCCCATTTGATGGTCTTTGGCACCGTAATCGCAATGTTTCTACCCATTTTTAATCTTGTTTATGAAATCAATATTTGTATCATCTCTCTTGTATTTTCTCAACAATATAAATCCAGTATCTCCTGTAATAAAATCAAAATCATTGATGAGAGAACTCAAATATGCAGAATTCAATTTATCAGCAAATTCATTAGCATAATTATAATCATCATCTTCAAAGTAGAAGATACCATCAATATATTTCTTGTTTTCAACCAAGATATACCTGATTTCTTTAAACCCTTTACCAAGCATCACTGTTGTTGAAATAGTAAATGCATCTTGTAATGGCTTTGTTAATAATTCTGTTTTAATCATCTTTATTCTTTATATAATAAACACTATACTGTCCATCTACAAACTTTATTGTATCAGTATCAGGATAATGGGTGACATACACATCCACCAGCTGACCAGTCTGTTTGTTCTTGAACTTCCACCTGTAATCCATAAAGAACCTCACTGTGGAATTGTCACAGATATAATCCAAATCCTCACCTATCCATTCCAGGACATCATCATCAATCTTACCTTGTCCAATCTGCTGAAGTTTCTTAAGACTGTATGTCCTGTCAAATATCTCTACTTTTCCACCGTCCATCTTTATAAATCACCTTCATTGAATATTCTGTCCATCTATCATATTCATCATATCCTTCAATTTGCTTTGGTCTGCAAGGGAGGATGTTAATAATCTGGTCTTCATTTAATTCATTATTGATTTCCCTTATACAGTCCTCTTCAGAATAACCTGTAAATGTCCTTATTTGTATCATAATACTATCTCTCCTTTAAGATACTTGGCAGTGAAATCCTCAAATGAATCAACCCTCACTATTTGCCTACAATTTGTCTTGGTAATGAGTTCATCCAGGTTCACATCCTTGTTATAAGGCTGGGTGACAAGAACACCAGTAGAACAATGAGATCCCAAGAGATTCCAGTCATTATCGTCAATAATCGCATCTGCATGTATCAATGTCTTATCCCTTACAAAACAGATACCATTAGGATCAATATTGTGTTTCTCCAACCATTCCAGGGTATACTTCTTGTTGGTATAATCCTTCTGGTAAGTGACAATAATCACATCAGCAACCTCTTTCAATCTCTCAATATTACCTGCTACAAATGGATAATCAGGTGCATCCAGGAAGATATCCTTGGCATGTATCTTAAAGAACCAATCACTTGGTTTCACACCAAGTCTCTCCTGGATGAGAGGAAATGAGACTTCTACCATAAACTCCTTCACATCAGAAGTCTTCATATCTGTCCCAAACTCCTTGTTATACAAATAAACCATAATCCCAAGGTTTTTCCTCAAGACCTGATCCACATCTACTGCAATAACTGGTCTTCTCTTACTTGTTTCCATAACTAATCATTAAACAAAGGTACTAACTTGGTTGTAATCACAACCTGTTTCAATTCATGTTTACTCCATTTCTGGAATCTTGGTTCTCCACAACCGGCAGTATAATTATCCCTTGCTACAATGAACCAATATTCTGGACAACCATCCTCATCAGGAACAATGTCAGTGATAGTACCATAATAACCTTTCATCCTACTACCAGCATAAACCTTCTCTCCAATATACTTTAATCTTAATTCTTCTAATTCCTTATTCATTTTTTAGCCAGATTATGAAAATCATTCTCAATCTTACTTATCCTGATTGGATCAGCATTGATACAGAACCTATCCAAATGATTATACACATCCCAGAAAGAGGCAGCATAACTGGGTGTGTCAGTAACATCCATAATATCAATCAAACAATTATCTGCCAGTACCCTTACATAACCACCATCTTTTAGAATCTGTAAGATAGCAATCAACCATATCTTCTCCTGGATTGTCAGTTTAGTATTTTCATCAACAATATCTACTGCCTTATTAATCAGTTGCTCTCTTGTGAATCTGCCTCTGTTTTTATAATCATCACTCATTACCATTCCTTTTTATTGTCAAACTTACCGGAAGCGATGATGCTATCACCACCAAGAAGGATATATGTACACATGCCTTGATATGGTTTAAACCAACTGTCAATGTTTTCAAGGAAGAACACATTCCATGCCTGTCTGGCAGTATTTCTCACTTCCAAATCAGAATCATTCACAATCTGATAATCTTTCAATCTATTAAACAACTCTGGTAATGTATGTGTTGTAATGAAGATAGTATCATTATCAAGTTTTGGAGTGTAAATCAAGATACTGAAATTATCAAGTTGAATCTCTGGTTCCTTATAAAAAGGTTTCCACATTTTGCTATTCAGTCTATATTGGATGACATTTTCATGTATGGTGGCCAGAGCAATATCATACACCTCAGTCTCCATCCCAGGAATAACTTCTCTTTCCTGGTTGAACTCTCCATTAAAATCTTCAAGAGGCCAACACTTGATGACAGGGAGATAACTCTTTGTAAATGGGTCATAGTGAGGCCTGTAAGCACCAAGTTGATTCTTTATCTGGTACTCATTATTCAGCAGTTCATCTGCCATTGCATTTGTCAACAATATCTTCATAGTTCTACATTACTAATAAAATTCTTTGTTCCTCCAACACCAAGCGCTATATTCCCTGTCCTTCTTGGCAATCCAACTAATCAGTCTTTCAAATAAGTCTCTCATAACTGATATTCAATATAATACTTATGGTCATCCTTATCCACAATATAGAACCTGGTTTCATCATCACCAGTTACAATATAATTACTACCATCAATGGTGATTAAATCATATTTCTTGATGATGTTGTCTTCCCTCTTGATATTATGTGCATCTTCAAGTGTGAATGCCCTGGATGGAACAGATTCATAAAAGACTGTGTTCAATCCTTCTTCCCTGGAGAGCTTGTAATCCCTGTATCCAAGTGGAGTGGCAGGTATCCAGTTACCATTCTCATCTTCAGTGGATTCTTCTATCAATCTCTCATCAATATCAGGTTTCCAATTATCAAGGTCTCCAAATGTACCATCAGAGACAAAGGCACTCTCATAGAGTTTCTTGTTTACTTCATTGATTTCCATAACTAATATAATTCAATCTTATTATTACATTTAGGACAGGTGATAATCTTTGCTATGTAGGTTTCATCACCATAAGTTCCAACACCATAACTCCTTTCTTCAGTCTTGATGTCAGAATCTTCATAAGTCAGATAAGCACCACAATGTGAACACTTAACTATATTTCCTACTAATATCTTTATCATATTACCAATACATTATTTCATCTAAAATATGCTTAAAATCATTCTCTGTCGCAAAGACACCAAGAACTTTGTCACCCTTATTCACAGTGACAAGATGATCATCCAACAAAGTATCTGGCTCAAACTCAACAATGGTCAAGTCCTCACCAGATTCATTGAGATTCTTATAATAATCTTCATTTATCTGTGAAGGGATTCTCCTTCTTTCTATGATATATTCCTTTGACTTATCATACTGGTCCTGGATAAACTCACCCAGTTTATCCCTATCAAACTCAAACTTGGTAGGTGAAATCATATTAGGGAAGTCCCCAAAAGCACTTTCCAGGAACTTCTTAATTGGGTATGAATTTACTACCTCTTTGTAGTCCAGGTTCTTATCAAACCTAACATACACTACTTCAATAACATCATCTGTATCTTTCATATTGTAAATATAACAAAAATGGTGGTTATTCACCACCATTTTCATATTTTTCTATCAAACTTTGTAGATTTGTGAAACTCACCATACCAGCACATGGTTGCCAATAAATCACATTGACATCATATTTTGTCTTAAGTGTCTTAATGATTTCATTTATCTCATCAGCACATATACTAGAATAAAGATAGCCTGTCATATCATTGAATGCCTTTGACAGGTCTCTTAACTTGATGAGAAGGTCATATATCTCCTTTCTTCTATCTGCTGGTTTGACATACCTCTTCACAGAATTCCACACATCCTCTTTCAAAGAAAGTTCATCTGATCCATCTGACTTCCAGTGATAAGACTGTTGTGAGTTCCTTCTGATGACTTTTGAGAACATACCACACTTCTTGCATTTTATTTCAGCAGAATAAGGTATCACTATGGAGTCACCACCACCCTGGTTGAAGACATATTCCAATTCACCACCGCAGACTGGACATCTGCTGGACTGGATTTCTTTGTCTATTTGCTCTGATTTTTCAACTATCTTTAACTTCTTTTGAAGTTCTTCCTTGCTGTAATGTATGTCATTCATCTTTTCTTTGTCTTTTCATTGATGATATTGGAAACCTTTGTGATTTTTTTCATCAAAGATTCTTTATACTCTTCATAATGAAGGTCTGGATATTCCATAATCTGTCTCTCAATGTCCTTCATTGTCATCTCCCTGTCAAGTCTGACAATGTTACCATTGAGTTTCTGGATTCTCTTCTGTAACTTACCAAGCATAAGTCTGTTGTCACAGACCTCTGTCCTGATGTCAATATCTTCATCACCATACTGATGAATATAAGACCTTAAATGTTCCTGTCTTGCCTGTAAATTATGAAATGCATATTGAAGGTGTCTCAACTGTCTCCTTGCTTCTTTTATATCTGTGTATTGTATCATAATCTAAAACTTTGAACCTAAATATTGAACTGGTACTTCCTTTACAAGCCAAACACCATTATTTGACAGGAAGAACTGGTAACCATCCTCAACCATCTCCTGGGTGTTGATGGTAAGAACAACTGGTTTACCATGCCTTTTACCAACAGTTGTAGCAGTCTGAATATCAGAAGACAGGTGGACATAAAGTCTTGACATAGGTTTCAAACCTTCCTTGAGGATTAAAGGAATGAACCTATCAGCAGTCCCATGGTAAAGTATCTCCGGTGGAATAGTTGGAGTCAGTCCAACATCAACAGGAATGGAATGTCCCTGTCTTGCCCTGAGCTTGGTATGGTCTTCATTATATTCATACCTGGCCTTGTTGTTGGTATTCACAATCTCCTCAATGAGTTCCTCTGTGAAACCTTTTTTAACCAAGTCTGAAATGGACATATAACCAGACTCATCAATGAGTCCAGCATTGAAGTCCTCCATACTGTGCCGGAGGATGAATGAAAGGTATTTTCCTTTACTTGTTAATTCTTCTTGGTATGTCATAATACAAATATAACAATAAAAATTTAGAAAAACAAAAAAAAAAAGATGAGGAACTACTTCCCATCTTTTTTATTAAAAATAGATAAATTTGCTGTCCTGGACACTGCCCTAAGATGTGTATGTTTATTATGAAATTCAAGAAAATCTCTACATACTTCTTCATCATCAAAATATGTATCCATATCATTATCCTTATTTGATTTCAGAGTCTTTTTATATAATTCATCAATGTCTTTATCCTTAACCCACTCATCAAAAACCTCTTTAAATGTCCAATCATAATGATCAATATGAATATAATGTTTATCCCATATTGTTTCACCTGTTATAGGACATACAAAAGGTAATTGAATTGATTCCCTCATCTTCTCAATCTCTGGTCTTATTACTGTTCTACATGCTTTTATAACATCTGCTTTCTTCTTTGGTGGAGAAATTGCAGTAACAAAAGATATATCTGTATATGAACCATCTTTCCTAACTATATAAAAACATTTACCTCCATAATTGTCTGGTCTTACTTCAAAATGGTCTACACCAACACCAACCTTTTCATCCCATTCTGGATGATTTGGAAATACATATTCCAGAAGAAATTCACTTGATTTCTTATCAACAACCTTATAGGTATTATATAATATATACCTACACATCTTTGTTTTTTCTGCTTTACTGAAATCCATATTATTTTATATCTTCACAATTTATTCTTTTATACTTATATCCATATTCTGAAAAATATTCAGACCTTAACATATCATCAATCTCATTTCTTGTTTTTCTTTTATATGGGGTATCAATTTCTATAATCATATTTTGAAAAGGTAAATAGAAATCAACTATATAAAATCCTCCTGTTGGTTTTCTAATTATTTTTTGAAACTCATACTTTATATCTTTTGAGTCAAATTTTTTCATCATTTTAAGTTCTTCTGGTGTGACTCTTTCAACAAATTTGTCTTTCAAATCCTTTTGACTATATTCACCAAACATATCTGTATAAAAGTCACCCCATTCAGGATTACACTTTTTAGAAATCAATTTGTTTCTTGTTTCAAGTTTTCTTGTATCAACTCCACCATTAAATGTAATAAATTCATTCAAATCCATAGTAACTTTATTTTTTTGTAAGTCTTATATGTTCAGACACATTAGTTTTAATCACACATTGTTCATAAACATATGGAAAATCATAATATATCTTATCAATATCCATTTTCACTCTCTGGTTTTCTGGAACATATTCAACCATGTATTTATCATTGTATATATAATGTCTATTTCCAAGACATTTTAAAATTTCAAGTCTTTTGTTTTTCCTCTCTTCTGATAGAAGTTTATACTTATCTTCTATTTCAACTAATTCATTAATTAACTTATTCTCTTCTTCATTACACTTGTGTGAAATCATAATACATTAGTTATTTTTAACATAAAGATAACAATAAATTTCCAAATTTCCAAGGTGTCAATATTGACAGGTATAAAAAAAGATGAGGAACTATGCCTCATCTTTTTACTTTTTTATACAACCAATATCTAAATGAATCATCTCCCCCATCTTCTTCATACCTTTCATACCATTTAGGATATGCATTTATCAACTCATCTTCATCATACTTTTCATCTTCTGGAATTTCAGGATTTGGGTCTAACCTCCTTGGGTCCAGGTCATAGATACTCTTTGGAAGGGATTCTGAACTGGATGGAGAGGAGTCTGGTTCAACAATCTCTTCCTCCTTCACCTTTGAGAAATCAATCTCCTTTCCATCATAACCAAGGATATCATCAGTTGTCTTTGGTTGAATATTTTCTCTTACAAATTTCCTGATGTCTTCAGGAACATTGTATTTATCAAAGAGACCTTCATCAATCTCATCTATCTTATCAGAGTTCCAAAAGTCTTCTGAATAGTCTTGTATGGGAACAGAAACCCAATATTGTTTTAAATTATCTCGAGAATATTTTTTGTTAATTAAAAGTGCTCTTGCAAATTTACTTATACAATATTTTGCATGTTTTTTTGCTTCTTCAAAATCTTTACAATATCCAGATTCAAGATAGTTATCTGTACATATATCATTTGGACCAACTATTATAATATCACCATATGTGCCTCCTAAATATTTTTTGTCAAAACCACCCCATGTCTTTGGTAATAAAATTTTCCATACACCTTTATGACAATCTATATGTGGTTTTGGTAAAGGATAATTTTTATCAACATATTTTATTGTTCTTAATCCATCCAATATACCAAAAATTTTTATATCATCATCATTCTCTTTTTTGTCTTTAAATGTATTTGGTAAACCATATTTTTCTGGACTCTTGAAGAAATTTGTTTGTAAATTATAAGGTACTCTATTAGTAATAACTGTATCCATACCTGTACAATCTCCAACACAATCAACAAGTTTTTTAATTTCTTCTGGTTTTATAATATCATCATTTTTAATTGGTAATTTAATCTCTTTTGGATTTTTACCATCAGTATACACCAATTGTTTTCCTTCAAGTCCATTATCATATCCTTTTTTCCAATAAATAATATTTGTTTTTTTAGCACCTGTAACACCTTTAAATCCATCAAAAATATTATTAATTGAAATGATTTGTTTATCATATTTTACATCAGGTGTATTCATCAAACTTAAACCATTACCAGACTTTATATCCTGCCATCCAACCGGAAATATCATACTCATCTGGTCACAATTCTGTTTAGCCCAAATATAGAATTGTGGATATATTTGTTTTTTACCATTATTATATGGTGGATTCCCAACTATTACTGACCAGCGCATATTGTTACTTTCTATTATTTTTCCCCATTTTCTCTTAATTGATCTATCAAGACCATCTATCATTGACATATCTACTTCATCTGAATCTCCTTCATCATATTCATCATAATCTTCTTCATTCTCCTCATTTATCTTATGAATGAATGAATCAAATGTGTCAAGATTGATATATCTGTTTTCATCCACTGGTGATGGTCCATCTATCAAATTACCATTCTCATCAACATTATAATCTGTTGTATCCTTCTCTCCATCATCACCAAGGACATTATATACAAGAATATGTTCATCCAACCACTGACGCCTCTCACTTATACTCTTACCCAATTGTTCAAGTAACATAGATAGAGTCTTCTTGTTAAGTGCTGCTATCTTATCTGTTCTACACACAAGATAATAGTTATCAATATTAGCACTTGATAGATTATCTTCATTTGTATCACTAAATAGATAGTGAGCAATTTCTCCTATCTTACTTCCATAGAAGTCAAGAATAGTCATATCTTTATTAAATATAACAAAATCTCCATTACCATCCATAAACAGTTTCTTACAAATACCTCCATCTATTTTATCACCTGTTTTATATGGTGTAATGACTTCTGTATTACCCAATCTATCATAGAAGTCTTGTAGAGTTATTCTCATTTGCTCATAATCAGAATAATTACTCTTAAACAATGTCTGTGCTGAAACAATAATCTCCTTCAACTCTCCTTCTCTACCAAGTGGAACAATGATATCATTATACCAGGTCTGTAATTTGCCCTTAATTCTTTTTGCTGTATATATATCATATGCCAATTGCTTATCCGGGTCATTCGAATGTCTCCACTTAATTCCAAGGTCATCTGCAAAGATGGCTGCTGTTATAGATGCATTTGATGGATGGTCTTTGTGATACAGGTCATCCCAAACTCTGTTAATCTTATACACCTTCTCCTTATCCTTTGTGAACTTCAACAACATAAAGAGCAAAATGTCTCTGATGATAGTCTCATTCATCTGTGCCAAACTGTTGAGTTCATCTGCATATGTACCTTCATATTCATGTGTAGACATCTCCCTGGTAATCTTTTTACCATCCTTACCTTTCATTTCTGGTGCCTCACCTTTGGCATGTGTACCAGGACCCTCCATAGCTGCTGTTGATTTTAATGGTGCAAATCTCTTTGACTTCTTAATAGTCTTCATCCAATCACCAGGTTTAACTCCTTCAACCCCCCAGTCATATGTTCTCTTCAACAATGTACTTACAGGTGTGTGTTTTCTATAATCATCAATAATCTCTATCATTGATGTAGATTTACACCTTTCAAGTTTATTGTCTTTGAATATAAGATATGGCATACAATCCATCTCTTCCTCATATTTCCTCTCTATTAAATCATCAGTATCATCCTTCTTTGCATCTTCACCTCTTGAATCATCACCATTCCTGGCCTCTGCCTCATACCTCTGCCTCATCATATCCAATATTCTATATGGTGAGAAATCAACAAACAAAGTCTGTGGTTTCATATCAATCTTTGTTGGTGTTCCCAACTTAATATTACCTTCATCATCCAACTCTACTGTCTCTACCTCCTTGACATAAGGACTCATAATTCTGAATTTTGCCTGGTCATACTCCTGTGGAGACTTACAGTCCTTCATATAGAACATAGTATCCCAAGGTTCAACAGTAACACCTGTCAACATCTTGACCACAGTCAATGTAATAGTCTTGTTGCCTGCTTCTGCATACTCTCTAATCTGTTTCTTTGCCCATTCTGTACTTACAGGTTCAATCTTACTTGCTGCCTTTACAATCATATACTTTTTCAGATTAGGAAAATCTTTTATTGGAGCATCATTAATCATCTTCTCCAAGGCATCACAGCAGATTCTGTTTGGTAACACAATCACAATATGCTTACACATATTACCTTTCTTGATTTCAGGAAGGTTAATAAGTGACATCACACCGGTTTCCTTCACACCAGTACCTCCATCGAGAAGCTGGAACAACTTCTTGATGGCTTCTTTATATTTAAATACAGGTGTATCCTTATCTTTTGTCTCAAACAACTTACCAAATGTGAATTTGGTCTTCTTCTTCATATAAGTATCAAGTCTGAATTCCTCTAACTTATATCCATACTGTAACATCTGAGGAATACCAAAGTATGGATTATCCTCCCAGTGTTTCTCCTTACCATTATCATTATATGGATCACCTGGAATGTCAACCTTACTATGTGACAAGATAAATGGTGCATGGTCTTCTGCCCACTTTTTCTTTGCACCAATCAATTCCTTGAATGAGAACTTTGCAATAATGTCCTTCTCTTTGAATTTACTTCCAAGCATCAGTTTATATGGTGTTCCTGAAAGATACAGTCTGATTGCATTCTTCAAATTCAACATTCTTTCTGCTGCATCCTCTGTCTCCTGGTCTCCACCATCATCTCCATCTTCTTCATCATCTGGAACATAATCTTCATCAGGAGTATATGCCTCATTGACTTTCTGCTCACCCGTTGCCTTACCAAGTTTCTGACCTTCAACAGCAAAGTGTGCCTCATCAAAGATAATCAAATCAACAGGACACTCAAAGAAACTGATATGCCTATCCTTTACTTCTGCCTTGACCAATTCTCCATCCTTGTGTCTGTCATTAACATCACCATTCAAGTCTTGTAATGAGACAAATATCACAATCTTCTTATCCTTATGTAACTGTAAATACTTTTCAAGAGATGGTGTCAATTTAACCTTTGGTTTTCCATCCTTATCCAATACTGGTTTTCCTTCCAAATCAACTTCTGGTTCTTTATCACACCAGTCTTCCTTCTTCATTTTGACTGTACCATCTGGATTAAGTTCATTATTGTTCAACAGCCAACTGATACCCTGTTCTGTATCAGATGCATCATACATATCATAACCTTTGAAGTCACTATATGGATTGATTGTTTTGATCCATTCATTCTTTACATCAACCTTTGCAGATGCAACAACTGTAAGTCCAGAAACATGTTCTGTATGATGTTTATAGAAATTCTTCATACACTCAAATGCTGTGTATGTCTTACCAAATCTCATAACAGCATACATAAGTAACTTCTTTCCACCAAGACCAACTCTCTCCTCAAACTTATCAACAGTCTCCTGCTGAAGTCCCCTCAAAGTATATTTCCTGGTTTCATTATGTGTAGGAGGAATAATATCATCATTCCTGGTATTTGTATATTCCTTTAATTTAGAAAGAATAGACTGTCTTCCTGCAATTGCCTTTTCTTTTAATACTTCTATGGCCAATTCAACATCATCTGGTGTACAATTTTCAAAGAACTCCTTTGAATATTTCTTTGCCTGATAATCACTGTCTCTGAATTCATCTTCCGGAATAATCCTTCTGATGTCTTTATTATCATTCAATTTCTTAATATCTTCACCAACAAGGATATTATGGATTGTATAATCCCTGAACATCTTACCTTTCAATCCTTCACCACAGGATTTTGGTAATATTGCACTCCACTCCCAGGATTTCTCATGAATGACCATACCTTCTTCCTTACCAAACACATCCTTCCATTCAGTTATTCTCTTTGCCACACCTCTGTTAGTATCTCCAACCTTTAATGGATGAATATCCCTTCCTGTTTTCTCCTTAATACTCTCATCAGCATAGTTTGAATAGAAAGCATATATTTTAGGTGTTGTAACACCCTTAATTAAATCACCCTCAACAGTGACATCACTCATCATATCTGACTCATCAAGTTCAACACCTGTGACACCACCACCTTTAACATCATCAATATTATTAAGATGGTCACCACTATTGGTAAATACAATTGACAACTGTCTCTCTGTCTTATCTGGGAATCTATACACCTTTGATGTTTTATCAGATGGGAATAAATCTGCCTTTGCTATATGAAGATGTCTTGATTTATATAGGATTTTATCAAACTGATTTGACACATTACTTTCATCAAATGTGTAATACCTTGACTGACCCTTTGTATAGACAAATTCACCAGAAATATATGGGTAGTTAAATATGTATAAGTTCAAATCTGCAATAACACCATATGTGTAAGGTGGTTCAATTTTCAATGATATGTTATAGATATAATCAATTACACCTTTTATGTTCCACCCATCAAATATTTCCTGGATTTGAGTTTTTGTTGAATCTGAAATCCCATCCTTTTCTTCACTTGGTGTGACTTCTACATACTGATAATTGTCTTTATGAATAGTTTCTGTGTCATCAAAATAGATACACCACACTTTCATATCAAAATCTCTTTCCAATCTTTGAGCAAAAGGAACATCATTGATGACCAAACAGTTCAAACCACTATCAGCATCTTTTGATAGTGCTGTTCTACTTATCAGCTTATTATAAAACTTATCTTGATTTTCAATTTTGATTTTCTTGGTTATACTCTCATTCAAGAAATCTTCAAAACTTTTTAGATTCAACATAACCTACCATTTTAAAATTCAATATACAAGTTATTTATGGGGTATGAAAAAAGTGAGGAACTTTCCTCACTTTTTCTTCTAATCCATAGGATGTGACCTTGAGAATTCAGGTATCCAACTCTTCGCATATTTCTCAATACCTTCCTGTCTAATAAAGTTTTCATATCTTTCCCTTCTAAACTGTGTCCTTTTGACATCATCATTTTTATCAGGATAAACTTTATGAGCAAGTTCAGTATATTTAATCCATTTTTCCATACACCTGTTATAGTTATAAGTTTTCCATTGATTTCTCTGCAATTCTCTTAAATATGATTTATAGTCATATAACCCCTTCTGTCTTTTTAGAATACTTTTAAATGTTGATAAAAGAAGTCTATCTTTTTCTGCAACTGTCAAACCCTGCAAACCATCATCTTCACCTTTCTTTACCCATTTTACCAATGACTGCCAAACCTCATTATATTTGTTTCCTTCAATTTGAGCCTTCTCATATGGATTGAAAGAATTTGTTGATATATTTGTATTAACAAATGATTTATCTTCCTTGTGTTTATATATTGCAGCAGCCAGATATGGGTCTGTTTTTGGGTCTCCTGTAAATTCTTCTGGCATATTACTTGGAACAACTTCTGGAAAATCGGGTTGTTCAACTTCTTCATAAATGAATCTTTCATTTATAAATTCTTCAAATTTAAGTACCATAATACATATATAGTTATATGATTATTTATGAAAAGAGTGAGGACTAATCCTCACTCTATCTATACTTTGGAGAAAGATTCCCCTTATATGTCATTATCCCGGCAGATTTCAGGAACTTCATTGCTTCTTCCTTTGACGAAGTCACTTTCTTCGCAGCTTTCTTCAATAGTTTTTCACTCTTCATACTAATCTACATTTAGTTTTAATCCATACTTGTTACAAAAAGTATCTATCTTCTCTCTTATATACTTCCCCCATTCTGTCTTGTCCTTTTGAGCATCTTCCATAGTCCTTAACCTGTTATTATGTCTCTCCCATATCCAACCTCTCAATTCTTCCAATTCATCACAATCCTTGATGAATTCTTCTCTTAATTCAGGTTTCAATACATCACAGATGAAATGAACAGCACCAGATATGAATGAAATACTATGAAGTTCAACATACCAATTTTCATCAGTATTTTTCTTACTTTCATCCAATGTAATGAAATACTCTATATCAAAGAGTGTCTCACCTGGTCTCCTATCACCATAATAAATCTGATATACCATACTAATTCTCCTTTTTCTTGTTCATCAACATAGAATGAATTTCCTTCTTTACTTCTGCTGCCGCATACTCTGCACCATTGATACCATACTTCTGGAGTTCATCCAGTTGTTCTTTTGTCATCACCAATCCAACTTTTCTTGGATTCTTTTCTGCCTTGATGAGTTTCAGGTTGTCACACACAATCCTTGCCAACTCAACCTCAATATCTATACCCCTCTCCTTTAATTCAGCAACATGCTCTGGGGATGGTAAGAGAATCTCTAATCTATTTTCATCCATAATATTACATACTTTCTTATGATATAAATATAACAAAAAGAGAAACCTGTTCAGTTTCTCTATTTTCCATATTTAACCCTGTTTGATACTATTTCACTCAACTTATGATTACCCTGTCTCATCATCTTATAATCTTCCATAATGCTTTTTTGTACAGTAACTGTATCCCAATGTTTATTGTACTTTATAACATCATGCTCTTTTATCTTAACAGAACCTCTTGAAAGTCTCATTTTTGATACAACTGATGCTTTATCAAGATTGATGAAATAAATAATCATTATTTTATCTTCATTCATAAACTTTTCAAAGTCAGCACCTCGATGATTATAATAAGCATTATAACCACCATATAATGGACTATAACTAACCTTAAACTCAACCTGTTCACCAGTTTCTCTATGAATCAAATCTAGTTCCCTGGTTGTTATATCTGTATCATACTTCAATTTTTTATTTGTTGCCTTTGGATTTGGCATAAATTGAGGATTATCAATACAGAACAATGCTTCTTGTATATTACCAACAGCACAATCAAGTCTCACTTCTTCAGGTGTTCTCAATCCACTATCAGCAGCATAAAAGTCTCTTTTACCAATGTATTTTCCATCTTCACCTTTTATAAGTCCACCAGATTGAGTCAATATATCATTAAACTCTGTGATCCCAGCACTATTAAGTCTATAATACACATCTGCATATGTGAGACCTTTCTTCTCCAATGCCTCTCCAAACTGAAGAGAATTTCTTGGAACATCAATATTACTTAATTTATCCATAATTATTCACTATCTGAATTATCATCTTCTTCATAAACCTCAACCACAGCCTTGTTTAAACCACAGAAGGTGGTCAAAGTGGTACACACATCCTTACTGGATGATATGACCATATGGGATCCTGGTTTTGGATTTGCCTGGCCATATCCCTGATGGTCAACTATATATCTTTCAGTTAATTTAATATCACCTTTTTTCACCATATAATCAATTGGGTCATCATATTCTTCAAGGACTGCTGTCATCAAAAATCTGTCTGGTCCATTCCATGCTGCAAAATTACTTCGTCCACCTTTTGCATACCAGGCAACAATGGTTCTACAAGTTCCATCCTCACAGGTATTTATTGCTTTCTTTTTCATATCATTTATTATACCAACAAACATATGTGAAATCTGGTCTGATAATCCCATCTACAAATGCTCTTGGACTGGCCTCTATATTAGACACTTCTTTGTCAGTTGCATAATATCCAACACCATCAGAATCCATAATACCACCATATATACAATGGGATTTAAATTCATTAATGGTCATCAGACACTCCTTGTCCAAATCATCCATTGGTTTCATCTCTGGAGTTTCCTTCATAGACTTTGCTGCATAAAGAGCTTCATTGTCATCCCAATAAGGCTTACACTTCACTCTCCATCTCTCATATGAATTACCATCATCAGTATCCCAGATTTCTTTCAATTTCTTGCTATTTTCCTCAATCCTGGATTCTATCTCTTCAAGAGTGAGGTTATTATAATTTCTTACCATAATTCTTCTTCTGGTTGTTCAACACTTTCATCTTTTGAATGTTCCACACTCATAGTCTGGATATACCTGTCAGTGACCTCCTGCTTCATATAATACTTTTCAGGTACATTATCCTCCAACAGGTCTTCAACTGTCTTTTTGAGTGGAATAGGTCTTGGGAACTCATAATAAGGTTCTGGTTCATCATCTGTCTTCAAGATAGAGATCATGAAAATCCTCTCCCTGGACTGGGGAACACCATAATCCTTGGCATTGAGAACCTGATGGAAATTGGAATAACCATAAGATTCCAACTCCTTACACCACTTCTCAAAGAGATACTTGAACTTATCTGTCACCAGGGCTTTCACATTCTCAAACATCAGATACTTTGGTTTCTTGGCAAGGATAGTCTTCCTACACTCCCAAAGAAGGGATGACCTGGTACCAGAACCCTCCTCACCACCAGCCTGCTGACCAGCATTCGAGAAATCGGTGCAAGGTGATGAATAAGTAAACAGGTCAAAATCAGGAACTTGTGACCAGTCAATCTTGGAGATGTCACCATAATTCCTGTCAGCATATTGGGGGAACAGAGCATTATGTGCCTTGATGGCTGCTGGGTCTATCTCTGACCAGCCTACCAAATCATAATCAATCCCCAGTCTGTTGAGTGCCAGACACTGGGAATCATAACCAGAGAATGCAGTGAACACTCTCAAAGGATTTTCTTTTGTATATTTCTTTACCATAAACCTATTTATTATCAAGTTCTTGCTGCTTCTTTAACTTCTTTTCATCCAACCACTTTTGTATCCTCTCATTTAATTGTTCTCTTTCTGTCATTATTCTATAATATCCATCCTTTGTACATTTTTCTTTTGGACAATACTTATCATCTTTAAGAGAACAAACATCACATCCTTTTTCACCAAAACAATCCAATTCCCATTTATATCTAAATCTAAATTTATCTCCAATTATAAAAATATCATCCATAACTATAACTTAATTTCATCTATTTTCTCAATCCATTCAGGTCTTATATTATCCATAGTAAAATATGAATCAAACCCTCTTGCATTTGGGTCTTTATAAAGTTTTATATTCTCAACTTTATTGAAATCAATCCTGTAAACAGAGTATTCTTTAATCCTCTTTTTATTTAAAAGTGATTTATCAATTTCTTTTTTAAAAACTTGATTCATCATTTTATAGAAAATAGGTTCATATAATTTTATACATATCCTGTGCAAGAATTCTAAATCACCATTAGACAATAGATAAATTCTATCTGGATATTTGAATCTATAATTTCTACTTCTTGGTATCAAACCCATTGTCTGAATTTTCTTATCATTGATAGATGGTGTCAGATGATAAAAATATTGTATTTCACCAGATTGTTTTAATTTATCAAATATATTTTCTTCATATATCTTCTCATATGTGTAATAATCATCAATATTTTCATCTGCTTGATAATATCCACCAAGTTTCAATACACTTTCAACATCATCAAACAAATTTTCATCTAATTTCTTACTCACAAGAATATATTCACCATCATCTATATATAATTCAACAGAATCATCATCAAGATTATACTTCTTTTGTATGTATCTTACAACCTTGTCTGCTGGATATGTCATCAGGAGACCCTCATTCAATGATGTCTCCTGAACAAACTCATCAAAATCCAATACATTCTTTACCATAACTGTATATCTTTCTTTTTAGGTTCATTCCTGTTGATGAATAACTTGTCAAACATATGTACCATACAATCAACCACAATTGAGTTACCATACATTTTATAAAGTGCATTGTCACTCAAATCACAGCTGAGCATAATATCAATATCCTTGTCATCAACTCCCATCAGTCTACCACACTCCCTTGGTGTCATCTTCCTGATTCTGTAGTACTTCTTCATACTATAAATATAACAAATTATTTCCCTGAACATACAAGATAATACCTGTGGAGAAGACCATAAGGTACTTGTTTCCAAAGTACTTTCTCATAAATCTTAATACTTGCATCAAGTGCTTCTTTTTCAGTTTCAAAAGAGACAAATCCTTCACCAGTGACAACTTCAATAAAAGTATCAACCTTGTAAGGGTATAATCTACACATATCACTCAACTTCTCTGGGAAGAAGTCAAGGTCTCGGAGTATCCATCTGTCTCCATACTTATTCACCAGTCTGGCAATAGTTTCTTTATTCATATTACTCTACATCAAAATCTAAATTATCAACATCAATATTATTATGATAAAGGACTTGTAAAAACTCATATATACCTGATGAGAAAGAATCCTTGACATCATCATATCTATATTCCTTATCCTTCCTCAAACTCACTCCAATGCTAAGTCCCCAGGAATAATTTTTCCACTTGTCTTCAATGAATTTGTTTAATTTATCATTCTCCATAATTTTCCCAAGTTATTTTTAATTTTGATGGTTTATCCATAACAACAGGTGGATGTTGTTTCAGTACCTTTATGAGTTGATCAACAGCATTGGATGCAGTCATCATCCAACAAGTAGTCTCTCTTCTCAACAACAAACATATTGTCTTCCTTTCTTCTTGTGTCAACATATCTAAAACAATTTTATTTCTTCTTTTGGTTTCCTTTCTTCATAAAAGAGTTCCCTGAATATCTCTGTCATCACATCAACAACAATGGAGTTTCCAAAGAGGGAATTGACCACACCTGGTGCAAGGACACCTGTCATCTTGTCAATATCAGAATCATCCACTCCCATCAGTCTCCCAATCTCCTTGGTTGTCATCTTCCTGATTCTTCCATTATCAAGTATTTTGAGATAACTGTTTGTGTTGTTATGCTGACCCACACAGATACAACGGCAGACCCCATCGGTGTACATCACTGTATCCTGCTGATGTGGACCAACCTTGACTATGTGTATATCATTGTTTAGCATCTACCAAACCTTTATCAACAAAACCCTTTACTATATTGTCTATCTTGTTCTGCCTGTGTTCATGAAGGTCAAGATTGTCACTTACAAACTTATAGGAAATAATATGTTCAAATCCAAGAGCCCTTATATATGCCAACTCCATATCAAACAGACAATCCTTTTCCTCTGTCTGTGTAACAAAGTCTGTACTTGTAAGACATTTCTTTATTTCAAGAGTTGTATCATTATCAATCCAACCAATAAAAGGGATATCCTGAAGTTTTTCATTATATTCAACATTGGGATGATAAAGACCAACCTGACTTACAGCATAGAACTTACCTATTTCCAGGTCTTTACTTCCTGCATAACCAATATTTACAATCTCTGTATCTCTTGGAATATCCTTAAGGGCATCAATGACATTCATCGCCCCAACACCTGTAATAAGAACTGGTCTGTGTCCATAACCAAGTTTCTTGACCAGTTTCATTTCTTCTGCTTCTGCAATTACTACTAATTTCTTCATACTTTTAATCTATGTAATGTCAACAATTTCAAACTCATCCAAAAATGATTGTTTCTCCCGGGCAAAACAGTTGTACTCATTCTCATACAATGGTGCATATAAAATTGCATCAACCCAACCATTTGCTGAATCTTTTATTCTCATATTACATTCAACAATCTTATATTGTCTGTTGTACTTTACATGAACAACAACAAGTCCATTCTTCAATTCTTCTGATTTCATAAATTATTTGTTTCAATGAATACTATATCTTTACTTTCAAACAAAATATCATTTATCTTTCCACACACACCATCTTCAACATTCTTCCTCTCTCCTTTAACAATCTTGAATATTGGATTGGCATCTATCCTGGACCAGGTAACATATTCTACCTCACATTCATTCTCTGTTCCTTTATTGAACACAATGGTCTTATCTTTTGGCCAAGTCTTCTGTATTTTTCTCAAAAAACCATACCAAAATTCATCATCTGATTGTTTCCACATATCCATCAGATTGTTGCACTTACACTTAAAATATACTATATTATCCATAATTAAAACAATGGTATTTCTGGATTCTTTCTTTCACTAAATAAATTTCTGAACATCTCTGTCATCACATTCACCACAATGGAATTGCCGGCAAGTTTCTTTCTGAATTTTGAAGGTACTGCATCAATTATCTTCTGTGTATCTTCTGGATCCACATCCATCAGTCTGAATGCCTCCCTGTCAGTTAACTCTCTCACCTTGTAGTTCCTGTCCCAGACATAATTGTCCATTGAGAAGGTGGTGAGAGTGTTGGAATATCCATCTCCCGTTGGTTCAGCATAGACCCCCTTTCCAAACTTCTTTCCTGCATCACCAAACCTGTGTCTCCTCAACTTCTCCTCTTCAGTTCTTTTCTGCTTCAATATCTGTGGTGGTTTCAATCCATCAGCAAAGAGATAAACATCATCACCAACCACCTTACACATCATAGGAAGAGTAGTCCTGAGATACTTCCTTTTCTCCCAGTCCTTCTTTTTGAAATAGAGTTCTTCTGGAACATCTTTCTCAATTATCTCTTCCAGTGTGGTTTGCTTCATATTCTTCTTTATCCATTAACATTCTCACAACATCTCTCCACCATTCATAATATTGCTTATTTTCATAACTCATATCATCCATATAAGTATTCCAAGCAATATAACACATATCCCTTGCTTCATCCAATTCTGTTTTGTCTTCTGTCAATAATCTGATATATTCTGCATATTCCTCCTTATTCAAAAACAATGGAAAAAAGATTCTCTTATACCATTTAAGACCTTTCTTGAATGATATATATTCTAAATAGGTTGCCATATCCTTTTCTTTAATTCATTACCAATTCGTTCAACAATTCCACACACAAGTGCATTACCCATCAGAAACCCTCTCTTTTTGTCAGTAGTACCCTCTGTATGATTATCTGGGAACATCTGTATCCTTTCCAGTTCAATGGGCACTAAACGCCTTAATTTGCCTGTTTCTGGGTCTTGTATAATATGTGTAAATCTGTTTGATACAATAGACACCTCACTTGTGATTAATGTCCTTGCTGGTTTATCTAATGGGTCAGGAAATGCCATACTTCCCTCTGTGTACATATACTCATGTCCATCCTTACTGGTCCTGGGTATCTGCTTCGGACCCTTGGCATACTTCCACTTCTCAACATCATCATTAGATAAATAATAATCTTCTGTAATATACTTCCTGTCATCTCCTTTCACCAGGATATCTCCAAGGGTTGTATATGGTCCAGAATAATCAGGAATGAGTTTATCTGTATATATAACCCCATCAATGACAACACCACCATTCTCAAATGGATTGGAAACAACATTACCCTTATTGAAGTTATCAGAGAGATAAACAAGGTCTGTATTCAATCTTCTTCCATCAAGACCCCACAATCCCTGATCTACATTGGGTTTGACAGGAAATGCCTTTGCCAATACACCATCTATATACAACCAGGAATCAGGAGAGGAAATCTTGAACTCACCTTTCAGAAATGCAAAGATGAATATTCTTCTTCTCTTCTGTGGCATACCATATTCAGCAGCATTGATAACCCTCCATTCAATGTTATATCCAAGGTTTATCAATGATTGGAGAATAAGTGCAAAATCCCTACCCCTTTGTTTGGATGGGGAGATAATCATCCTGTCCACATTCTCAAAAAGAAGGAACTTTGGTTTTTCCTTCATTTCAGAAAGAAGTCTGATGACCTGCCACCAGAGAACACCTTTCTTTCCCTCAATACCAAGGGATTTGGTTTTATTCCTGGCAACACTATAATCCTGACAATTATGTGTTATACAATGATTTGCAATAAATGAATGACTTTCATCTACTTCAATATCATACACAGGTTGTTCAATATATTCTTCAATCTTTGAAATTGGATACCAAATATATCCATCCTCATAGAAATATGTTGAATGAACAGGTTCAGAAAATCTATATTTTAATTGATAAAAATTATTCTGATTTACAAGTCTACCTTCTATTATCTTTTCTTCTGGAACTTTACATAATGACAACATTGTTGGTTTATGATATACCTTCTCAACACAATGTGCAATGCCATATAAAAGTTCCTTACTAACAGATGTAAACTGGTTATATATTCCTGTTACACATCCATCACTATCTTGATATCCTTTTAGTAACTGTTCAAGAAGATTTATAGGTAAATCAAATACAAATCCTGGTAATCTCTTTGTTCTTGCAGAATGTTCTTCTCCTGAATAAAATTGTTCACAGAAATGAGCAAGTTCTATATCACTAAATATAAAATTATATGTTGTTGTATTTTCAGCAATAGTATAATGATATTTATCTGATATTTTTGATGCAAATTCATCAATTTCATCTTTACCACAACAAATACCAATACCATTATATTTGTATCTGTGTTCACCTTTCTTCTGTTGCTTTCTCAACCAACCATCTCCAAGAAATCTGCCAACAATATACCATAAATTTTCATCAGTCATATCCAAGTTACAATGTGTTTCCGAAACAAACTGATTTTTATTTATGGTTAATCCTCTCCATTCTGGAATAATACTGTTTTGATTGATTGCAGATCCCATATAGTAATCCTTATAACAATCTTTCAGGTCATCAACAGATTTCCATTCTGGTTGTGAGAATGATTTTATATATACAGGTTTTCCTTTTAATCTTGTACTTCTTTGTATCTTTTCCCGTACAAGAAATCTATGGTTTCCTGTTGCCTCAATAGTATCAAATCCACTTGCCTTAATCTTATAAGTTTGTTTGATACCTTGATTCATAAATTTATTGACTCTATGATACTGGTTATCATGTCCAAGTACCATATCACCCTCTTTAACATCTGTGATATACTTATATCCATCAGATGTCAACACAAAGGTATTCCCAGACAAGCAAGGAAATCCACCAACCATAAGATCAGCTTCCAAATCCTTACCAGAAACCTTGCAAATATCATCATTTATCAATAAGTCATTTGGAAATCTCTTCCTGTATATATTGGCAGCAAACTGGTCTTTGGTACCAGGTTCCCACTGGTTGGCCAAAACACACTTATAGAATCCATTGCCTGCTCTGTCAAAGCCAACATGGAATCCACCAACACCAGCAAATAATTCTATGTATCTACACTCTTTCATAATTAACACCTTAAATATAACAAAAATAATTTATGGCCCATTTGTATATTATTAAAAAAATAAAGAACATAAAACAATTTATTTGTTATTTTTATTTCATAACCATTTTATTCATGCCATATGGAAGTTATATTAGATGAATTGACACCATTGGAGTTCTTCAACCATGGTGGAATTGTAAAACTTACTGTTAATGATGAACTGGTCAAAGAGTGTAATGTAAAGAAGAAATACACATTCTTTGACTATAAGACTTATGTCAGGTTCTTTAAGAATCTGTATATGACTTATCTACACAACCATCAGGATGAGAGTACATTTGATCTGTACAATCATGTGAATGAAGGACTGGAAATCAATCCGTCTATTGGTGTTTCCCAATATGTGGTTGACTTGAAGTATGACCAGGTAAAGTCTTATGAGACTGCCAGATTCTACTATTCCAATGACAGAAGAGATACAGATGTACAACCAAGAGATCCTTATGGTATTTCCAATGTCTGCTTCTCTCTTGTTGACAAGGATGACACCAGATGGGATGAGTATGAGAAACAAAGACTCAAAAGAGGGTTTGATGATTCAGAAACCTGGAATCTTGATGCTACAATTTCAAAGTTCATATATCCAAGACTTAAAGTATTCATTGATGATGTAAAAAGACTTGAATGTCATCCATCAAGTATCCCATTTGATACCTGGGTTGATATCCTTGAAAGAATGTCAAAAGGCTTTGAAATTCTTTCACAAGATAATGAAAGAACAGAAGATGAAACAAAAGTCATTGAAGAGGCACTTGACTTATTCAGACAATACTTTCATAACCTTTGGACTTAATGTTAAACAATTAAATATCAAAAAATTATGAACTTATTTCAATTAATTATCGCTGTTTCAGTTGTTGTTTATGTACTCTCTTCACTGTATTTTGCCATTACCGGAAGAATACTTACTAAAAAGAAAGAACAGAAGGAAGATAAAAGGTATGAACAACAACACACTGTTGAAAATCAGATTGATGTCCTCACACAAAGAATTGGAGCAATCACAGCAGAGAATGACAGACTCAATGCAGTTGTGAGAAGTTGGATGGCCCAGGCAAATGACTACAAAATCAGACTTGACACTGCTCTGAAGGAAAAAGAAGAATGGGAGAAAGAGGCTAATGATTTACAAGAACAGTTAAAGAAAAAGAAGAAAAATTCAAAGAAAGGGGATGAGTAATCATCTCCTTTCTTCATAAATATAGTATATGATTTTTGTATATGAGCACATTAACAACTAACATAATAAGGAATGTGTATAATATGGGTACTGGCGCTTGCGATGCTGGTACACAATATTGTACAGATGGTTATTCCCTCTACTTTCCTTGTCTGAAGGACATTACAAAAGGTCAAGGTGTGTGTTTTGACTTCTATGTTGCTGACAACACAACACATGAACCAATTGATTTAAGAAGAGTGGATGCCATCTCATTGAATCTCAATGGACAGTATAATTGTAATTATGGTACATTCTCTTATCCAGACAACATCTCATCTCTCCAGACAGAAAAGTATCCTGTTGTGTACAGAAATGATTTTGGTGAAAGGAAACCTTGTCATTTGAGTCTCTTTATGATTGATATTGAAAATAATGATGAATCAGAGACTTATAACACCCAGGAAGGTGATTTCTATTCTGGAACAGAGGTTGAACTTGGTGCATTTGACACACCAACACATATCTTCTTGGGATGGGCATTAATGAATATGGATGAAGATGATGATTGCCCGGGAGAGAGTTGGTATGACCAAATCATCAGTACATCCAATATCTACAAATTCACAATCAAGGAAGACACCATCATATTGGCACTTTACAGACCAAGGAGAAAGTATAATGTAATATCTGACCCAACTAATAAGTCATCTCATTTTAATGTTGATTATGACCATATTGTCTATCACATTTCCAACAGGGATGAAGAGATTTTCAATGATGACTATGATGTACTTGAAGGTGTATTGGAAGGATACAGTATGGTTATCAAGTGTATTCCAAGTACAGATGTGATTGGTGACAGTGTTGATTTCACCTATGATTTTGTTGAATGGAAAGACAAGAACACATCCAGATGTAGATTATTGAAGATTGGTTCAGATACACTTCCATTTGAAGATGGAAACATCATAAAACTCAAAGCAAGATGTGATGGACCTGTACCTTACCATAATATTGAGGATGTTGATATATTCTATAATGATGAGTTTGATGAAGAAGGTATCCATATCCTTACTGAACCATCAGAGGTTGATATCTTTGATTTCTATGGTGATGGTGTCCACATCAAAGAGTCAGAAGAGGTTTATCAGAAGTTCATAGATGAAACAGGTTATCTATACTTCCACTTTGGAACACTTGTACTCTCATCAGAAGGAATTGAAGATGGTATCAAGATTATTCTCCATGCAAAGGCAGATGATTACTGTGAATTCAATATAACTGTAAATGGTTATACAATGAACCAGGTCATCTCAACAGATGAGTTCAAACAGTATGAGTTCTACTATAACAAATGTGAGAAATCAGACATCACAATAACTGTATATGGTGAATGTCTTGTTGATATGATAGAAGTATGTAGAGAAGAGATTATTGATAAAGGAAAAGCACAGTTCTGTCTTGACCCAGAAACAACTATCAATCTCCCATCTGGAAAAATATCTGTAGATGGTGCCATTTCAGTTGATGGTAGTTATTATGGTCTTCCATCAACAGAGATTGGTCAGGTGAACAGATTACCAAAGATAATTATAAAAACAGATCCAATATATGAATAAAATATTAAAAAGAGATGATTTCATCAGTGAGGTGTATACACCAATGATGGAAGAGAAAGAATATGAGGAACTTGTCTCAATCAATGAAGGTCTTTTAAAGAACTTATTTGGAATGGTGAAGAATATGTTCAGAGGAGACTGGAATACCATAAAGGGTGAACCAGAAATCATCAAAGTATATAAAGAGATTGATGATAGTCTTTCTGGATTCACAATTATGAAATTGAGTAAGAAAGATGTATGTAACAAGGTCCGTCAGGTACTTGTTGACTTTGCTTGTGATTGGTATGACCTCAAGATGAACAAGGCAAAGGAAAGTGGTAATGACCCAACACCAGCAAGGTCTATGAACTTCAAGAATGATACATTAAGAGAAAATCTTGCAGCATGTGAAAAGAAAATTAAGGATATTATTGGTGAAGATGAACAGATGAAAAAATGGTCTAATACACTCATGTCTGAAATGAAGACTGTTATCAACAGGTCAATCCTTGATGATATTAAGAATGAAGAGACAAAGAAAGAGGTTCAAGAAGATATTGATAATTCTGCAAAGAAGAGAGATGAAGTAAACAAGGAAATGGTAAAGTGGCAGAAGAATCAACTTGAACAGATTCAGAAAGAAAGAGAGACACTAATTACAAGTTTTGATGCGACTCCTGAAAAAGGTGATACATCTGGTGATAAGGAAGTTGCTAAACTCTATGCTTTATTTAAAAATGATGATAAAAATAAATTTATTGAAGCAGCATCAAATGATAATCTATTAGGATTTAATAGTATTTTTAAGAAAAGTAATGGTTCAAAGGGTATAGATATTGGTGATAAATCATATAATATGCTGAATGGTATATATAAAAAGATGAATGATGACATTAATATGTTTAAAGAAACCCCAGCACAATCTGTACAGGCAATGTGTATTGCAATCAATAATTTTGTAAAATTGTGTAATTCAAAGAATATGACTGTTAAACCATTACAACTTGAATTGATGGCAAAATGTGCTATATGTTCAGATGGTACAATAAGTTATAATCTTCCTCTTAATGGAAAAGAAGGAGATGATGTAGGTAACTATTTCACAGATATTGTTAAAAATATTATTAGTGATAAGATTAAATCATCCAAAAATGAGACAATAGAAGTAACACAAAATTTCAAAGATAATGCAAATAAGTTATCAAAACAGATTATTGATAAAGCAGAAGAATTGAAGAAAGAAGCAGATGAAAAATATAATAAAGCATTGAAATCATTGAAATCAGAAAAAGAAAAGGAGAGTTAATTAACTCTCCTTTTTTGTTGACCTTCTTGTAGTTTGTGGTGCTTCTACTGTTGGTTGAGGTTGTGGTTGAGGTTGTGGTTGAGGAATCACACTCTCATAGTTTGTGGTTGCAAGATAAAGTAGATATGCATCCTTCAATGTGTAAACTCCCTTCTTTTGTCCAAGAGCAGCAACCTTTGACAAGATTCCAAATGCCTCAACATATGCAGTATTGTTTGCCAAAGCATCAAGTGCCTGTTTAGCATAATATGCTTCATCCAGTGTCAATACACCATTCCTCTGGGCAATTTCAGCACCTTGTTTAAGGACATTAATCCTTTCCTGTAGTTCCATAATCTTTCAATTCATTATATATCTAAATATAACAAAATATCCATAAATACTATAAATAAGAAAATAGTGTCTATGATAAATAAAAACACACAACAGACAACACAAATTTCATCTGGTATAAAGTCTGAATCAACAATCTATTTAAAGAAGAGTGAACTTCCAAAAGACATAAGTTCATTCAGAAATGATGTTGGTTATATCTCCACATCTGCACTTGGTGTATGGATGAAGGAACATTCATATTTAACAAAGAGTGAAATAAACACTCTCATCAAGAATGCTAACCTTGTGGTTGTTGATTCCATCAACAAATCTATGGATGATGATGCCATCAGTAGACTCAATGATGATATAACAAACATCAAGGGTGAAATTGTTGCAATCAAAGACAGACTCACTGATCTTGATATAGAGTTCATACCATCAAGTAAAGAGTCAAAATTTGCAACAAAATCAGAACTCAATACTCTTTCAGGTAGAGTAAGTGAGATTGCCAGACTCATTCCAGATGATATAGATACATCATATTTTGCTACAAAGGATGAGATTCCTACAAAGGTATCTGATTTGGAGAATGATGCACACTATCTTACTGAACACCAGTCATTGGCCAAGTATGCCAAGAAGTCTGAAATTCCTGATGTATCTGGATTCATCACAATAGATGATGTTCCTTCAACAGAAGGTCTTGCATCAGAGGAGTGGGTGAACTCCCAGGGATTCCTCAAAGAACATCAATCTCTTGTCAAATATGCAAAAAAGTCTGAAATTCCTGATGTATCTAACTTTGTTACAAAAGATGAGATTCCTTCCATAGATGGAATTGCATCAGAGGAGTGGGTGAACTCCCAGGGATTCCTTAAAGAACACCAGTCTCTTGCTAAATATGCCAAGAAGTCTGAAATTCCTGATGTATCTAACTTTGTTACAAAAGATGAGATTCCTTCCATAGATGGAATTGCATCACAAGATTGGGTGAACTCCCAGGGATTCCTTAAAGAACACCAGTCTCTTGCTAAATATGCCAAGAAGTCTGAAATCCCATCATTGGATGGATATGCAACACAGACCTGGGTAGAAGAACAAGGATACTTGAAGGAGATTGGTAATGATTATGCCAAGAAATCAGATCTTGATGGTTTTGTTTCAAAGACATCTCTTTCTGGTACATTGGGAGATTATGCAAAAAAGAACTCTGTTTATAATAAGACACAAATAGATAATACATTCCTTTCAAAAGAAGATGCATCTGGTATCTATCCTACAAAGGAATATGTTGATGAAACTTATCTTTCAAATCTTGAAGCGGCAAAGAACTACTTGAAAATCGAAGATTATAGAGGATTGAAGGATGCGACAGTCATCAATACAGATTTCAGGGAGAAAACCCTTGAAGAATTGAGTGATACTCTTGAATCATCTTATTTGAGAAATGGATTCTACATTGTTCATTACAATGATATAGTTATCATAAAGGACAATAAGATTGTCCAGATGTTTAAAGATGGAGTTCCACAAACAGTTATTGAGTGGGAAGTTGAAGAATAATCAAATTTTTTGTTATTTTTATATTTGATTATTTTTAAAGTTTTAGTAGTTATGATTGAGATTGTAGATTTTAGGAAAACATCAGGAGAAAAAGTCAAAGATCTTGTACAGTATGTACAGAATTATGTACATGAAAACCCTAACATCGATGTTATGATTGGTACTGATTCACAGACCAAGGGGCAGAAGACTTATTTCTCCACTGTTGTTGCATTGTATGATCATGGTGATGGTGTTCATGGTCATGGTGCTCACTGTATCTTTAAGAGATGGTCAACACCAAAGTACAAGAAAGAACAGAGGTTTGATAGACTACTTAAAGAAACAGAAGAAAGTATCAAGGTTGCAAAGGATTTGAGGAATTGTGGTATCAAGATTAAGTTTATTGATATTGACATCAATCCAGATCCAAAATATAAATCAAATGAGGCATTTGATGCTTCTTATGGTTGGATAACTGGAGAAGGATTTGAGTGTAGATGGAAAACACTTGGAGCACTTATCACATCATTTGCTGACTGGTTGGTAAAAAGAAAATAACACAAAATAAACAACATAACAATATGAAGAGTTTTAAAAAAGATTTGGAAACCTTTGAATATGATTCAAGGAATCTACCATCAGAACACAAATGGGATCATCTTGCTTCTGAGGAAGAAACAAAGAAATTCTATGAGGCAAAGGAAAGGATTAACTTTTCAAGAGTAAAAAGAAATAGAGTTCAGTCTGACCCAGAGACAACAGGTCAACATGGTACAATGATCTAAAAGAGAGAGGTATTACCTTTCTCTTTTTTCATAAATACATTATAAATAATAAAACATAACAGAATGAAAACATTTAATAATTTCGAGCTCACAAACAAGCAGAAAGAATACTTGAAAAAAATAAATGCAAAGAAGTTCATCAAGAAATACATTGAAGAAAATGGTGTTGAACCAAGTGCTGAACTTATAGAACAAAATCATACTTACACACAGGAACAGTATGATAAATGTAAGAAATATTTGTATGCTTGTGCTGTTGTAGATTATGTTTCAGTTGTTCCTGAAAAACCAGTAGAAACTGAAAATACAATAAGCCAGGATCAGACTGCATCTGCAATTTCTGATGCAATTGATGGTGGAGCCAACTCATACACAGTCAATGAAGGTGAAACTATCAATAATATTACTGTTCCTGCATCTGCACAAAAAACAATAACTCTTAATGGTCCAGTCCAGGATGGTGCAACCATTATCAATGAAAGTTCAAAGGGTTTAACTATCAACAACACCAATGAGGATCCTATTAACATCAGTGTATCCAATGCAAGTGCTTCAACAACAGTCACACTCAAAGGTGGTGAATACAATGACATCTATGCAGAAACCAATAAACTCACTGCCGGCACAGTCAATGGTACAATATCACTTGTACCTGTTAATGATAACAGTTCAATGAATGTTGGTGCTGGATGGGAAGATGGTTCAAGTCTTGTGTCTGATGCTGCTGGTTCAATCACTATTTCCAACAGTAATTCAGCAAATGAACCTTCTGTAAATATCAATACACCTAATGCAACTGTTGTAATGTCAGGTGGTCAGTATAATGAATTGACAGTTACCTGTTCAGAGAACACCTTGAAGATTTCTGGTGCATTCCATGCAAAGAAACTCATCATAAAGAATGGTACAGTTGAATTTGCTGCTGCTGACATTCATGACCTTGTTGATGAATTGGTCACTGAAGGAGAAGTTACACCTGTTACCTATGAAATCTCCAACTCTTCAATCTCTGGTCTCTCAAAGAATGGTGTTTCAAATTTGGTAGAAGATGTTGTAAGTACAAGTAGAGTTGCATTTGGTATCTTTGCAAATGGTAGTTACAGATACAATATGAATGGTCACTCACTTTCTTTGAAGGGTGGTAATTCAGCAGCAATGTTTTTCAGGGGTACTGACCCTACCATTAACATCTATGGTCCTGGTAAGATTGTTGAATCAAGTGGAACATATGGTATTTGGGCAGCTTCTGAAGGTACAACAATTAATATCTATGACTGTGATGTTGAGGCATACACACATGTCTTGTATGCTGAAAAGGGTGTAATCAATGTATATGGTGGTTCATTCAAGATGCTTGATGAAAATCCTATCCTTGATGAAAAGGGACACTGCAAATTCTTACTCAACTGTCAGGATGCAAACTACAATTCAGGAATAGCGAAAATCAATGTATATGGTGGTAAGTTCTATAACTTCAACCCTGCTGAAACATACGGTGAACCAGGTGGTCCTGTAAGTTATGTACCAGAAGGATACCATGTAGTTGAATCAGTTGAAGATGGTGTTTCTGTATTTGAAGTAGTTGCTGACTAATTAAAGTAAAATAAAACAAAAAGGAGAGTGATTATTCACTCTCCTTTTTTAATATATCTATACATAATGGATAACTCTCATCTACTGGTTGTCTTAAAAACCTGTCCAGTTGTTCCTTGGTGTCAAACCTCCTGGATCTCCTGTTACAGAAATACATCCTGAAAGGGAGATTATTATAGAACAATGAATCATCATCTACAATGCTCCACCATTCATTTAATCTTAATCTATATGTTTTAACGACTTTTTCTTTCATAAATCAACTTTGCATAATGCCTGGTATCGACAGGGAAGGTCTCATTCTCCATCATCCATTTGAAGTAAGATGCATCTACCTTGTCAATACTGTATCCCTTCCACTTACCAAAATCAACATATACATCCTTGGCACCATTCTCCAGAAGTCTCACCTTGAAGTTTCCAGGTAAATCCAGTCTATCTGCAAAGTAATTGAGATCTACATCCTCAAACTCCTCCTGGCGACTTCTCATCACCTTATATACCTCTAATGTGGCATCAATATCTGCTGCTGCATGATGAGCATCATTGAGGTCTTTCCCAGTGTATTTCTTATACACATCTGCCAACTTACCAGAATTGAACTTCCTGTAAAGAGTATAGATGTCATAATTCTTCAAGTTCTTGTAATCCCAAGTCAATCCTGCTCTAATGAATGAGTAATACAGGATAGGAATATCAAAGACAGAGCAGTAATAACCACCAACATCACAACCCTGGAAGAAATCAAAGGTTGCTTTTGCACATTCCTGGAAGGTAGGACATCCAGCAAGATCTGCTTCTACCATTCCATGCCTTTCTGTTGCATCATGGTCAATAGGAACACCATCATTACTACACTTGTAATACAACTCATCAATCTTCTCCAAGGTTTCAGGATCCACCTTGATAGCAGAGATTTCAATGATTCTCACATTATCTGGATTGGAATGTTTTCCGGTTGTTTCCAGATCAAAAAATACAATTGGTTTACTCATATATAACTAATCTAAATATTCAATGTTTATATGTACTATTCCCCTCTTATACTCAATCTCATCCCTTACCATTTTCTTCTTCATCTTTTCAAAATCATCCATATCAACATATGGTGAACCACAATTAGAAGTATTTGGGAATAAATCATACTTCTCTTCAAAGGCCTTGACTAAATCATGTGATGCATGCTCATAGTAGAAACCTATGAGTTTCAGGTCATTCTTCAACTCTTTAACCACTTCTGGATTCATATCTTTCAGATACACATAATCTTTATATGAAATATCATATATACCCTCAAATTGTCTGTTTGACAGATTATATTTATATAATGAAGAATCCTTTGAAGGATTAAAGGTAAACAAATGTTTCTTATTAAGTCTATTCACACACTCATGTGTCCTGACATACTCTTCCTTTCCACCAAATTTTTCATACACATCCTTATCTGGAATGTCTAACATAAATTTCTGGGCAGATTTCTTGTTTGAAAATCCAAACTCTGTTTTACCCATATACTTTCCATTGTAAAAAGGAAATATCCTCTCTTCATTGTTCTTTATCTGATCATAATTCATATCTATACAACATTAGTTATCACTATAAAGATAACAAAAAAAGAGAGAATCCCGAAAGATTCTCTCTAATTTTTTGACTATTACTCAACTATTAATAAAGACTTACGCCTTCACCAAGTTTGATGTCGAATGAGTAGTAGTACAACTGTGGGTGATGACCAGCACGAACGATTGCATAACGAGACTTCAATGAAGTAACAGGAGCACCTTCCATACCTTCAGCAGGATATGAGAGTTTGTCAGCCATCAAGTAAGGCATGAATACAAGACCAGGCTCGTTATCCTTACCCTTTCTACCAACAACAACCTTTGTTGAAGCCCAAGGCATATTAGGATCAACATAGATAGAAACACCTGAAATTGCACCTACTGGGTAGAGTGAACCAGCGTTCTGGTTGATAGTATTTGAAAGAGGATATGCTACGAAACCAGCGCAATCCTGGAGAGCAGTAGCAATAGCAGCTGAGCAAACTGCGAAGGTACCAGCACCTCTACGACCTCTCTGAGCGATGAGGTTAGAAGCAGCAAGAATCTTACTCATGATTCTCCTCTGGATAGTACCGAGGGTCTCAGCACCACCACCTACATATGACTTGGTGTAACCTTCAACATCAGCAGCAGTAGGATCAACTACAAAGTAAGTATTGAGGTTGATACCTTCGAATGCCTCTGCTTCAATGTGGTTCTGGTCACCGAGAGCAAAGATTTCATCAAGAAGTTCACGGTTGATGTGCTGTGTCAACTCATTTACAAGCTCTGCTTCTACCTGAGCAACTGCATCAATACCATAAGCCTTCAAGTCCTGGATCTGCTCACGAGTGATAGCACCCTTAACCTGGATGGTCTTAGCCTTAACACTCAAAGTGAAGGTATTAAGAGACATCATATTTGAAGGAGTTGATTCACCAGTCTCTCTGTCATATGCCTTTGCAGACATAGGATCACCATTCTTGAAACCATTACCTGAGAAACCAGGGATGAAGTCTTCGAGAGCCTTTACAGTGTCAATGTCAACTACATAGAACTTTGAACCATCCTTACCAGTGATAATAGGTTCGTCAACAAGGAGAGTTTCTGCAAGTGAAGCAGCAGCACCCTCACCACCATTAACCTTACCAAGACCAGCATAGTAAGCCTTTTCCTTTACCTGGAAGATAGGACGACCGTCGATACGACCAAGAGCAACAAAGATGAGCTCATAATCACCAACAGAGATAGGATCCATATGAGGAACAAAAGCCTTCTGGAGGTCTTTGAATTTAAGAGCATGGTTGATTGCATCTTCGTTTACCAATGCAGCATCTGACTTAAGAGCATTCTCGATATCGCTATCAGAGTTTGCATCACCTGCTGAAAGGGTCAACTTAACCATAAGAGGAGCAGTCTTTGATTCATCTGCACCCTCGAAACGAGGACGGAAGTTAGTCTTACCACCTTCATATACATAATCCATGTACTGGAGGATACCAAGAGGTCCCTGCATAGGTACTACTGGAACAAGATCAAGAGCGATTGTCTGAGCAGCTACCTGAACAGCAAGTGGAAGAAGTGAGAATGGGTTATCACCTGAACCACGAACACCATCATAACCATTGTTAGGATTTGCGCCTGGGAAGTAAGCAGCACCCATACCACCAACATTCATATTAGGATTGAGATGTGCATAACCAAGAGCACTCTCATTAAGACTCTGCTTCTCATTCATATCATGATAAGCACAGTACTTTGACATCCAAGTCAATTTTGCACGATCAGTAACGCCAGTTGACTCAGTGATAAAACCTGACCAAGTTTTCAAAACCTCAGCCTCGTTCAAAATAACATTCTGTAACATAGTTTTAATTTTGATTTTTTGTATATTTTATTATTGAATCAACCTAAAAATAGATCTTTGCTTCTATTATCTTTTTTAGATTTTTCCATGTTGTTTACTATATTTATGTAAATACTTTTTCAAGTATTTTACTATATTTATGTAAAATATTTTTTAAGATTTTTTATTTGCTCTATGAAGAGGTTTCACCCTCATCATAGAATATTTTTAAATGTAATCCGGGTCTGGATTCTCAATAGGACTCATTGCATCTTTTGGGAAATCCATCTCACCATATTTTCTCGGAGGACGTCTGTAAGGGCAACCATTGACTTCACATCTGTACCAATTAAGTTCGGCAATAACCATATCTTTTTTGTTACATTCTGCTCTACAATCACTGAATCTATCCCAGGCAGCATCTTTTGACTTATAAACCTCATCTAATCGATCTGACATCTTCTCAACGTCTGATTCAAGTTTTGTTTTCTCCTCCAAGCAATTATGATAGAGTTTTATCCATTCCTCATTGGATGCAGAAAGGTTTGAAATCTCTGCTGATTTAACCTCAACCTCAGCTGCTTTCACCTCTGCCTCTTTCATTCTCTTTTGAAGTCTGAAATAGAAGATACTTCCAATACCTCCGGTTGTGAGAAAAGTAATCAAATTAGGGATCACATATGTAAGAAGTACTTCTGACCAGTCCATTTTATATATGTTTGCTTTTGTTATGTATTTTTGTTTTGGAAGAATGAGGAAATACTATTAATATTTCCTCATTCTTCTTTGAATCTGTTCCTTCATTGCCTGAAGTCTTTCATCTGAAACTACATTCTCATTAACAGCGGTTGGCTGTGCAACAGCAGCTTCATCAACCTTCTTGAGTTCAATCTGCTTGTCTCTGAAATCTCTGGTGTTCCAGAAATATTCTGCACTGGCCTGGTTGTTAATTACAAACATCTTTGCTTCTGCCAGAATTTCTTGTTTTCTCTCATCTGAAAGTTTTGACCATCTTTCATTGAGTCTTTCAGGAAGATAGTTGATAAGTGTGAAGTTCTTTGTATCAACTCCCTTCTTTGACTCTTCAAGTGCCTTTGCCTCTGCTGCCTTTGCTTCTGCATAAGCTGCTTTTGCTGTGGCAAGGATTGCATCAAGTCTCTCTGAAAGTTCAGTTCTGTATGCCTTTGCATCAAACTTCTCTTCCTTAACAGTAGTTGCAGGTTCTGTTGTACCTTCACCCTCTGTGTTGGTGTTCTCATTGACTGACTCATTCTCAACTGTTGCAGCAGGTTCTGTTGTTGCTGCTGGTTCAGCAGGAGTATCTTCCTTATTTTCTACAATAATGTTTCCACCCATCTTGTTAACTTCCTCAACAATGTAATCCTGATGCTCAATCATCTGGTTCATCTTTTCTGCAAGGTAGTCATTGTGAGCAATACTCTTGTTCTGTTCCTCTGCGAGCATATTTGAATAATCAATAGACTTATCCAACATTTCTGCTACATAGTTCTGATAAGAGATGGTGTCATTGATGTTCTCTGCAAGATAATCCTGGTGAGCAATCATCTGGTTCATCTTCTCTGCAAGATAATCATTGTAACCAACCATCTTGTTCATATTCTCTGCAAGATAATTGTTGTGCTCAATGATCTTGTTTGCCTCATCAGCAATGTAATCCTGGTGAGTGATTGACTTATCAAGTGTCTCTGCAAGATACTTGGTATAAGCTTTGAGATTATTGTAGGTCTCTTCAACAACAGCAAGTTTTGCTTCAAGTTCAACAACCTTCTGCTCATTAGCTGCACCTTCACCCTTTGCCTTTGCTACTTCCTTTGCTACAAGATCAGCGATCAAAGAGTTATCAATAGTTGCTGGGTCAAAAGTCTGGGTAGGAGTTTCTCCACCTTTCTCTTTATAACTAATCAACTCATCCTTGATATTGGAAATGGCAGACTGAAGTTCACCAACAATCTCTGAGAGATGTTCACTGTACTTCTGAAAATCAGCGTACTGAATGAATTTGTTGTCTTCCATATTTGTATTTTTTAATGTATCTTCATTTCTCTGTGCCTGTGGTTCTGCATAGTCAACAGTCTTCTCAACCTTTGGATCCAACTCTGTATTGGCATCTTCTGAAATATCATAGATGTCAATGTTTTCATCATCACCAAATCCATAAGATTCATTGACCCTCTTCAACTGTGCATTGGCAAAACCAGGATCTGCAACAAGGTCATAAGTGAAGAGTTGCTGGAGTTTTACATGTCCAGACTCATCTACTGTACCTGCTGCTCTTGAAGAGATATTCAGAGGAATTCCATCTCTTACAAGTGCCTGTGCTTCCTTACCAGCTGTGGTGTTAAGGAGTCTAATCTTACCAACAATTGCATTCTGCTGTGGATCAAATTCAAGACTTTCAACAACATGTGAAACATTACCAAGTGAGATTTCAAATCCATGTGGATGATCCAACTCACCAAGAAGTCTCTTACTCTCAATCTGCTCTCTCAAAGCTTCAACATGTGGAAGGAAATCAGCAGACTCATAGATTCTACCATTACGGTTTTTTGTATTGAATGATGTGAAAAGTCCAGTTAATACAATAGAATCGCTGTGTTCATTGTTTTCATTCAATGTCTGTTCCACTGAATAATCAAGTGGGGCATTAGAGCGTTCTACTATCAATAGTTTCTTCTCTTTCATTTTTAATGAATTTTCTTGTATATAATTTTATATGGTATTTATGAAAAATATTTTTTACTAATTTTTAAAGTCCTGCAAGAGGGTTTCTTCCACCACCACCATTGTCTTCTTCCTTCTCTTCATTCTCTTTCTTTTTCTTCTTGTCAGGTTCAAAATCAGATTTTGGAGCACCATCAAGAATCTTAGCAATGTCCTCTTGCTTGTAACCTTCCTTCTTGAGTTTCTTCTCATCTTTATATCTCTGGTTGAGTTGAAGTTTCTCATCACTCAATCCAAGATACTCACGGACCATAAAGTCAATATCAAAATAAGGGGTTTCATTACCTTCATCATCAGTAACAACAATAGAACCCATAATAGATGAGATGAAGTCGGCCTTCTTCTGGAGAAGTTCAATCTCTTTGTTCTCTTCAAAGACAGAATCCTTGTTGTATTCAAGACCAAGGTTCACACGGAAGTTCATATCTGTCATGATGTTCTTGTGTTTCAAGCACATCTGGAGATATGTAGGTTTGATAAGGATTTCAGAGAAGATTGCTCTCAATCTACCAATGAACTTACTGAATCTGATTTCCTCCCTGGCAATACCTTCAGCACTCATAGTGTACTGACCTTCACCCTGTTCCTTCTCAAACCTGGTGAAAGGAATCTTTGATGCCTGACGGAGTTTATCCCTGAAGTATCTCAATGCCTCTGTATCAGAAATCTCTGGACCATCATTACCAATGTTCTGAATCTGTGGAGTCTCACCACCCTCTGATGCCATAAAGATGTCCTTATAGAACTGCAACATTGGTCTACCATTGGTCTTAATCTCACCAGAATCCCAGTCAAAATCAACCAACTCCTTATAGTTTGCCATTGCCTGAGCCAAGGTCTGACGACCTCTTGGTGATTGTACAGAACCAACAGGAATGATATACTGTGTCTTATATGAAGCATTGGTAACAGCCCAGATGATACGGGTTGCCTCCATAGTCCTTAAAATATTGAATGACCTGATAAGTCTTTCAACATAAGATATCCTGGAAACAGTGTCTGCCTTTGCATAAGAAAGGTAAATAATCTGGGAATCATAAAGAATCCTGTCCTGTGTGGTCTGGCCATTGATACCAACTCTCTGGTTGACAAACCAGATTTTCTCATTGGTGTTAGGGTCAATACCAGGAGTAAGACAGGCAGGATCCAACTCAATGAAACCAATAATCTCTGTTTGGTCTTCATTGTAAACAATTTCAAATGCAAGGAAACCATCAATCAACCATTTCCTGAAATAATCAGTTGCCTGGACAGTATCATAGAATCCAAAATAATTGTAAATCTTATTATACTCATCTGCAAACTCATCAAGGATGGCCTGGTCTGCCTTGTAGTTGAGCTTTATATTTGCGAACTTGTTCGCACCGTCAAACACAATACTCTCCTCACAGATAATATCAAGTATTTCCTCAATTTCATCCTGTAAGGCAAACCTTCTCAACTGTTCCTTTTTCTTCTGATAGTTCTCCTCTGAAAGATTGAAATAACCCTTTGAGATAGTAGGGTCAGTTGCAGACATCCTTGCAAAAAGAACCTGTATATTCTCATCATTGATTGAACCAACCTGACCAGTCACAGGATTAGTCTGTAACTGGGCAGTCTGTAAATCAAGGTTCATGGAACGAACATTCTTGATGACATCATCCTTATAGTTCATTCCAAAACTTGACAAACTTCTCAACATCCTTGTTACAGGATTGGGATTACTAGTATTATTTCTATTTGTATTTGTAAAACCAGCCATAAAAAGTCTGTATTTAAATAAATTACACTATTCTATATATTTATGTTTATCTTGTAATTAAACAGAACCAATTGTATAAGTTAAAGTAGAGGCATCACTAAAACGTAAAATAATCTCTAAATCAGCAACGATATCTCCCAAAAGAGAAACACTACCAGGATTACCCTCAAAAACACCATTTCCAGAAAACATTTTAACATTACTATTTCTTATAAAATCTGTCACAGATGATGTTATATCAGATGAATGTGTGGCAAATTTTACATGTGCACTTATTTGTGATAATTTTCCATATTTTGAACCACCAATCCAAATATCTTCTTGCAGTTGAGAAATTGTTATATGAACATCATCTATGACATATCTTTCAGCAGATGATGAAGATAATGTACCAGAAGAATATGTTTCAGGTGATATTACATAAATTGATTCAATACAATTTGCATTACTATAATTGGTACTTGAAAATGAATTGGTTTGTACACCTTGTTTATTTCCAGGATACCAAGATACTGAACTATCAGTTACTATATTATATATCAACTTATAAATATTATCATTTAAAGTTAAAGAATTTACATTAGCATCACTAATTGTTGATGTCATATAATATACTGTTCCTGAATATAACAATGCTTTAAATACAGAAGCATTAAATTCTGTAATATTGATTTTAGAAGAACTGTTTTGAATATATCTGCTATTTGGGTCAAAACCATATAATGTTTTTACATTTCCACTTGAATCAGCAAGACCTTCATTAATCAATATTGGTTTCATCTTATTGATACTTGTTATATCAGTTGTTCCATAATCAAATCCAAACTTGTATCTTGCACTTGATGATGAAGATGATATTTGTGATGACATAAACACCTGGAATGCCTTTGAATTATAGGTTCCATTGATCACGGGAGCACCGGTGTTTATGCCATACTGTTTGTAATAGCCGGTGTTCCTGTTAGAAAAAAAAAGGTTTGAAGATGTAGTGTTAATTGTTCCTGTTACCCAAGTTGCAGGAGTTAAATAATATGTTTCAATTTCATTACCTCCTGGAGATTTATAGTCAAAACATAAAGCTGGAACATTTTTAAGATATTTCTTTCCATCTTCTTCTTCGGCCTTTTCATACAATTCAGAATTGGTATCTGTAATTTCAAATTTATCAATTATTTTAATATAAATTTTAGAATTATGTTCAGATGATTCTATAGAAAAATCTGTAGAATTTATTGTTGTTGTTCTTTTAATGTTAGATACACTATCTGTATTTTCTGCTCTAAATGAATTTGCTGTTATTGTACCAGATATTTCAGCATCTGTAGCAATAAGTTTTCCACTCTTATAAACTCTAAATTTTGCATTTTCTCTATCATTAAAATTATCACATCCAGCAAAAAATCTCAAATTATCAGCAGAATTATCTGCCCCCATCATACCAGCAGTAGTATTTCCCTTTGAAGAACCAACAAAAATATTACCAGCAAGCAATAAACCATTTTCACCTTCAATTTTACTAAATGCATCTGTTAACCATTTATCATCATATGGTTCTTGGTCAGAATCTCCTCCACCACCATTTTCATCCCAACCTTCATCATGTCCAACACCTTTAATGAAGTCCTTTAAAGATTTATTTCCTCCTGTTCCTTCAATTGTCAATGAAGTTGCAGTAATCTTACCCCTAACTTCAACTCCACCCTCACCATCTGTATTAACTTTGAAATTAGGAGAATCTATTGTAATATTATCTGTTGCTGATATCTCACAGTTTTCAGAATTCAATCTTAATTTATGATTGGCATCAAGTATAATCTGGTCGGCATTCAAATGAATACCAGAACCATACTGATTTGCCCAGGATGTGATAGATGCTTTAATCTCTTCACCATGCTCACCAAATGCCTTATTAATAATTTCAGTTTCAGAATATCCATCACCAACAGATACAACAATTGTTGCAACCTCTGTTGCAATAGTCTTGAATACTTTTTTACAAACAGTCATAAAAACCTTATATGCCTTATCATATGCCATAAGTTTAAGACAGTTTTTCTCATAGTATTGATCATCTTCTGGCCAATGAATAAATGGTTCTTCATCTTCACCACAAGGGAAATATTCTTTAAGTTCTTCTTGATCTGTTATATTCTCAAATGTTTCAAGTATATCATCCTGTTCTTTTGATGTTAAACCACTATACAAAAAATCTTCAAGTGATTTAAATAATGAATGTGCTTCAACCTCTGGATCACTTGAAACTGTATTTTCTCTTGAAGTTGAATTGTTATAATCACCAAGTTCACCAGTATTGTAAACAAGATACTCCTGATTCTCATTTTTTTCATATACTGTATAGAACTTATTATTTGCAGCAGCAATAGTAACACTACCAAATTTATCACCAGATTGCTGATAAATCATAGTTTGGTTTATTCTTGAATCAAGATCTTCAAATTTATCATTAACTTCTGATGTATAACCATCCAAATATTCATCAACATATACATTAGATAACTTCTGAATGGTATTAGACAAAATACCTTCAGTATTCCTTAATGCATTATCAACCATAGCCTGAATATCACTCTGTGTAGGCATACGGTTAACCTTATCAGACAATCCATTAATGATTCTTGAAACATCAATGTTCCTCAAATCAACAACCTGCTTTAATCCTTCTATTTCTTCCTTAATACTCTTGATATAACTGTCCCATTTATATCTGTCTTGTTCATCCTGTTCTGCAAGAATCCTGAAATTATCATTGATTTTATGCATTGACTCAGATATAATGTCAGAGCCTTCAAGTTCTATGATTGTATTATTCTTCATAATTATTGATTATCTTCTTTATTACAAATTTATTAAAGTTATTAAGCACTTCGTACCCAACTATACTCAACTGTATTTCCAGTTTTTCTTGCTTTTAAGATATAATTTCCATCTTCATTTGGCATATCTGCACCAAGCATGGCAATATATTCAGACCTCAATTTATTGAGTGCTGAATTGAATGATACTTTCATATCATTAATTTCTTTATTTTTCTGATCAATAGCATCTTCTAACTCATTAATTTTATTAACAAGTGCCCCTATATCTTGATTATAATATCCTGGAAATTCTTTAATTGGTGTTCCAGGTGTAATTTCTTCAAATGGATTACGTTCTGCCATAATATCTAAATTTAACTCTTATATCCAATATATGCTGCAACAGCAGATGTGAATGCTCTACTGTTCAATAAATCATAAAGAATGCCTGTTGTTATACCAAGTGCTTTACAGATTGCCCTACCAATCATAGGTCCAATGGATGCGCCGGCAACACCACCAACAAGAGAACCAAAAAGTCCCTCATCAACCTCTTCACCATTCTTAATCTTTTCAGCAATAACCTCTGCTGCTTCATTTATCATCTTTTCCTGTGATTCATCCAACTGAATATCCTCACTGAAAAACTCTTCATATTTCTGTATCATACTCTTATAGATATAGTATATAGTATTTATGAGAAACAAAAAAGAGAGGGTAGTTTCCTACTCTCTCTTTTATTATTGTTTGTGATTGATTATTCATCAAATCCACCTGCTGCAATAGCACCAGTCTTGAGGATTGTGAGTCTCTGAGCAATGATTTCAAGACCACGAACAATCTCAACATAGATATCAATAACACCCATATTGTGGTCAATAACCTCTGCTGTGTTATTGGTTGTATCCATTACTGTTCTGAAATCATAAAGGCCACCATTGTGCTTCATATTATTAAGGAACTCATCAACAAGAGTCTTGATTTCAAGTCTTGTCTGTGGAGTATTGAACTCAAAGACATACTTTCTCAAGATTTCCTCAACGCCATCCTGGATGTAGATAGCAGCCTCACGGACATGTGCAGAAGAAAGTGCTGAAACAGGAGTCTGTTTTGCAGTCTTGTTAGCATATACCTCAACACCAACACCAGGTTCCCAGATAATAGAGTTGATACCCATTGGTTCAAGCCAGTCTCTGTTGTCAGATACAAGTGTTGCTTCAACACCAACAACCTGGTTACCAGAGATGACACCCCTCTTCTGACCAGCAACAATTGACCAAGCAAATCCTCTACTGTACTTCTGGATATAAAGGTTAGATACATATGCTGCTGGTGGTACTGACTTAGGAGCACTCAAATCAGTAATCCTCAAGTATGGATAGTAGTAAGCACCCCAAGATGCACCATTCTCAATCTTTGGAAGTGAGAACAAGAATGAAGGATTCTTTGAAAGGTCACCACCCTTTGCAATAAACTCAACCTCTACACCACCACTCTTATTTACAAATGAAGGATCCAAACTCTTCTTGAAGTCAAGCTGTGAAGGACAGTTAACAATTGCGAATGCACTCTTCCTACCCTTACACAACTGGGTGTAAACCTTCTTACATTCCTCTTCAAGACCAAGACCGAAGGTATCAACAACATATCTGAATCTGATATAATCCCTGTCAATAAGGGCTTTGTAAAGATTAGATACAGTTGAAGTGAATTCAGGATTCTCTCTAATCATATCAAGAATCATATTCTGACGCTCATTTGTACCATCAGGTGTTGCTTCCTTTCTTACCTGGAAACCATTGAGACATACCCACTGGAGTCTGTCAGCAATCTTATCCATAGGTGTAACCTTGATGATGGTGTTATCCATTGTACTGTGAGCAGTCTTATAAACCTTATCTGCACATACAACAAGGATACCTGCCTTTGTAGCAGTCTTTGTACACTTACCTGTTACAGGATCCTTTACTGCATCACCATTGTATACATTCTTTACCTCAACAACTCTTGTAAGTCTTGAATGTCTTTCACCCTGTTCATCCTTATAGGTATCTGAAAGGAGATAATCACCAACAACTACATTTGAAAGTCTGTCAAGAATAACCTCATTGTCTCTTTCAACATAAGGTTTGTTGTTATTTGCATCCAAATACAAATCATCTGGTGTATTAAATACAAACTCTGTCACCAAAGGTTTTACATCCTTTACAATCTCACTTACTGTACCAATCTCATCAAGTTCACTGCCGGCATCAGAATTTGCATAAAGTTTGGCACCAACTGTGAGATATGAAGAATCAGAGTAAACTATCTCTTCTGGATTTGAATCACCTTCTGTAACCTTCACCCAAGCGAATGGATGTGTAGAAGTATTATCAGCATCAGCATCAAGCTTCTTTTCATATTCATCCGCACCAACCTTTACAACCTGTGCTTCATTCTTATACTTGAAGTTATAACCCAAGAAGTCAAAAGTAAGTTCATTAGGAATAACAGTTGAATCATCTGAACCAATAACCATATCACAGATACTGTGACCAATAAGGTCAATATTCTCATCAATGAAATCTGTATCAAGATTTACATCTTCAAGAAGATTTACATTCTCTGTACATATAAGACCAATTGTATCAACATCATCATTAACCAACTTCTGAATCCAGATGTTCCTACCAAGTTTGTCAACAAAGTTAGGAATCAATGAACCAACATACTTTGCACGGAGGTCAACTGATGGAAGGTTCAAGAACTTTGTAAGATTTGCATCATCAGTACCTCTGATGAAACCATTCTCATCAAAGAATGACTGATAGATGATGTCTGAAGAGAATCTCTTGTAAGGTTCAGAAGTAACAGTGTACTTGGTGAGTGCATCACCATTCTGTTCCTGGTTGTCATCATCAAAATCAATACCAGAATAAATTGTACTCTTTGTAAGTGCTGGACCAAAGTCACCACCTACAACATAAACCTCTACAAGATAATCACTTACATATGAACTACCATTGAGATATTCAGGGACATTACCTTCACCATACCATTCATTAAGTGTAAGTTGATAACCCTTTGAAGAATAATCACTAGCCTTCTTTACCAAGATAGAAACTGGTTTCTTACCTACATTTGAGAAGTGAAGAATACTCTCATTCCACTTTGAGTCATCACTTGCTGAACCAAGACAGGTATCAATAGCATCAAGGAATGCCTCATCACTTGCATACCAGAACTTATCTGTATTATACAATGACTGTAATGGGAGAGTAACAGATGGTTTGTTCTTATCACCTGAATTGATTGAGAATGACTTCTCAACAACCTGGTCAAGATCAGGGTCAAGATTCAAGAGATTCAAACAAAGGATTGGACCTGCACTCAATGCAACCAATGCACTTCTATGGAAGAATGAACCCTTCTTCTCCAAAGAACGGTCAATGTTTCCATACAACTTGATAAACTGGGCAGGAGATGTAACCAATTTGACTGTATTGAATGGACCAGTCTTACTAAAACCTACAACCAATCTAACATTAGACAAAGTTGTAATACTATCATTTGAAATTTCAGACTTATCTCTCTCAAAACGATAAGTACCAGCTGATTTCAAATTAATCAATTCTGCATCTAAAGCCATAATTTTCTTTTTTTATTGTATTATATGGTATTTATGAAAAAAGTTTTTTAATGTGAGGGGTCATCATACCATCATATTTGAATTTCATAAATAATGTATGAATGAAGGCGGAGTCTTCATTTAGATATAAAAAATAAAATAACAACAAAGATATGGCACTTAGTCACTTTAAAAATTCACATGCCGCTGTTAATAAGTGGGAAGTTGTGAATCCTGCCTTGTTTGAGGTTACTATTCTTCCTCCAACACTTGATGGTGAACAGGATGACCTTACAACACAGCTTCTCCTTGAGCATGTTAGATCAGTTTCTGGTCTTGATGGACTTAATCCAGCAATGGGTACAGTTATCCAGAAATACAAGCAAGCTGAAAGGGTTTACCTTGGTGTTCCTGAAACCACTCACCTTGAGTTGGCAATGACCTTCTCCTTGAACCTCAATGATTCAAATGAGAACTACATCTACACCACTCTCCGTAAATGGTACAACAGGGCATTCAACCCAGCAACCGGTGCATATGGTCTCAAAAAAGATTACTGTGGTTCAATGGTAATTGTTGAGTACAACCGTGATGGTTCAATCTGGAGAAAGACTACTTGTATCAATGTAATACCTGGACAGCCAACTGGTATGAATGACAGGAACTATGATTCTGGTAATGAGGCCAATGAAATTACTATGACCTTCCAAGCAGACTGCTGGGATGATCAAACTGTTGGACTTCCTGTCTATGAATAAAAAAATGAGTGGGACAACTGTCTCACTCATTTTTTATATATCTAAAATAGTTATTTTATATGCCCAAAAAGAAAAAATCTGATGATCAACTAATACCTGAATTGATGGTAGATAAAAATCCAATCACTCTTCTACCACTTAAATGCAGGAATCCAAAACAAAAACATTTTTTGAGTGAAATTAGAAATCATGATATTACAATATGTGATGGAATAGCAGGGTCTGGAAAAACTTACATAGCACTTTATGAAGGACTATTAGGTGTACTTGCAAAAAGATTTGACAAATTAGTCTTATGTAAATCAGTAATATCAACCCCAAATGAAGACATCGGATTCATCCCTGGAACAATAGAAGAAAAAATGGAACCACACATAATGTCCTACAAAGGAAATATGAAAAAGATGGTTAAGAATGAGGGAGATGTCGAGAGGTTGTTCAAGGAAAAGAAAGTAGAAGTTCTACCACTTGCATATATAAGAGGTGTTACACTTGACAAAGCTTACATCATTATTGATGAATCACAGAACATCACAATGAATCTTTTTAAATCAATAATTACAAGAATTGGTGATGACAGTAAGATGATATTCCTTGGTGATATTGAACAGGTTGATTTTGACCAGGAAAAGAAAAGGAAACTATCAGCATTACAACATATCATAGATATCTTCAAAGAAGAAGATTATATTGGATACTGTCATTTCAATGATGATGAGGTAGTAAGAAACCCAATTATACCAAAAGTAATTAAGAAGTTAAGAGATTGGAATGATAAAAAATAAGAAAAGAGGAAGGTTTGATACCTTCCTCTTTTGTTTATTCTCTGATACTTGTTGCTTTTGTTGTGATGACATTCTTCAATCCAACCAGTTCCTTCAAATATGCAATCTCTCCAGCATATGTACTATCTGGATATATATAATATGTCAATGCACATATATCATCAAGAACCTTTACACCACAAATAATTTTAAGATACATAGGTGGTTTCTCATTACCATAACAACTCCAAAGAGCATCACCAAAGATAAGGAATACAGAATTCTTATCTTTTCTCCTAATCTCATTTATCTCATGTGCAACATCCTCAAAGTTTTCAATTGCACCACCAGGATTCTGACTATCAATATAATCCCAAGTCTGTGAAAGTACTACTTCTTTACCTTTTGATCTTAACATCTTACCATTTATCTTTCTTGGAAGAACAAGTCTTTCACCAAAACCATACACAACAACATCTGTATATGACAACTCCTGACACAAATCTATAACCCTACCCAAGAAAGTATATACCAAATCCTTGTTTACAGAACCAGAAAAGTCAACAAAACAATAAATCTTCTGAATCTCACCATGACCATAAGTCCTGGTTGGAAGAACAGCACCTCTCCACAAATGGTTCTTGTGACCATATACAGTCTTGTTCTTGGCCTTTGTTGTATCTCCCTTCATTACAGATTTACCTTTAAGGAAGAGTTTCAAGAGTTCTTTCCATTCATCATTCTCTATCTTTGACTTCATTGCACTCTTCACAATGGTTTTAGACAATGCTGAACCACCTCTCTTCTCACATTTCTTTTCAAGACCATCAACAATATCCTTTTTGAGTTTATTCAACTCATCTTCAGACATATCTTCTGTTGTATCTGTATTCTTTGTATCTGTCATTTCTTTGATGTCTTCTTCTGATATACCTGCTCTCTCCATATCACTCTTGAGGTCTTCATCAGATATATCTCCTCTATGTTCACCAGCAAGTTTACCAGTACCATCTTCACCCTCTTTGAGTTTATCCATTGCACTACCAAAACCACCTTCATCACCACTTTCAAGAGCATCCTTCAAATCAGACAACTTCTTATCTTTTTCAGACATTGGTTTTCCTGGTGTTCCTGAACCAGAACTTCTTTCTGTTCCACCAGATTCAGAGCCAGATGATCCTGATGAACTACCAGATTCAGAACCAGATTCACTACCAGGTTTTGATTCACCAGATGATGAACTCTCACCACTTGAACCTTTACTTGAATCACCACCAGTTTCTTTATCCTGTCTTAATTTATCAATTGCTTTCTCAATTGTATCTTTAAGTTTATCTTTTTCAGATTTATCTGAATCATCAGATGAACTACCACTACCACCAGATGGATCCATATCAGAAGTATCAAGGTCTGATGTATCTGCATCATCATCACCAAATTCATTATCCTGATAATCAAAATCATCAAAATCATCAGAATCACCAGACATATTGAGTTCAATTTCTTTCTTCAATTTCTCCAACTCATCATTGTCATCCCAAAGAACCTTGTTCTTCTTGAACTCCTTATCCTGCATCTTTCCTGATAATTTACCTTTCAAAACAGGATCCAGAAAATCATCTGGAAGATCCATATCATCAGTTGAAGATATTGAATCACCTCCACCACCTGCTGCTTGTAACTTATAGAAATACTTGGCAAACTTCTCCCATGCCTTTTCAAGACCCTGTTTTTCTGTCTTCATTTCAGGATTGATAGGTATAGATTTGACAATCTCTTCTGCCTTTGATTCAGCAGATTCCTCTGATTCATTGACAGACTTTAATATAGTATCCAATTGTTCAAATATGCTTATCATAATATATATTCAAATTTATTTTTATTCTACTGATTCCCATTCACCCATTTCATAATCTGGATGTGCTTCAAGTTTCTCATTTAATTCATCAATATCCACATAATCATATGTGTCTTTATAGCAAACTTCAAAAACAGACTCTTGAAGTTCTTCAACTCTATATTCTGGGAAATCTTTTTCAAATCTCAAACCAAACTGTTCATAATTACTATCCTCTAATCCATCTGATATATCTGAAAGTTCAAGTATTGTTTCTGAATCCTCATTAATCCAAGCACTGTAATAGAGTTTACCTTCATATGGTTCTATTTTTCCTTCATCAAAATCTGAATCAGAACCATTAATAATATCTGTATAACTCATAGGTTTATCTTCATCAGTTGGAATATCTGTTATTCTTGTGTCACTTCCTTCTTCTTCACCGGTTATTTTAGAGAATAATTTCATACTCTCTTCATCAAGTGCCAATGGATTAATAACACCTTTATCTAACAAATATTTCAATACTACTTCTGGACCATCCTTTTTAAGGATTTCTGTGAGTTTCTTCATCTCACTTATGTATGCTTCCTTGAATTCATCACCAACCTTCCATACCTTCTGTGTCTTCAATACCTTACCAATGATCCTCAATCTTTCTGCTGCCATCTTTACAACAGAACCCTTCTCATCTTCATTGAGTTCTGGATTAAGAATATTTTCAAATGCTTTAAATACTGTTTCAAAGACACCATCAAGAAGTCTTTGCATATCTTCCTCTGTCTTGTTGAGAATTGTTTCATTATCAATCAATGTAACCAAATCAGGAAGGAATGATTCTTTCAATTTCTTCAATGTCTCAACAACACCATCAATATCTTCTTTCTTCATATCCTTGAAGTAAAGTTCTGTCAATGGTTCAAGTTTATCAGCACATTCTCCCAATATTTCAACAGTCTCTGTTGAAATCAAATCAATCTTATAAAGGTCAATGAAATTCTTGAATACAACAATCATTCTCCTGAGAGGATGTGCTTTTTTGAATTTCTCCTTTCTTTCTTCTGCTTTCTTTGCATCCCTTTCTTCTCTCTTCTTCTTCAACCTTTCCTTTTCAACATCATCTGAAATGATATCTTCAAGGTCATCCTTGGCCTTATCTATCAAGTCTTCTTTTTCCTCTTTTGTAAGACCTCCTTCCTTCATCTTCTCCATTGCTTTCTTCAATGACTCCCTTGCCTTTTCAGTATCACTTGTGACATCATCACTTGTTTTTCCAAACTTACTGGCAACTTCATCTGCATTTTCAGATATGTTATCCATCATCTTATCAATATCTCTCAATGTCTTATCCATTTCTTCTTCTGACATACCAGCAGGATTCTTATACAAATCTTCAACAACATCTTCAATATCCATCTTCAAACTACCAATATCTCCAAGTTTTGATTCAGCAAGTTCTTCAAGTTCATCCTGGATGGTCTTGTCACCTCTATTTTCCTTACCAAGAAGTTCATCAAGAGTCTTCTGGAGTTCCTTTCTTGCATATCTCTTTTCTTCATCTTCTGCATCTGGATCCATCAATACTTTTGATGCCTTTTCAACAGCTTCAAGAATCTTCAATTCAATATCATCAAGAGAAAAACCATTTCTATCCAACCATTCCTTGTATTCTTTGTCACCAACCTTATCCATAATCTCCTCCCAGGTCATACCTGTATATTCTTTCTTATAGAGAAGATTCATCCTCTTGAAGAAACCAGCATCAACAATACCATCTTCAACCATTGAAGCATTTACCTCATAGTCCATACAGATATTAGCTTTCATATTGGCTTTCTTTCTTGCACCTTCCAATCCACCAGTGAACATATCTTTTGGATACATCTCATTGAATCTCAATAAGTGATTGAAGAACACATGAAACATCTCATGGAACAGAATACCAAATACCCTGTTACTGTCCATCTTACAATCATTATAAACATAATTGAGATTTATCCAGAGATTGTTCCTGTCATCAACACACATAGTGTCTGTAATGTCACTTGGCCAGACAGGAAGATACATAGGTTTGCACTTTGCCATAAACTGATAAAGATATGGATAATCTCTCATCATTTTATATATACCATCTGAACAAACCTTAAGAAGATCTGCTGATTTAACTTTTACATATTCTTTTTTATTAAGATCATATATATCAATTTCACCCATTTTTTCAATGATATCTTCATTACCAACTTCTGGACTATAAGATTCATTCAAACGATTATACATCTGATTATACATAAAACTGTAAATAAATAATATATTGTATTTATGAAACAAAAAGGAAGTGGATAACCACTTCCTTTCAATTTATATTTAAATTCTATTAAGCAAAATCTGCTCTTTCAAAATGGAATCTTGCATCAGTTGCATCAAGATATTTCTTCAAAGATGTAAGTGCTTCTTTGTTCTTCATAACATCAAGGAACTTGATGATATTGATATGCATAATCTTAACAAAGTTATCCTTTGATTTTGAATAAGTTCTATCAAGATTATTGAACATATTCATAAGAACATCAACACTTGGGATATTATCAGGTGAGTAAACAACCTTTACATAATTCTCAATTCTCTTACATACCTCTGAACATTTTGCATCAGAAGGAATTACATAATCTGGATCCTCCAAAATCTTTTCTACATTCACAGATGTCTTTGCATGTGTTTCAAGGAACTTTACATACTTCTTTGACATTTCTGTACCAATGATAGCATCTGCTTTCAAACGGACTTCATCAGATGGAATATCTGTAACCTCTACATATCCATGGTTCTTCTTATAAAGATAGAGTTCATGCATAAGTGCTGACCAGGTACGAGGTGTTGGCCAACCAGATTTACCCTTTTCATATTCCTCTGGTCTTATGGTATGCCAGTTGGTGTATTCACCATTCTCATCCTTTTCAAACATAAGGAACTCAAGAGTTACATCATCAAAGTGACCCTTTGTTACAGCCCACTTCTTCCAATCATCAAATGAAGGGATGAAGTTATACTGACCACCAAGGAAACGAGTACCAACCACAGCACCAGTTGCACTATAACCTCTTTCAACTTCAGCATCATCCTGTGGACGGTTAGAACAGCATATGATTGCCCACTTATCACCAAGAACAAACTCATCATTGTAAGTTCTGTTAAGGAGAATCTGCATCAAAATCTTAAATATCATCTCATCTGCACGGAAGAACTCATCAAAGAGAAGGATACCTCCTTCTGTTGTTTCAGTAACAACCAAGCGACCCTTCTTCATACTCTTATCAACATGACCATTTGCAATATCATTAAGAATATCATTCTCTTCCTGACTTGCAGATACACGGTAACAAGGTAACCAGGTCTTTGGTGCTTCTGTTGAAACCTTATGGATATTACCTTTAATCTTTTCAACAATATCTGTTGATACACCAGACTTCATAATGATTTCTTTTACTCTTGGTCTGTCATTAAGATAATCTTCAACAGTTTTATCAATAGGAATAGGAAGTGTAAAACCATCAACAGTAAGGTCACCACATTCAACAACCATCAAAGCCTTCTGATGGAAAGCATCCTGATTACTGTTCCATTCTTTTATAACACTCTTTGGAATACTTGATTTACCAATACCAGGAGCACCCCAAATGAGAACTGATCCACCACCTTCATCTTCACCTTCCATATATGCAGGTACATTCTTGATGGCATCATTAAGAATCATTCCAAGTTGCTTTGAATTGATATTTGGAATATCCCTCAATCCACCAGCTTCTCCACTGAAACCAACTCTCTTGAAGTTCTCTTCATTAACCATCTGAAGATAACCAGTGTTACCATACTTTTCATAGTGTTCATTAATCATACCCTTGAAGGTCTCATAGTTCCTGTATTCAAGACTATCTTTATCTATGATTCCATAATATTCAGGACTTTCAACAATGTTGGCATGCTTTTCAACACCATCAAGAAGTTCATTCTCAATGCCACAGAAAGCAGTTACACCAGGAACACTACCAGCCGCTGCTACATTCAATGCTGTATAAGAACTTACAGCAGGATACATTTCACCATTATCCTTGAAGAATGCAATTACATTACCAAACTTCAAAGCAATTGATTTGAAAAATCCTTTTATTTTATCAAGACCCTTATCAATGAAGTCTTTTACCTTTCCTTCATTAACAAAGGAATCAAAATCAAGTACATGATTCATATTATCCATATCTGTTGTATTTTTATTTTCTGAAACAGCCTCATCATCCTCTTCTGCCATAGACTTAAAGAGATCTCTTCTGTATTTTTTATTCATTGTCCTAGTCTCATCTTCTGTACCACCAATGATAGGGAGATCTGCCCTTACAGTCTTGGTTTCAAGAGTTCCATCTGGATTTCTGAACTTCTTTTCAATCCACTTTGGAGTCCATTTCTTCAATGACTGTGAGAATGAACCAAACAAGAACATATTCTTGAAATCAGCACAAGATGATACATCCCAGTTACAAATGGAATCATTATTGAATGTTGATTTGTAAAACATTCCTTCCATTGTCTTTACTCTACCTGTATCCCAAGTACTCAAATCAATATTTGGTAAATCAGTAAATGCAAACAATGCTGCCATATTTGTAACAGAAGAAACATCCAATTTTCTCAAAATACCCTTATGAGTCATTTCATTGGTGTGCTCTTCCTCTACCATATCATAGAAATCATTGATGAATCCAAAGATATTGTACTTTGATACCTTATTATCTGTGAGTTTAACAGCACCTGTGATTGTTCTCTTCTCTTCTGGTTCATCAGGATCAGTCTTTTCACCTTCCACATCATCATCTTCAACTTCACCAGTAAGAGGTTCATCTTCAACATCTACTTCCTTTGCAAAATCTTCATCCCAGAAACCCTCATTGATTGCTTGAACCTTCAATCTGTTTCTTTCAATGGTTTCATTGATATGCTCAATGTTGTCATCTACGGATTTATTGATAAGTTCTTCATTCTCAACAAGCCACTTATCAAACTCATCTGCAATTTCATCATCAGACATTGTAATATTACTCTCATTTAGAAGCTTTCTAAACTCTGCTTCCCACCTAATAACAGCAGGACATAGTAATTGTTCTATTGTCATAATCTATATAATTTATTTTCTTGATAATTCTCTTCTAAGTTTCTTCTTCCAGAATTCACGACCTTCTGCACCATTCAATACATCATGGAACATACTCAATGTACGCCAGTTGATTGACTGGTAGTTTGGATCAGCCAAGAGTTTTTCAACTTCCTCAATGAACTCTTCAACCATATCCCTTGGAATAGCACACTTATCATCTGGAATTGACTTATCTGCATATTCAGACAAAATCTTCTTCTTCATAACAGTCCAGATAGATTCTGCAAGAGGTGCAATATCATAGTTCTCAAAACGAGATGAAATAGCATCCCAGTTACCCTTACCCACTTCATTAACAAATACATCTCTTTCAGAATTGGAAATGATAATTACAACACCTCTGAATATGAACTCATTAGGCATTGCAGGTTGAGTATTTTCCTCTTCATCCTTCCAAGAGTCATCAATCTTTTGCATCCACAAATCAATCATCTCCTGGTCAGCATCCTCCTTACTTGCTACACCACCAGGTGCAGTTGGACTATAATAAAGACTATATTTCTTCATCTCTTTCTTATAGAAATCAGTCTTATCATCAGCAGACTTACGACCAATCTCTGTGAAGTACTGTTTCTGTCTGTCACCTTTAAGTCTTCTTACATTGTAAACCTTCAACTTTGACTCCTTACCAGGGAAACCAATCAAACAGTCTTCAATATCAGTCTGGAGAGCATTCTTCCACATAGAGATACGGTAATCACCATCAAAGAGGTTAGGTGAATCATCAAACACCAACATCTTACCATTATACTCATACATCAACTGATATACAGAATCAGCGGTTGAACAACCAGAACCAGCCCAAACATAGTCCCTATTCAACACCATATTTTTCTCTTTAAGGATTTTCTTAAGTGTATGGGTCTTACCAATACCACCCTTACCAGTGAGGAGAACACCACGCCTTGACATAATTGATGTATCATTCTTATCAAGGACACCATTCTGATGAACATAATTACACATAGCACTTATAACCAACTCCAATTCAGTAATAGTTGATTCATAGTTCTCTGTATCCTCCTCAATCTTGGCCTTCATTGCATCCTCTCTGGCCTTCATTCTCTTCTCGAGTTCTGCCTCTGCATCTGATACCTCATATGCAACACCAGCAGATGTTGAAATAGCTGGGCCTTCACCACTATAAGATTTAACAAGATTATCAAATACACCAGCATCAACAGCTTTCTGTACAGAACCTGGTACTCTACCACCAGATGCCAATGTCATAACACTATTGGCACAATCCATCATATATCTTGTCTGACCATCTCTGGTTGCCAATGGACCACCAACAAATGCTTTAAGAATCCTTGTAGCCATAGGATCATTATCCTGTATTAACAAGAAATACTGTTCAACAGCATTCTTTAAACCATAATCACGGATAAATCCATATACATACTGTCTGTCATCATCTGACATCTTTTCAAAATTCCTTACATTCTTCTCAACATAACCAGCGCCAATTCTACCAGCAAATGCCTCATCAATAGGTTCTGTGTTCTGTAAATCATAAACCAACTGATCAAGCATATCCTTGAAACCAAGTTTCTTTGTTGAATAGGTAACTATTGCAACATTTTCCTTACCAACCTCAAAATCATCAAATATTGAAATTGATTTCTCATTTGTATCACGACAACATACAATATTTTTATGTCCACCCTTTTCAAAGAATCTTACACCTGGGACACCATTCAAATAAACAATATTATATCCAATACCAAAATCACCAATATTCTTCAATCTCTTTGAAACAATATTGGAAATTTTCAAAAGATATTTGTCTTCATAAACAGGTGTACCTATGATAACTTCTTCCTCAGGAAAATTTGGATCAATCTCTGGAATCTCCATTGTTTGCTTTTCAGGTTCCAATGCTACTTCAGTTGATTCTTTCAATGCCTTTTTCTTTTCAATAAATTCTTTGGCATCAAAATTTTTGAACTTATTTATCATATCTTATTTTTATACTTATATAATATATGTTATTTATGAAAGTGTCAATTTATGTACAATTTTTCATATACATTATCATTATCCATCTTCTGCTTAATCTGCCTGTATCCCCAGTTTCTTGTATTGATATCAACACAGTTCTCATAACAATCACCCGGGACAATCAACATATCATCAACAGAATCAAAACTCAATGCATACTTTATACCCCTTTCATTCATAAGTGCCAGTTTACCAAACAACTCATAATAATCAACCTTTCCAAAGTACTTTCCAGTACTCCTGGTCATCTCATAAGGAGGATCCAGGTAAGTAAAATCATCAAGGTTCATTGCATCCAACATCATCCTGTAATCACACCTCTTGAAAAGAACATTATGTTCATTGAGTAGTCTGCTCCATTCATCCAGAACTTTCTTTAATCTCTTTGGTTTGATGCCCTCTCTGGTGAGATGAAAAGTATTATTGAAGTTACCATACTTATTGTATCTTGGAATTCCATTAGTACAAGTCCTCATCAAGAAGAAGAAACAATAAGGACTCCTGGTCTGGTTGAACTCTTCCCTGATCATCTCAAAGTATTTCCTCCTATCCTGAATATTTTCAAGTGCATGCATCTCTTCCCACATCCTGGTGTACTCATTAAAAAGACCTTCCGGGTCTCTCTTGACTGTATTCCATAAATCAATCAAGTCACCATTTATATCTGAACAGACACACCTGTTCACATAATGCTCTGATGACTTGAGTAGTTGGAAAAGAACTGAACATCCACCACAAAATGGTTCATAATATGTATCAATGAAATTTGGGAAGTATTGAACAATATCCCCACTCTGAATCCTCTTGGATCCAATCCATTTTATTATTGGTTGAACATCTACCATATACTAAAAAATAACAAAAAAAACCTCCCACCTACTTATTTATAGGTGGGAGGAAAAACAATAAGAATATGAACAACAATTACTTCACATTACGAAATGAAGTCTTTTTATCAAAACCATGGGATTCCAGATGTTGTACATCAGTCCTGTTATCCACAATCACAGGTTCTTTGATGGAAAGAAGATAATCTGTGATGTTGTTCCAGACCTCTTCTGCCGGAATCAATGAAGGAATCCAGGTACCTTCCATAATAGGATTCTCATCATAGTCACCATTCTTGTCTGGTGAAACATAGCCAACCTGTGCAATTGTCTCATAATATTCATCAGAACCTTGTTTGAATCGAAGATTACAAGGAACATCTAAGTAATTATAGGTCAGTTGACCAATAAGAATAGGTGCTTTGGATTTAGTCTTTGACCTATCAAAAGTAAACTTCCTCATCAGTTCAGGAACAATCTTCACCTCTTTATCATTCTCATTCTGGAGTACCCTGTAAACCAGGAAAACATAAGCAACAGAACCAATGACAAGACCAAACCAACTATAAGTCACATTATAGGCATCTGGGAACTTTCCTGACTTTATAGGTTGATAACCTTTACCCCATTTCCTATATGCCCATCCCCCATTCTCATATCCATTATCCCAGTTTTGACCAGCATAAACACTGTTACTATTAGGATCTTTTCCATTTTTCCAAGTACAGAAGCATGGAGCATAACCCATAGGATACCTATCTGTAAGGAGCATTGATGTCTTATTGACCAACCTGGTTGAGTTCCTACGGTCATAGGTGATGTAACCATCTATTCCAAGGACACCTGCCAGGTAATCATAATAATCTTTCTTATTATCTATTATTCTCATATCTCAAAGTTTTACAATACAAAGATAATAGATTTTTCTGACATTCCAAAATTTTAATTTACATTAAATCCAATTTTCTTCTTCTTTTTGGATTCAGATGTATATTCAATCTCTGGATTGAAGAGTTCTGCCAAAGAAACATCCTTGTTTACCTTTTGTAGTCCAAGTTTCTCTGCCACCTTGTTTGCCTTGTCCTTGTCAAGAAGTTCAAACTCATACTTACACTTACATCTACCAGGCCTCAACAGAGCCTCATCAATCTTATGGTAATCTGTATTGAAGGTACAGATAATCTTGATATTGAGAGCATCTGCAAGAATACCATCTGTCATATTAAGCAAATCAGAAATACCATCACTCCTTTCACCATCATCAACAGTTATAAGGTCTTCACAGTCTTCAATCACAAACACACAACCTCTGTTCCTCAAAAGGAATGGAAGGATGGCAGGGTCTGTGAAATCCTCAAACAACTTACTTGGTACATAGATGAACTTCCTCTTGTCAGTTTCACATTCAGAAATGAGATATCTGATATAAGTACTCTTACCAGTACCAGGTTTACCATAAAGAAGATAAAGACCATTCTTGTCTTTCAAGATTGAATTGACAATAGATTTATGTGCTTCCTCAAACCCATCATTATAGAGGTCAAAATCAAGTTTACCTTCAATATCAACATTGAAGTTATCAAGATATAAATCAGGATCTTTCACAATGACATAACACTTAACCCTGTCATCATCCTGATCATACTTCTTCAAATACTTATTGACAACCTCTTCAATCTTATCTGTACCAAGATGAGAAACAACATTTATCATCTCAAAATCCAGATAAATCATAACTGGTTCTTTGTTTGACACAAGGATGAACCGGTTAGTCTCAATCTTTTCAGTGTTTGATTCTTCAATACTCTCCTCACATCTTGGTTTTGTCTTACAATAATTGAGTTTACCATAATCATATAAAAGAGGTACAAAATCACCAGATGCAACAAGGTCATTGAAGATGACATTGTAAATATCAAAATCCTCATCCTCATCAATCCTGTTAATATCCATTGAATACCTATACACAGGAAGTGCATCAAAAATCTCCATATACCAATGGTCCTGATCAACAGCCTTCATCTGTGACATTGCATACAGATTGTTTCCAACCTCCTTCACAGTATTTCCAATATTTACTTTTACCATACTTTTTATCCTAAATGTTCATTTGTATCTATACAATCAGTCCTCTCAATGAGTTTCATCTTTCCATAGTTGATGTCAACCCTGAACTTGTGTCCCTTACCTTCACCTTCCCTGATTTTCAGAATCTTCATCCAGTAATAAGGTGTGGCAACACCATTGATGAGTTCACCTATCCTCATCTCTTCTGTCTGGATGATACCAATACCATTATCAACAGTGTGCATAAGACCCATTGATTCTGATACATCAGTAAGGTTGATGTCTGAACTGTCAAGAGCACCCCTACCAATCTGTGATGCAGTAATCATCAGTACATCATACTTCACAGCAAGACCTCTCAAATCCTCTGCCAGTGTCTTAATCTTCAGATAAGTGTTCTCTGAATTAGGCTGACGGTAGTTGCACATAATGTTGATATAGTCAATAATGACAACATCAACCTTATATTTCATTGTCTCCTCAACCTCCTTGATGTATCTCTCCACATCAATGACAGTACCCTGACCTGTCGGTAGTTCCTTCACACGGAGTTTACCTGGTTCAAAGAAACTGGAGTTCCTGAACTGTTTGATCTTCTTCTTTACATTGGCAGGATTCTCAACCAGTTTGTCATAATCCTCCAATGTCATATCAAACATGTTGGCAGAAATTCTCCTTGTCACCTTCTCTTTCGCCATTTCGCAGGTGATGAACAGGACATTCTTACCCTGTCTCACATAACTGGCTGCATCATTACAAAGGACAATTGATTTACCAACATTAGTACCACCAATATAACAAGTAAGTGTCTTCCTATCCAGACCACCATGGGAAACCTTGTTCCAATATTCCCAGGTTGATGGTACCTTGTCACTCTTAATATTGTGGTGACTGTCAGGATCCCAGAAATCATCACCCAAATCCCTGTCAAAAGAGATGAGATTAGTGTCACCAACCATTGATGCTGCCTTTTGTACAATGTCTCCAACATTATCTAAAGTGATGTCTGATGTCTTTACCAGTGCAGCAGCCTCAAAAAGATTGTGGTTTAGTGCCCTGAACTTAATCCAGTTCTCTGTAATATCTCCCAGCCAATCACTGTCATATGCTGCAATCTCAACATTATACAGTGTATCAACAATTTCAGGAGACAATTCCTTCTTGTCTCCCTTGATGATAGCCTTCATCTGTTCACAAGATGGAGATTCCTTATATTCTTCAAAGAACAGTTTAGCATTATTGGCCAGATACTGTATCTCTGGATTTGAAAAGAAATCACCACCCATACTCAGGAGATACTGTGGTTTCTTCAATGCATATGCAAAGATGATCTTCTCCTGATCTATTGTAGTCTTCATTCCCATAATCTAACAATTTAATCCCAGGGTGTTTTAACTATTTTATATCTTGTATTGTTTTTCTTGATATATTCCAGGTTAGTTAGTACATCAATGATTTTTGCCACACCTTCCTCATCCAAATTATACTTGTTCTGTAACTTTGCATCAGAGAACAAATTAGAATCTGGACTCTCTATACAACTATCATATAATACATCCAATGGTGTTGGATAATCAGGTAAACACTTATTAATACCTGTTATATATCTAACTTGTACTTTTTCCTTATCTATACTTACCATTTCATTAATAGTTCTTATCAGCATAAAAATAACAAAAAATCAATAATATCATAAATAATTTATACTGTATATAAAAGAAAAAACTATGCTTTTAGGATTTAAAGATTATCAATCTTATAGTATTGATTTTAATGAATTAGGACAGATTAATGAATCACATCAGTATTCTGATGCAATCAGTTCTGTTATGGATAAACTCACTTTCTATGTAAAAAGGAGTGTTGCTCTTGAAAACAGCAGTCTCAATGAGTCTGCAAAGAGAGCATATAGTAAGGACATCAGGTTCAACAGGGATGAGAGAATTGCTGCTGCTTGCATCTTCAATGAGATGCTTAAACAGTATGAAGAGAATATGAAAGAAGAATTATCTTTGTGTGAAACAATCCTCAATCAGGAATCAGTTCTTGAAGAAGGTGTTGAGTATGATGAAAAGACTCTTTCAGAAATTCTTTCTCTCAATGAAGAAATCAAGATTTTCCACAAGTTGAAGAATGTAACAAAAACTGTCATTGATGGTGCAAAGGAACTCACAGTAAAAGGTGTTGAGGTTGTAAAGGCAAAGAAAGAAGATCTTGTTGCATGGGCAAAAGAAGCAAAGAAAGATTTTGAAGAAAAGTATGAAACTCTTAAAAAACTCATCAAAGAGATTGTTGATAAGGGTGTTGATACAATTGAAAAATTCATCAATAAGATTCTTGAAGTGTTCACATCAATTGGTGATGACCTTGTTGATGCTGTTAAGAAACTTGGCGGTCTCAAAATGGAAGATGGTGAGAAACCAGCAACCATTGATCTTGAAGATACAGATGAATTATACAAAGATAAAAATGATGAAGAAAAATCTTTCATCAACAATATTATATTAAGAGTTCAGGCAATCCTTTCAGAAGATAAGGAGAATGCAGTAAAATTGATGACAGAATCATATGTTGCTGAATCTATTGTTGATAACAAATTCATTGCCTGGTTGTCAGGTTACAAGTCTGACGGTACAAAGATGAGTTGGTGGAAATGTATTCTCATCGGTCTTTGTGCATCACTCATTGTATGGTTACTTCCAAAGGTACTTGTAGTTGCTGGTCTTGGTGGTGCTCTTGCAGCATTCATTGCTGCTCTTGTAGGTGTTACCTGGAATGGTATTGGTATGCTTAAACTCATATACAGGAGAAACAAAGAAAGAAAACCTGGTGAGAAATTCTTCAACAGAAAGACTTCTATCTTCTTTGCACTCTCATTGTTCTCAATGATATTCAGTGTTGCTACATTCATCAAGACTATTGGTCCTCTTTTGAGAGAAATCTGCAACACTATGGAATGGACTGGTGGTGATGATATGAACAAGTTTGGTGAATTTATTTATGGTATCACAAAGAAAGTAAGTCCAAAGGATGCTTTTGTTGATGGTGGATACAAAGAGATTTCAGAAGAGATTCAGAACTTTGGAGGTGATTTCAGAGGAAATGATCTTCTTAAATCAAAAGAAGATGTTCTTAATGCAGTAAAGGAAATGCCTGGTGCAACAGAAGCAAATGTAAATGCTCTTGACAAGTTCCTTTCTGCACCTATTGATGCAAAGGGTACATCTGCTGTATATGATGCATTGTCACAGTTTAAAGATAATGCAGACCTTCCATTTGTTGCAGTATTTGATACATCAAAATGGGGTGGTACTGGTCCTATCAGAGATGCTATCAAGGCATTGAAAGACCAACTTCCTGATTCTGCAATCCTTGGTACTGTTGGATCAGAAGCAACAAAGAAAGCATCAAAGGGATTGTATGGTTTTGCAACCTATCTTACTGGTGTAAACCAGGAACAAGCAAATATGATTTTTCAGAAAGCTGCTGAACTTGCCGGTAAAGATGTAGCATCTCTTCAACTCCATACTTATGGTACTGGTTCAATTGCTGATGTAATCACAACAGTTGAACCAATCAAGGGTATGTTTGATGTACTTACTCCTAATGTTCCTTTCCTTCCTATGGTTATGCCATTCTTTGATGAGAAGAAATGGGGTGAATACAAAATTAGGTTTGCATCTGCAACAAGAGGTGCCGCTGCTTATGTGGTTGACAGAGTTGAGATGCTTCCTTCTGACAAGATTGAGGGTTCAAGTAAAGCATTTGATACATTAAAAACTATTCATAATGGTGCCTGGAAAGAATTCCAGTCATTAGAAATTGAAGACAAAAAGGATATTGAAGAACCTCAATATATTGTATTCTTCATAAAACCAGATGAAGAAACTGGTAATGAAAATGATAAACCCAAAGAAGGTAACAATGAAGAAAACAAGAAAGATGTTGTTGGTGTTGTAATTGATACACTCACAATGATGTGTGCTGATGTATGTAACTTCAATGAATCAGTAAAGGTGAGAAGAAGACCACAACCATACTTTATGAAGGGTCTCCTTTCAAGACTTTCATTCAGACCATTGAAGGACAATGATAATGATACAAAGGATTACATCAGAACAACACTTGGTCAGACAATGAAGACTCTTGCTACACAGAATGTACTTTATGGTGTTGGCAAGAAATACATTGACTCAAAAGTTGAAGATAAGAAAGCATCCTATTCTATAAGAGCAACTGTTCTTGGTGATGATAAGAAAAAGGTATCTCCAAAGAAGACAATGTTTGAACTTGGTAACTTCTCTCCAGAAGAACTTATTAACATCCTTTCAGATGAAAGTAAGAACAATAAAATCGCTTATGACTTCCTTGATGGTTCATTTGCTTCAAAGGTATCTATCAAGACAGATGGTAATGGTGACATCACTTCAAAAACAGTCTTGAAAGATGAATCTACTATTGAGAATGTAAAGTATTATAGAGTATCAAAAGATAAATATCAGGAGATAATGGATGAATATGAGAAAGAATTGAAGAAGTTTAAAGATGGTAAGTTAGATAAGAAACCTAATAAACCTTCATTTATAAAAGGTGAAGACAAAGAATACTATAAAAGAGCATCAAAGAAATTTATGCAGGAGAATAAAAGAAAAAGAACTTATGACTTTGTTGACATCAGAATTGTTCCACTCTTGAAGAAAGGTGAACTCTATAAGAAACTTATTGAGAATGATAAATTCAAGAAACTCATTTATAAAGAGGATGAGGAAAACAATGTAAAACTCAATAAGGAAGTAATCAAGGTTCTCAAACCATTCCTCTTCAGACCTGAAAAGACATTTGCAAAGGATGATGAATATCAACTTACACAACTCTTGAAAGAACAGGGTGTAGAAGGTGAACATCTTGGATGGTTCAAGAATCTCTTCAAAGATGAAGAACAACTCAATGATACTTTCAAGGATCTCGTAGAGGTAATCTGGGATTACTTATCAGAAAACAGAAGAAAGGTATTCAAGGGTAGAGACCTTACACCAAATCATAAAACAAATGAAGATGTTGAATACACTTTATTTGATGAGTTAATTGAAGAGTTCTTCAATGATGAATATGATGAGGAAACTGAATATGAGTATGATATGGAAATACTCAATGAAGAACAGGATGTTCTTTCATTCGAAGACTTCTTAATTGAAAGATATTAAAAACAAAGGGTGAGATTTAATTCTCACCCTTTCATTTTCAAGTAGATATTTCTTTTTAGTTCCCCAGTATTGTTTCCATCTCTTTACACAAGCAAGATATATCAAATCCCACTGTTGATACTTATTGAGTTTATTCCATTGTCCTTTAAGATTCATCGTCAGGATATTGGAAATTAAGAGTCAGACAACCCTCTTCAATACCAGAGGTGAACTTATATCCAACATGCTCCAGGAAGGAAGGAATGGAACTCTTCAAATCCTCATAAGTGGTCTTATCAAAAGTCAACTTATTATAAGATTTGTTATTCAGAGCAGCAACAATATTGACACTCTTCTCATAATCATTGAAATAAAGACAATACATCTTGGTCTTGTCATTCTTCAACATGATCCACTTATAAGGGAACATCTTCTTGATGAACTTGGGAAGCTTAGACCAGTAGGTAATAGGTTTGCGGATAGCAAAGTATCCATATCCACCATCACCATGAGCATTTACAATAACACCATTATACTGCTTACGGAATTCAGTATCAATACCTCCCTCAAAATAAACAGAGTGTGAACTGGTGAAACAGTCAAACATAATCTTATTGTTGGAATTTCTCATATCTCATTTCTTTTTCTCATTACAAAGATAATGGATTTTTTTGAAATATCCAAATATTTTTTAACTTTTTTGTATAGATTCTATAATATAATCCACTTTAAATGTATCCCCTAGAGTTCCATCTTCTTTTATTTCATACAGATAAGTACCCCAATTATCTACATCATCTTCATTATCATACTCATATCCAAGACATAACTTACCATTTAATGGTGGAGTTTTAGCATATTGGCATAATGGATACCATCTGTCAAGAAGTGGTGTTTTATCTTGTTCTGATTTACAAAGATTATACTCACCATCTTCATTCTTTATCAACCAAACATTCTTAAACAACTGTTTCTCAACAGTAATCTTATTCAACTTTTCAAGTTCTGATTTCTTCAAACCAGTTTCCCTATCATAATCTTTCAATACAGACTTGAATGGATCCTTGATAGCACTGCACCAACGTTCCCAAGGAATATTATTAATCATTTTTGGGTCACCATTCTTATAGAAATCATCAATAGCAATTTCCCTTATCCTGTCAAGTACTTCCGGGTCAACTTTCTTGTTCCAATCATCACTATGACCATGTTTAAGATGACCATTGGCACTTCTGTCTTTATATATAAATGTGACATTATCACCACCATTACTATGGCGATATGTCCATCCAAATTGTTTTAATGTTTTCCATACATCACCAAATGAAGCAGAACTATATACTTCATTTATCTGTACATATTCTTCAAATTTTAACACTTTACTCATATGAATATTTATGAAAAAATCCAGGATTAATCCTGGATTTTTCTTTTAACCTAACTGGTTTGCAATCAAATCTGTCTCATCTGGTTCATCATCTTCCTCAAAGACTTCTTCCACATTAGCACCACTGTCAGCATACTTAAACTCTGATTTGATGTACTCATCCAATCTTTCAAGTCTCTCCTTGGTGAATGCCTTTGCAGTAAACAACTGGTTGAGAGGAATGGTTGTACCATCATCAAGGCAGAATCCCCTGGCAGTCTCTGATGGAACAAAGTACTGGACTGTACCATTGGCATCACACTTGATATACTCTGGTTTGGGGTCTTTCTGATATTCTTTCTCTGTGATGAACTTACCTCTTTGGATACCACACCTCTCAAAAGAGATGTATTCTTCCAAACCAACATAAGGATTCATACCATTCACATAAGAAATGTAGAACTTCACCTTCACAGGCTTACAGAACCTATTCTTCTCTGGTTGTGCAGTAACAATGATACCTGTCTGTGTATTGTCAGATCCTTCCTTCAACTTGGCCTTTGAAAGGTTCAAGATGATACTTGCACCATAAACAAGACCCTTACCACCAGATTGAATATTGGTAGGAACATAAGCATCAGTAGCAGCATACACATGGTTAGAGAAAGCAAATGTGCCTCCAATGATACCCATCTTCTGCATCAGAATCCTGAAAATTGACCTAATCTGCTTTGCCCTTGTCATATCTGACTTGTCATTACCAGACTTGGCATCATCAATCTCCTTCTGTGTTGCAAGATTACCAACTGAATCCAGGATGAACAACACCTTTGGGATGTTCATTCCCTGTTCCTTCTTTTCAATAAGAAGGTCAACAGTCTGTGTGATATTGGTCTTGAACTCCTGAACAGTACCAACTGGTTCATAACGGAACTTGGATGGATCCACACCAAACTGTTTCAACTGTGCCTGTTCAATAGCATTCTCTGAATCATACCAGATGACAAAGATGTCTTTCTTCTGTGCTTCCCTGGCAATGTTCAAAAGAAGATAAGTCTTACCAACACCAGACTCACCACTGATACAGATAGACCTGTTGTTAGGAATACCTCCAAAGAGACTACCAGTAAGGCAGGCATTACAGATGTAGTTACCAACTGGGATGTAATCTGTGATAGCAGAGACTCCATGTCCTTCTGACATAAGACCTCCCCATCGTGAGTTTTTTGACATTTCCTTATTTAAATCACTAAAACTAAAATCTCCACCTTTTGCCATAAACTAAAACTATAAAATGTTATATACTAAATATAACAAAAAAGAGAGTGAATTACTCACTCTCCTTCTTTGCTTTCTTTTTCTTTTTAATCTCTTTCTTATCAGTAAGTTTGAATTCCTTACTTGGGTCAACCACAACCTTAGCTCTGGACATAAAATCCTTACAGAGTAACATCCTACTCCTGTAAGTCTTTGTACCAGACAAATCAGAAATCTTCAAGTCAACAAGTTCATCCTTGTATTCCTTACCATTGAATTTGATGTCAACCTTGATAACAGGTCTTTCAGTTGCCTTTCCATGATGCCAGATTTTGATATGTTTTACAATATCATATTCTTTCTTCTCACCATTGAACTCAAATGAGACCTTGCCATCTTTCTCTTCAAAATCCTGAACAATAATGGCATTGTATGCTGTGTTACCAGTATCAAGTTTTGCTTTCATCTTTCCAAGACCAATGACCTCAATCATTTCCTTGAATCCAGATACTTCCTTACCATCATGTGTTTCCTTTGTTTCTGAATGGACAGGAGTCTCTGGTATGAAAGCTTCTTCCTTCATACCTCTGTTCTTTATGAATTCTTCAAATTTCTGTAACATATTAGTTAATTTCTTTAAATCCTAATTCATCTTTTGTTGATGTAATCTTTCCATCAGCACTTTCCTCCCAGAGTTTTTTTACCTCTGCAACTTTCTGTTTAAACTCCCTTCTTAATTTCTGTTTCACTGTCAAGGTAGTTTTATCATGTGAACAATTACATCCCATAATTTATATTAGTCAACATTCTTATACTTTGATAAGTCAACCTCATGTCCATAGAATGCCTCAATCACACCAGCAACCTTACAAGCATCCTCAAATGGGATAACATCATTGCTGAAATAAGCATAATTCTCTTTACATTCTATGAGTTCATTACCATTGTAACTCAATGTCCAGGTATCCTTACCTTCATCAAGACCTTCAATCTTCCAGTTGTCATTCTCATATACTGACTGTTTACCCTGGATGTATCTTGTGATGAGTTTCTTCAAACCACAAAGTCTGATGTTCTCACCTTCTTCAATAGTATTACTCTCATTAATCATAACACTCTCATCAACCTTCTCTACAGGAACATCAAAATTTGTTGTATTATCTGTAAGGATGAATGATCCTTCAACAACAACTGCCTTATCAGAAATCCTGTGAAGGAATTTACTACCACCAATTGCAATGTTGATATTAATATTGTCATTGACAGTCTTCAAAACAACAAGTTCATTCTTGTAGATTGTACCATTGAACCTGATGTTCATCTCTATCATAGGATCTCCCTTTCTCATACCAGAGAGTTCCATCTTATAAGTAACACCATTGAATACAAATGATACATCATCATCCTTTGCATTGACTGAACTACACTGGAGTTCTGTGAATGTCTTATTGTCATCAAACTTCATAGCAGCATCAACACCATCACCCAAATCCTTGAAAGTGACTGTCTCATACTTACCAATCTGGTCTGAATCATACTTGGTGTACTTGAAGTCCTTGAACATATCCATCAATGTACCAACTACATCATCGCCGGCAGCAGTGGTGATACCCTTTGTACCTGGTGATGAGTTAACCTCAATAACATAAGACTGCTTGGTCCTGGAATCCATAATGAGGTCAACACCAGCCCATCTACAACCTGTGGCCTTTGCTGCCATCTTTGCAATCTTCTCCTGTTCAGATGTAAGGTGACCCTTCTCTGCTGTTGAACCAAGTGAATAATTACTTCTGAAATCACCAGCAAGCTGATTCCTCTGCATACAACCAATAATCTCAAAGTTCTCAATACCTGGAGTCATTCTTTCAAATCCCTTATAGAGAACATGTACACGGAGGTCATAATCTGAATTGATCTTCTCTTGAAGAAGAATATCTGCCTTTGGTACAAGAGCAAAAATGGCCTGAAGAACAGATTTCAATGAAATCATCGAATCAATCTGAGCAACACCAATACCCTGTGTACCCTTTGTAATCTTAATGATAAGAGGGAAACCACCACCAACAGCAGAAACCTTGTCTTCAAGTTTGTTCATTGAAGAGTTGGTAACAACAGAAGTCTTTGGTGTAGGAACACCTGCTGCTTTGAGCTTCTTATAAGTGATGAACTTATCTTCACAGTTGTCAATTGCTTCAAGGGTGTTCAATACAAAGAATCCATCATTCTGGAGTTCTGTAAGGAAATCCCTTGACTCAATGTTCTTCAAAACTGTTCTTCTTGGAACAATGATAGTGTTATTTGGGTTGAGGGTGAAGGTCTTTTTAGTTTCACCATTCTCAACCACATTATAATTATCATCAGCACCCTTTGAGATAGTTGAAGAAGAAGGATCAATAGTAACCATATTCAATCCTGCTTTCCTTGCAGCATCCTCAAAGAAAAACATTGAATTAGAACTCTTTGTAGTCTTTTCTGCCCTTGATGACAAGAAAACAACCTGGATGTTCTTTGCCTTCTTACTCTCATTAAGAGGTGCATATCCTTTACTTGAATATTTCATAATCATTATCTATATGTTTTCAATATAGTATTTATGAAAAAAGAGTGAGACTGAATCCCACTCTTTATTGAAGTAAATTGTTTTCTTTACAATATTCTAAAAACTGTTCCTTATCCATAATTTGTGTCTCAAGTTCAGGTCCATAATCAAACTCATCCAACACTTCCTGTTCTGAATTCATTATCCCCCTCACATCAAGATACTTACCATTCCTGATAAGACCACAATGAACAAGAGCATAATCTTCAATATCATAATCATAATCAGTCATCACAAATATCTTATCACCAGGTCTATAGTTATCAAGAACCCACTGATGACACTGACCATGAAGGTATTCATCATATGACAGTATATTATTCATTAAAAGAAATCTCCTCTACTTACTCCATAGTAGTTATAATAATCTTTTATCTCTCCTTCAATGTCTTCCTTTTCATATTCATTATACAATCCCTCCCAAAACTCTTTTCCAAAATCAGGATCTTCAATGAACTCCTTTACATCAAAACAATCATCATCATTACATACTACAATCTCAGTAGGTGTGAATATAGCATCAAAAAGTTCAACACCATATTTTACAATAGGTTCATATGATGAAACCTTATAATCTATGACAATAGTATAATTTTGATCATTGAAATCAACATCAAACTCATAAGTTAATGTCTTATTACTATCTGGTTCTATTTCACCAGCATTCTCATCAATATTACTTTCAAAATATGACCTGATTAGTTTTGTAAATTCTTCAACATCACCAAGATTGCTCTTGAATTCTGTAAGACATCTACTGTGTATAAGTTCATCCTCCTTATCTCTCAAATGCTTTACAGCACTATCCTCTGCATACTTTGGACTATCATTGAATTCATTACCAGGGTGTCTTTCATCCCTTCTTTTCTTGAATTCCTTTTGGAAGTCATCATCCTTTGCATAATAACTCAATGTCTCTATATTACCAAGGACAAGATAAGAACCATCTTCAAGTTTTATATGATAATGTGGTGTATCATTATCCTTGAAATTATCCAATTCATTATAATCTAATGCAACACCAAGGATTTCAGAATCATCCAAGTCATATAAAAACACATTATCAGCAGAATATTCTGGCATACCATGCTGTTGAAGTATGTCTTTCAATTTACTACTTTTAAAACTCTCATTCAAAAGTGTATATTCTTCAAATTTAAATACTTTCATATCTATATTAAGTTATTATATTCTATTTATATTATTATATGTCCTGTCAACATAATCTCTGAAATCATCTACATAATCATAAACCTTTGCATTTGGAGAATGTACACAAGGTTCATCTTCCTTTCTGAACTTCTTGGCCTTCTTCTTTTTCTTCTTAATCTGTTTCAGGAATGTTGTATAAGGGGCAACCTGATGATAGACTATTCCAGTTGGAGATGGAAGGTCACCAGATCCAGGTTCACCATTGGGACCTGGGAAATAAGCAGCACCCATTCCACCAACATTGGCAGGGGTTGCTCCACCTGGGACACCATCACATTCAACAATCTTCTTACCATCCATAACACCAGGTGAAAAGATTCTTTTCTTTATATATGTATCCATATCTAATCTATCCCAATTTTTCTTGATGTATTCAATTATCTTATCATAATCTCCAACATTTGTGAACAAATTCTCATCCCTTCTTTTTTCAATATACTTTATAAGACCTTCACAATCATTCTCCTTTCTACAAGATGGTGGTGGAGGAACAATATGATTTTGTATATAATGTGCTCTTTCTCTCCTACAATACATCAATGTAAATTGATTTAATGAATTAATCTCCTTATCAGAAAGAATTTCATCTTCAATTCTGTTATCTTCACCAGAACCCCTTCTCATCATATCTCCCCAGGCAGATTCATTCATACCATTTTCCTTTTCTTTTTCTTCTTCTTTAATAAATCCCTCAATATCTTTCTCAATATCATCAGTCCAATGACTGTCTATGTATTTGATGATATTCACAATATTTATATCCTCATTGAATTTGAGATGTTCCCTAACACATTTACAAAACTTCTCCCTGCTGAACTTCTCATTATCCCAAACAACCCTTATTGCAAATTCATTCATAGAATCTACAATAGCATCCATATCTGTTTGAGTTATCTCATCCTCTTTCCTTATCTGTTCACCAGAACCCCTTCTCATCATATCTCCCCAGGCAGATTCATTGACACCTTTCTCCTTAAGATATGTTTCTATCTGTGTTTCAAAATCACTATCATTCCACATATCATCAGGATCATAATACTTCTCTTCATCAGTAAGAACCTGATTTATTTCATACATCAAATCATCCTTATATGGGTATGAATCCCACCAATCATTAAGTGTTTTTTCTATTGATTTTCCGGGTTCTTTTACAAATCCAAGTTTTTTAATTTTTTCTTCCTCTTTGTTTATTTCTTCATTGACTTGTGATTCATAATTCTTACCTTTATTCCAATTTGCCTCAACATATATTACAATATCTTTAACCATTTTCTTACCAACATTCTCATGAGTTTTTGAATCATACATATTATTCTTATAACTCTTACTCATAAACTCTTTGAAGTCATCAATAGAATTCTTATACAAATCCTCATATACAATTTTTTTGGCAAAACATCTAATATCAGCTTTAACACTATTAAGAAAACCTGTATCTTCTCCCCTAACTTCCTCACCAGAACCTCTCCTCATCATATCACCCCAGGCAGATTCATTCATATTATTTTTCCTTTTGATTTGTTTTTCTAATGGTTTCTCTACCCTATCCAAAATAAAATCAAGAACTTCAATGAAGAAACTATTTGACATAGAGACTTCTGCTTGATTTTTTGGATATATGTTTACATTCTCAACCCCAAATCTATTGGTTTTTAATTGTATCAAATATTTTTGTTTTAATTCCCTCTCACAATCAAGTAACTCAAAGACATTCTTTTGTGTTGTAATATGAGATTCATCATAGTACAAATAACTTAAATATCCAGCAGTATCTTCAAAAAGACAAATAGTCAAATAACCTTCATCAACATATATAGTAGCATCATATGGTGCTATACTTTCATAATTTGACCTCAAATAATCACATAGTTCTTCAAGTCCAAAGTTATTTATATCATCTTCTTCCCTGATTTCTTCACCAGAACCTCTTCTCATCATATCACCCCAGGCTGATTCAGTCACAAGTATATTATCAATATTATCTAAAAAGAAATCAATGACATCTATATATGTCTGATTTGTACAAGTACCATCTTTTTCTTTTATAATCCTTCTATTTACACTAGGATTTTCTACTTTAAACCTTTCTGATAATTTATCAAAGAAAGACATACTTATTTTTTCTTTTGACCAGGATAATAAAACATGAAGTAATCCACCATTACCATCAGGTTTTAAGATTAATGATATATTAGTTAATACATCAACATAAATTTCATTATACCAAGTCTTGTCTAAATAAAATACTTTCTTATCATACCTGGATTTAATATAATCATAAAGACCATCCAAATCAAGAAGATTCACACCATCCTCTGTTCTGATGTTTTCACCAGAACCTCTTCTCATCATATCACCCCAGGCTGATTCACTAATCTTTCTCATACTAGTATTTATGAAAAAAGGTGGGGAAATTACTCCTCACCTTTCAGGATTTTATCCAATGTATTGTCTGGGATTTTGTCTATATAAATCTTCTCATAAGTACCATCATCCTTCAACCAGACAAGAACTCTATCTATAATCTTTATACCTATTGATTCAAGCATCCTCTGGTAGATATTGAACTGTAATGTATAGTGCGAAAGCGGTTCATCAATAAACTTTGACATACATCCTGTCATCATAACACCATTGGTTCTTGAAAATTCCTTTATCAAAGACTTGTTTGTTTTCCAGTCTCCAATGACATATCCATCCTTATCGCTGTCATAGAAAAGAAGGTCACAGGTACCACAAATCTTTTCTGCCCATTCCAAATACTGTGTTGACAACTTGAACTCTGCTCCAACAGGATGGAGGTTCTTCTCCAGTTCATCATAGAACTTCTTCACAGCATCCTCCTTTGGATAGGTAGAAACCATTGTGTTATACTCCTCAATGTACTGTGGTTTGTTCTGCTCACAGATAAGTTCAGGATGACCACACAACAGATTGGTATAAGATTCTCCAAACTCATGTGTCCTGGTACCAGAGATTGTTGCTTTCAGGTTATTGAGTTTCCAATCCCTCTGTACATCCTCTTTCCTCTTACCCCATTTGAGTGCATAATCTGTGGCCTTCTGTTCCCAGTCAACAACTGGTTCATACCTTTTTATAACATTACTTACAGGAATATATTCATCTTCACCAATGAAATACTGATGCCCTTCTTCAAGAAACTTGATATTACCAAACTTGTTTCCTATCAAATCCCTACATTCATTGACCTTATTATTCACAAGGTTCTTATCTATCACCTTCTTTTCAAAGGAGTTATTGAAAATATCATCAAAATCCATATCCCTACAATTTACCAATTATCATTTCAGGAGTAATAACAACATACTCCACATCTTCAACCTTCATATAGATACCTCCCATATCAGCAAAGGCAATGTGGTCTCCTTTCTTCCATTCATTTTCAAGGCCAACACTGTCGATCACACCAGTATATGGTTCTGGTATCTCATATACATTCTTTGATTGCTGTTCAGGAAGAATCAAAGGAGAATTCTTCTCATCCTTATCCTTCACCAAAATAACAACATCATTTACTGCCTGGAACTTTATCATAATCTGTCTCTATATTCAATCATTTTCTCCTGTACACTCTTCAACATCTCTTCTGTCAAATCCTGCTTTTGAAGAAAATCTTCCATATATTCATCACTACTCTTGGCATCATTAAAATTAAATTCCCCGGTTGTATCCAGTTCCTGCATCACATTATCACCAATGGGTTGAAAACTTCTGTAACTACCCTTCAATATGGAACATAAATCATCAAAATTACACTTTGTGATGTCACTGTTCTTCATATGAAGTTCAATCCTGTTGTTCTTCCACCTTTCTTTCAGTTCACCAACAGTCATATTAAGAATATCATAAATGTTCTCCTTCATATATTTTGGTGTTACTGTGTTCTCAATGAACCTTGTTTCACCAGTCTTGATGTCAAGTACAGTTATACCCTTTGGATTATCCCTATCACCCCTATCCTTATGATAAGGATTTCCAATATAATGAATGTTCTTATTATCCTGTCTGATGTGGATGTGACCAGCATAAACCTGTGCAGTCTTAAAGTCTCCACCCTGAACACCACCAGAAACATTGATTTTTACACCAGACCTGTTAGATACCTGTGAACCATTGATTTCAAGATGACCAAAGATATAATCCACATTCACCCCAGCAAGTATCTGCTTCTCCTTTTCTGGATCCTCCACCCAGGGGTTGAAAAGACAGGATTTTCCATCAATCACATCTACTTCCGGTGTATAATACACCTTCACATGTGGGATATACTTCAACATATTGATGGAAGTGATGTCATTGATAGACTTCTTCATAATATCATGGTTACCAACAGTTATCCTGATGTCATTGAAGATTGCAGAAAATTCTTCAAAAAGTTTGATTGTTCTGTATATGGTATTCAATCCAATAGTAGAACGGTTGTCAAACACATCACCACAATGAATGAGAATATCTTCCTTCCCTGCTTCCTTCTTCATAAGAGGTATGACAACATCTTCAAAGTAACCTATATAATCATTAAGCCACTCTTCCTCATCACCCTTATATCCAAAGTGAGTATCTGCTATAAGCCAAATCTTTCTATTTCCCATACAATAAATATAACAACAAAGGTGGTAAATTAATCACCACCTTTGTAATTATTCATTGTTTAACTGTAATCTATCAAGTTCAGCTGCAATAAATGCTCCAACTTTCTTGAGGTTTTCAACATCTCCATCATTATGAAAATACTTCAAATCAAATGGCCAATCAGATGTTGATTCACAACCCATTGCAGCCTTTAAATAAGTAAGTGCTGCCCTGAGTAATTCATTGTTCTGATATCCACAATCATGTTGAGGAGTATATCCATGCTTGGAAATCTGCTTCTCCCTCTCCTCTGCAATAAGTTCAATACCTGTCTTCATAATAAATTAAATTAAACCCCATTCTGCAAAGGCCTCAAAGCCACCAATAGAGTCAATATATCCCTTGGCGACATTCACAATTTCAGAATATGGAATACCATTCACTTCAGTATCTCCAATAGCACAGCAATAAGTCTGGGTCTTTCCAGTCCTCTGTGCCTCAAGGAAAGCATAGATGTTCACTGATACATCAGCCTTGGAGATGTCCTTACCATGGAGACCACCACCAGTGACAGACCTACCCATATCAGAACCAAGTTTCCTGTTGGTTGCACCAGAATCTACATTAGGACCACCAGTCCAGTCACCAAGAGGATTCACAATGACTGTATAATGAGGATAACTTGTCTCTAACCACTCTTTCAACATAGTAGAATCAGCATTACTCTGACAAATAATAATCTTATTGTTCTTCTCATCCAGGATGTATTTACCATCAGTAGGATATGCATTATAGATGTCCTGTGCAATCTGACTGAGTTCCATTTCCTCACCATCAAGAGGTTCACCCTTAAAGATACCATTGTCACCACAACGGATTGCACCATCCTGGTTTTCAGCAAGATGAACATCCTGTGGAACAGCAAGAAGGTTTACTTTCAAACCATCACCAGCAATCCTCTTGACAATAGGTTCAACATTCTCATTAGTGAATTCAAAACTTGACTCTGTAATGATAGTACAGAGACCATGTCCAATAAGCACTTCAACAGCAACCTTTGGAGTTTCCTGATTGGCATATGCAAGGTCAACAAGAGCACCAGCAATCCTGTCCGCTACTTTATCAGGATGATTAGGATTAACTTTTTCAAACATACTATATAAGATTAAAAATTAACATTCTTTTACAATCTTAAATATAACAAAACCTCATAAATATTATATCACAATTTTTTAACAAATGAAGAAATTAAGTAAAATAGATGAATCCGCCTGGGGTGATATGATGAGAAGAGGTGCAGGAGAAACCAGAAGAAGAGAAGATGGTGTCAAGGTTCACACTTGTATTGATGTAGATATCTATCTAATAAATGTTTCTGATTCTTATTATGAAGAACTCATAAAAGAAATCCTTGATTATAATAACAGTTCTGTTGAACATAAAGTTGCAATCTTGAATACTATAGACAAGGCATATTCTACAGAAGAAATGAAAAATATCAGGGCATTTGAAGCTCCTTATACTTATCTAATCTATGATGGAGAACATGGTACAGACCTGATTGCTGAATTCTGGACATATGATGAGATGAAAGACTTTGACTTGGATGACTTTGAAGACAGAGTACCTGAAGAAGATTATATATCAATCTGTAAAGGTATTGCAACCAAGTTGAAAGAAGTTGGTGGAGACATTGAATACCTACCAAGATTTAAAGGTAGTTTTATTGCAACAAAATCTAATAATATATCTGATTATGATAGTGATTATGTCTTACAGTTAATTGATGAATCAGATGTATATGATTGGGAAATACAATATACTGACAAATATGGTGAAGGAAGTACTGCCACCTGCTTGGATGATTATAAAGAAAGTATGATTGACACATTCCCTGAATTAAATGATGTTGTTTTCATCACCTGGTCATTCAACAATTATGCTTGTAACATTGGTATCCCTATCACAGCAACAACAGTGAAGAACTTCAAGAAATATAAAGAATATACTAAAAACTGGTTTACAGTAGATGAAATTGATGAATCTGCCTGGGGTAATATGATGAGAAGAGGTTCTGGTGAAAAAGAAAGAAGAGAGGATATCATAAACTCCAATGTGAAAGATATAAAACCTGTTGACTTGGGATTATCTGTTCTCTGGGCAGACAAGGATCTTGAAATTAATGATGAGTATGAATTTACCATTGATGAGATTGCTGATTATACACCAGATGGATGGAGAAGACCAACACAAAAAGAGGCAGATGAATTATTACATAATACTAAAAAATCAGTAGACCAAGATTTATCTCCAAAAACATTTAAGAGAATCTTCAAATTATCAAACAATGGTGTTGATCTTTATTTCAGTTGTAAAAATCTTAAAGAAAAAGCTGAATATTGGGAACTCGATAAAGGTAATATGGATAAATATTGGAATACATTTGTTCTTGAAGAATCTGGATCATTTGTTGCACATTCAGCATATCAAATAGCAAAACCAGATGAAAAACATAGAGTGAGATTTGTTAGAGAAAAATAAGTATGATTAAGATAGGAATAGATTACAGTCTCATATCCCCGGCGATATGTGTTTATAAAGATGGAGAGTATTCTTTCATCTCCTTCTTTGATGATTATGGTAAGAACTGGAAGGCTGGTAAGATAAAAGCATTCAACTATCATAAGGAACTCTCTGAATTTATGGAGATGAATCCTTATACAAGACATATTGAAAAGAAAGATTACAGGGAAGAGCAGAAGACAAAGATGGCTGCTGCGAAGATGATCGCACATAAAATCTCCAACAGATTGGTTGAAATTGTTGGTGATGAAGAGGTCATCATTGGACTTGAAGGATTCTCTTATGGAAGTATCTCTTCATCTACACTGGACTTGGCACTGTTCAACTCATTCCTCAGAATTAAACTTCTGGAGGACTTTGGTGAGGATTGTCTTGTCATCATCTCTCCAACTGAAGGTAAGAAAAACCTTTCTGGTAAGGGTAATGCCAAGAAGGAAGATATGATCCAGGCTTTCATTGAGAACAGAACCAATGACCCTGACATTGAAAGATGTCCTTTCTGGAAGTACTGTAAAGAAAATGAATTAGATTATAAAAACATAAAACCTATTGATGACCTTGTGGATTCATATGGTATATTGAGAAGCATATGAAAAAGTTAAGTAAAATAGATGAATCTGCCTGGGGTGATATGATGAGAAGAGGCTCAGGTGAAACTGTAAGGGAGGAAGATAAGTTCAATCCTGATTATGTTGACTTTGGTGAAAACACAACAGTCTATTGGGCAATTGATAATCTTGAGATTGATGGTGAGGTGAAATTTTATTTTAATGATGTAAAGGATTACAACAACAATGGTTGGAGACTTCCTACTGTTGATGAAGTGAATCAATTGAAATGGAATATAAGGATTTCTTGGTATGATGGTTGTAAACATCTGAGATTTAATGATGGAAATGAATTAAGACTCAATATCAATGGGAGTGGGGGATTCCATATGTGGACAAAAGAAATTAATCCTAAATTTCCAACAGGAGCATTTTCATATGGATTTGATAATATGGATAATTTCAATATCAGTAGTTTCAACATATCCATCAACAAACTCTTTGTTTTCCTTGTAAAAGATAAAAAACTTATTTAAGAAATGAAAAAGTTAAGTAAAATAGATGAATCCGCCTGGGGTGATATGATGAAAAGAGGTTCTGGTGAGATTGTAAGGAAGGAAGATGATCTCACAAACATAAAATCCCTGAAACCACTTGATATGGGAGGATCTGTTTTGTGGGCAGATGATGACCTTTCATTAAAAGATGAAGATGACTGTTATTTTACATTTGATGAAGCATTTGAACTTATTAAAAACAGTGATTGGAGACTCCCAACACTTGAAGAAGTTGCAGAACTTGATGATATTTATATAAAAGGTTCATTCTGGGAAAATGATGATAGATTTGTATTTGATGGATTTCCACATCAATTAGTATTCTTCAAGAAAGGTTTAATATATACATCTGCAAGTGATAAACCTATAGATGAAGATTATTATTATTGTTGGACATCATCTCTTTCTCCAAATAATAGTAAATATGCAAATATATTTACTTTTAATAATGGTATACCTTGTCACACACCATTAAATGATCAACATAATGTCAATAATAGTGTAACACAAGATACAACTAATGGTAAACTCTGTGTAAGATTAGTAAAAGATAAATGATATGAAGAAGTTAAGTAAAATAGATGAATCCGCCTGGGGTGATATGATGAGGCGAGGTTCCGGTGAAGACATCAGAAAGGAAGATGATTTAACAAATCTTAAAGAAATTGTTCCAATTGATATGGGTGTGTCTGTCCTTTGGGCAGATAGAGACCTGGAGTACAAAATTGATGATACCTGTTATTTAACATATGAAGATGCTGAAAGTATTTTCAAAAATACAGGATGGAGATTTCCAACAAAGGAAGAGACATTAGAACTTTTTAAGTATACCAGAATTATGAAAAACACAGATAATGTGTGTATTCTCGAAGGAGACTTTGATGGAGGACCACAACTTATATTTAATAAAAATGGTTATAAACTTGGAAATTCTGACCAATTATTTAAAGAATATTGTTATTGTTGTTGGACATCTACAGAATACAAACCTTCTCCAGAAGCATATTATATGATGAACATCCAACAATATCAAAGTCATATTCCTATGCATAAAGAAAATAGAGTACCTGCCAGACTGGTTAAAGACAAAGAAAAAAGAGAGGATTAAATCCTCTCTTTTGTTTAATGTGATGTCCAGGTTTATGCAAAGCGGACAGGAGTAAGAACCACATAGGTCTTGGTACCCTTTGCATCCACAGAGATGAACTTAATCTTGTTGCTGTGGAACTCAATGTCATAGTGTTCATCTGAATCAATCCAGACAAAGTATGACTTGTTGAAGCAGCGGAGGTAAGGTTCCTCACTCTGACTTTCAAGATTCTCATAAGTGAGTTTCTTGGTATAAAGCTTGTCAAAAGCATCAAACTCAAGAATCTTACAATCATCAAGGAAACCATTAACAGTCTCACGGACATTCTCATCAGTACTCTCAATTTCAGAGACAAGTACCACATCACCACTGATGGAGAAGAATACTCTACAAGACTCCTTATTAAGAGCAAAGAGCTGTGAGAGATACTTGAACTCATTCTCTGAAATACCAACCTTATATTCAAGGGTAGAATTATCCTCAAAGATGGTATGACGGGCATGTTCAGGAATCTCCAGGAATGCAAGTGCCTCCTTGTCAGCAGCTGGAACAGTAAGGTTAACCTCTACATTGGCAACAACCACCTTCTTTGCATAACCATTATCCTCAATGTAGAATGTTACATCCACACCCTCTGTACCAACAAGACCAAGTACAGAAATGAGTTTGCCTGCATTGGTGAACTGAATCTTGACAAGTTCATCTTCAAGTTCATTCACAAAACTCTCACAATACTGATTAAGGTCAGCAGTGATGGACTTCAATGCAGATTTGTTCTTATTGTAGGCAGTTGATTCAAACTGACTACCTCTCACATTGATAAAAATGAAGTTATCCAGTGAACTAGATTTCTTAAACAGTGATATCACCTCACGAGTATCACAATTCTTTAAAATGATTTTCTTCATACTATTTAACTATTAGAATTTTCTATACACTAAATATAACAAATAAATTCTTATTTTTTATTCCAATCTATATCTTTTAACCATTTATTTTTCCTTGCTATTTCATATAAATATGAATAATTATCTCTGAATTCTTTTATTGAATCATACTGTTTAACAATTTCTAAAACATTTTCTTTATTCCATTTCTTACCAGTTTTTGATTCTTCTAACCAAGGCATCTGATTAAAAAGATTATTTCTTCTTACATATGCATATCCACAAGGACATTTTAATCTAAACTCATTTCTTGTTTTATATTGTTTAGATTCATTAATTACCATATCATCTGTCCACATAATATGTTTTGGTTTTAACCAGGTCATCTCATCTAACCAACCATTTTTCAATGAAATATCATATGCAGTTCCATTGCCAAGATAAAATTCTCTTCTACTATTATATTTTTTAGATTCATTAATAACCATATCCTTATTCCAATATTTAAGTTTTGGTTTTAACCAGGTCATCTCATCTAATAATTTATATTTCAGAGCACAAGTATATGCTGTTGATGAATTCTTTTTGAAATCATTTTTATTATCATATTTTTTAGATTCATTTATCACAGCATCTTTTGTCCATTTATTAGATTTACCTCCAATAGAACTAGAGAATTCACCAGTCTTTGCAACATTTAACAAATGATATCCCATATTCTCATATGTTTTACTCCATTCATTTTCTTTTATCTTTGCATCATTAACTGATAAATTTTCTTCAAGATAAATTGGTTCTGGAACATTTTTACACATATTTGTAAAATATTTAAAAACACTTGTTTGACAAATATGATTTTTATATATACCTGTCTTATGTGTATTATGTCTTGTTATTTTATCTCTTGTTAATCCAACATATGCAACTTTATTATCATCATCAATATAAACATATATTGAATATGGATACTTCATATCTTTTTCTTTTAACCAGGTTAATTCTTTCAACCAACCATTTTTTCTTGCTGATTCATATGCACAAAAAGAATGTTTTCTGAAATCACTTATATATTCATATTTTTTAGATTCATTAAAAACATTTTCCTTGTTCCATTTATGTAGTTTATATTTTAACCAAGTAAATTCTTTCAACCAACCATTATCCTTTGATATTTTATAAAGACCTCCATAGTCTTTTCTCAAATCATTAAAATACTCATATTTTTGAGCAATTTCAATTACCTTTTCTTTTGTCCATTTATTGTATTTCATAAATTCAACTCATTATATAATATTTATGAAAATTGTTTTGACAAAATAATCTTTATTGACTTTTTAAAATAGAGACAATTCTTCTGGTTTACCATCAAATCTCTCCATTTCATCCAATAACCAATCCATCACCTTTGCTGGTGTATCAGAATAAGGAATACACATTGTTACACCATCCATCTGGAATAGATTATATGAAATGATATTTGCAAATTCTTCCATCATCTGGGTTGGTATTGATTTCTTGAATCTGTCTTCAAACCAGTCAATCACATCATATAAGACATTCTCCCTGGCAAGAAGAAGTGAATCACCCTGCCACTCATAACCATAGACTGCCTGTAATGCATAAATGGTACACACTCTCCAAGTCTCTAAATCAGTTGTGGTAGGAATACTGTTTATTCTTCTCATCTTCCTATCCAGAAGTCCCTGTCTTTCTGACAATGGAATCATCTTCCCGGTTGATACATCATACCTTGAAACAAGATAAGGTGCTTCTCCACAGGTGACTTCAAGAACCTTCCTCCTGATATATGTCTCATTAAGTGGTTCATCTGTATCAACAGAATCATTCATCTTCTTGATGATTTCAATAGGAGTATAAACCTCAGCCTTGGAATCAGTCCTGGATTTCTGGTCTTCCTGGGATTTCAGTACTCTTGGTTTAATCACATCACCTGAAAGAATCTGATTAATCTCAATATGAGACTTGGGATCAAAACCATACTGGTCAGTTCCCCAAAGGATATTCTGACCAGTGGTTCTGTCTTTCAAGAGAATTTCCAAGATATTTCTTGGTATACTGAATTCTTTAATGTCTATCATACTTCAAATATAACAAATAATTACCACAATCCAGCCTCTGTTGTCATAGAAATATCAATAGCAGGATAACCCATTGCCTCAACAATTCTATTGACAGGACTCAATATGAGAAGGTCAAACATCTTGTTCTTGTCAATCTCCAAGTTAGATGCCATATCCATAGGGAACATACCAGCAGGATAACTGAATGCTTCACACTTCTGAAGACTCATAATGTCTGTGTAGACATCAATATTACCCTTTCTTGTTTCTTTTGCATCACTGATAAGTTTATACATATCAGGATTCTTGATATATTCACTCACAGGAATCTGTGCTTCCTTCTTCCAGTACTTATACCTTTCAGTAGGTTTCACATAAAGTACACAGAGTTTATCTGCATCAAAGAGTACTGAATATCTCTTCTTGAACTTCTCATTATTATTGAGGATGTAGTTATAGAGTGCAGCCCCCTGAACTGTAATCATCGCCTTTTGATTCATCTCAATGGTGTCAGTATCACTCAACACATACTCACTGTACTTGTTCATACCCTTGTTGACACTGATGGTCTCTGGACTCTGCAACATAAACTGTTTCTTAATACCTGCAAGTTTCTTCACAAAACTGTCAAGTACAAATTCCTCCTGCTGGAAAATCCACTTCACCAGATCAATCAACTGGTTCTTCACCCATTGTGATGAACTTGTTTGCGCAATCTCAACACCAGTGGCCTTGATTTTACTGCAAGGTTCATAGTACACATTAGGTTCTGCCCAGGTCATATTCTTGATGTACTTCTTCTTGGCCAACCAGATACCTGCTTCATTGTATGCCTCCAACTCAAAGTCAAGGAGAGCAGGTGTACCATTCTTGGCAGCATAGTCCTCATGAATCTTCTTCAGATAATCAGACATAAACACCCTGTTGATGGTAAGACAGAACTCTCTACCAGATGGTTCAATGGTGTCTATATGCCATTCATACTTTGAAGTATCAATAGAATCTACATCAAAATACTTCCTTGCATCATCCTCTGTCGGATATCCACCAGTTGATACATACACAAACTCCTTCTGGTCATTCTGCTTGTTTATCTTTGTCAATCTCCATACATCATGCTGGAACCAGTCAGTCACCTTGATGATGTCCTCATAAGAGGTGTAGATGGAATCAGTATCAATGTACCTGGTGATTGGCTTGATTTCCTTGTTGGGGTCAGTGATTTTAATACCCATAGCAAGGTGTGTCTTAGTATCCCTCTGCCAGATTTTTGCAGCCCACAGATTGATAAGTCTTTCTGCATTAAGGATGGCATTCTTACCCTGCTTGGTAACAGCCTCTGCAATGGTAGGATTATAGAAGTAGAATCCAGAGAATCCGAATGCACCATAGATACCATTAATAACCACCTTTGTACCAAGCTGGAAGTTGTTGTAGATGTCTGCCTGTACCTGGCAGTAAGACATAATCTCATCCACCTCACTTGCCTTTCTGCCGGCAAAGTCATTCTTATTCAGATAATCCTCAATCTCCTCTGGTGCAGCATTATCATGCTTGAGGTCTTTCAGGTCATAGTAAATCTGTGTGAACTTAAATGAGGTTTTCTTATATGCCTTTCTCTTGAAGTAAAGGTCTGTGATAATCTTCTTCAAGTGACCATCCTCCTTCTGGAAGACTGCACCAGATGCACAAACTATGTAACCCTTTTCTCTCCACTCCTGTTTGAGTGCCTCATCATTTTCAGGAAGAAGTGTAACCAGTGTTTCAGGACCAATATTGAACTGTCTCATCAATGTAGGATACAGTGATGCATAGTCATTACAAGTACAATACTTATGAAGTCCTGGGATAGGTTGCTTTACGAATGCACCCTCATACTTCTCACCCTCTTTCTTCTTTGCAAATGGGTCAATACCCAATACCTTACCATCACCCTTGAAGGAAGACCTCAACAGGTTCTCTGGAATATAAGTTGTAGAGAAGCAATCCATTGCCTTAATCCTACCCAACCAGGCAGTAGTCAGTCCACAGGTCAGTGCATTACAGGCCTCATGGATAAGTTTTACCAAGCAACAGTCAATGGCATTATAATAGACATACTTCTCAAAGTTATTGTGAAGCATATCATCAAGGGATTCAGAATGCTGAACCTTCTTAATCTTACACAACTTCTCACCAATGGTATCCAGTCTGTAATTCTCATTGGAGTTCCAGGTCCACTTCTTGTATGCTTTGAGATAGTCAATGATACCAACATGGGCCGGTCTATCAATCTGACCAGTGAGAATCCTGGAAGGTGATGCCAATGAAGGGTCAATACCCAACATCTTTGCCCTGTTATAGAGATACCTCCAGTCATAATCCTCAAAGTTCCAACCTGTCATCATTGCCATCTTTGGAATGAAGGTGGAGAAGAAGAAATACAACAAGTCATATTCAGAAGGGAAATATCTGAACACAAACTTGAAGTGTCTGTTCACCTGCTTGAAGTGTTCATCAATCCTTTCCTGGATACTGTTCTTCTGTTTCTCTGTGAGGTCATAACCACCAGACATCACCATCACAGTGTCATTAGGACAACATACACCTATGACTGTGACAGGCTTATCAGGTTTTTCTGGGTTTGGTTTACCCTCCTGAGTCTCATTTTCAATATCAATAAAGAATAAATCTGGAAGATTATAAGAAAAAATCTGTTCTTTCAACACATCAGGTAATGCATCAAGGAGTTCATACTGCCTGTACCTGTTCAGTTTCTCCCTTTGTGGGTCAACCCTGTGTTTGTAAACTGGTCTTCCATTCCAGTTGTGTGCATTCTTGACCTTCAGATCGGTCTTGTCTTTTGGATTAGTAACCCAGATATACTGTTCATCATCTGGGATTTTGATGACCTCGATGTGGGTCTTTCCATCAGGTCCCCAATAGGATACCTGTAGATTGTTTTTGTCTTGAATAATATCTAATAACATAACTAAAAAATTTAATATATCCAGTTTAGAAGCTGGACTTCATTCAATAAAAAATATAACAAAAAGAGTTTATAAATATTTTGTTATTTTTAGTATATAAAATGAAGTCTAATTAAAGATGTTAGGAAAGAATGATGTTGTAGATTTTGACAATTCTCCAATTGACGATGATGAAGACATAGCAGTTGATAAAAGAGACTTCCTTGATGATAATGGTGTCAATATATTCTCCAAGAAATCTGGTGAAAAGACTGTTGAAGAGAGAATCAAGACTTCCAGGTCTTTGAAAATCAAAAACAACAAATGGAACCAGGTTGATTACACAGAAGATTTTTCAAATGAGAAAATCACCATTGACCCACACAGTTACCAGTACAAATCTTCTTATGAGGATGTTGAGTTTGAAAAGACCTTCCAGAAGATTATTGAGAACTCAAAGTATAAGGAACTTCTTCTTGGTGAGGATAGAGTATCAATAACTTACCAGACTGTGAATGACATTATCATTTATTGTTATCCAAAGATGAAGCAGGATTATACAATGGCACAACTCTTTGTCCTTGTATGTGAGTACTGCGGAGTTGGTCTTCAAGCGATGTGGAAGAGATTAAGTACATATCTTCAAATTCAAATACTGGAAGATTTGAAAGAAGTAAGTAAGTTACCTAATGAAATACTTAATAACAATGTAAAATTATTTTAATTATGTTGTATATACCAAAAGGAAAAAGAAAACAAATTGCAACCAAAGACATTATCAGTTATAGGTTGTTCATACTTGATAATCATTCAAATCTCATAACCATTCCTGGTTGTAAAGAAGAGAACTGTGAGATTATGAACACATTCACAGATTATATATATGAACCCAAATGGAAAAGTGAAAAAACATCAACACATACATATCATTTGGATAATGATATGTTAGTTGACCACTACTTTTATGGGAGAAATATTACAGGCGGTTACTATTCTTTTGAAACAATTGAAAATATTGAAAGATTCTGGTATCATATTCTTCCATCTGAATTTGGAGATGAACCAGGACACAAAGGTTTAGTCATTGTAAAATGTATAATTCCAAGAGGAACAGAATATTATAAAGGTTCTATTAATTCATCATCTGAAGGTGACTCCTATTTTTCTGGATATATCTCTAAAAAATTGAGAATAGATGGAATTGTTAAAGTATTAAACAAAGAAGAAAAAGAAAGAATAGATAATAAAATTAAACCATTACAAGATGCTTGGTTGGAAAAATACAATAATGAAATTGTACCAAAGTTAAAAGAAAAAATAATCAATAAATGTAATTAAATTATGGCAAAAGAAGTAGAAATCAACTATTTTGAAGTGACAGTTAAACTTCAGGAAGAGACAGATCAAGAAGACCGTGCCGGGAATCCTAAAATCAAGAAGTGGCAGGAAAAGTGGTTAGTCCATGCAAAGACTACAGAAGAGGCCAACACAATCGTACAGAAAGAGTATGACGGTACAATGGCTGACTGGAGAATTGCCAATGTGAAGGAAACCCAGATTCTTGGTGTACTTGATAATTAACCCATATCTTTATTGTTCATATTTGTTTTGTTGTTTTTAGAGTGGAGTTGTAACAAACCCCACTCTTTTTTCATAAATACCTTATACTATGTACATATATTAAAATATGAACAATATAAAGAATTATACTGAATTTCTCCTTGAAGTGAAATCAGACAAGGACATTGTTAAGGACTTGGCAAGACACCTGGCATTTGACAAGGACATAATCAAGTATCTTAACACATCCAGGGCAAAGCGTGAAATAGGTTGGAGAGAGATGCTGGATACAAAACTGCATGGTAAGAACAAATTCTACATCAACTATATCACAAAGAATATGGTTGCTGATTATAACCCACAGATTACAGGTTATATCCATATCAATGATAATGAAGATGAGGAAGATTTTGATCAGCAGGACAAGGACAGGGGATTTGATGATATGAGTCCTGAAGAACAAATTGCTGACCTCAATGACAGGGTTGGTGATGTTGAGGATCTTCTTGGTATCGACCCTGATAAGGATTCTTCACTTGACAAGGTTGCAAAGGCACTTGACAAGGCTGGTTATGAAAGACCTGAAATCAAAGATGATGAAGAGGAAGAATAATGAGTGATTACAACCAGAAATATAACAAGGATGATGTTTTCATAAGGAGTATGATAGTGTGTCTTCTTGCAGAAATGAACAAGAAGATGTACATCTATAACCGTCTTGATGATGGATCTATACAGAAGGTTGACATTCCTTGTCTTTATTCCATAACTGGAGGGGAAAGATTCTTAAAAGATGAGTTTTACTATGATGCGCTCCAGCAAGGTAAGGCATTCGGTGACTATGAGCATGTCCCAAGATGTATGGTGAACCTTACCAGTTTCAGTGTCAACCAGGCAGAACAAACCAACAAATACAACAGGACAAAGATCGTAAGAGAGAGTCAGGGTGTTTTGAGGACATTGTATCTTAATGTTGAATGGATCCCTGTCACTCTTTCCTTTGATTGTAGGGTCATCTGTGCAAACAACATTGAACTCTTCAAGGCAACAGAGATGATAGTCTCCAAAATCTACAAGAACCCAAACTACTTCAAGGTTGATTTTGGTATGTTCAATGTTGATGCTTGTCTTTCTGTACCTGCTGATTATAATCATACACTTCCACAGGAGTTTGGATTGAATGATAAAAAAGAGTTTTCAACAGAGTTCAGTATTGAAATGAAGTGTTTCATACCTGCATTTGAGCATGGTCTTCTTCTTTGTGAGATTGATGAACTCTTACTCCAGGTTCCAAAGGATGTTAAAGGCATCATTGAATACAGACCTGATGAATTTGGTGTATATGGTATGAGGGCTGGTGGTGTAATGGAAACAATTATTGAATCTGAATATGCTCATCATATTGAAGAACCAACATTAAAATCAAACACACATACTGTTCCTATGAAAGTCAGGTCATTGGATGATTTGAAGAAAAAGGATTTGAATGAAGATTTAATCCAAAGGAAGATTGTAAAATAATCATAAATATAGAGTATTATAATCCTAATTTTTAAACAGAATGATAGCATTACAAAACATACTTAACTCAGAAGGCCAAGAATTCTTGGATAATCTTTTGAATAAAGAGGTTGTAGTAAATGAGAAACTCAATGCAGCAACACTCTCATTTCAGAAGAAGGTCAAGTCTGAAACAGACCTCAACAGGAAGTTGACTTTCTATAAGGGTTCAGGTGTTAATAAGAGAGAGATTACTGTTGCTGATAGAGTTATGACTAATTTCTATGCCAATGGTATGACCTATTTGAGTAACTTAAGTAAAATCATTATAGACAAGATTCCAAACAACTGGACTTTTGTCTGTAAGTATTTCCCTAACCACCAGCCAAGTTTCATCAATTATTCTGTTCTCCCAAAGAACAACTTGGTTCTTTCTTGTATCATCACATCTGGTGGTACAAAGATTGAGGATGTGGAGGATTTGAGATCTTGGGCAGAGATGTTTGACATTGCTTACCAGGAACCAGTGTTCAGAGGATACCTCACACAGTATCAGAAAGAGAGATTGAATGATTATTTGAAGAATGGATCCACCAAGGATTCATTTGCAAGATTCATTATCACCTTATTGAACCCTAACCTCACACACTCATTATATCAAAATGATGGTTTTGATTCACCTATTGATGGTTTCATCTTCAAGTTTATATCAGATGACGGAGTAACCAAACCTGTATCTGCCAAACTCATTGACCCTTATATGACCAATATCATATTGAAGAACAAGTCAAACAAGGGATTCAAGGACAATACAGATGTTCTGTTGTCTGATTTTGCTGTCTTTATGACAGGACAGGATATGGACTCTATTCTTCTTCATAGTGATGATGAGAGTCAGAGGTATCTTGAACTCTTCTATAAATTGTTCAACAGATACATCAAATATAAGAAGTCACAGTTGGAAGACTTTGATGTTGACACAAATGACATTGTAAAGGAATCCATCAATGTAGAGTTTGATGTTGATATGGATGCCATCACCAATGAGACCACAAAGAAACTCTTGAAGGATAATCCGGAATACAAATCTATCTTCAAGACTCTCCTTGGTTCATTCAAAGCAAAGAAACCAGAGGATTACAAGTCTCTTGTTATGTCTCCTGGTGTAGTAAGAATCTTCAATGAAATCATTGATAAGATAAATGATAAGATTAAGACACAGGATCAGAATAATGATTTATCATTCACATCCTATCTTGATAGTATTCATCATAAGGACATCAATGACCTTGACATCAAGAATGCTCCACAGGAAGTACAGGATGCCAACCTGGAAGTAAAGCCAGAGGAGAAGAAGAGTATTGCTGCCCTTTCATTTGCAGACTTCAAGAAGAAGGATGAGCAGGAAAAGGATGACAAGCAGGAGAAGAAACAAATCAAATCCATTGAGGATATGATCAAAGACCTTCAGAAGGATGTAAGTGGTATCAAGGACAACATTAAGGATGTTGAACAGAGTATAAAGGATTCTGCTGAAAAGAAGGAAGAGGAAGAAAAGAAAGAGGATAAGAAGGAGGAGAAAGAACCTGAAAAGGAAGAAAAGAAAGACACTCCAAAAGACACAGGTGATTCAGATTCAGATGTAGAAGAAAATGATGATGAATCAGCAGACAACAATGATGATGAGAAAAAGGATAAGAAAGAAGAAAAGGAAAATGACAATCCTCTTTTGAACCTTTAAGATTTTCATAAATAATAATATATAAACAATATCTAATCATGGATAATTTGAATACAAACTTAATCAACTTGATCGCTTCATTCAAGAAGACTGGTCAGTCTGATGAGGTTATCAAGCAGTCATTGTGGCAATTGGGTATGATTCCAGAGATGGTGGAATCACACCTTGACTATTATAACAAGCACACTGCACAGATTAACAAGGACATAAACATAGTAAAAGAAACTAAAGATATGAAACTAACACTTGAAAAATTGCACACTCAGTCTGAAAAGACTATTGCAGCACTTGAAGAAATGAAGTCTGACAACAGTCTCGGTTTCTCTGCATCAAGCGCACAGAAAATCATTGAGAATGCTTTGGCACAGCTTCAAATCACAAAGGATGACAAGACTGTGATGGAAGAGAAAATCAAGGCTGGTTATAAGATTGATGATACACTTGTAAATCCAGTTTTGAAGTACACTGTAACCGAAAGTCTCTACTCTGCTCTTACACAGTATGACTGGTTACAGCCTGTTGCTGATTTCAGAGGTATGATTGCTGAATCATTCGTGGCAGACAAATGGAGTTATGTTGCAGCTAATTTTGCAAACAGTCTTGCTGGTCAGTCTTCAAATCCTTCATATGCTCATCTCTATGAAGGCCTTGTAGATGTTCTCATTGATGAGGAAAATGTAAGACTTGCACTTAAAGATGTTCTTCTTGAGAACTCTTGGCATGCTGATTGTAAATCTCTCCTTTCATCTATTGTTGCTGAAGAAAAGGCAGAACAGGGTGAGATTAACACCAGTATCTATGAGAACTCTAATTGTTCTGTAAGAAAGACCATCTCACCACTTATTATTGATGGTGATAAGAAAGTATTCTTCCTTAATGGTAAGAATTACATCTTTGATGGTCAGACTCTTGAAGAAGCAACAGTTACTGACAGAAAATATCTCAATGTACTTGAAGGTCTTTCAATATTGAAGTATGAAGCAGACAAAGACAGACTTGTTTATTATGGTAAGAACAATATGGTTCTTGAATACAACTGCCAGACAGATGAAATTGCTCTCACTGGTGCAGAGAACATCAATGAAATGTCAATCATTGATCTCAATGAGACATTGAAGAGATGTGGCATCTTTGACAGAGAGACTATTGGTAACTGTGAGAAACTTGTTAAGTTCTTTGAAGCAAAGGATATCCTTGTTGAACTTGACACTCCTATCACCACTGTACAGAATGACAAGATGGCAGGTGTATTTGTAACTGTTATCAATGTTCAGGAAGGTGTATATGTAAACAAGGTAAATGCTGTTCTTGGTATCAATGAGATGACTTATTACAAGACTGCAAAGGAAGCATGTGATGCTATCAGAGATTTTATGAAGTATGATGCAACTCCAATCCTTTCAGAGAAACTCCAGGCAGAAGGTATCAAGAATGCTGTCATTGAGTCAAAGAGAAATGAAATCAAGGAAACCCTTTCATTCCTTTCAGAGAAGAGAGCTCAGCTCATTGCTGGTCTCCAGGAAACCAACAACAATGAACAGGTAAAGGCTGCTCTTGAACTTGTTGAAGGTGAAATTAGAAAGTTTGAGAAGGAACTCCAGGAAACATATGTAGAGTAATTGGTTATGGAAAGGGTAAAGAGTTTCAATGAGTTTATCAATGAAACCTTCCTTGAAAAACCTGCTGATGTTGACATTCTTGACCACAGTAAGAAAAAGATGGAAAAGAATGGTTATGCAGAAGTAACAGTCATTGAAACTGTAGATGGTCTTGAAAAAGGTGACAAGGTATTGGTTTCAGCAACAGAGTATGGTCAGTTGGATGACGAATCATTTGTTACCTGTTACAAGGATGATGAAGAATACTTCATTCAGAAAAAGAATTTACAGGCAAATTCATAACATAGAAAATGTGGGAAAACAACCCCACATTTTCTTTTGTTATATTTAATATATACAATATATCCTTTGTATTGAAAAATGGCCAAAAAGAAAAACTATTTAAGTAATGCTGAATTAAGGGATGAGATTCTTAAATGTATAACAGATGGATATGAAAAGGCCATATCTTATGGATTTGATCCAACACTTCCACCTTATGACAATGGTAGTTCAGAATCAGAACAAGATGACATTGTAGAAGATAAGACAATAAAGATTGGTTATCTTTTTGACAGTGATGATGAAGAACTTATAGAGAAGTATGAGATGGCTATCAAGAATGGTTATATGCCAGAGAGATCATACTGGATAAGGAAGGTCAGGGAATATGAAAAAGAGGATACTGATGATATGGTTAGTTCAGATGACAGACTCAATCTTCAAATGGCAAAACCAGTAGTCAGTGACAAACTAGCCAAGATGTTCCAACTAATAGTAGAAAATATTGCAAGAAGTTTCTACTGGTCAAATCCTGATGATGGTGAGGATTGTAAGGCCAATGCAATCCTGGATTTATGTTCTTGCTTCTGGAAGTATGAACCGGTTGATGTGAATGGAAGACCATACAGTGCATTTGCCTTCTGTTCACAGATTGCCTATTTTGGAATTGCCGGCGCACACAGGATACTTCATCCAAAGAAGTACAATGGTACAATATCTATTTCTTGCTTGGATGAAAATGGAAGACCATTTGATTTATACAATCTTTAATTCACAAAGGAGTAACCACAAGTTACTCCTTTTTTCATAAATACATTATAATAGTATATACTTATGAATAAAGATTTATTTCAGAATGACCATATAACTGGTAACTCATTGATTGGATTTGAGTTCAAAGGTCAGTTCAAGGATGATGAGAATGTATTACTCACCAAGTTAAAGGATATACTCAACAGGGAAGTATCATTCTCAAACATCAGTTATAAGCTCCTTGAACCAACAGACCACCAGGCAGTTATGACTCTTGATGGAAAATACTGTGAAGTAAAGACTCCTCAATACAGTTACTTTGAAGCACTCTTCATTCTCCCAAAGATTCTTGAACTTCTCAAATCTTTGAAAGATGACAAGGGATCATATCTGTATTTCAGGATTGGATTCAACAAGGATTTCTGTGATATAACACAGATCAATGTGATGAAGTTCATCCTCGAATTCAATGAAGATTATGTATTGAAGCATCTCACTGACCTCACTCTTGATGGTAATTTTGAGAAACTCACAGACATAAAACCATCAGATATTGAATCTTGTATTGATACCATCAAGAAAAGAATGGATGGTTTGAAGTACACTGATTATGAAGACATCTATGGTATTGATTTCAGTACTGTCAAACTTGGATACATCACATTCACATATGCCAGGGAAATCAACTTCAGGAACAAATGGGAAGAACTTCTCAAATGCCTGAACCATACCATCATCACTCTTTACAACACCAGTACAGTATTTGAGTTTTCAGATGATGAGAAAAAGAAGATTGAAGACCTTGATACTACATACAAGTCAACCTCCCAGGCCTTTGGATGTTATGAACTCTTCAAGGAGAAATATAAGGGTATCAAACTCACCAAAGACCTAAATGCTGATGGTATGGATATTGAAATCATCTTCCCAGCAATCAAGGACAAACTCTTTGATATTGTAGTGAAGTGTGGCATCAAGGAGGCTCAGATTAATTATGATTCTGATATTTCCAGGATCCAGTTAAAGAATATTGAGACAAAGAAGTGTTATCACCTCAATGGTGTTGATATTGTTGACAGTGAACTCACCAACTGTACCATAAGAGACTGTGATGTCTATGATACCAATATTGAGAAATCATCCATCATCAAGAGTAATCTATTTGGATATGCTGATTGCAAGGATTGTAGGATTAAAGATTCCTTTGTCAGTAGAAATATCAAGTTGAAGGATTGCAGAGTATCTGGCAATCTTGGTAAGATGGGTGGTATAATGAAAGGTGGTATGTTGAAGGACACCACTGTCATTGCATCAATGGCAGATATTGCTGATGATGTAGAAAAGAACAATGTAAATGAAATTCAGTAATGTTAAGAGACATATATGCAATTCCTGAAGAGGAACCAAGATATAAGGACAATGTACTTGAAATCACTGGTGAATTGGATGAAATCATACAACAGGTAGATATGATTCTCTTCACAAACAAAGGTGATGTCTTGTGTATGCCTGATTTTGGATGTAACCTTGGAAGATACTTGTTTGATACTACCTATAATGAACAACTAATCAAACAGATTATAATGGATCAGATTAATAATTTCATTTATTTAGATGGTTCTTACAAAGTTGATGTTGATGTGAATTTCATAAAATGGGATTATAATGTTGCAATGGTTGTAGACCTCAATATAAACAATCGCCGTGTGGCATCTTATTTAGTTTAAAAAGAAAAGAGATGATACCAAATCATCTCTTTTTTCATAAATAAATATATAATGTTAATTATCAGATATGTCTTTTTTATCCAAGACTAGATTGAAGGCAAGTGAATTGATGGAACAATCTGTCAATTTCTTACATGAAAAGTATAACCAGGCTGCAAATGTATTCACAGCAGCATCCCCATTTGGACAATTATTGACAGTCATAGCAAATATGGCTGAACTTATCTTCACATATATCTCCCATACAGCAGAAGAACTCAATATAAAGACTGCACAGAATGTGGAGACTATATATGGTCTTGCTCAAATGACAGGACATGATGCTTATAGAGGTGGAAGTGCATATGGTATGATGGCATTGAAATTAAATACATATTCTGATTTGATTGAAGGAAATTATATAACTATAAACAACTTCACAAAATTCTCAATAACTGAAACTGGATGTACATACTTCTTAAATCTTCCAAGTGATTATATTAAGCTTGATGTTGGAGCAAATGATTTTGTGAATGTTAATTTCATCCAAGGTATCGCAGAAAGTCAAAAATTCACATCTGATGGTTCACCACTTCAATCATTCAATCCTATTGTAAAATCAATGACAGACAATGATAATGTTGCTGTCAGTGTGAATGGTAAACAATGGAAGAGGGTGAACAGTCTTTATGATATGCCGGCAGATGATGACACCAATGAGAATTCAGAATGCTTTATTGTAAAATCATCAGTCAATGTTGGTCTTTCAATCTTCTTTGGTAATGGTGAATTTGGTAAGATTCCACCAGCAGGTTCTGTCATTGAGATAACATATATCAAGACAGATGGTGCTGCCGGTAATGCAGATACATCAAATCTCACATATATCTTCCAGGATTCTGCTGTTGATGAGTATGGTAATGAAATCAACCTCAATGATGTACTCACAGTCGAGACAGTAGTACCCCCAACACTTGGTAGTAATTTTGAAGACCCAGAGTTCACAAAACTCATTGCTCCAAAGGCAAGTAAGTCATTTGTATTGGCAACTCCAGAGAACTATGTGAGTTATCTTTCAAAGTATAATCAGTACTCATTCATCTATGCATACAATACAAAGGATGACCCTAATGTATATGATGACAATGTGATCTACTTAAAGATAATTCCTAACATTAAGAAAAAACTTTCAAACAGTCAGGATTTCTTTGAACTCCCAACAAGTGAGTTCACATTGAGTGAGTATGAAAAACAATCCATCATTGATGCACTTGACAACTCTGGCAGAATGCTTGTCAATGCAGAGGTAAAGATTGTTGATCCAACTGTAAAGAAATATGTAATCAATATCATTGTAAGATACTTTGAGGATATTGACAGAACCCAGATAAGGGCAAGTATCAGGTCTCTTCTCGATAAATACTATCTCAATATAAACAGAAATGACATCGTCCCGCTTTCAGATATTATATCTCTTGTTGAGAGTGTTGATGGTGTTGATACATGTGATGTATTCTTTGTAAGTGAAGAAAATGAGAAAGCAATTGAGAATGGTTATTACTACACCAATGAGATGACCTGGGATGGTCTTGAATATGTAGAGAACCAGAAGAAGGTATATGTTAATTATGATGAGGATCCAAGGATTGGATTTGATGATTTTGGTAACCTCAAAGTTAATGAATATGAAATCTTCATTCCAAAGGGTGGATGGAAAGACAGGGATGGTAATTACTACACAGAAACCCCGGAAGATGGTAAACTTGGTCCACTCAACATCTTCTTCATAGATAAGGTTGACAGTTCTTCTTATAACCTTGCTATGCAGAGGAAACTCAATACATTATTGAAAAACAACTATTAATAGATGGATACATCAAAGAATAATGACATAAACATTGTCAAATACAAAGGATTTGACTCCATCTATGATAAGATTAATGAGAGTAGATGGGAGACAAAGAATGAAGGATACAAGTATGAAGATACATTGATGGAAGACAACACAAGTAAGTACCTTCAAAAGAATCCTATGATGAGACAGTTCTTCCCTTATCTGAACAAACTGATGTCTCATCTCATCAATAGTGTGAAGTATTTGAGAAACTTCAACAACTATGCAGTCAGAAAAGATTACAAAAGAATTGACTAATGGAGATTAGGAACTTACAATTTTTTGATAGTAATGGTTACAATCTAAATTTTGATTGGAATGAAAATGGATACTGGGAAGGTAATATCTATCTTCCCAAGGTAAGTGTTGGTATCTATGCAAACACATCCATTTATATACTTGAAAAACTTGATTCTTCTTCTGTTGAAACTTATCAGAATCAATATTTTGATGTAAGAGTAGACAGTAGTCTCTTTGATAATAAGTATTTCTTCCCTACTGGTTCTGGTAAGATAGAGTTCCATTGGGATAAGGTTAACAAATTTGTTGATGAGTTCTTTATGTTTGATTTTGATGAATCTTATGTAATGCAAGAAACATCAGCACTTGTATATACTCCTAATGATGGTCCTGAATGTAATACTCTTATCATTAACAGGTTTGACACCTATGATATTACTCTTGATAATACTTTATCATCAAAGGCACTTCCTGTTCATATTGCCTTTATGGCAAATGAGAAGTATGATGCAACAACCTATAATAGGACTCTCATAATGTCCCATAATGGTAAAACCATTGCCAGGATAAAGTTCTATGCTGAAACAATTGAGGAAGATGAGAGATTGAAGGTCTGGAATGCCAACCTTGGTTACAATATCACTCCTGAAGATGAGATGATTTTCTATAAGAGTGACATCAAGGAGTATATGCCAAACTATGAAACCCTTAATGAGAAAAGAAAAGAATTGATGATGGAAGGTAGTAACATCTATCCTTACATTGGTTCATACAAGGCCATCATCAATGCCATAAAGTTCTTTGGTTATGACAATCTCAATATCATTGAGTATTGGAGGAATGTCAATCCAGATGATGTTAATTTTGGTAAGATTTATCACAGTTCAAAATACAGTCTCACAAAGAAGGAAACATTGACCATTGGATCCAGGAACATTACTCTTCCTAACAAGGATTATAAGAAGATTAATGCTCTTGCACTGGTGTACTCCATCAATAAACCAACAGGTCAGATTGATGAGTTTGAACTTCCTCTTATGAAGGAACAGTTCACCTATACCATTGAAGAGGCACTCATCAAACTCTTTGCATTGAGAAAGAAACTCAATAAGGAGTTTATGCCTGGTTCAAGTAGAATCATTGACATCATTGGTGAGGGAAATTACTTTGGTCTCCAAGGTATCACAAAGGTAAAAGATGAACAACATATTGATTTCTTTGAGAAACAGAGGTATGTAGATTTCAGTGTTGAACCAAGTAAATATGCTCACATCACAGATAATGAGTATTTCAACAGGTACATCAATACAATCAAAAACTACACTGATGGTACACCCATACCTTTGAGAGACCAGTTGTTGTCAGATATGATGGACACAAATCTTAATTCAATTAGGAATGACAGAGGATACTATGATGAAAATAATCATAGAATCCCTGAAATGATTGAACTTAAAGAGTTAAACAACAATACCAAATGTGAACTTTTCAGAAATTATCATCAAGATGCTTTTGTTGATTACACTCTATATAAAGATATAGAAGATAATGATGACTATCCTTTTGATAATCCCGAATATCAATATACATCTGTTTATGACAGGTTCTCTGCAAAAGTCATTCTTAATAATATCTCATTTGAAGAGGTAACCTTTGATAATTGCGATTTAAAATTTGATTGTTCATATAATGTATATGAACTTGATGATGATGGTCATATATTAAATTATGAACTTGATGATAATGGTCATGTATTAAATCGTACAACAAAAGAACATTATATAGATGGTAATAATAATCCTATTACATTTAATAATGTTGATTTACTTCACCGTCCTGATTTAATTACTTGGAAGATAAAAATGTCTGACAACCAGGTTGATGATGATTTAAAGAAAGCTGGAATAGATAAAGAGTATACAAAATACAATCTTGATGCTTTAGAAAATCCATATAATATGAAATATACAAAGACAAGAGAATTTGTATATGGTGATTATTCTTACAACCAGTTCTTTGTTGAACTTCCTTATGTTGGATATTATGATGTTACTATGACACTCAGTTACAGTAATAAACCAGATACATATAATATCACAAAGACAAAGACAAGATGTATCAAGGTTGAACCATATCAGATTGAACTGAAAGGATTCTACTATGATGCAAGAAAGCTTCCTACTGATTTACAGTATGAAAACGAAGAAGGAAGTGAAATGTATAATTTCATCCATAAGAGTTTAACAAATATGATTGGTTGGGCAGTTGCAGAAAAAACAGCAGTTGACAATCCAATAGAATACTCAATGCCAACATATTCTACTGATGGTTCTGTTATCAATCCAGGTCCATACTTTAATAACAATATCATCAATGAATGGTATCTTTCTGATAACATCACATATGATATAGCAGAATTAAAACCTATTGTAAAATATGCAAGATATATAAAGAGTGGTGTTGATGTAAAACCTTACACTTGGTTCCTTCTTGGATTTGATTACACAAAGATTGCAGGTAAGATAAATCCAGTATGGACTATTAAAAATAATTCAACTGGTGAAGAATCAGACTATGAAGGTTTATATTTCACATTCTTATTAACAAGAGAAGGTAACTATACAATAACCTTAAGACTTGAAGATAAACTCGGTAACAAATATGAAGTTGTGAGGAACATAATTGTAGTTGGTAAGTCTGCCAATTATAAATTATACCAGACATTCAAGAAAGATTATGATTATGTTCAAGAACAGAATATGTTAATTGAACTCAATAAACTCAATGAATTTTACATTAGAGATTAAAAACTTCATAAATATATTTATACATTTGTAAAACATTTAATTATGAAAAAAGATGAAAAGACTGTCATTGATCCTGTTGTAGATACTACAATAGATAACAATGATAATGTTGTTGTTGATTCAACACAAGATGAAAATCCTGACTCTGTAGTAGTTGATAATAACACAGAACCTGATCCAGAGTCTGTAACTGAACCAGTGGTAGAACCAGAACCAGCAGTTGACCCTGTGGTTGATACACCTGTTGAAGAACCAACACTTGCACCTACTGATGATATTATCCCTGCACCTGTTGATGTTACTGGTGAAAAACCCGTGGTTGACCCAGTAGTTGCTGATGAACCTGTGGTTGACCCTGTCATTCCAGAAGACCCAGCAGCATTGGCACCAGCAGAACCTGTTGTTGATGCACCTGTTGAAGAACCAATTGTTGGTCCTGGTCCAGAAGCAGTACCTTGTGATGGATGTGCTGGTGTAGAACCATCTCCTTGTGAATCACCTGTAACTGTTGCCAACTTCTTTGGTACACTCCAAGAGTGTGTAACCATTGTTTGGAGATATCATCTCAAAACAAGAAAGCATCATGTACATGTTGACCTAAATGATTTCTATCAGGGTGCTCTTTACAGGGTTGATAATATCATTGAACAATACCAGGGTATTGTTGGTATCATTGAAGATCCATTCACCAACTGTATTGTAGGTGAAGGTAAAGATGAGATTACTTATCTCCAGGAACTCAAGAACTTTATTGAAACCAATAAGTGTGTTCTTGGTGAGCACAGTGAAATCAATTCATCAATTGATGACTTCCTTGGTCTCATTGATTCAACACTCTACAAACTCACTTCATTCTGTGAGCATGCAGTAAAATCATTTGATGAATTCTGTTATGAAGATTTCAATATGAATGAATCTTGCTGCCACAAAATTCCAAAATTCTCAAAAGGACCAGAAGAAGATGAGTATGGTAAAGAGGAAGATGATGAACCAGCAGAAGAAGAATAAAAAGAAAAGAGAGAACATTTAAGTTCTCTCTTTTTTATACTCTTGCTGGTTCTAATACCACATTAACTTTATTGGCTCTCCAAGTAGTTGTTATAATCTTCTGGTCAACCTCATTAGAACTGAAATCAAATTCAAGACCACTCACACCGGTAAAAAGAAGATCATCAAATGAAATCCTATATAATGACCTGTTGTAACAATCCAAAATTTCCATACCTGGAACAGCAGGGATATACTTTGGATCTGGTTCTGCACAATAATAGTACATAAAAATTTCAGTCAGGATTGCCCAAATGATATATGCTGAATCCAATTGGAAGGTGATGATCATTGACTTCTTCCACAAGAAGTCTGGGAACATATCTGACCTATGTAACCTACCATAAGGTGTTCCTCTATCAACCTGTTCAATTGGTTCATACTCTGCTGGATTAACTTCAAGTTCAACACTCTTTATACTGTAATTAAGGAAATCAACAACAGTAGTACACATATTTCCAGGTATCCTGTTAAGAATTGGAGAATACTTTTCCTCTATCTCCTTTGGTACAAATACCTTCGGGAAATCAAACCTGAAATTATTATTTTTACCACTTAAAAAAGCCATACAATACTTAATGTATATATAAGTATTTATGAAGAAAGTGGTCATTCTATAAAGAACAACCACTTTTAAAATAGCAAATCTCTGATTAAGCAATCTTCAATCTTACAGTTTTCTTCACAGTATCAACACTTTCTACTGGAAGTTCAACTTCCTGACCAACTGTAAGTTTGTCAAGTTCAACAACTTTTGAAGATAAGAAGAATGTGATTCCATTGAATTCCTCTGAAAGGATAACAACACCATTATCAAAGAGGTTCTTAACAACACCCTTCAACTTGTATTCTGGTGTCTTGTCGATTGTCTCCTTCAACTTATCCCAACCTTCAGTCTTACTTACAGTCTGGGTGATGATTACCTTCTCATCATTGATACTGTCAATGTAGAAGTCAATAGAATCACCAACCTTCAACTGACCAGCCTTGAACTTGGCCTCTGTCACCTCATTCATTTCAGATACTGAAAGTAAGGTAGCAACACATTCATCAATTAGGATGAATACACCAAAATTCTTGATTGATGAAATAGCACCAGTAACAACAGCACCTTTTTCAAGATCATAAAGTCTATCAAGTACACTTGGTTTCTTTGTATTGAGATATTCCTTATGAGAAACAATGATACTGTCTTTAATCTGATTAACAGGCATCACGAACAGTTCCTTACCAAGGAGTTCCTTAAAGTCATTAAGAGGAACAACATCTGATTCAGTACCAGGCATAAAGCATCTTACACCCTTAATGTCAACAATGAAACCATTGAACACATTTGAACTGTTATATACAATCTCTTTTACAACACCAAGATATGCTGATGTTGGTGTCTGTATTTCCTTAACAAGTTCCTGTCTCAATCTCTCCAACTGTGCAGTCTTTGAAGAAGCATCAGCAGTAAGATGACCCCTTGCTTTTGTCACAACAACATCAATCTTGTCACCAACATTGACCTTCTCATCTGAATTGATTTCAACAGCAACAGAGTGTTTCTGTGAAAGAGCAATGTCAGCTGTTGCTTTATTCTCATCATACCTTGTAATGTTACCCTCTCTGACATCCTTGAACTTACCAAGTTGTTCATATTCAACAATAGCATCAAGGATTTCATCAGAACAATACCTTGCATACATCTTCATTGCATCAACCACATATGGTTCATGAGACATAATCTTGTCACCATGATGTACAGGTACTTCTACAATTTTGGAATTCAGAGGATCTGATTCAGAAAAGATTTCAACTTTTTGAGTTAAAATACCCATTTATTTAATTTTTAAATGTTCCAGAACGGAACGGTTAAACATACAATGTATTTATGAAAATTACTCTGCAACTTCTGGTGCTACTTCTTCCTGAGTTGATACCTGATGTTCTTCCTCTGGAATATCATTCTCACTGCGGTTGAACTCTTCCTCAACATTATTGAGGTCTGTACCAATCTGACGGGTTGCTGCATTGTCCTTCTGAATCTGACGGACTGCATCAGAAACTGACTGACCACAGTTGGCCCAGCACTCAAGGAAGGTTCTTGCCTCAAAGAATCCCTTACCATTGAAGTCCTCCATAATACATCTCCAAAGACTCAATACGCTTGCGGAACGAAGGATGATGACATTATCAAACTCCTTGGAGTTGACCCATGCCTTGTTCTCCTCCATATTACGAACAAGAACCATAAGATTCACAGCACTCTTTGCAGTGAAGGATACATTATGGTTGAGATATTCAAGAAGCTGCTTAAACACCTTCTTACCCTTTGAAGGGTCAATAGGTTCATCTTCTTTTTCAGGTTTTGGTGCCATCTCAATATGATACTCCTTAACCGTATCATTCCTATAAGCATCCTCAAACTTCTTTGCCAATGCATCAAGAATTGGTTTGAGTTCTGACTGTTTATAAGAGAGTTCAGCAATCTTCTTTTCAGTTTCTTCAATCCTTGAATTGGTTGAATCAACATGACCCTTCTGGAGTTCATACTCATTTGAACCTACACCAAAAACAGTCTCGGCATTTGCCAAGTCCTTCTGGTGTGCAACCAACTCTTCTTTAAGAGATACCAGTTCACCACGCTGTTTCTGTAACTCATTTACTCTTTCTACTGCTTCAGCAATCTGCTCATCAGTAATTACATTTTTTACTTCTTCTGCCATTTTATTATTATTAAATGTTAAAAAACTTTCTATAAAAATAACAAATTTATAAAGATTTTATTAAAGACTCTTTATCACTAAATAATTGTTCATTTTCACAAGATACTTCTCTTCCACAAATAAGAACATAATACCTTTCAACAGTAACTATTTCTTCATAATTAAGGTTACTTATGAACTGTGCATAATAGATGGAATTTATCTCACTACTTACTACTTGGTTGTCATACATCAACCAAACTACATCACCAATATTTCTATTTAATTTTATCTTCATATTATAATGATTTTAATAGTTCTTCTTTTGATGCAAACAACTTACTCTCATCAACATTATCATCCATATGATTGAGTTGATAAGTTACCTTTACATTATGGGTATTATCTACATTAATCTTATACATTGTGACAAGTTTCTGAACTACCTTATTACCAGAAACAACCCATACAGTATCATTAAGATTGTATTTTGTTGAAATTTCCATAATTAAAATAATGATTTTTCAGTTTCACTTTCTTTATTTGTATTCTTATCAACCAAGACCTTTTCCTTATTATTGAAGAAATTGGATTTGATAAGTTTAAGTGCATTATCCAATTCAGTCTTATTGATCGCATATGCTTCCTCAACCTCCCGGATACCACACTCATTTATTTCCATATACTTGTTAAGAACATCATCTTCATAATATGTCCTGATTGTTTCCTTCTTCTTTTTCTGGTCAATCCTGGTTTTCAAGAAATTAGGAAGACCATTGAACCTCATTGCCAACATAGCAATAATCTCAGCATCCACCAATGGATCACTGTCAAGTCTATTGACAAGTTCACACTGGACAGGAAACTGAGCACTGAAAAGTCTTCTTAACATATAAGAATACTTCCTCTTGTCTTCCTTTGATACTGCACCAGAATTACGATTACAATAGCAGTTCAGTACTTCATAAAGTTCCATGATCTTAACCTTTAATAAAACTCATATCTCCATCATCCTTGACACCCTTCATCACATTACTCCTCATCTGGATACTGGATTTGTAATCCTTGAACCTTGACTTGGAGAATAAGGTCTCCTTTGTAATCTTTGAAAGAATGGCGGGATTCTTTACACTTTCAATCTCAATATCAGTTCCCATATTGGTGATCACATCTTCCGGGATACTCTCACTGGTCAATGACACCAGGGAAGTATTGGTCTTTATGTTCTCAAACAACATCCTCCTGGTGAACTCCTCATCATTTATCTTGGCAACATCATAGATGACATTACACAACATCTTGACGGTGTCTTCCTGACCATAGATATGATAATCAAACTCACATCCAAGTTTCTCCTTGAACTGATTATAAATCTTCTCAACAGTCTTCTCTCCAAGACCCTTTGCTCTTGTACTCTCTGTTGCTGCTTTATAATACACAGGGAAAATATTGTCAGAGGTATCACCACCAACAATCTTCATAAACCTCACCTTTTCAGGATCCACCACTTCAACATCCATTCCTTCAATGAACCTTTCAAAAGGATCATTTTCAATGGAGATGGTGAAGTACTCATTAAAGAGATTCTCCTGGGTCACTTGACGGTTACTCAATTTCTTTATCTCCCTGTCCGATGCTTCTGACACCCACAGTTTATTCTTCACAGGACCATACTGGATGATGTGTACACCATCTACACACTTCACCAGTTGGTTAAGGTCTCTATCCGTAGACAGTATCAGACTTGACTTACCCTCATTGAAAAGATAATCACTCCAGGCATAAATCAAATCATCACCCTCACTTCTTTCAACCTGACTTACCTTGACACCAATAGTTCTCAATGTATTTGCAAAATTACTGATGACAGTATTGAATCCATTCTTATCTATATCTTCCTGGACTTTCTTCCTGTTACCCTTGTATTCCTGTTGAAGGAGTAGATCCTTTCTCCAAGAATGACTGTCCATAATAAACACAACATCATTGATGACTGGATTCACCTGTTTGATAACAGCACAGAAATCAACCATCAACTTCTTTTCAAAGGTATCCATATCCTTCTGGGTAGACAAAATCTTTGATTTACCTCCCTGACGGAAAGTAGACCAAAGACTTCTGAAGAAGAAATTATGTCCATCTACAATTAATGTAAACCTTTTCATATATTAAATATAACAAAATTATTCACTGTAATTAGTTATCATTCTTACATCCGGCTTCTGTTCAATAACCATTTGAGGGAATGACATAAAGTAATCGCAAATATTCTTATCAAGTTGCATAAGATTATCTTTGTTGTTTCCAATGAACATATTCATAAAACTTACATAATCATCAAAATGGAATTTCATAAGGAACTTCCTGTTCAAATAAGAATTTGGAATGAGTTCATTAACCATAAAAATCTTGTTCACCATATCAATAATTACTTGTGAAAACATATCTGAAAGATTCATCTCAATTGCTTCCAACTTATAAATGTATCTCTTGGTAACCTTTTTCCTCTTTATCAGATTCTCATATGCATCATCTATCTCTTTATCATTAGTAAAAATGAAATTGATGTATTTCAATTTAGGAAACATCTTCAATGATCCAATCATAACACCAATAACATCCTTATTGACATCAACATCAAGACCCTCCTGGAAAGTAGATGCAAATAAAAATGCATTCAAGGCATCAATTGCCGGCACTTCCTTCCATTCATTCTCTCCTCTCTTATAATATGCAAGCATCATATTAAAAGTCTCTTTTAAGTAATTAACACAAATATCACTCAAAGGACAATACAAGGTAATTGTGTGTACCTGGTTTATCCTCGACATCATATCCGTCTTATCCCCTTTTGTGTAAAACTCCATATCACTCATAAATATATATAATTATCTTTTGTAAAAATAACAAAATTATGGCAGGAATCAAAGACCTGAAACCAAAAAGAGGTGGACAATTCAAACAAGGATACTATGATCCAGTCTATCCTCAAAAATACAAGACTAATACCAAGCAGATTATTTATCGTTCTTCCTGGGAGTACAAACTATGTAAATGGTTTGATTTAACCCCAGAGGTATTAGAGTGGGCTTCTGAACCTGTATCCATAAAATATTTCTACACTCTGGACAACAGGATGCATACTTATTATCCAGATTTCTATTTTGCATATCAAAAACCTGATGGTAGAATAGTCAAATACATTGTAGAAGTAAAACCAACAACACAACTTCAAAAACCTGAAGAACCAAAGAGAAAAACAACCAATGCAATCAAGAACTACAATTACTTGATGGAAGCATACATAAAGAATACTTGTAAGAGGCAGTATGCCAAGAAGTGGTGTTCTGAGAATGGTTATATTTTTGTTTATGTAACAGAAAAGTCAAACTTGAATTTTATTTGATTATTTATTTATAATATACAAACGGGCCATTTCTCATAAATATAATACATAAGATAATTATCTCTATGCCAATAGATAATAGTTTAAAAGCATTAACTCAACCTCTTGGTAGGATTGCAGAAATAACAGATGATCCAAACTATAAAAAGTTACCTACTAATGTTAAGGAAATCAGGGATGCTGTATGTGGAAACGGTATCCTTGGTATATTATCTCATATAGATAAGAATATTGAAGATTTCAAGAAGAAAGATTCTATTGCAAGATTAACTGGTAAGAAATCTACATCAATCAATCAAAAATCAATATTAAGAAGTACAAACTCAATAGAATCATTATTGGGTAAGATTCTTGGTCAGGTACAAAGATTATCTGGAAATAGTAGAAGATTAAGTATATCATCAAGAGAACAACAATCAGGAAAGATAAAAGGACTTGAATCATTGTCAAGATATGTTGACATCGCTGAAAGATTGAAGTTTATGAAATTGAAGGATTTCCTTTTTGCAAAAAGGAAGATGAATATAATCAGTAAACTCATAACAAAAACTCTTGATTTGTTCAGAAGTTTCAAAGATCAGAAAGAGATTGAAGGTACATTGAGTCTTGCAAATTCTTCAATAGAACTGGCAAAGAAACTATCAAAGATTTCTCTTCTTTCTAAACCAGCACAGATGGGTGTGAAGGTTATAGAAAGATTATTCCTTGGTAAGAAGGGTAAAGGAGGTCTCCTTAAAATATTCAAAGAACTCAGTAAAAATAAAAGACAAATAGACAGAGGTAAAGAATCAATCAAAGATATATTAAAATCTTGTGGTTCTATGCTTCTTACATCAATGATATTGACAGGTGTTGCTGTTGTTGGTATTCCAGCAATACTTGGTGCCCTTTTTATGAAGGGTATTGTCTGGATATTATCTGGTACATTCAAGATGTTGAACAAAGCAAAGAAGAATGCTCTTATTGGTTCTACTGTGTTATTGATAATGTCAACATCTGTTATCACATTTGCACTTGGTCTTGGACTTATGGTCAAAGCAGTCAAGGGTATGGAGTGGAAAGACTTTGGTAAGATTATGGCAAGTCTTGCTGGTGTTGGTATTACTGTTGCTGGTATTGGTCTTCTTGCTGCTCCTATTGCTATTGGTAGTGGTGCATTATTACTTATGGGTGCATCTCTTGGTATCCTTGCATTGTCATTGAGAGCATGGAAGAATTTTGATTCAAAATCAGCAATGACCAATATTAAAGATGCTGTTGGTGGTTTAAAGGAAGCATTTGGTCTTGATGAAAAATCCCATCCAGATAGAAAGACAATTGGACAGAAACTTGGTGGTGGTCTTATGGATATTGCTGTTGGTGTTCTTAATTTTGGAAAGACCTTCTTTATGGTTGGTTCATTGTTATTGACTGGTGTAGCACTTGGTATTCTTTATCGTGGTGTAAAAGTATGGCAAAACTTCAATGCTAAAAAATCAGCAGAGAACATCAAGACATCACTTGGTGTATTAAAGGATGCCTTTGGTCTTAAAGACAGAGATGGTGAAAGTGTAACTGCAAATGTAAAGGGTGGATTAAATGATTTGATTGGGCTCGCATCATCTATCTTCCAGATGGGTAAGACATTCACTCAAATGGGATCACTTGTATTTGCAACAGCAATGATGGACATCATCAGATTGACATTGATTCCTTGGGAATCATATAATGCCACTGCTGCTGTTGGAAATATGAAGATTGCATTCAGTGGATTGACAGAATGTTTTGGTCTTGAATCAAGTAATACCATTGTTGGAAGTATAAGTAGTGCTGTTACTAACTTCTTTGACCTTGGTGCTGGACTTTTGAAGATGGGTTCAATGTTTACAAAGATGGGAACTATCCTTATTGCCACAGCAACAATGGATAAGATAAGAGAAAACCTTGATTCATGGAAGAGTTATGATTCTGGAAACAGTATATCAAACATCAAGAGTACAATGACTCAATTGATGGATGCATTTGGTATTTACAATGATATAGATGATAAATCACCAGGTATTTTAAAAGTAGTCTCATCTGTTGGTAGAGGTATTACCAATATGTTCAGTCTTGCTGAAAACCTTACTGAAAAGGGTTCAAAGGCTTCTAAACTGTCTGACCTTGTTACCTGTGTCGCAACAATGGATAAAGTGAGAGAATATCTTGTATCTTGGAACTCATTTGATCCAAAGGATCCTCTCAGTAATATGAACAATGCCATTAAGACTTCTGTTGATTCTATCAATACTCTTAATATCTTTAAGGCTGCTCAACTCACTGATGTGTTCAGATCATTCAAGAATATTGGTAATAAACCATTTGATAAGTTCACTGCTGCTGTTAATCAGTTTACAAAATCTTGTAATGACCTTATTGATGCAATGAAAGAATATGGTAATGTGACTGTTACAGCAGAAGCAAATGGTTCAACTGGTGCTGCATCAACCAGTGTATCTGGTGGTGTTAACATCAATAATCCAAATGATTTGGCAAAGGCAATTGCTGAAGCAATCAAATCATTACCTATCAATGTTGAGACTAATCTGTCAGACATCAGGTTGGTTGTTAATAATGAAGCAGGTAGAAGAGTGGTACTTACACTTGAAAATTAATTTTTTGTTATATTTAGTTTATATCATATATTATAGTTTATGAGTAAAAATGTAGATAACTACGAAGAGCAGGTTCGCAAAGAGTTTGAATCTACTCAGGAAGAAGTAAAAGAAGAAAAGCAGGATACTGTCAAGAATCTTGGTAAAGTAGAACTTGACAAGACTATTGAAGACCCAGAGATTGAGAGAATCAAGAACTCAATGAATTATATCAATATCCCTCTTGAAACTCTCCCAAGTGGTGGTAGATATTATCCAGAAGGAACAAGAATCAGTATCCGTGCTGCAAGGGTTGGTGAAATCAGAGAATTCTCTATCATCAATGAGGAAGATCCAAAAGACATTAGGGATAAGATGACTTACATTGTTTCACAGTGTACAAAAGTCTATTATGGTAACACACCTGGTCATTACAAGGATATACTTGAAGATGATAGAATTGTACTTGTTCTTAAAATCAGGGAACTTACATTCACTGATGCAAAACAGAGTATCAAGATTCCAGTACCAGAAGGTGCATGTCAGACACCAGGATGTCATCCACAAGAATCAGTTGAGTTTGATTCAAGTAAACTTGAATTCCTCAAACCAAGTGAGAAACTTGAAAAGTACTATGACCCAGTTGAAAGATGTTACAACATTCAGACAAAACACTTTGGAGTAATCAAATTGTATCCTCCTACCATTGGTGTAACAAGTATCATTGCTGATTGGATTAGGGAACAGCAAAGAGATGACAAGAAGATGGATGCTGCACTTGTTGATATTCTCCCTTACACAATAAAAGACTGGAGAACATTCTCATCAAAGCAGGTATTTACCAAAGTAACTGAACTTTCTGGTTGGTCAACAGAGAAGTTCACATTGGTTACCAGATTGGTTGAAGAAATCAGTGTAGGAATTAAATTTGAAATCAAGGAGACTTGTGCTCAGTGTGGAGGTGAGTTGATTATTCCTGTCACCTTTCCCAACGGATTCAGATCCTTATTTGTTCCAACAATTTCTGATCTCGGAGATGAACTTCTATGATAATGTAGTCATTGCTATGGAGAAACTCAATATGCAATGGGACATTATAATGAATTTAAATTTCTATGATTTTCAGAACATCCTTGACAGTTATACAAGGATACTTGAAGAAAGAAAGGCAGCAGAAGAGGAAGAGGCAAAGAAGTATGGTTATGATGAGAAGAATATGAATCCTCAAACTATGATGAACCAGGCACAAAAGAATATGCCAAAGATGCCTAACCTTACAATGCCAAAGATAAAATAGAAAAGGATGGTTTATTTACCATCCTTTTCTTCATTTACATTACCAAGGTCTTTCACAGGTCTTGGTTCTTTTTGTTCTTCATTGATAGTTGTACCAATGTACTCTGTTGTTTCAGTATCAATAATCTTACTGTTTGTTACATTACCAAGGTTCTTTGCAACAGGTGCTGCCTTGTCTGTCTCATTGAGTATAGGTTTGATGAAACCAATGTTCAATGCATCTGCAACACCTTCTGTTGGAACACCGGTTGATGCAGCAACACCAGTGACCAGTCTTCTCAATGCATCATTCATCCTGGTGAGTTCTTTATTCTTTTCTGCTACTGAACCCAATGCAAAATCATTTACAATCGTTGTCTTGTAATGGTCATCAACTGCAACAGATGCATCTCTTCTAATATATTCACGGTAATCATTATTGTTTACATTACCAAGAAGACTCTTATCAAACCATCTCCTGAAGTTACCATCCAATCCACCAGATGTATCAAACTCATTGTTTCCAACATCAGTCAACCTGCTGTAAGCTTCCTTATGGAATGGTTCAAGATCAGAAAGGTCTTTGTTCTTCTTAAGTACATATTGTCTCAAATCATCAAATGGTAAGAAGTTGATAACACAGTTTCCATATGTGAATACAAACTTTGTATTCCTCATTTCATTTGATGGAAGATTGGTTACATTCTCAAATATACTACCTGTCTCTTCTGGAACAATCTCACAATCAAAGAACTTGAATTCTACTGCTGACATATAATTAAGTGCCAACTCTGTAAGTATAGATGGGTCACCAATTATATTGGAAATGTCCTCATCTTTAACATTGATGGAGTTTCTGAAGTTCCTTATATCATGTACAAACACAGAACAATTGAATCTCCTCAAATTTATAGGTACTCTTTCCCTCCTGTAATGTCTGTCATATACAGCATTGAAATACTTATTGAACATTGATGATACTCTCATATCAAGGAATTCAAGACAATCAATGGTAATCTTGTTATCACCAGATCCCATATATGGATCTTTCATTTCAAAATATTTCTTATATGCCTCATCCAATCCAGTTATTGATTGTAACACATAAGGATAATCTTCTGTAATTGTCTTCATACCATAGATGAATCCAAGAATATCATAAACTGTTTGAGGTACTTCCTTTGTTGGTTTCTTTGTTTCTCCACCTTCGGTATCTGTTGCTATGGTCTCATTTGTTGTTCTTTGAGCACTTGAACTACCAGACATCTTTTCAGTATAAGCATTGGTATTATCAATATTTTCTTTTGTGTCATTAAGCAAATCTATATAGTTGTTAATGCTGGTAACCTGGTCAGTTTCATAATCTTCATTTGCTTTATTATAAAGATATCCAAGACTACCAGTAAGTTCACCTTTCTCATTTTTAACAGCTGTTGGATTTGCTTCTGTTCCAGTACCAAACAATTGTGTTTCTAATTTCTTTTTTTCTTCTCTTTTAATATTAAGGTCTTTTACAGAATCATCTTTCACAGAAACATTATGGATGTTTGTTTTCATTATCACAATAATGTTTTTAAGAATCTCCTCATCAGAATCATTTATTTTAGAATCTTTTCTGATTGAATTCAATTCATTTTCAATAGTCTTTTCATCTGGGTATTTATATTCTACTTCAAGATTTTTACCATAATTCTTTTTATCATTTGATGAAATATCACCAACCATATTTTTAAAATCATTCCAGATATTTTCTACTTCACTCTTTGTAGTACTTCTTATATCATTATCACTTGATGTTTTTAATATCTCCAACTTCTTTTCAATGGTAGATTTAAAATTAGAAAGGTCTGATTTAACATTTCTTTTTTCATCATCTATTGCATTTTGTAAATCTTCAACATCCCTAAATGCTTTATATTTCTTCAAAACAGACATATAATTTTCTTTTGCAGTTTTGAGAGCTTCTTTCTTTGCCTCATTTGCCGCATTCATCTCATCAGTAATACTTGTTTTAGCATTCTGAATATTCATATCAAGTAAAGATTTCTGATTTTCCTTACCAAGTTTTCCAATAAACTTACAAATAACTGCCCTGTTCTTTACATTGATTGCAAATGGTTGAACAGTATCTCCATAATGTGCAGTAGTTATACGGGATGGATCAATATCATTACCAGATTTAATGAGTTCACCTCTTACTTTTTCTGCTCTGTTTTTTGATAGTTCAAGATTATGTGATTCAGTACCTGTTTGCTTATCAGCATAACCAGAAAGTGTAACTTGAAGTTCTGGATTATCAGTCAAAGTCTTAACAATATATGCAATAGTTGCTTCTTCTGATGGTCTAATCTTATATTGATCCCTATCAAAGAATATATTTGCAGCAGACAATTCTTCTGCATATGTATCATATATACTCTTGTTTGGAGTACCATTACCAATATAATCAGACTTACTATATGTACCTTCGACAACCTTATCAACCATATAGATATAGTCAACAGCACCATAAAGAGGTTTATCTATATCATGTTCATCCCATAATCCATAACCAGGTTTCCTACCATTGTTAGTACCAAATGGATCCTTTGCTTTGATGGTACTTGTCTCATATGTATTTGGAGTACCATGTATATCTCTATCATTGATTTTCTTTAATTTCTCCTCTATCCTTTCTGCTAATGGAGTATCTCCTTCATTTTCTTGAACATCCATACCATCAGGAGACCTCAAGGTTTTAGATGTAGCATATTCTTCACCATTAAGGAATAATGGTGAAAACAGTTTATCAATAGCAAAAGTAAACCCAGTAAAGATTGGGTCTTCAATATTGTTCGTTGAGTTCTTACTGTAATGTCTCAACAAATCATGTGTATTCAAAAATTTGAGATTATTCATAGTTGTAATTTTAATTTGCTACTAATATATCATCAATGATATTTTCATTCTTATATTTATCAATTGCCTTTTTGGCCATATAATACTCATCCTTGAAACAAGGTTTGTATTCAATCCTGTTCAACATCAGATTCATTTTGAGATTGTTGTCATTAGGGTCATAATCAATCTCAATCTCTGTCACCACATACCAACCTGATAATCCTCTGTTGTATATGATTTCAGGCCAGAACTTCTTCTTTCTTGGATAAATTTCCTCAATGACACCTTCATCATCAAATTGAAGGATGTTCTTGTTCTTTGCCTCTTTATATTTAAGTAAATCACCGGTATCATTATCTTTATATACTTCATCCTTTGAAATCTCCTGACCAGACAATGGATGCTTGTCATAGATGTCAACCCAGATTCGACTGAACTTTGTAACAGCAGGATTGTAGTTTTGTAGTTTCACTTTCAATCCACACTTCTTCATCCACTTCAACTGGAATCTATTCTGAACCTCTGCAAAGTAATACTGCTTAAAGGTGTTGGTTGTATCAACATTACCAAAGTTATTGAATGATTCAACATTGGTCATATTATCAACACTCGCCATATCATCCAGGTATTCACTCTTTGTCATCTGGATAAGGTTCAAAGGAATGTATGAATCCTGATTTGGTTCTTCATCTATTGATTCAATCTTCTGTGTTGCCACATCCCTTTTGAGATTATCAATTGGTCTGATAAGGAAATCACATTGTGATAATCCCCAACTACCCATATTGGAATCATTATATGTCACATGTGTCCTGAATCCATCAGATAATCCAGATGAACCATTATGTATCTCTTGGTATGACTCAATATAGTTTGACCAACCATTGAAGTATTCATCGTTTGATATATAATAATAGCTCAACTTCTGATAGTTGTTTTTCATTGGATTCTCATCTGCACCAATAGGAATCTGATTATCTGTCTTCTTTTCATCTTTTTTAGGATCATAATCAGGTAATTCCCTTGGTGGAGTACAGTTATATATCATTGCTGGTGTATCTGTCTTCTTACCACCATGTGAAAGAAGTGAATGGCACTCCACAAAATTCAACACATTATACTGGTCAATGAATGATGTGAAGAAAGTATTTGGTGAATAACAGGCATGACCAGCAATATCTTCCATAAAATCAAAGTATGTTGTGGTCTCATTGTTCCTCCAGGCCATCTCATCCAATGTATTTGTCTTTGTGAAGTTGGTTGAGAATCCAAGACCTGTCCATACTGCCAGGTTGAAGAGAGACTGCATCGCTGTACACTCACCTCCACACCAGGCTTCCTTCCTGTATCCATAAGGTACATTCAACTTACCATATACCCTGTACTTCAAACCACTGTTACTAATCTTTCTTATACTGGTTAATATAAAATCTTGCCTAATTGGTTTATAATAGAGTTCATCACCTTGTCCACCAATATAAACTTTGATGATAGACCCATCCTTTGGTATATTAGTTGACAGCATACTGTTTGAAGAATCAATAAACTCAAACATCAATGTTGGCAAAAATCCTGTATAATCCAACTTGAATGCGCACACATCAACCTGATTAATTACATAATCATTGATACTTATTAAAGGAATTCTATAAGCATACTTATATGGGATATTATTTTTATCATTAGTGAAGAAATTCTTATTTAATAAAAACTCTTTTACACCCAATGATGGTTCAACAAGTTGTACTGAATTGATTTTATCACCAGTCAATTCAGTATACTTGTTGTTGTCATCTATACCTCCAATTGGAAATATAGTCTTGTACAATGTATCTAATGTTATATTATTCATACATTATTAATTTACTCTATATTTAATACCATCAACAGTCACATAATCACCTTGTCTTACATAGTTGTCAGCAACAAATACCTTTCTCTTATTACCATCACCATCTGTCACTTCAACCACTGAACCATTTTCAGTTCTTACAACATTGTCTATAATCTTTGTGTTATCAACAGTTGTTCTTTCAAAACAATCCTTTTCAAGGTCTTCTGTGTAATATGTATACCAATAGAATGCTGTGTATGCTTCATCTATCTTTGTTATAATTGTTCCAACATTTTTCTTATGTAATTGGGCAATACCACCATTTATCTTATGACCATTCTTGGAAGCCTTCTTGATAATCTTACTTTTTATCTTCTTCAATATCCTTCCAATGATTCCAGGTGTATAATAAATATTTCCTGTATGGTTAAGGTTTGGATGGAAGAAGTGCCAACCAATAAACTTGATATCATTGTCCATTGGTTCACCATTTATCATATCTGATACAGTTGATGATTCTCCTACTTCTTGGATGATTGGAGATTTATATGCAACAATAATATCACCTTTGTCATCCAACTCATCAATCAGTTCTTCAATTTTTTCTGATTGCTTATCTCCAACTGTTGTGAATTTCAAGACATTATTAATACTACCTATAAGATCCTTCAATTTCTTATCATCATATGATTCCAATAATTCCATAGTTGAAGAAAGAGACTCTTTACCTTCTTTTGATGTACTTCCATTTTCAAGGAATGAATCAAGTATATCAATGGTATGTTCAAACTCTTCTGTATCTCTGAAATGAACAGGAGACAATGTGTTAACCAATCTCACTCTTGATGACTTTATGCTATCACCAAAGGCTTCAATGATACTCTGTATCAAATCCATCAACCATTTGAGACCAAACAACTCCATCAACTGTTTGATGATGTCACCAAGACTGTTCAATCCATTAAGCATTATCCTGGCAATCTTGTTGATGTTATTGATGATGTCAATTATTTTTTCTATAAGGTCTTTGATGAACTTGAAGATGGTCTTGATGTCCATCCAGAAGTCAGCAATCTTATATGCAGGATTTGGTACAACAGAACCAATATCAGAAGGCATTGCAATCTTTACAGTAGATGCAACCAACTGTGTAGTAAGATTCTTACATATCTCCTTGATATCATTGAAATCCTGATTGATTGCATCACAACAATCATCAATGAACATATCACAAGAACCACCATTTGTAAAGAACTGTTTTATCTCTTCAATGGATGCCTTGTACTGGTTCATCATAGATTGCCAATCTGATTTGATAGAGTTACACCTATATTCTGCTTCCTTCTTGAACTTGTCCAGTTCTGTTCCAATGATAGACTTCATTGTATCAGCCTGCTTGGCATTCTTTATCTTCTTCCTGAACTTCTGCATCTCCTTGATGGCAGATCTCATTTCTCTCTTTGATTGAGTATCCAGGACTCTCTTGTCAAGGTCTTGCCTTTTCATAAAGTGTCTGATGTCCTCTCTCTGTTTCTTCAACTCTTCATCATACTCTTTCAAAAACTCTTTATAGTTCTCTTGGCTATAATTCCTTCCTTCCGGTGGCATGTTCTCCAGTTCTGCATAAGTATTATCAACCATTTCACTGTATTGATTATACATATCTTCAGAAGACATTGTCAAATCATTCCTGATTTTATAGAGCATTGATTCAAAATCAATAGGAGGTAACTGGTCTAAACCAGTTCTTACTATCACAGACTGAACAAGAACACCAGTAAATGCAGAGACGACCTTACCAATACTGAAGTTCTTGATTACTGTTGCAAGTGACCCAGATACATTTGTAATTGCCTGATTGACCTTTGTGTCCTCACCATATTGTTTGAGTTCTTCTGAAATAGTAGTAGCACCTTTTGAAACAGAAGACAAACCAGTCACATCCTTGAAGTTGGTATCAACAAGGTTTGACAACTGTTGCATCTTTTCACGGAGTTCAGAGATAAGAGTCTCAACCCATTTGTTTGCATTGTTGATTGTATCATTCACCTTACTTGCTGTATCTCCAACAGTAGTAATACCCTGTGTCTTGATGTCTGTGAGTTTCTTTGTGACACTTTTCAACTTATCTGTAACATTTGAACTGATAGTATTGAACTCACTACCTGTCCACTCGAGTACTACCTCCGCAGAATCATGTATGTCATTAGCAATCTCAAACTTACCAAGTACATCTGAACTTGTTTCTGCAACAGCCATTCCAAGATTTGATATTGCACCACTCAATTCACCGGCAGATTCAATGGTCTCACCAGTCAATGTAGAAATCATATCTATTGTTGTTTCACCAATACCAACAGTCTTGTTGATGGCATTCTGTGTAAATGTATCCAATCTGTTTGTGATACCTGTAAGTGAACCAGTGATACTGTTCATCTGGGTCATCAAGTAATTGGAAGGGATGTCTGCATAACTGTCCAGTAGTCTATTCATATCATCAGATAACTTCTGTATCTGAGCTGACAGATAAACCACATCACCAACAATCCTGGTTACAAAATCCTGAGGTTTTGGCATAAGAGCAACAAACTGCAATGTCTGTGATACAACACACATAGACTTTATGCCTTTTCTCATTCCTGCATTAATAATCTCCATACATTAACCCCATTTATAATTTACAAGTAACTCTGGTTGAGCATTATCAACAATCAATGTGTTGTGAGTATCATCAACAACATACTGACTCAATATGAGTTTGTGAAGGTCTTCTTCACATAGTTTGTTCCATAATCTGAAATTGGTGAGATGTAAGTTACCACCAACAATACCACAATAACCATCAACACTGAATGAACCAAGTTCATTAGGTGTACATCCAATCTTGATTATCTCACTATGACTATTGTTGACAGTCTCACTACCCTTTACCTCATACAACCACATATTAGACATACCTCTCTTCATTCCAAGTACACAGAAGTACCACTTTGATTCAAATGAAGAGAATCCTTCAAAGTTGTAATCATAATTCTTTCCATCAATCCTGACAACCATCTTGTCTGGCATCTGAATGATTTCAAATCCATCATTGACATATACACAGGTGTTGGCCTCATAACTGACAAGTTTACCACAAGACTGAACCTTTATACTATTATCATAAGGAACATCAATATCTACAAATAATTTTCCTTTATTTATATTGGTTATCCTATGCCAACCATTGATACCCATAACCCTGGATACCTTTATCATATTTCCTTTATCCAACAGTTTATCCCATGACTTAACCTTTAATCTTACAAAACCACCATTATCAACAACAGAATCTATCATCACATTATCTGATACATTCTTCATATTGGTTGGTCTGAATGCAAAAGTAAACATCCTTTCATCTTCTGATGAAAGACCTTTATTCCAGTATTCAACAGCAACATCACCCTTATCAATGGTTGATAGATTGTAATATTGTTTTGCAATTACTGTCCAGTCACTGTATATGTTCTCTTCTACAATTCTGACATTTTCGTGAAGAATCCTTCTTAATGGATCCTGACCTTGTTCAAGCATACCAACATCATTGAGTTGGCTATCCTTCCTGTTGTCAGCAACCTCATCCTTCATCTCTTCCTCAAACTTACCTTCAGCAGAGAACACAAGACTCTCTGTATCAGTCATAAGGTCATCATTGTCAAACTGTACAGACTTCATCTCCTGGTAAGGAACAAGACTTACTCTCCAATAAGAAGCAGCATATCCAAAGTCATCAGGGTCAGATACTGAATCCACCATATACATCTTGTTAAGATAATTACTGAAATAAAGATAATCATGTGGATCAGGATGACTACCATTACCAAAGACCTTCTGGAATTCTGATTTCACAATGTGAACTTCAAACTGAACTGGGTAATCAATCATCATTGAATTGAATTGAAGTTCCCTTGTTGGAAGTTGATTATCTGGTACCAGGATCTTCACATTCTGTTTATCAATGACTTTCTCAATAGAGTATTCCTTCAACACAACATCTCTTGACTTTGCATTTGGTTCTGTCTTGAAGTAAAGAACACAGAATCCAAACATATTTGAGATGAGTGTTGACATCTGGTTATAGATGTCCAATGATTGTCCAACAGCATAAGGATTGAAGAGATTACTACCTGTACCACCATTATATACAATCTGTGGAGTAGATGTACCCTTATTCCAGAAACATTCAGGAATAGGATTCTCTTCATTCACATAATCTACATCAAGTGATATACTTTCAACAGTCAATTCACCAGGACCAACCTGTGTGAACTTGTACTGGATATAAACCTTATCATCATAAATCTTGACAGAAGAAAGATTCTTGTTAGTTAAAGATTTCCAGTCACTCCATAATATCTTATCAGATGAGTATCTGAATTCTTTGTTGTAATAGGTCTGGTCTGTCTCACCTGTTACAACACAAGTGAAACCAGTCAAAGACTTGATTCCAGAATACTCCATCACATTGGATTCTATAATTCCTTTTGCCATTGATACAATACAACTTATATGTTATTTATGAAAAAAGGAGGTCTTCTGACCTCCTAAATATCTAATTTCAAATCATATTTCTTCAATATATCACCAAATCCAAGACCTTCAACTCTTCTTATGAAAACATCCTTCTGGTTGTTGTATATTGGTTGATTGACAAGGAAACTTCTACTTGTGAGCTGATATAGTTTCCTGAAATGATAATTGATGATGTATTTTACAAACTTGTTGTATAAATCAATCAATCCCATTTTATCCGGGACAATATAATTATCTTCCAAGTAGAATGCCTTGTTGTTGAGTTTCTGGATGAGTTCACTCATACTGTTCACTGATTCAACCTCACTCTTTCTCAACAAGGTTGTAAGGTTAGCAGTCTTCAAACTCATTGACACCTTTACATTGATGAAGTGTTCCTTCAAGAAGTTGATGTCATTCTCAAATATCTCCCTTATCTTCACCTTGTATGTAGTCCTGTCACCCTGTGTATATTTCTCCAATAGAACAACCTTAACAGGTAACAGGAATTCAGGTTCATTAGGTGATGTGACAAGAGCATAACACTCTGTACCTATATTATATGTCCTTACCATTACTTATCTTCTTTATCTGAAACCTTCCTGATCAATCTCATCAAATCCTTCTGACTACTTGACTTGAAACCAGATGAAATCTCACCAGCCTGTGATGCAGTTGTTGTCTCAACAGCAGAATCCTTATCAAGAGCGATCTTCTCATACTCATCACTGGCATTCATAATATATGTGGTCTGTGCTTTCACCAAGTCAATGAATGTACTCTGGAGTTTGCCAAGTACCTCAAACAACTTTGGATTGACATCACCCAGTTCAATATTATCCATAAGAATCTTGATTGCTCTCTGGCTGACTTCCATCTGGTTCATAATATTACCAAGAGTCATTGAATCCAGGTTCACCTTTGCCTTGACATACTCATTCTTTGAAATAAAATTGTCAGAAAGATAAACCCTTAACAGAGATTCCATCACATCCTTTGCTTTCTGCCTAGATTGCTCCAATGTAACCATATCATTCTTTGATATAGTGGAAGGAACTCTATTGAAATTCAATGTCTGTGAATCAATATCATCTGTCAAGTTGATGTCATTGTCTGTCAATAAATCAGCAATACTGTCTCTAATTATGTCCTTATTATCTCCCATATACTTATATTTTAATCAACATACTGTCTAATCTTCTTCATCATCTCATCAATCTCCTGGAACTCTCTCTTGATGAAAGTCCCAGTCTTTGGTTGAGTCATCTTTTCTATTTCCTCATCAGTAATAAACCTTCCATCAAATGTCCTGGAAGTATCCTCAACCTTCTTCTTTCTTTTGAAAAAATTAAACCTCATATATGTATTTATGAGAAAAGGATGGTGTAGACCATCCTTTTCTCATTCTCTATCACTTATTTATAGGTAAATTTTCTGGATGATATTCAAACTGTGCATAAGGATAATAGTCATGCCAATCACCAGTATAACCAAGGAAGATTGTTGATTCATCATTTGAATTCAAAATTCTGAATTCTTCAAGTTCAACACCATATGTGTATTCAGAATCATATGTATCACCTATGACAATCTCAACTTCCTGTTCAGGAAATTCAACAACAGTTTCTTTTGAATAATAGTAATCACCATCTATAATTTCTTGGATGGCACAGTTAGACCTGTACTCATCATCATCCTGTTCATAAATGATATATCTTTTACCATCTATTTCCAGTATATATCCTTCCTCTGTTACTGCATGTCCAACACCAGTTAACTTATGCTTTCCTGAAAGTATGTTTATATCAAACTTCATAATACTTTAATCAATTAAGTTCTTAATAATCACTTGGTCATATGGTTTCATAATACCCCTTCTCATCAAATCTTCATACTGTTCATCTGTCCACATCTTGAGGTCTTCGGGCCATTCTTCATCAAGAATCTGTTTGAATAGAGGAATATATTTTAGTTTAGCACCATCAGCAAATCTTTCATTACCAAGTGCAACTTCTTTTGCTATCCAGGGCCAGGTTCTGTAAAAGTTAACCCATTCTCTGTCAGACCTTTTAAGTGAAGGAACTCTCACATATCTCTGTCTTCTAGCAAGAGATGTGTTCCTGTATTTGGCATCATCTTCTGCAAGAGCTTCCCTAATTGTCTTCTGGTCTTCTGGTGTGATATGTTCCTTCTTGTATTTCTTCTGGTCATCAGGTACATCATATCTGTAATTTTCTGCCTCAACAATCCAGTATGGAGTTCTCCATTCATCTCTTTCTTTCTGGATTGCTTTTCTGATGACATTTTCAAGAGAATCTCTCTTTACAAATCTACAATGCACCATTTCCATATCATCATACTTCCTCACATCATTATCTTTATGAGGAAATTTAGGTGAATGAAATCTCATCCATCTTCCTACTGACCTGTGGTTAGGATTTTCATAATTTATTCAGAACTTGCTTCTCTACAATACTTTGAGAGTTTTTCAAAAGCATCTTTGTATATCTTATTAGCAGTGTTGATTGGAACCTCTAATTCATTGGCAATATCCTTCATTGAATTTTTGTATTTCCATTCAATCCTATCCTTATCAGGATTTTTAATCTGTTCAGAATACTTGCCAAGATGAAGTTTCATTTCCATTGCAATCCTTCCATTGATGTCAAGTGTTTTCAATCCTTCTTCAAGAATGGCATCCCGGTTAATCTGAAATGCTGTGTTATCTACTTCCCCCAGTGTATCATAATTGGTTGCATCAATGGGGCAATATTCAATCTTTGATTCTTCCAATCTTTCCTGTCCCTTCTTGAATCCCTTCAAATGATTTGCAGGGATATGAACCAATGAACATTCTCTGTTAACATAATTCTTCAAATATCCCCTGAGAGATATTGCTGCAGCCTTCACAAACTTATTATTCTTTGTGGAATCATATTTCTTTTCAAATTTCATCATTGCAAGTACACCTTCATTGATGAGTGATTCAAAATCTTCACCTGTATTGTTGGCAATATCCTGTGCAACCTTTACCACATAGAGTAAATTCTGTTCTGTCAATGAACCACCATTCTTTTTGGCGATTTCCACCGCCTTTCCAATTTCATTATATAATTTACTATCCATACTATTTAAACTGATTTTACTTGTATAACTGAATCATTATACCATAACAAATATAATGAAACTTTGTCAAATTTCCAAATTTATTTGACAAAAATTAAAATGGTTAAAGACACCCTGTTCTCACAAAGTGTCCCAACCATTAGAGTCTATTTTTAAATGTCTCAATATTCTTCTGAACATCAGTGATATTGACAGGTGAGTACTCCCACTCACTTCCAATACAAGTGATATTGTGTCCTTCAATATCCATTGTATTATTCAGTCCATGAAAACAATATGTACCTGTAGATTTTCCAACCCAGTCTTCAAGAGGGAAATAAGACAGAACAACATCCAAATCATTCAATGTCAGAATTTGTGCCTGTTCAAATATAATCCTTGACTTCAACTCAATGTCACTTGATTTTCTTACAGCATCCATCATGGTGTTTAAGAACATCTTTTCATCATTGTTAAAGTAGTTGGCAAGAAAATGAATCTCTCCATTCAATCTGACAAGGATATGATAAAGATCCCCAATACCAAATCCACCAAGTACATAAACCTTATCATCCTTGTTCACTGTCTCATTCCAACACTGGATGATATGGTCATTATTATCGACAACATTTGCATTTGGGTCATCCTCCATAAGGCGGTTGAACCAAGTGTCACTAATAGCAAAAATGCTTGGCATATTTTTTTGATTAAAGGTGGTGGGAAGAATTTCCCACCACCAGGTTAAAGAAATTAACTATTCAGTACACTGTTGATCCAGTCATCATCATCTGTGGAAACAGGTGTTTCATTTGCTGGAATCTCTGGACTTCCTGTTGTACCACCACTTGTGAAATCAGGCATATCCTCATCCTCTGCAAGAGCAGAAGGAGCTGCTGGTTCAACTGGCTTGTTAGTAGTTGTGGTAGCAGCATTGACTGCTTCCTTGGCTGCTGCTGCGGTAGTACGGGGAGCAGAGTAACCAGAGGTGTAGGTTGCAAGGTTTGCATTCACCTTCTCTGTGGTTTCAGAATCCCACTCCTTCCAGAAGTAGTCCTTAATCTTTGGTGCATCCTTCTCCAACCAGTTGAAGAAAGCCTTCTGGGAATCCCTATCATCTGCTGAAAGGGTCATCTTTACCTTCTCTTCACCACCATTATCAACATAGAAATGAATAGGTGCAGTCTTCTCAATGAAACGACAAGCATCATAGTTGGCAACTGCCTTCCTGTTGTTGTCCATCTTCTTGGAAGCATCCTTGGTCATATTAATCTCAAAGAGACGACCATCATAAAGAGCAAAAGGATTGAATCCATCAGTGAACTCTGTGCTCTTCATAGCATTCTCAAGCTTGTCATTGATCTTCTGACCAAACTGATAGATGAAGATCTTACCATCATATTCAGGGTGCTGAACATCCTTTACTACCTCAATAAGAGCATAGTACTGCTGGTAAACCTGGATTTTCTTGGAATTTTCTTTGTCGATTGCGCTGTCACTTGTGTAGAGCTTATAAGAAAGGGCTCTCATAGGACATTTCTTGTTGTCTGTCTTTGGTGAGACTACAAAGATACCATTCTCACCATTCACATCTTTAAGGAAGCATTCCCAACGACAGACAGTTGTACGCCACTTTCCTTCATGGAAGAAAGGAATGAACCTTACAAGTGCACGATAATTTTGGTCAGTACACTTCTCATCATTGATGGATGGTTTGTAGAGATCAGCTCTGCCAGAAAAACTGGAAGTGTTGTTGGTCTCGGTTGCTGCAAGAGCATCTGCTGCTGAAAAATTTCCAAACAGCTCATTGAAATTTACTTCATTTGCCATAACTTAAAACTATTAAAACTTATATTAACTGTGTCCAACTGGACAACATTTCAACTATTACAAACTAAATATAACAAAAAATAATCAGAAATGCACAGAAATTATTCTTGAACATCTAATTCAAGATTCTTTAATGCATTTGCCATCTCTTCTTCTGTGTAGTTCTTACCTGTTGTAGAATTAACACCTGTAACAATCTTATAATTAGTACCTGTACCAATTACAGTACCAGTATATTCTGCACCACTCTGATATTCTGCCAACTTGGATTCTATCTCATTGTATTCAACATACATCTTATCATAACTATCCTGAAGTGCAGCAAGTTGTGCAGCAAGGTCTGCATTCTGTTCCATCAACTTCACATTTGATTCCTGGAGACTCTTGATTTGTGCATCCCTGTCATCAAGAGCAGTCATCAAGGTCTTTACCTGTGATGTGTAGTTCTCAACAGTATTTGATGTCTCATCCTTCCACTGTCCAGTATATAATACCTCTTCATCAGAAGAAACTACCTTCTTACCAGTAGAATCTGTCACATCATATACTCTGGTGATATAAAACACCTTTGTATCCATAGCAAGAATGTCTATGGCCTGCTTCTTGGCAATCTTGAACAATACCTGACCATTAACCTTGTCAACAGTATAATTACTGTCAACTAAATCATATTCAGGTATCCTGATTTCCTTTTTCTTTGACTTGAAGACAAGATAAATTTTTTGGCCATTTGAAAGGTCAATAGGTTTGCGATCATCGCTTCGCCAATCTTCATATAATGTAAACATCCTGAAATTATCAAAAGGATTCAATTTAAGACAAATATCACCCTTTCCATAAACAGTACTGTTTGTATTTCCATTTACTGAAACTGCCATAGTTTATTACTTGATTAAGTATATGAATTTCTTTTCACCATTATTACTAACACTCACACATATAACCTCTATAAGATTATGTCCTTCAAACTCTGATCCAAGGATAGGAATGGTTACACCACTTGTAGGTATAATTATAACACCCTTTGTTGATTTGAATCCTTCATCAAAATTCAATGCACCCTCTTCACTTACAAATAACAATTTCAATGACTGACCAAGTTCCCATTCATAATTATTGGTTTCTTCATCAATGTTAATTCTAACATCTGTTGTACTGTCACCAATATCATTAATATGTATTACTGCAAAATTCTCACCAGGTTTCAAAGGAATCCTACATACCTTTAATTCTGCTGTTGAATCAATAGGATTATCTTCTGTGATTTCCTCATCATTGGTACTCAAACCATTATACACAGTATTGATAGAATACTTCTGTTCTGCATTGATGACAACCTTGTTCTTACTCTTTTCAAGACCAATACCGGAACCAGGTTGAAGAACATCAGTATCAAACTGAAGTTTAAGATCCTTTCCACCATTCATAATAGTATCCAGTCTCTTGGTATTCTTGTCTATCAATCCAAGGATAGTAGATGTGTCAATGATTGCATTACCATCACAGAGATCATACAATCTATTAATATCTTCCTTTATTGCATTTACAGAATCAATACCCATAACAGCATTTTCAAGTGCATCAACCCTGCCAGATAACTTCACAATCTCTGTCCTCAATGTATAGAAGATGTCTATACAATTCTGAAGTTTCTCCATTGACCTCATATAAAGATTCATTGATGTTGTACTTTCAGAACCTGGTACCTCATTGTTAGTGTAATCAGCATCACCAAGAGTATCTATCTTCAAATCCAACTTCAATGCATAACTGTTACCATTACCATAAACAGTCTCCTTCTTCTTTGGGTATCTCTGTATGAAGATTCTATTATTGATTTCTTTTACATTATCAAGGAAAAGAACACCATAAAGGTTTGTGGCAACCCTCTTTACATTGGATGTTTCTGTCTTCTCATATATATCATAATAAATGAGTACAGTATTGAACTCAAAATCTTCAACACTCTTGGCATTCATATTATTGATACCTTCACCACCATCGTAACTTGAATCCCTGAAATCAATTGTGTGACCAATGTCACCTTTATATACATTAGCAGCGGTATCAATGTCTGTGAACATCTTTCTGGTTAAACCATATTTGGTATTATCACCAACATTACCTTCTGGTCTGTCTTCGCTTCCAATGATATATTCACCTGTGTTCTGACCAAGTGGATAATTCTTGTTAAGATAGTTCTTGGTATCAGTCATCTCACCTGTTCTGAAAATAACAGATGTGCTTGCACCAACTGAACTAGGAATGTGTATATAAATTTCTTCAAAAACATCACCATTCACCTCTGCAACATTCATCACATCAATGTTACCAATATACTGAACAGTCCTATCATATAATTCATCATACAACTCTGCTGTGTGACTCTCATTGAACTTAATAGCGCCAACCTTCTGTAACCAATTCCAGAATATCTTTTCAGAAACAGTTGTAAGAATATCAGGATCATAATCATCATTATCTCCTTCACCATTAAGGATGGCTGTTTCAAAGTTCATAATATAGTTCTGGAAGTTCTCTGAAATAGAATTGTTTGCACTTGTTGCATCCAATTCATCTTCTCCCCATTGACCCATCAATGATGTTATATAAAGTCCTTTCTCATCACCATCAGTATAAACACCATTACATACATCAGGTATGTTCAGACATGCAAAATGACTGAACTTGAAATCATAATCACTACTTGCAAATGTTTTTGTTAAATCAATACTTACAGAAGGAAATACATAAAGTGTTCCACCATCTGTATTGAATTTTTTCAAATATGGTGTTTTAAGTTTCATATTCTAATTTACCTATATATAAGTTATTTATGGAAAAAAGAAAGGAGAGTGGTATTCACTCTCCTCTTTTTTATTGTGGATTTCCTTCTCCTTGTGGTTGTTCACCTGTATTCTTATACAGTTCCTCTGAAATCTTATACCAGGATTGAGCAAGGATTTCCATACAAGACTTACAAGCATCAACATCCTTCTGTTCATAAGCATCCTTCAATGCTGTGAGACCATTCTCAAGTTCAGATTTCTGTTCATTTGTAATTTTGTCTCCATACTCTTCAATCTGTTTCTCTGTTCTGAAGATTGTTCCTTCCGCTGCATTGAGAGTCTGAACCCTTTCAAGTTCCTTCTTGTCGGCCTCAGCATTTGCTTCAGCTTCCTTTTTCATCCTCTCAATCTCTGCATCACTCAAACCAGAACTACCTTCAATCCTGATTGACTGCTGTTTGCCTGTACCCTTATCCTTTGCAGATACAGAAAGGATACCATTGGCATCAATATCAAAGGTAACTTCGATCTGAGGAACACCCTTCCTGGCAGGAACAATACCATCAAGATGGAAGATACCAAGCTGCTTGTTATCCTTTGCCATTGGTCTTTCACCCTGGAGAACTCTGACCTCAACACTTGGTTGATTATCAGCAGCAGTGGTGAACACCTCTGTCTTTGTAACAGGAATGGTTGTATTAGCTTCAATGAGCTTGGTAAACACACCACCAAGAGTCTCAATACCAAGAGATAGTGGAGTAACATCCAAAAGAAGAATGTCATTCATACCTTTCTCACCAGCAAGGATAGCTCCCTGAATGGCAGCACCAGTTGCAACAGCCTCATCAGGATTGACAGACTTATTAGGAGTCTTACCAAAGATTTTTGCAATTGCATCCTGTACAGCAGGAATCCTGGTGGATCCACCAACAAGAATGACCTCATCAACCTCTGATGTCTTTACCTTTGACTTCTTCACACAAGAATTACACTTGTCAACAATCCTCTTGATAAGAGAATCAGACATCTGTTCAAACTTTGCCCTGGTCAATGTCTTCACAAGATGGATAGGTTTGTTATCAACATTTGCAATATAAGGAAGATTGATGTCAGTACTTGTAGAAGTAGAGAGTTCAATTTTGGCCTTTTCTGCATCAGCCTTCAATCTCTGCATTGCCATAGGATCACCAGTAAGGTCAACACCATAATCTGCCTTTGCTTCACTTACCAACCAGTCAATGATGACCTGGTCAAAATCATCACCACCAAGATGTGTATCACCATCAGTAGCCTTTACCTCAAAGACACCATCAGCAATCTCCAACATAGTGAAGTCAGAAGTACCACAACCAATATCAGTCACAATGATCTTCTGTTCTTTCTCTGTGTTGATACCATAAGCAAGAGCAGCTGCAGTTGGTTCATTGATAACCCTGACCACATTAAGACCAGCAATCTCGCCGGCATTCTTAACAGCCTGTCTTGCTGTGTCATCATAATAAGCCGGACAGGTGATGACAGCATCCTTCACTTCCTCACCAAGATAATCCTCTGCAATCTTCTTCATCTTCTGAAGAATCATAGCAGACAATTCCTCCGGTGAATAGAGTTTACCATTGATATCAACACGGGGCATATCATTTGGACCCTGTACAACCTTGTACTGTGCCCTCTTGACCTCATCTGTTACATTACTATACTTCTCACCCATAAACCTTTTGATGAATGATACAGTCTCCTGTGGCAACATAATTGCCTGTCTCTTGGCTGCATCACCAACCTTGATTTCATCCTTTGAGAATGAGATGACAGAAGGTGTAGTTGCCTTACCTTCTGAATTGATAATTACTTTTGGCTGGCCTCCCTCCATTACAGCAACACAGGAAAAACCAGTACCTAAATCAATACCTACAATTTTACCCATAACTTAATTAAACTTTTTTATTTTTATAACTCTTAAGTCTCCATACAGATGAAGACTTGCAGTTTTTGTCAACTATAAATATAACAAAAAGTGAAGACTATTCCTCTTCACTTTTTTCTTTTTTATCTTTGTCCTTATCTTTATCCTTTTCTTTTTCTTCCTTTTCTGGTTCTTCTTCAGATTTTTCTTTCTCTTTATCCTTGTGTTTAATCTTTTCTATCTTCTCATCATCCTCTTTCCTTTCCTTCTTCTCATCCTCTGATTCATCATAGATAGGACTCTTGTACTCATGTTCTTCCTCATCCTCTGATTCTTTCTTCTTTGAAACAGATTTCTTTACTTCTTCCTCCTTCTCTTCTTCCTTCTCAATAGGTTTTGTCTTCTTTATTTCTTCATCCTCATCTTCTGTCTTGACAGGTTTTGATACTGGTTTAGAAACAGATTTTGTTGCTTTAGGAGTAGCAGATGGATCAACAGGCTTGATATTAAGAATCTTGATGAATGAATATGACCTGAAACTTCTCCACCCTTCCTTATCCAAATCATAGTAAACCATCTGTTTCTCTGGTCTTGGACCACCACCCTTCAATGGTGGAAGATAATCTGGATGAAGAGTACCATGTGCAGTTCTTATTTCTCCATTTCTTTTCTTGAACTTGAATGTAATGATATTATCACGGAGTTCTCTTCTCATCCTTTTCCTGGCTGGCATATTGAGAACACCATGTACATCCTTCTTGAGTTTCTTCAAGCTGGATTCATTAATAATATAACTTCCAAAATCTAATATCATATTATCTTGTTCTGTATATATAATATGTGATATAATCTATTCTCTCTTCCCTTTCCACATTATCATATCCGGCAATAATTGATTCTGGACCATCTGATTCTATAATCTTTTCTGCAAGTTTCCTTTTATCAATATATGATTCTATACCATCATATCCAAAATTAGAAATGTATTCATCAATATAGTCATTAATGTTATCTATATATTTTTCAACATATGCATCTTTATAATCATTATAATCAAACTTCGGTTGTGAATGGTCTATATCTCCATCCTCATCAACTTCAAAATAATCTTCTGTATCCTCAATAATTTTCCTCCTTATCAACTCATCAATGGCATCATCCTCATCTAAATCATCATAATAAGATTCCTGACTCTCCTTAAGGTCTTCCTTTATTTGATTTTCATCAAGGAAGTCGTCACCAAGTACTCTCCTATATCTCTCAACACCTTCCTTTGTGAAAACTTCAGAATCAAGAAAATCCTCCTCATATTCTTTAGCATCTTCTATTGCCCAGTCTCTATCCTCATAAACTGAAAATTCACACCATTGATTTAGGTTGAAATCAACAGAATGATTCTTAACTTTTACATTAAGTCCATTAAGATAATCATTATCCCATTCATCTTGGTTCATAATAGCTCTCAATGAACCAAAATCATTGATACTTCTAATTGTAGAATCTGCCTCAAAACATCTCACCATATTTACAGGATCTTCTAAATCTTCATCATACTTATAATAAACATCTGTCTTACCATCTGATATGACTGAAACATAAGTAGGTTCATCTCCAGATTCATTAAAGATATAAATATTACTACCATCAAAATCAACAAGATCACCATCTGCAAATGCTTCATTTGAAAGTATAAGTCTTGTTCCATCTTCAAGTGTACCAATTATTCTTCCTTCATCACTTCTTATCTGTTCACCAGAACCTCTTCTCATCATATCACCCCAGGCAGATTCTCCAATAAAATCAGTACAACTCTTTATCACATTCTCTTTCATTACATATCCTTTCAGGAAGTAATGGAAATCAGAATACTTATTGTATCTACCAAGAAGTCTTATGACCCTGTCTGAAATAATCCTGGCATCCCTCATATCATAAAGATTGAGTTTATCATTATCAAAACTTCCAAAGAGTTTAGTAATAGTCTCATTCCTTTCAATGATATACTTGATATTGTTTTTCTTGTCATCAACAATCAATCCACCACCTTGTGATTGAGCAAAATAAATATCTTCATTCTTCTTTGGTCTCATTGTACCAGTCTTATGGTCAAATTCAAATTTCATAATAAAAAACTTTATAGAATATTTATGACTACACATAAATAATAATATGGAAAACATACTTGATTTTAATAATTATATTCTTGAATCAAAGAGTATTTATAAATTAGATAATGAGACTAAATCCAAACTTCTGGTCTTGGATGAGAAGTATCATAAACTTATAGAAAAATTCCGTACGAAATATGTTGCACAGACTGTCAGTAACATCAAGGAAGAGTTTAACAAGTTTATGAATGCCAAAAACCTTGGCCAGAAATATTATCCACAATTGGAAATAAAAAACTCTGAATATGATCAGAAGTTATATGATGGATTCCTTAATCTTATTGATGAGTTTGAAAAAATCAAAGACAGTTGTTATATTGCAAAGTTTTATCTTGAAAAACTCCATTCAATGAAAGGAAGTCTTGAGACCAGACAACATCTTGAAAATGGGGATTATGAACCAGGAGAAAACCCGGTTGACAAAGAACTCTATAAAGAAGCTCTTAAATGTATAAAAGAACATCCATATAAGAAACCAGACTTCAAGGAAGATAGAACAAATGACAGTGACACAGTATTAGAAGCAATTGAAGATGCATTGGATGAACTTGGATATGACTTTGATGTCCAGATAGACACAGGTATGCTCCCAAGAATGAATGTTAAGATGGGTAGGGTAAATATAAATAAGGCAGCCAAGTTTTCTGATGAAGACATTGAAGGACTTATTGCCCATGAAATCAAAGGACATGTCGGTAGAAGATACTATGGAAAGAAGACTGGACTTTGGTTGTTTGCATATGGTACACAATCCAGTTCAACATATGATGAAGGTCTTGCAGTTTGGAATAGTTTAAACTTGGTAAAACACAAGAAAGATAATGTGATGTTCAATATTGCAATGAAAACATGTATATCTTATCTTATGTTTGAGATGGATTTCTGTGATCTCTTTGACTGGGTGAAGAAGCAGGCACCAGGAATGACAGACTATACTGCATTCAAAACAGTGATGAGACCAAGGAGAAGAAACAAGGATTGTTCAATTATGTCTGGAGAACCTATGACAACATATTTCCAGGGATTTAATATGGTCAATACTATGGATGACCAGATGAGAGATGACATCCTACATTATAATATAGGTCCAGACCAGAAATATGAACTTGAGAATATCAAGGAGTTCCTGAAGGTAAATAAATTCAAATCATTGAAATAATATGAATACATTACTTGAATATAAAGATTTTATAACATTCAAAAGTTATATCAAGGAATCATTGGATAAACATATGTTTGATGAAGATCCAGGTGTTGATTTTGATGAACATTGGGTAAAATCAGAAAAGGGTTCTCCTGAATTCCAATATGTATCAGATAGACTTCCTGTTTATAAAGGAAACAGACCACCTGTTGTTGACAGTGTATTCAATGCCGGCAACCATTATATTGCATATATCTATGGTGGTGAGAATGGTCCTGGAAATTGGAAAGACTATTCAAAATGGTTAAGTGAGTTGTTTGCAAACCTTGATGGTGCAATACCTATTGACTTAACAAATGATTGTCCTGATGATGTATGGACATTGAGGTTATCATTTAAAATAAAAGAGAGTCTATAACAGACTCTCTTTTTTCTGTGGTTTGCACATATAAACATCCAGTTCATATAGTGTACCATCCATAGATGCAAGTTGTGTCTTCTTGATTTCATCCTTATGGACTTTCATAATCTCATCTGCTATTCCTCTTATAAGCATTTCAGGAACCCTTTCTTCAATGAAACCTTCATAACCTTTCATCCTTCCATATGTATCCATCATAGTATTGGAAATCATATACTGTGCATGTACCTTGTCAATATGGTACTGGTCATAGCATATCATTGAAGGAAGTGATGAAGACATCATTGGTAAACACATTTCCCTATTAACAGTCTTCTCATCGAGTTTCTTTGCTGTATTAAGAAACCACTTTGATAATTTTTCTCTCAATTTACTCATATCTCAAACTCAAATGGATAATACATTTCTTTATAATCTTCATTCTTCAAGGACACATTCACCAACTTCTTCCCATCAAGTTCAACAGGAAGATGCTGACCAGAATGGACATGTCCACATAATGCATACTTGAAATTCCTGGTCTTCAACACCTCTGCCAATTCAGGAGAACCATAGTCTGTACCTGTATTGAAACAACCACCCTGGATGACCTCACCAAGACCTTCAATTTTTGGAGGCATATGGGTGATGATGACATCACACTTATAAGGGATATTCTTGTACTTCTCCATAAGAGTACCATTATCCTGATAGAATGCCCAGGATGACAAATCCCTGATCCAAGGAGTACCATAGAATCTGTGACCCTCATATTCATAAGAAGAATCACACAGATATACCAACTTATTATACTTACCTCTCAAATTACCAGGAAGGAGTTTCTTCATAACATCAGATGCACTTCTCCAGGTATATCTCCTATATCCATCAGATTCATCTATCAATCTCCTGTGTATATTCTGTAAGAAGAAGTCATGATTACCACCTACCAAAATAAACTTCTCACAAGGAAGTTTCTCCACCCAGGGAAGAAACTCAAGACAGAACCAGGACACCATCTGTGTCTGGTCACCCTGGTAATCAAGAGGACTGATGTCACCTGCACAGCAGACAACATCACACTCTGGGAGTTGAGGCAATGAACCATGTGTATCAGATATTGCAATACACTTTATTTTCTTTTCTTCAATCATGCTTTATAAACCCATTCATTTAAATACCAATCACCATATATACCCATCAGGTCTTTTCTTCCTGTCAATAACTTATATGTATCTTCCATCTGTTCTTTTGTTACAATTACATATTTATTGAGAGGCATTTCAATTCCAAGATACTGTGAAACCTCATCACAAAGTTCTTGTTTACTGAACCAAATCTCACTTCTTATATAATCATAATGTACAACATAATCATCATCTACATAATTATTGATTATGTGATGGAGCATATAATCTACCTTCATAATACAAAAATAACAAAAAAGGATGACATTTACAAGTCATCCTTTCAATTAAAACAATTTTTCTGACAATTCACTTTGTAAATTCTTTATCCTCTCTTCTGCAATTTTATAATAATCTTCACTCATCTCAAACCCTATGAATCTCCTGTTTTCCATAATTGCGGCAACCGCAGTCGTACCACTGCCAATAAATGGATCCAGGATTACATCATCTTCATATGTGAATAACCTGATACACCTCTTTGGTAATTCAACAGGATATGCAGCAGGATGACCTATCTTTTTCAGGTTCTCACAATTGAAACTCCACATACCATTACTCCAATCTATGAATTCTTTTTTCTCAATGGTTATCTTTCCCTTGTGAATGAGTTTTGGTGATTTACAAAATATCAATATATACTCAAAACATCTTGGAAAGGAAGGAGATGAAGGACTCATAAAACTTCCCCATGCACATCTGTTACTTGTTGTGTTCTTATTCCATATGATTATGGTGAGTATATGGAATCCTATTTCCTTTGCAATTTGAATAAAATCAGAGTGTGTTGGTATTGAACCATTCTTTGTATCACCTATATTCACACACATCCTGCCATCATCTGTCAATACCCTGTATGATTCTGAAAAGATTTCTTTCATCCAATGAAGATAATCCTCATATGGTTTATTGTCTTTATACTCATCATAATCAAGACCTACATTATATGGTGGTGATGTTATGATACAATGAATTGATTTGTCAGATATATCCTTCATACCTGTCAAACAATCCTCATTGTATATTTTGTTTAATTCTTTCATTTGCAATATTGAAATAATTTACATCTGTCTCAAAACCAATAAAATTTCTTCCAGTGTTCATACAAGCAATTGCAGTTGTACCTGAGCCAATACAGTTGTCAAGAATAACATCACCTTCATTGGAATAGGATTTTATCAACCACTCAATAAGTTCAACAGGTTTCTGTGTAGGATGAACCTGGTCCTGTCTCCTCCACTTCTGCTGGAACTCCAACACACTGTCAGGATATCTGTATCCATCATTGACACTGACCACTTCTTTCCTGTTGAATCCTATCTGGTGGTTATTGATGTCAACCTCTGAAATCTTATGGGTTCTCTTGTATGGTTTGCCTGGTTTCATCTGTGGGTTATAGACAGTTTTTTCACCATTCCTTGAAAAGATACTGATGTTCTCATGCTTGGCAATGGGCCTATACTTGGCACAAAAGGCAGAACCAGACTTTGACTTCTTCCAAATCAAATCATACTTGTACCATTTCAGATTACTCATCCTTAACATACTACTGAAAGGTTCTGTACCAAAGAGAATGATTGCACCATTGTCTTTGATAATTCTCTCATACTGTTCCCACAATTTATCAAAAGGAATGAGTATATCCCAGGCACAACTTGTCGACCCATAAGGGGGATCACAGATAATACAATCCACAGACTTGTCAGGTATATCTCTCATACCAATAAGACAATCCTCATTATAAATCTTATTCAACTCCTTCATAACATTAAAAATAACAAAATTGGGGAGACTTAACCATCTCCCCAATTTCATTTATAACTTTGAACTTATGTCCTCTCCTGTCTTTAAATCTATGATTCTCTGGTTTGAACTACCTCTGAATGCCAGTGATGTGTCTCTCTTTGTACAATCATACATCCCATCTACCAGAATGTCTGAAAGTTCAAGAATCTCCTTGAAGTGTTCCTTACAGTATTCATAAGTATATCCTGTATAAATCCACACATCCTTTGTGTTTCCAAACCTTTCTCTGAAATGTTGAAGAAGTTCCAGTACACCATCAGGACTGTCAAGTGGGTCACCACCACTCAATGTCAATCCCTTAATGTAAGGTTTATCTATCTCATTAAAGAGAACTTCTTCAACCTTTCCATTGTAAACCTTACCAGAACTAAAACTCCAGGTCTTCCTGTTGTGGCACTGCTTACAATGATGGGTACAACCTGACACCCACAATGTAACCCTGCATCCTAAACCATTATTTACATCAGATGCTGTGATACTTTCATATTTCATTTTACAATAATTTCCTTATTATGTTTCACTCTATCCTTTACCTCATCCTGCTTTCCAAGATTGAATGCAGTCTTGTAATCGCCGGTAAGGTATCCTGTAACTCGGCGAAGTCTGTGGATATTTGTACTTCCACATCTTGGACAGTTCTCACCAATCTCACCCTGCCAACCACAATCAACACAAAGGTCATTAGGAGTATTAACTGCAAAGTAAGGAATGTCCTTGTTCATTGCATAATTGACAATGGTTTCCAATGCTTCAATATTATGAAGAACTGTTGAAGGAAGTTCAACATAAGTGATACAACCTGCTGAACTGTATCCTGTCAACTGTGACTCAATGTCAATTTTCTCAAATGGAGTTACCTTTTCCCATACAGGAACATGCATTGAATTAGTGAAGTATTCTCTATCAGATACATTCTCAATGACACCATACTTGTCACGGAATTTCTTGAGAGCAGTATAGCAAAGATTTTCAGCAGGTGTATAATAAACACCAAAGTTGAGACTGTATTTCTGTTTATACTCTGCACATCTGTCTTTAAATAACTGCTCAATCCTCTTTGCAAGTTCCATACCTTCATCAGTACATTGGTTCTTACCAATAAGGAGTTGAAGTGTCTCTGCAAGACCAAGCTGACCAATTACAATAGTACCATGCTTGAGTGCTGACCTGATACCTTCTTCTGGAATGTAACCTGCCATAGTGTGGTTAATGTACATAAAGTCTGCTGACTTTGGAGACTGTGAGCAGATCCACTCAAATCTTTCAAGAAGCATATCCTTTGCCTCACCAATCTTCTTGTCAAGGAGTTTCATAAATTTCTCAACATCCCTGTCTGCTTCCATTGCAAGGGTAGGCATAATGATGGTCACAGGGCAGATGTTACCTCTACCATCCTTCAACTGACCAAAACCATTGATGTCCCAACCATTGGCAGTACGACAACCCATTGTACTGAAATAAGTTCTTGGATCATTCCTGTCATAACCAGCATTACCTGACCAGTCTACATTGGCATAGTTAGGATAGAGCCTCTTTGCTGTTGACTGCAAGGCCATCTTGAACAAATCATAATTAGGAGTACCAGGTCTGTCATTGACACCCTTCATATACTGGAAGATACCACAAGGGAAGATAGGAGTCTTATGGAACTTACCAACACCCTTGATTGAACCCTGGATGAGAGCCTTTGTAACAACCCTACCTTCTGCACTGGTACAAGTACCATAGTTGATGGAAGTGAAAGGAAGCTGATTACCACTTCTGGACTGTAAGGTGTTGAGGTTATGATACATACCTTCAACAGCCTGCTTTAACTCAATAAGAGTATTCTTCTTTGCACTCTGATAATAGACAGGATTAAGTTTCTCCTTGTTGTCAAAGAAGAAGTCTTCCCTGGTGAGACCCAATTTCTTGAGCATCTCATCCCTGTGTTCATCACACCAGTCATCAAACTTGTTTCTTGAAATGATGTACTTCTTTCCATCATCACCAATAATAGTCTCATCATAATCACTGAAAATCATTTCTTCAACATCCAGTTCAAGGAACTCTGGACAGTCTTCAAGACATCTCTGGATATAGTGTTTGAAGAATGATTTCTGAACATAAGGTACCATTGTCCAGTCAAGGTGTGTTGCTGATACACCACCAAACTGCTGAAGTGACTGTAACTGGAAGATGACTGCGACAAGCTGCATTGCAGTATTGATTGAGTTGGCAGGACGTACATCTGTCTGTCTTGTGTTGAATCCCTTTGAGAGTAAATCATCAAATGGAACAGAAAGACAGTTGTGCATACCTGCTGCATAGGAATCAAGGTCATGGATATAAATCTCATTGTTAATATGATTGTTCCTTGACTTCCTTGACATACAATTCTTCAAAGCATAATCCTTCAAAACAAGTCTTGTAACCTCACCCATCTTACCACCAAATGATGATTCATCCACATTGGCATTCTGGTTCTTTACATCTGATGCTTTGATTGCTTTCTCAACCTCCTTCTCCTGCTTACTCTTCTCATCTCTCATTGCCTTGTGTTCTGCTCTATAAATGATGAAGTTTTTTGCAACACAAGGATAATACCTCATAAGATACTTTTCAAGTTTATCCTGGATGTCTTCCACATGCATTGATTCTTCCTCAATGTCATTCACCCACCCCTTGATAAAATCATAAACCTCAACAGGTGTCTCCATCTCTTTTGATGCAAATGCCTTGTCAAGGACATTATAAATCTTCTCAATTCGGAAGTGGGCAGGTGTCCCATCTCTTTTTATTACTGTTTTAATCATAAAAATACTTTTGTTATTATATCTTATTCACCACAGTTAAGTTGGTTAACTATGGTGTTTGTGTTCTCATCAACAGTGAAATAATTATGATAAACAGCAACTGTACCATTATAGACATCTTCTCTTCCAAGAAGTTCTACATTCTCAACAGTCTTGTACTCATAATTATCAGAGGAAGTACAAACCTTTCCACATTTAACATTATAGAGATCTGCTTCATATCCATCCCTGGTGCAGATCTCTCTCTCATCCCAGACACACTCAAACTCTTCACCAGATACTTCACATTTCTTAATTACTGTACCCTTCTTAGTTCCAGTGTATTCTGTAAACTGTTTATCCTTCTCATCAATATCAAAAGGAAGGATAACAGGATATTTAATAGACACAATCTTATATCCATCAAACAGATCGCCGGCAAATACATAACCATCATCTGTAAGGAACATATGATTGGCCGTTGCTTTTAGTACTGTACCATCAGTCAATGTGATTTTCACAAGTTCCACATTGTATCCTGACACCCTTGGATGGAACATTTTTGATACCTTGATGTTTCCATCTCCATCCAAACAATACACATTCACATCATCACCAGCATCAGCCAGTTCCTTGAAGGATTTGAACCCTTCAACAGTCCATACCTTGGTATCTCCTGTAACACAAGGATTTAGTTTATTCATTTAAAAAAATTTAATAAAAAGTTAAACATTAAAACCAATATTCCTCGCTCGGTGGAATAATTTATTTATGTAATCATTTACTGATTTTTCATCCTCAAACCGGAGGTCATAAGTGCTGAAATCTTTAAAATCCTCTGTATCAGCAGCTATCCTCTTTTCATTGTCATCTCCAACCTTGTTTGTATATCTTTTTTCCAGTCTCTCCCTTCTAAGTTCAACAGGCATATCAAGGTAAATGATTGTAAATCTGTCTCTTAACTCTGGATATAATGTAAACACATCCTTCACATTGGCAGGTGAGAGAATGGCAACACTGGAGTTCATAAGTTCATCATAAGACACTCCATACCATCCTATACGATAGAAATTGACAGAGATAAACTTTGCTCTGTCATCCATATCTTTAAATTCTTCTTCAGAGACAAAATGATATTCATCACCTGTCTCATTCTCTCTCTTCTCACGGGTAGTGTACTGCTTCATAGGTTTATACCCAATCTCAACCAATTTCTTTAAGAACCAGTCCTTTCCAGATGCTCCTGGTCCGACAATGATATACTTACTCATCTAATAGTTTATTAAAGTTCTCAATCAGGTTTCCTTTGAGGTTGTTTTCCCATTCCTCATTGGTCATAGGAAGATATACAACATCTCCATCACTCATATGAATTGCTGCTTCTTCTTTAACAGCATTATATGTCACTCTATAAATCTTACCTTTCATATATGAAAAAATAACAAAAAAAGGAGATGATTACTCATCTCCTATTCAAAAATATCTGTTTGAATTTTATTCTCATCAAACAAACCAAAGAACCTTAACAGTTTTTGTTTCCTTGTCAATGTATTTTCTGTGATATATGGATTGTCAATACCATCCAGAGTTTCATCCAGAGGTTCATATCTATATTCCCTGGACCACCCATCATTATGTTCCCATAGAGTCTCACACCTGGTTATCTTTGCAAGTCTTCCACCACTATACATATTACCTATAAATATCAGGTCTCCAACTTCAAGATCATTCCTTCCAAAGTAATACCCTTCATCCTGTTCATTACAAAAGAATGTAACTTTCCTGTTCTTTCTATCTACCCAACCATCATTACACCTGTATGCTTTGACGTTCATCTCCATAAGTTTGTTATGGAATTCCTTCATTTCCCTTTTCATCTTTGCATCAATTTCAAGGAATGTAGGAAGAAATCTGGAATCATGTATTTCAATGGATCCACCACCAGGAATGCCAAATTTCTCTTTTATTAAGTATTCATCTGGAATTGACATATCTCATTATTTATTAAAGAATTATGTTGAAAAAATCAATAGTGATCAAATGGCCCGTTTGTATATTATTAAATATAATACATTTAAAATCCCAGAACTGAAACCAGGAGATAAATCAAACCATAGATTAAAGAAAAGATAATAAGAAACCTAATAATAGAATATAACAGACTGATTATAAACATTATAAGTTTCCATATCATAGGTATCAGAATAATAAGACCTACAATAGAAAATATCACTATGATAATAGTAAACAACATAACTTACTTCTTTACATCACTAACAGGTTCTTCTGTTTTGAGTTTCTTCAAGATGTCTTTCTTTTTATGTTTGGTTCTTTTGAAAGACCATCCACCATTTCTTGTTTTGATAATCTTAAACATAATCTCTTACATTACAGCAACATAATCACCAGTCATAAAGGCAGAATCATAATAGACTCTTTCAATCTCATCTGCAAAGGGGAATCCAGACTTGGGATAGACAGTTGTCAGAACCATATCCCTCTTTTCATCAATCCCTCTTACTTCAAAGTGGTCGATGTTACTGGAGAAAGTAGGTTTAAATTTAAATCCGATTTTGTACTTCATATTATTTTGTAATTTGTTTTCTATTACAAAGATAATATATTTTTTTGAAATATCCAAATTTAATTTAATCTCATAAATAATTTATAGTATTAAACTGTATTTTTATGGATAGATTAGAAAACATCAAAAAGTTTGATGAATATATGAATGTCCTCAATGAAGACCTTATTCATGGTGAACAAAAAGATTGTGATAGAGCATTCATAAGAAGTACTCCAATAATTGACTTTGGTAATGGTGATAAGGTTAAAGCAATTGAAATTGTCAATGCTGTACATGAAGCAACCAGATTATTGGAAGTTAATCATGGTAGGACATATGAATTTGCAGAGAATACATTGAACATCATTTATCTTGCACATAGTAATAAGATTAAAACTATGGCAGTTGATAAATATATGAATCTTTATATGAATGCAGGTTTCATTTATCATAATTTGAAAATGGACCCAGAACTTATAGGTGCAGTAATTATGCATGAGGCTCTTCATGCTCTTTATGACCATATTGACAGAAGTATAAACTGGTTGTCTGCAAAAGGAAAACCAAAGACACCAAGTAATTGGCATGATACTAATCTTGCTGCTGATGTTGAGGTGAACAGAACATTAACCCGTATTGGAGTTATAGAAGAAGATAGACTTATTAATGAGATACATGGTTTGTATCTTAAACAGTTGGATAGATCAACTGGTGTTGTACCTCTTGAAATGATACTTGATAATGAAGAGTATATGCAGAAATTGAGGGAGATGTGTCCTCCTGATCCAGATCCAACGAAGATGCCTTCTACTCCTGAAACTGAAATTGAAACAACAGAAGATTGGGATAATGGATACAAAGATGCCTGGAATAAGGTTGCTGAACTTATTAGAAAGTATGGTGCCAAAGGTGCCTGGGAGAAACTTATGGATGCTGGTGTTGTGAATGGTGTTGGTGAAATCTATACTAATAAAGAGATAGATGATATTATGGGACTTGAGTTTTTAACTGTCAAGTCTATGGAGGATTTTATAAATGAAGACCTTAAAGTTGAACCATCAGATAAAGGAAAAACATATAAAGATGGATTTATGAATGCTTTTGGTAAGTTGGTGAATGCACTTTATACATCCATTAATCCACCAGATGATTGGGATGATGAAGGAAGTGATGGTCCAGAACCTTCAGGTGGAAAAAAGTTTAAATCAAAGATGAAGAAGGATGAACTTGATCCAATTAATTTACCACAACCAAAAGGAAAAAAGAAAAAGAAGAAAGATTCAGATGATGATGGTGTGCCTGAAAATATAAATGGTGGTTATGATGATAATGAACTTGAAAATGATATAGACAAGAAGACTAATGGAGGTGAGAATAAGATTACAACAAAACAAGATGTTGAGTTTGGTGGAAGAAAAGGTGTTGGAGGTACAGGTTCATTCCAGGAGGAAGGTTTGTCAGATGATGAATTGAAGAATTCAGGATATAGCACAGAAGACCTTGAAAAGGTTAATAAGGTAAGAGAGAATAATAAATTCAAAAATACAAAGGCTGGTATTGAGAAAAAGATTGAAAGGATGAAGAGAAATCTTCCTCCAGGTCATCCTATTAAGAAGACTCTTGATGCAATTGAAGTTGAGGCCAGTAAGTATAGGAATATCTGGAAAAAGATTCTTAAAGAATTTATGGCCCAGAAAACAAGAAGGGCAGGAACTGATAAATCAACTGGACACAATGACTGGATAAGAAAGAAGTCAATTGCCAGGGGAGAATATGGTATACATCATCAGAAGACTGCACAGGATCCACAGGATGTGAATATATATGTTGATGTATCTGGTTCAATGGATGCTGAACTTCTTGAAATCATTGCAAAATCATTGGTCATCTATACACAACAATGGAAATATTCTGGAATAAATGTTTGTCCTTGGGCATCTTATAGTGGAGGTGTACATAATGTTGGAGACTTCTATAAGAAAACCGAAGCACAGGTTACAAAGGAAATCCTTGATATTATAGATGAAGGTAAATATAAATGTGGTGGAGGTACATCAGGAGATGCTGCCATAGATTCAATGGTTGATTCTGTTGTTGAAACATTGAGTGATTCTAAAAAGAAGAAGAAAGATGATATCCATGTTGTGATTACTGATGGCTATTTTGATTTTGAAAATATTGAAAACAGAATCAAACAAGCACTTAAATCTGAGATTAATAGAGATGATGTTGCAGCAAAAGCACCAAAGAATACAATATGGATGATATATAATGACACTGGTGATTTTAGTGAGTCATTTAAAGATGGATGGAATAATGAGATTAAAGAAGGTAGAATCATTTTTATTAACTCAAATGTAGTTAAGAATAATGGATAATTAAACATAAATAAACTATATAAAGTATTTGTACTATGAAAAATTTAATGAGTAGAAATGAATATCTTCAGAATGTTGAAGAAGGTTTCATCAAAGATACTATTAAGAAAGGATGGGAAAAGGTGAAGTCTTTCTTCAAACTTGGATATAAGAAGGTTAAGGATTTCATTGCTGTTATTGATGGGGCTGGTAATGTACTTCCAGTTGTTTCATTTTCAGCAACCATTGATAGGATTGCTGATATGACAGGTGTTGATGTATTTGCACCTTCAATGATTTCAGATTTTGTTGTTGAGGCAGGAGGTAATGGTTGTGAAGAGAAAGCGCCATTGATAGAAGATGATGAGATTTACAACTATGGACCTAATGGTCGTGAAGAGTTTGCATCTTGGATGAAAGACAAGAAATATAAGGAAGAACCAGAGTATAAGAATATGATGACTCTTACCAAGATGATGGCAGAGAGTAATGGTGTATCAGAAGAAGAGTTTAACAAACTCTTTGAAGATTGGGAAGGAGTTAAAAATGCCAGAGTGAAGTTTGAGGATGATCAAGAATTAAAGGGAGCAAGAAAAATACATGCTGATAAATTTTCACAGATTCTTAATAAGAAATTAAATGACTGGTCTGTCAGGAGAGGTAAGGGAAGTGTTGAGATTGATGCCAATGGTAGGAGAAGAGAAGGTGGAGTTATGTCAAACATCTTGGTGTTTGGTGCTCCGGGTATTGGTAAATCAACTGTACCAAATGCTGTTATTAAAGAGTATAACAGTCGTGTTACAAATCCAGAAGATATGATTTCATTGATTAATATTAACTGTGCAAACATTGATGAAGGTGATTTTATGATGCCTACAATGCCAAGAGAAGTTAATATCACAGATGAGATTGAAAATTTCAAGGATGCATTCCCACAGGCAAGTGCTGAACTTGAAAAACTTTCTCCTGCACAAAAAGAGAAACTTGCAAATGTAATTTATCATAGTAATCAGTTTAAGGCAACAGATGCACCTAAATCCTGGTTACCTTCATATAGAAAGACAGGTAATGATTTCATTGATAAACTTCTTAATGATGCCGCCAATGGTGGTGTATATAGTAATGATGATGGTTCAGTGAAAGTTGGTGGTGGTGGTATCATCCTTCTTGATGAGTTCCTCAGATGTAAACCTGGTGTGTTTGGTCAGTTGATGAACTTTTTGAATGATAGAACACTCAATGGTTGGGTACTTGGTGACAGATGGACAATCATTGCTTGCTCTAACAGACCTTGTGATGATGGTGAAGTTGCAGAAGCATGGGGTAACTTCCATATAGCAGGTAAAGATAGATGGGGACATATGTATCAATTGATTCCAACAGCAGAAGAATGGAAAGAATGGGTAAGAAGTAAAGGTTGGGATGAACTTCTTCTTGAATTTATTTTTGAAGATAGTGAAGAATCAATGGCAGGTAAAGAGTATGCAAGATGGCATAGTGGTGTCTTGAATGGTGCAGAAGCAAGTAGTCAGGTGAAACCTATTACTCCCCGTGAATGGGAACGTGTGTTCAGAGAATTGACAGAGTATGAAATTGAAAATGGTTACAGTGATATTTCAGAAATGACTATGGAAGAAATTGATGATATATTGGGTGGTGCTTTTGATGATGATTTTGTAGAAGAAATTAAGGATTGGTTGGAAGACCACAAGGATAAGATTGACCTTGATAAAGTTATGAATAATCCAGAAGATGTTTATATGCCAAAACAGTTCATCAATGACCCTGCAAAGGCACTTATACTTATTCAAAGTCTTTATAAGGATTTTGCTAGAAGATATAAAGATGACATTGATGGATTTACAGATGAGCAACTTGCTAACATATGCTTATGGTTAGGTATTAATTATAAAGATGATTATCAAAATGTATATGGATTTGTTGATAAACTCACAAAGACTGTATTGAAAGATAAATCAGATCATAATATTACTAATTACATAAAGACTATGCAAGTATTGATGGCAGGATATCCTTTGAAAGGTTTTGAAGAAGATGTTGAATATGGAGAACAAAATCAAAATTGGCCAGAAGGAAGTCTTGAAATTATCAAAGACCTTATGCGAAAATATTTCCCTTGGAGAATTGATGGTGATAAGATTAATTACTTTGATAATTTTGATATGAGTGAAGTTGAAAAATATTCTGCAAAAATCAATACAATTGGTGATAAAGTAGAAACAGAATAAAAACAAAAAGAGAGAACCAAACAGTTCTCTCTTTTTATTTGTTTTGATCTGTGATGAGTATTTCTGATTCACATATCTTTGTACTCTCACTCAATTCTTTCTGGAATGGTCTGTCAATATAGATACCAATCTTGAAACCATTACCCACATCCATTTGAATGGGTGTGATATGAATCCTCATATTCTTTTTGAGGAATCTTATGAGTTCATCTTCATCCATTAGTCACCAAAATCTATTTCATAGATAGTATCTTCCTTACCAATCTCCCAGAACTTGAATGTTCCACACTTGGTATAATGGTAAGCTTTCATACTGATTTCACCATTCTTCTTTGCCTCTTTGAGCAAAGGGAACACCTTGTTACTGTATTTCTGTGAATAAGATCCTTCTATGATGTCATACCCAACAATATATGCATCTGCTTCAACAGTAACAGTTTCTTTTCTTAATTTATTATACTGTTGTATAAAGTGAATCTTAACAGGTAGGTTCTCTATCTGTTTGTGTTCTTCAATGTAATCTTTCTTCAACTGGGTAAGTTCCCGTTTGAGTTGAATCATCTGTGCTGTCTTCTTTGTATGAAGATCAATATATTCTTCTCTTGTCATACTACTACAAATATAATGAAAATAATTTGCTTATCCAAATAATTTTAGATAAGCATTGCATCAAACTCATCATCAGAGAAACATTTTTCTATCTCATCAATATTGAAAAGGTTCTTCTTCTGAAGGTCATTGACATCTTTTATTGTTTCCTTGGTATTGATTGTTTTGAGATATTGTCCCCATAGGAACACAGGTTTGTGTTCTTTGAGTTTCTTCAATGATTTCTCTCTTCCAGTCTTGTCATTGTCAAACAGATATCTCACAGTCTCCACCTCATCAAAGAATCCATCCAGATGCTTGGCAGCACTCTGTAAGGCAATGGAGTTCGCTATCGCAAGTGAATCAATAGGACCCTCCATAATGGTGAGAGGTTGACTCATATTGACATTCATAATATTGAAAAGACCGGACAGTCTGTCAAGATTGGCCACAATGTTCTCAATACCATCCTCTTCATCAATGTACTTCTGACCAAGTGGTTCTTTAAGTAGAAGTCTTTCTACAATACCATTGATGTCCTTGTTGAACACATCTGAATATATCTTTGTCAATCTACTTGACATATATCTCTGCTTATTGGATTTAGGATCCAGTTGTCTTATCTGATAACCTATCACCCTATCAGATGGAGATATGTTCAGGATATAGAGTTCCATTGTTGAAGGATTGTATGCAAAGTACTTCCAATCCTGGATACCAATCATCCTTGATTTGAGATAGTTTGATACTTCCTGGTTCTTATAAGGAGAGATGATTCCCAGTTGTTTGAAGAGTATCATCTTTGGTATTGCCAGTTTATCAAGGAGAGTCATTGACATTGATGCCTGGTTTCCTGATACTTTCCTCTCAAACTTCTTTGCATTCTGTTGGATTTCATGGATAACAACCCTATCATCAATGGACAGTTCTTCACCAAAGTCTGAAAGAAGTCTATTTACACCAGTAGAGTGTGAGCAATTGAAACAATGATACCTGAGAGAATCAAGATAAAGGTTTCCTCTCTTCTTTCTTACATCAGTTCTGCTATCATTGCAGTAGACACAAGCAAAGTTAAGTCTATCATGATAGACATCAATCTTTCTTTTGATATAACTATCATTTGCAAACTTCTTATTTAATATGTTCTGAATTTTACCTTTGATATTTTCAATGGTTGTATTCTCTGAATCTGTCATCATAAACTGAATCATAAATGTCCTGGAGACTAAACTGACCATACTTGGAATGAAGTTCAGACATCATTCCATCTTCTTTCTCTTTGATTGATTTCAAGGTTTTTTCAAGTTCAATGACCTTATCTTGAATCTCTTCTGCTTTCTTTTGATATACAAACAGTTCTTCAGAGACATTCCTGTACTCTTCAACAATGTCTCTGATTTCTTTTGATTCCTGTTCTGTGAAGTTAATCTTCATCTTTTACAATCTTTGCAAAAACAAATCCTTCCTTTATACAATCATATTTTACACCATCTATCTTGATTGGTGTTGACCTGCCAATAGGTTTTACAATGATGTCACCTTCTTTGAGTATTGAACCATCATATACTTTCAACACCCTGGCAAATCTGTTGTATTGTTCATCTGGTATATATAAACCAGATTTAGTTATATTCTCATTCTTTATGTCCTGGATGAGTATATAACCATTCTTCATTTCTATTGGTATGTTATTCATATTGTAAATATAACAAAAGACAATAACTTCTAAAAAAACATAATTTATTAATTGAAAAATATGTATTGAAAGTCCTAATATATTAGATATGTTGTTTTATAAAGATACTTATTTGTACTATTGTACATAAATATTATATAAAAAAGTAAAGTTTATATGAATTATTATATAGCATTGGAGATGGTAGGATATTCATCTGTGAGTAGTTTCTTGAGTAGTCTTGGTGAAAAACCAACATATGGTACTTGTGAAGATTTTTCAGATCCTTTTAATAGTTATACACCTGATAGCCAATTTCACAGTAGAAATACTGGTTCTAGTACTGGTCAATGGTATCCATCTCCAAAATCCTATAGTGGAACAACATATGCATTATATAGAATTGATGGATATGAATTAGATAATTTTGATATAGGAACTCTTGCTGCCCGAGATGATATTCATAGTTCTCTTTGGTTATATGTGAATGATAGTGGTGCAAGTGGTGATCAGATAGTATATCTCAATAAATATGTTGCACCAACTTTAACATCTATATCAATTAAGATTGGAGGTTCATATGTGTCATCAAGTACAAGTATAAAGGTAGGTGAACAAAAGGAAATACAAATAATTGGAAATTACAGTAATGGTGAGACTAGGAATATCACTACTTCTGCATCATTGACACGTAGTAATACAAATATAAGTATTGTATAAATTAAGGACTTCTTTTTAGAAGTCTTTTTTTTTATCCAGAAAATTCCAAATGATATTGCATAAATAACATATATTTAATAATTAGATTGTTTAGAGTTATGGCAGCAGGAAGTGTTATTTGTGTTGAATCAAGTACAAGTTATATAAATACATTCAGAAATTCATATGGCAGTAATTTGACAGTGTATAATGGTGATGCTATAATTTATAATGTACCTACTAATGAATGGATAAAAATTAAAACATTTAATAATAAATATTATGCTTGTGCTTATGTTGGTAGATTTGTAGGATCTTCAGCAAATTTAAATGTTATAAATTCTGGGTCTAATACACCTAAAAAATGGGTATATGATACAAGTACAAGTATAGTTGACCCAGATTTTCAGGGAGGTATGACAATTACAGCATATTTATTAAAAGAATATGTCCCTGCTGTTACATCTATTTCAGTTACAGTAGGAGGTTCATCTGGAAGTACATCAGTTAAGGTAGATGAGCAAAAGGAGATTGTGGTTACAGCAAATTATGATGATGGTTCTACTTCTACTGTAACACATAGTGCAACATTGACACCTAGTAATTCAAATATAAGTATTGTATAAAAATCTTAATTATAATATATATAAATGACCTGTCTTATTTGACTGGTCATTTTTTTATTTCCCATAAATAACTTATATGAAAATAACATAAGTATATAGATATGGAAAATGACATTCAAACAATTTCCTATATCAATTTGGGAGATGGTCAGGAACACCCAATAGATGCTGTTTCAGTTGGTGGAAAACTTGGTGAAAATATCCAGGTGACCAATAATCTTGTTACATCTGTGAATTCAAGTTCATCAGATACACAATATCCATCTGCAAAATGTGTATATACATTGATAGGTGATATAGAAACTCTTTTGAGTAATATTTAAAAAAAATGATTTAATTTATGGCAAAATATGTAAAGGGTTTAAATGCTGGTTCCTCAACATTGACTGCAACATATTCAGGTAAAACTGCTAGTATTAATATAACAGTTAATAAGGGTGCTGGAACTTTAGGTAGTGCTGATGCATTATCTGACCATGAATATCGTACAGGTCCACATACATATACATTAACAGTTACAGGAGCATCAGGAAGTGTATCATTTAACACAAGTTCATCATATTTAACTGTTACAAAAGATGGAAGTTCTTATAATAAATCTGGATGGTCAGTTACATCTACTGGAGGTCTTGCAACTGCTGCTTCAATAAATGCTGGTACATATACAGTTAAGTGTTATGTTACATCTGCTGCAACCACTAATTATAATTCAGTATCTGGATATTTAACTTGGACATTTAAAATTACAAAAGCCACACCAACCTGTTCAATATCAATACCTGATTATACATATGGTGGAACAAAATCTAATTATAATTTCTCTGCTAATATGGGTGTTGGAAGTGTTGATGTATATCTTAACTCAACCAATTCAACATCTGGTGGAACATTGTGGGGTAATGCAACATCTACAACATTGAATGCTGGTACAAGATATATATATGCAATTGTTGGTGCTGGAACAAATACAAATGCAGTTACTGTTGGACCAACTGCTTTTACAATCAGTAAAGCTAGTCAGTCTGCTCCAACTGCATCAGGTAATTCAAGTACATATTCAACATCTGGTTCAATTAGTGGTAGTGCATCAGGAGGTGGAGGTGTTGGTACACTTTATTATAAGGCAGATACATCAGGTGGAACAAGTTATGGTACAGCTGCAACATCTGTATCAAGGTCAAGGTCTTCTGTTGGTACAACAACCTTTGTTGCTTACTGGAGTGGTAATGATAACTATAATGCATCACCAAATTCAAATCAAGCAAGTCTTGTTATTGGTAAAGCAGATCAGTCTGCTCCAACAGCATATGGAGATACAAAATCATATGGTTCAACAGCAACTGCAACAACATCTGGTGGTGGCGGTCAGGGTTCTATTGAATGGTCTAATGGTAGTACAAGAACAGATGTTGGTTCACAGACAACAAAAGCAAGATGGTCTGGTAACAGTAATTATAATGCATCAGGTTGGTCTAATGAGGTAACACTTAAAATCAACAAAGCAGATCAGTCTGCTCCAACACCAAAAGGATCATCAAGTACTTATTCATCATCTGGTTCAATTAGTGGTAGTGCATCAGGAGGTGGAGGTCATGGTTCACTTTATTATAAGGTTGATACATCAGGTGGAACCAGTTATGGTTCTGCAACAACTACTGCACCTTCAAGAAATAGGAACTCTGTTGGTACAACCACTTTTGTTGCTTACTGGGGTGGTGATGGTAACTATAATGCATCACCTAATTCAAGTCAGGCAAGTCTTGTTATTGATAGAGCAGGTCAGCCTGCTCCAACTGCAACAGGTTCATCAGTAACATATCCTAATACTGCAACTGCATCATATTCAGGTGGTGGAGGTGTTGGTACGCTTACTTGGACAAATGGTAGTTCAAGATCTGCAATTGGTTCACAGACAACAAAGGCATATTGGAGTGGTAATGGTAATTATTATGCTTCTGGATATTCTAATGAAGTAACACTTTCTGTATCTAAATATACACCAACCATTTCTTTGTCTGCAACAGATAGGATATATAATGGTAATGCCCTTTATGCAACAGCAACAGTATCTGTTCCTTCTGGTGGTAAAACTATGAAAGGTACTATTTATTATGGTACATCTTCTGGTTCAACATCATATAGTGTATCCTATAGTGGTTCTGCTGTATCATTGAGTTCAGTGAGTGTAACTAACTATAATAGTGGTTCTGGTAATTCAGTAACTGTATTTGCTTACTTTGTACCTGACAGTACTTGTAATGATGTATATAATAGTTCAGGCAATGCAAGTAAGACTATGACCATTACTGGTCCTACAAGTCAGTCTGCTCCAACAGCAACAGGTGCTTCTTCTCAATATGCAACATCTGGTTCAATTAGTGGTAGTGCATCAGGTGGTGGTGGGCATGGTACACTTTATTATAAGGCAGATACTAATGGAGGAACAAGTTATGGTTCTGCTGCAACATCTGTATCAAGGTCAAAGAGTTCTTTGGGTACAACAACCTTTGTTGCTTACTGGGGTGGTGATGGTAACTATAATGCATCAGGTAATTCTAACCAGGCAAGTCTTACTGTTGTAAAGGCAGATCAATCTGCTCCAACAGCAACCGGTTCATCAGTAACTTATCCTAGTACTGCAACTGCTTCTGCATCTGGTGGAGGCGGTCAGGGTTCTATTGAGTGGTATAATGGTAGTTCAAGGTCTGCCATTGGTTCACAGACAACAAAGGCAAGATGGTCTGGAAATACATATTATAATGCATCTGGATATTCTATTGAGGTAACTCTTTCAGTTGCAAAATATACACCAACTGTTACATTGTCTGCAACAGATAGAGCATACAATGGTAATGCTTTATATGCATCAGCAACAGTATCTGTACCATCAGGAGGTAAGACAATGAAAGGTACAATATACTATGGTACATCTTCTGGTTCAACATCATATAGTGTATCATATAGTGGTTCTTCTGTATCATTGAGTTCAGTAAGTGTAACTAATGTTGGTTCAGCAACAGTATATGCTTACTTTGTACCTGACAGTACTTGTAATGATGTATACAATAGTTCAGGTAATGTAAGTAAGACATTTACTGTTAGAAAGGCTGATCAGGATGCTCCAACAGCAACTGGTTCATCAGTTACTTATCCTAGTACTGCTACTGCTTCCGCTTCAGGTGGAGGTGGTCAGGGTTCTATTGAATGGTATAATGGTTCATCAAGAAGTTCTGTTGGTTCACAGACAACAAAAGCAAGATGGTCTGGTAACAGTAATTATAATGCATCAGGTTATTCTAATGAAGTAACTCTTTCAGTTGCTAAATATACACCTTCTGTAACATTGAGTGTAACTGATAGGAAGTATAATGGAAATGCACTTTATGCAACAGCAACTGTATCAGGTGCATCTGGTGGTGCAACTCCAAAGGGAACTATTTATTATGGTACAAGTTCAGGTTCAACATCATATAGTGTTTCATATACTGGTTCTTCTGTATTATTGAGTTCAGTGAGTGTAACTAATGTTGGTTCAGCAACAGTATATGCTTACTTTACACCAGATTCTACTTGTAGTGGTGTCTATAATAACTCTGGTAGTGCAAGTAAGACATTTACTGTTAGTAAGGCTGACCAATCTGCTCCAACAGCAACAGGTGCAACAGTTACTTATCCTAGTACTGCTACTGCTACTGCTACAGGTGGTGGTGGTCAAGGTACACTTACTTGGACTAATGGAGATACACAAAGTGGTGCTGGTTCAAAAACAACAAAGGCTTACTGGGCTGGTAACAGTAATTATAATGCATCAGGTTATTCTAATGAAGTAACACTTAAAGTTAACAAGGCTGCTGGTTCTACTGGTGTATCAACATCAGCAATGTCAATTACTTATAGTACAACATCTGCAACAAGAACAGTATCTGGAAATACAAATACTGTATCTGTTTCTTCAAGTAATGAAAATATTGCTACTGTATCAATTTCTGGTTCAACTATTACAGTAAACAGAATTGGTTATGGTAGTGCAACCATAACTGCTTCTGTTGATGCTGCTACTAATTATGAGGCAGCAACATCATCATTCACAGTTACTAATTACAAGGCTGCTGGTAGTGTTAAGACTGCACCAGCCAATAATGGTGCAACATATGGTTCAGGAAGTTATTTGTGTACAACAGGTGCTTCTGATACAGGTACAATGTATTATAGACTTGGTACAAGTGGAAGTTATAGTACAACAAGACCAACAACAAGTGGACTCAATGTTGGTTCATATACATTGTATTACTATGCTGCTGAATCAACTAATTACTATGCAACAAGTGCTGCATCTATTACAGTTACAGTTGTACAGGCAAATGGTTCAGTTGCTGGTAATGTTACTGATAGAACATATAATACTTCAGGTCAGACTGTAGGTACACTTACATCTGCAACTGGTGATTATTATCTTGGATTTGGTAGTTCAACATCTTCTGGTCCATCATCTTGGGGAACAAAGAATGTTAATACTATTTCTGCAACAACAGCAGGAACATATTATGTTTGGGCAAAATGTGATGCTTCTACAAATTATAAAGCTGTTGGTGCGACATACATTGGAAAAGCAATAATAAGTAGGGCATCAACCAATGCTCCTGTTCTTGTTGCCGGTGGTACAACAACATATACAGGTTCAACCTATTATGCTACTGCTGCCAATGGTAGTGGTAACCCTTCTGGTACAATCAAGTATGGTGCAACATCAGGTGCTTCTACTTACAGTATGACAGCAGGTACTGCTGCTAATATGACAAGTATGGGTAGAAGTGATGTTGGTACAACAACCATCTATGCCTTCTTCCAACCAACAGATACAACCAACTATTCTAATTCTGGTGTTGCATCAACAACTGTAACCATTACTAAACCAGCAGGTGGTTCAGGTAGTGTAACAATGTCAGGTTGGACATATGGTGGAACAGTAACTAACCCTAATCCATCATCAAGTACTAATGGTACAAGTAATGTATCTTACACCTGGTATGATTCTGGAAAGACAGCTTTGTCATCAAAACCAGGTTCTACTTCAACAGCAGGAACATATTATGTAAAGGCAACCTTTGCTGCCACTACAAACTATACAGAATACACAACTGATTATGTATCATTCACAATCAGTAAGGCTACTGGTTCAGGTAGTGTAACAATGTCAGGTTGGACATATGGAGGTACTGTAACAAATCCATCACCATCATCAAGTACTAATGGTACAAGTAATGTATCTTACACCTGGTACAATTCAAGTAAGACAGAGTTGTCAAGTAAGCCAGGATCCAACTCAACAGCAGGAACATATTATGTAAGGGCAACCTTTGCAGCAACAGCAAACTACAATGCTGTGACAACAGATTATGTATCATTCCCAATCAGCAAGGCAGCAGGTACTCTTTCAGGTAGTACAACTAATAGTACATATAATGGTTCAGGACAGGTTATTGGTACAATAACATCTACCACAGGTACATACTATCTTGGATTTGGTAGTTCTGCCACATCTGGTCCATCATCTTGGGGTTCAGCAAATACATCACTTTCAGCAACCAATGCCGGAACATATTATGTATGGGCATACTGTGATGCTTCAACTAACTATAATGGTGTTGGTTCAAAGTACATTGGTCCAGCAACAATATCACAGAAGTCAGTTACAGTCACAGCAGCATCAGATTCAAAGGTATATAATGGTACTGCATTGACAAACAATACTGCATCCATCAGTGGTCAGGTGAGTGGTCATACACTTAACTCTGTAACGGTAACAGGTTCACAGACAAATGTTGGTTCATCTTCCAATGTACCAAGTGGTGCAAAGATTTATTCTGGTTCAACAGATGTTACAAGTAATTATAGTATTACTTATACAAATGGTACATTGACTGTTTCAAATGCAACCATCACAGTATCTGCACCTAACCAGAGTTATACATATACTGGTTCAGCACAGGGTAATGCCATTACAGTAACAACTGTTAACAGTCAGACAGCAACCATCAAGTATGGTACAACATCTGGTACATACAATTTGACATCAGCACCACAGATAACCAATGTTGCTGAATCAAAGACTATCTACTATAAGGTAACTGCACCTAACCATGCTGATAAGACAGGTTCTTATACATTGACTATAACCAACAAATCAATCTCTATACCTACTCCAACAAGTGTATCAAAGACCTATGACAGGACAGCATACAGTGCAACCTTTGGTGCTGCAACTGGTGCAACAATAACCAAGTGGAGATACTCAACAGATAACTCTACTTGGACAGAGACATCAAGTGGTAATCCAACACAGACCAATTATGGTACACTTTATGTCCAGGCATATTATTCTGCAAACACAAACTACACAGGTAGTAATTGGTCTGCATCTGCAACCATCTCAATAGCAAAGAGGGAGGTAACCCTTACTTGGGGTACACATACTTGGACATATGATGGTGGTGCAAAGACTGTTACTTGTACTGCTGGTAATGTTGTTTCAGGTGATACTTGTACTGTTACATTAAGTAATCAGAGTAGGACCGCTGCTGGTTCACAGACAGTTACAGCAACAGGTTTGAGTAATTCAAATTATAAGTTGCCATCATCTACTACAACAACATTGACTATAAACAAGGCTACATTGACTGTTGTTGAGTCAAGTTATAGTGGAACATATGATGGAAACAACCATTCAAGTACTGTTAAGGTAACAAATTCAGACTGGACAGGTAAGACCATTGTTTATGGTTCAAGTACATCTTATGGTTCAACTGCAACAACTACTGGTACTTATAATACAGCATATGCAGTACATACTGCAAAGGATTACACATCATCAATAACTATCTATTATAAGATTACTGGTGATGACAACTATAATGACTTTGCTGACAGTGTAACCTTCCAGATTGGTAAGGCAACAGGTACACTTACTGGTAGTACATCAAACAAGATATACAATGCATCATCACAGGTTATTGGTACAATATCTTTCAATACAGGTACATACTATCTTGGTCTTGGTAGTTCAACTACATCAGGTCCATCATCTTGGGGTTCAGCAAATAGTTCACTTTCTGTAAAGGATGCTGGAACATACTATGTATGGGCAAAGTGTGATGGTTCAACCAACTACAATGCTGTATCAGCAAAGTACATTGGTCCAGCAACAGTATCACAGAAATCAGTTACAGTTACTGCCGGTTCAGCAGAGAAGGTATATAATGGTACTGCATTGACCAGTAGTAATGCAACAGCAACTGGTCTTGCAAGTGAGAATCACCATCTACATTCTTGGACTTGTACTGGTTCACAGACCTATGTTGGTTCCGGTCCTAACACTGCAAGTAATGCCAAGATTTATGAAGGTACTCATAATGGTACAGAGATTGATGTAACATCTAATTACAGTATCTCTTACAGTCAGGGTATATTGTCAGTTACAAAGGCAACACCAGTTGTGACAGTTACGGGTGTAACAGCAGACTACACAGGTGGTTCATTCTATTCAACTGCAAAGGCCAATGCAATTGGTACATTCTATTGGAAGAAGGGTTCTGCACCTACAACATCATCTTATGATGGTAGTGTTGAGTTGTCTACATTGAACACAGCAACCAATGCTGCTTTTGTAAAGAACAACTCTGATGACTTTGAGATGTTCTGGTTGTTTGTTCCAAGTGGTACAGCAACCATTGCATCAGGTCAGACATACTCTGCCAACTTCAGTTCTACATCAAGTGGTAGTTCAGGTGTCAACCTCATCATTAATCCAAGAGATATATCAAAGGTATCTGCATCAGTAGCATCAGTCACATACAATGGTTCACAGCAGACTGCATCAGTAAATGTAACTGATACAGCAACCATCACTTCGAGTGATTATACCATCTCTGGTAATACTGGAACCAATGCTGGTAATTATTCAATCACCATCACAGGTAAGAATAACTACACAGGTACAAAGACCATCACCTGGACAATAAATAAGAAGTCTGTCACAGTTACAGCTGGTTCAGCATCAAAGGTATATGATGGTACTCCATTGACAAAGACTGATGGTGTAACCACAACAACACTTGGTACTGGAGACCATCTCCACTCATTCAAAGTAACTGGTTCAATCACCAATGTTGGTATTGAAAACAATGTATTGAGTGAGATCAAGATTTACAAGGGTACTCATAATGGTACAGAAACAGATGCAACAAGTAACTATACCATCACTTCTGAAAATGGTACATTGATTGTTAACAATGCAACAATCACAGTATCTGCACCTAATCAGGAATACATCTATAACGGTTCAGCCCAGGGTGCTGCTATCTCTGCATCTGCTGTTGGTGGTCAGACAGCAACCATCAAGTATGGTACAACAAATGGTTCTTACACATTGACAACAGCACCACAGATAACAACTGTTGCTGAATCAAAGACCATATACTATCAGGTGACTGCACCTAACCACACAACAAAGACAGGTTCATACACTCTTACTATCAAGAAGTTCACAGTCAATGCAACTGCAACCAATCAGTCAAAGACCTATAATGGTACCGCATTGAATGCTGAAAACACAGGTAGTATAGTTGAGACTCTTCCTACTGGACATACCATTACTTATAGTTGTACTGGTTCACAGACCAATGTTGGTTCATCTGCCAAGACTTTGTCATCTGTAACTATCAAGAATGGTTCAGGTACAGATGTGACTGCAAACTTCACAGTCAATAAGAACAATGGTACATTGACAGTTAATGCAGCAACCATCACAGTATCTGCTCCTAAACAGTCATACACATATGATGGTAATAAGCATGGTAATGCTATCACAGTAACAACTGTGAACAGTCAGGAAGCAACCATCAAGTATAGTACATCATCAACAGGTACATTCACAACAACTGTTCCACAGATTACTAATGTTGCTGAATCAAAGACTATCTACTATCAGGTGACTGCACCTAACCATATTGACAAGAGTGGTTCATATGAATTGGAGATAACTGAAAAGTCAATCTCTATTCCAGCACCAACTGCAAAGGAAGAGACTTACACAGGTACAGCATATTCAGCATCCTTTGGTTCTGCTACTGGTGCAACCATCACCAAGTATCAGTACTCATCAGATAACTCTACTTGGACTGATTCAAACACCAATCCAACCAGGACTGATGCAGGTACAACTTATGTGAGGGCATACTACACTGCTGGTACTAACTACAAAGGTAGTGGTTGGTCAACTAGTACAACCATCAAGGTTAACAATGCTACAATGACAGTGTCTGCACCTAACCAGAGTTATATGTATAATGGTTCATCTCAGGGTACTGCAATATCTGCTACAACAGTTAACAGTCAGGCCACAACAATCACCTATGGTACAACATCTGGTTCATATACATTGTCATCTGCTCCAAAGATAACCAATGTATCAGAATCAAAGACTATCTATTATAAGGTGACTGCACCTAACCATAATGATAAGACAGGTTCATACACATTGACTATCACCCAGAGGGCAATCACCTTCAAGGCTGATGATCAGTCAAAGGTATATGATGGTACTACATTGTCAGCAGAGAACACTGCAACAAGAGTCACATCAACAGGTAATGCTCTTGTTTCCGGACACACTGTTGCATTCACCTGTTCAGGTACACAGACAGTAGTTGGTTCATCTGACAAAACCTTGTCAACTGTAACCATCTATGATGCATCTACCAATAATGTATCTGCTAACTATGCAATCACAAAGAACAAGGGTACATTGACTGTTACAGCAAGGACTGTTACATTCACAGAACCTACATTCAACAGTGATACATTGACATACAACAAGTCATCAAAGACTCTTGCTTCTGGTGCAACCTGTTCTGCCGGTGGAGTTATGTATTACTATGCATCAACATCATCAACACCTGCTACATTCTCTACAACCACTTGGAGTACTGATTCAGCAAGTGCAGTTAATGCAGGCACATATAATGTATGGTATTATTGTTATGTAGTAGATACAGATAACAACACAGGTACAGGTATCAACACAGCAAATAAGATGAGTGGTACAAAGACCATTGGTCAGAGGGAGGTAACACTTACCTGGGGTACAAGAACATGGACATATGATGGTTCAGCACACTCAACAACCTGTACTGCTGGTAATCTTGTTTCTGGTGATACTTGTACTGTGACATTGACTGGAAACTCAATAACAGAGATTGGTTCACAGACTGTGACAGCATCTTCATTGAGTAATCCAAACTACAAGTTACCAAGCAACAACACAGCAACCCTTACCATTGAACCAGGTATGTTTGTTAAGTTGAGTGGTTCTTGGACAGTAGTTAAGAAGATATACAAGAAGATATCAGGTCATTGGACAGAACAGTCATTTGACTCATTGAGTACAGATGATTTCTATGTCAAGAGATAATTTTGAATTTTCATAAATACATTATGAGTTTTGTAAAATTTAGATACAGAAGAAGTAAACCATTAGATCCGGTTCCTGGTTCATTCTATTGGGTTGAACTGGATGATGATGAAACACATCAGATATGGTTTGCCCCGGATACAAACCCTGAACACCTGATACTTCTCAATGAGAATGTTGATTTGAGTTCATATGTGAGTGAAGAAGTTCTTGCAGAAGTCCTTGCTGATTATGCCAAGACAACAGACATTCCAGAAATAACAGAATTAACAGAATCAGATTATGATAAGATTGCTGAAAAGGTTAATGAAAAAACATTACACCTGACCTGGCAAGAAATATAATATACAATATAAAAAACAATAATAAAAAAATTATGGCAAAAACAACCGCTTTAAGTTTTATTGGAACTGCTTCCGAAAACTACATTCAGCAAATCACTGCTCTTGAAGGAACATTTGATATTGCCCCAAAACATAAGATTGTATTTTATGATGGTGCTGGTGCTGTTTCAGGTATTGAATGGAATGGTACACAGGATTTGGAAGTTGTAATTCCTACTATTGCAGATCTTATAAAGGATCCTGTTAAGTTTGCTGGTACTGTTGATGCAGCAGATGGTACTATTACTTGGAAAGAAACAGGTCATACTGCTCAGACTGGTGACTTGGTTTATATGACTGTTGATTGTACATTTAACACTATTGCTTGTGAGGCAGGTGATATGGCAATCTATGATGGTAAAAACTGGCATGTTGTTACTGGTGAGAACCAGGTAACTATCAATGCAACAGCTGCTACTGTTTCAGGTAATGACAATCTATTCTCAATCACAGGTTCAGCAAAGACTCTCCTTACTGTTGAAGGTAAGACATTGAGTGTAAAGATTGATTATGCTGATGTAAGAAGTAAACTTGGTCTTGTATTTAATGATGAAGTTAATCGTAGTGTTGATAATGCAAAGGTTACTGTTGATACAGTTAAACTTTCTGTTTCAAAAGTTGATGGTACACCTAGTGATATCACAACATCAGTAAGTTTTGATTTACCTACTGCTCTTGCAGATGGTACAGTTACTATTAATCAGAGTGTTCTCACTAGTGGAGACTTCACATTCGAAAGAGGTGTATTCCCTGCTGTTGTTAAGAATAGTGCATCAATTAGTGCAGAAGTATCAGGTAATTTGACAATTGGTAAGTCAAGTTTGGAAGATAGTGAAAATGGTGATTATGTTACTACTGTTGATGCTATCAAGGCAGTTTCATTTGCTCCAGCAACAGCAGCAAGTCATCAGTTTGCTTATGTTGCCAATGTATCAACAAGTGGTTCAAAATCATTTGTAAGTGGTCTTCACACATTTGTAGATGGTACTGATGATCCAGCAAAGGCAGACTTCACTGTATATGGTGCTGTAACCGCAGCTGCTGCAAGTAATACATTTGCAACTGGTTGGGATGTAGAGGCAGCAACTGGTGAAGTTGTTTCATCAATCACTGTTGGTAATGTAACTATTGGTGCATCTAGTGCAAACAATGTTCTTGTAACTGGTCTTTCAGGTGAAGGTTCAACAGTTGTTACTGATGTAACATTTGGTTCAATCTCATTTGGTGCTGGTACAGACTTTGTAACTGGTCTTGGAAATACAGAGGCAGCAACTGGTGATGTTGTTACAACTGTTAGTTTTGGTACAACCTCTCTTGTTGAAGATTCAACAGTCACAGCAAAGTCAGCAGCAATTGTAAGTGCAACTGTAAGTAATCATGTTCTTTCATTCACAACTGCTGACTTTATGAAACCTGTTAGAGTTGATGTTACTGGTCAGAGTGTTTCAAAGAAGGAATTCACAAAGGGTTCTGCAACACTTACTGGTTTCAGCTTTACATCAGATGCATTAACATTTGGAGGTATCAGTCAGGCAGATACAACAATTTCTTACAAGAGTCTTTTGAAAGGTGAGGTTACTTTGACACAGGATTCTACTTTGTATTATCTTGATAAGGCAGCACAGGATCAGTATGTTGTAGAGATGTCTTATGCTGATTGGTCATTCACAGCAGCTACTGTATCAAAGAATACTCCTGTACTTAACAATCCAGGTTTGACAGCATACATTCCTGCTAACACAGTTGCTGTTTCTCTTACAGATGGTACATTACCTTCATTAACAATTGCTGATCCAACTAGTAAACTTACTGCTTCTGTTGGCACAGCATTGTCAACAGAAAAAGTTGCATTCTTGGCTGTTAGTTCTGATAAGAAGAATATTGCTATTCCTAGTTTCTCATTGGTTTCTGTTTCTGCTGAAGCAGATGGTATCAGTGTTGCTGTTGGAGGTAACTATGCTGTTACTGATGGTACAGTTACAATCCTTTCAAATACATTTGTTAAAGGTGTTATGGTTGATGATTCTGCTGTTAGCACATATGTTGCTCCTACTCAAGAACAAGGTAACTAATCTTATGAAACATATTTTTAGAAAAGGACTTGAAAAATCAAGTCCTTTTCTTTTTGTTATATTTAACATATATAATATTTTGTTTATATGGAACATAAAAAACTTCAATTTTTAGTTCCCCAGTATAAAGAGACAGAAGAAATTATTTCTTTTCTTTTGGATTCCATAGAGTGTCAGGCTTATATTGATAAGAAGGATATAGGCATGATTATCTGTTCTGATGGTGGACAATATATTCTTGACAGAAAATTCCTTGATAAATACTCTTATGATATTGATTATGTCATCTGTAAGCACAGGGGTGTATCAGCAACCAGGAACACAGCATTCTTGTTGTCTGATGCAGATTATGTGATGTATTGTGATTCTGATGATGGATTCTGTAACACCTTTGCTCTTAAAATCATATTTGAGAATATCAAGATTAGTGAAGATGAAGGAAAACCTTTTGACTTATTGAGTTCCAAGTTCTATTCTGAAAAGACTGTTACAGAGAAAAACAAGTTATGGGCATTGAGTATTGTTGACCATAATAACATCTATATACACAGTCGGGTTTACAGGAGAGATTTCTTGGTCAAGAATGGTCTTTACTTCAATGAGAACATCTGGGCCAATGAAGATAGTTTCTTCAATATAACCACCAACTTCTTCTCAAAGAATACAAAGGCATTGAACATTCCAATTTATTGTTGGAGAGGTAATCCTTTGTCAGTTACTCATGATCCAAAGTACATAATGAAGACTCTTCATCAATTATTGTATTCCAATGACAGTGTTGTTGAAGTGATGCTGTTATTGAATAAAGACAAGAAGGAGATTGCAAAAACAACATTTGATGTGATATGCAAGTTGTATCTGGATATGAACAAACCTTGTTGGTATGAACCGGAGAATGAAGAGTATAAGGATATTACATTAAAGACATTGAAGTGGTATCTTTTGAAGAGAGGTAAGTTGTGTGAGGTGTTAACTGATGATGAAAAGAAGGAAGTTCTTCAGGGTGCCAGGAAGACTGAACATTACAAGAACATTGAGAGTATCACATTTAATGATTTTATAAAATGGGTTATTAATTATGAAAAGAAATAGAACAGAATGGGTAATACATGTCTGGGGAAAGAAGAGAGATACCCTGGAACTGAATGATGTTGAGAAATTCCATATTGATATGTTGCGAATGTTTCAGTCGCAACAGAAGAAGTTTGATAAGATACTTATCAATATTGCATTGTATGATGTCAATGATATGAACCTCTTCAATTTCTTGAAGGAAAAGATTTCAGAGGTATTGGTTAATGACAATGTTGAGTTCAAGTATTGTCAGAATGACCCAAACAAAGGAGAGTATGTCACATTCAGACCATATGTGTTTGACAGGATTGGTGAGGATGTGAATGTGTTTTATTCACACTTCAAAGGTTATGCGACACATGTGAGTTTGATTAGAGAATCATTTCCTGTAAGGGTTGTTAATCTGTGTGAGTTGTTCTGGTCATATATAATGTATAGATATTCATTGGACATCAAGGATGTTAATGAAAAACTAAAAGACCACAGTACATATTGTTGGTATGTCTTTAAATGTGAACAGAGTGAGACTGGTGTCTTCTGTGAAAAATATAATAGTATTCTCAATAGTGTAGATAATAATTTTGAAAAGTATGTGAAGGATAAACTTCATAAACATTCTCCTGGAAGTTTTGCATGGTATAATCTCAAAAGGATTGGTGAACAATTAAAGGATGTACCTTATGTAACACAGATTCCAACAAGTGTTTTGGAAAAGGAATGGGATGGGACTTTACAATTATGTACACATTTCAGTGAAGTTTACATAATGCAATTCCTTGATGAGAAGGAATGTTATTCTGTAAAAAATTACGACAAAGAATTGTCAGAGGATATTAATCCATTATATATTACAATTTATCCATCAAAGAAGTTTGGAGAAGAGTACATAAAGGATTTTGAAAAGTATTTAATTGATAATAATTTGTTCTAAAAAGAAGAGGGATGATTTCAACAGTCATCCCTCTTTTTTCCATAAATATAATATGATTACAGAAGAGATTAAATTCATAAAAACTACTCCATCAAAATTGGAGTCAGAGAATGTACAGGAAGATTATCCTAATTCATTCATCCATACACATAATGAGAATGGTGATGACCAGTTGTATATTGGTGAAGACAGGATTACAGACAATCTGAACATTGGTAACACAGATCCTGCTATGCCAACCAGGAAGATTGGTGGTCTCCAGGCTTCTACCATTGGTGCATTACAACAGAGGACATTGAGTGATATTGTCATTGATATACTCAAACCAGATGTTGTTGAACCAAGTGTGAGTACACATGCTGGTGTAAGTATTTCTTATGTTGGGACAAAACTTATTGAGGCTGGTACATCACTTCCTGAGAAGTCACAAATCACATCAACAATAGTTAATGGTGCTTGGTCTGATGGTACACCTTATTCTGGAGGAAGTGGAAATGAAACATTGACTATGAGTCCAGATAAATGGGGACAACCAGCAGAAGAAGGAAAGTATAGTATTTCAGAAACTGTTGAGTTCACAGAAGGTGGAATACCAAAGGATAATTTTGGAACACCTTATCCAAATAAACAATATCATGGTGATGTTAAAAGTTCAAACACAATAACCATAACTGCTGTTGAACCTATGTATATCAATGATGGTGATGATATTGAGTTAATGGTTAAACATCTGTATGATTATATAACAGGCCAGACAATAGATATAGTAATCCCAGAAGAATCAGAAGAACTTCATTTTATGGTTGTTGTCCCAGAGGAGTTCACAACATTTACAGTTAAGCAGTTCAATCCTTTGACACAAACATATGATATTGATATACCAATGAAATTTGTTTCAGGTAATGATTCATATTATGTAAGGGATGATGATAGTTACACAAATACATTAAGTACAAGATATAAAATTAATTTCAAGAAATAATATATGCCAAAAACATTCAAAGGTTCAATTGACTTTACTTCCAATTTTAATGTCCAGACCACAAGGCCATTGGATGTTAGATTGGTTGTAGATAGTTTTGATGACCTGACAAATGGTTCTATTGAAGCACCATATCAGGGTATGGTGGTGAATATTGCCGGCACATCTGAACTCTGGGTTTTACAGACTTCAGGTATTGAAGCATCAAGGAATCCAAGAAACTGGAAATTGGTTACTGGTTCTGGTGGTTCTGGTGGAGATGGTCTCTCAAAGTATTCACTTCCTGTTATGACACCAGAGATGGCAGATCATGCTACTGCCAATCCAGATGTTGAGTTTGATGAATCAGAAGACCCATATATAGAGATTAGTTATGATCCTACCACACCATCACACACAGAGAGTGATGATGTGTATATGAGTATGATTTATGATATGACCCGGGCAATCAGGTCTCTCCAGGCTGAGGTTACCAGGTTGAAGAACTCATTTGAGTATGGTTTTGATTCATACAATAACACAAGGACTGCCAAATCTGTACAACTTGGTTCAATGAATGATATTGAAAGTGTTGAACCATTATGGGCACTTGATCCAGAGGTTGGACTTTCATTGGTACCAGACAGTGCAATCTTCAATACACTCCTTGATATCAACCACAAGTTTGCCAAGATTGGTCCTGGTGTAATAGATACCAATGTTGAAGGACAACTTACATTCAATGATTGTAAGGGTGTCTTCTATGATGGTAATGAAGATGGTGCAACAGATGAAAAACTCACATTGTACCACTTGAAGGATTCCAAACTGGTTACATATTTGGTCACAGATAAACCAACCATCAAGATGACTCTTGTATCAATGGATGACAAGACCAGGACCAGGGAGATTGATTTTGAACCATTGATGAATGGTAATTCTGTAAGCAAGTATGGTTTCTGTGTTATATTAAGTAGGAAGCAGACAGTTGATGATGAAGAGAAAGGATTCAATTATATCTATTTTTCAATCATCAACTACAAGAATAATGAGAAACTTTATGAAGGTTATTTGACAAGTAATGGTACATTGACTGATACAAGGGTTGATGTATCAGAAAGATATTCAATCCAATCAATAGAGTTTGACAGACTCACACTTTCAAGGATGGTATTCTATACCAAGTTTGAGGATTTCACTGAAGAGGTTATTCCTTCTGTACCAAGTGAAGATGATTGGAAGTATGATGTTGCACATATTGCTATCAGGTCTGTGAAGGATTCAGAGATGTTGAATAGTATTGCCAACCAATTAAGAGATAATGAATTGATTTGGAACAAGAAAGCAGGTACATTGCACATCAAGTCAGATGGTAAGATACATGTTATCGGAGCCAAGTCTACCCCAGATGATAAACCAAAAGATAATGATATGACAGATAGAGAAATTTTGGCAGCCCTTGAGAGAATGGGTATTGTCATAAATGTTAAGTACAAAGTTGAAGATGGTGAGGAGACTGATGATATTGAATCATTAGAGGATATGTCATTAGCACCTATCTCTGATTTCACATTTGTAAACCAGGAGACTGGTAAGAAGTTTACCTTTGCTGTTGATACAGAAGGTAATCTTACTGGAAAAGACAATTCTGCAACTACCATTAAGGAGTTTATGGATAGTCTTGGAACAAGTGCTGGTAACTATGATGCTGATAGTTACCAGGCTGTAAGAGGATTCATTGCAGATTATCTTGCAAGGAAGAATAAGAAGTACAACATTTCTGATGGTGTGAATAAGACTGGTGATGCCGGTAAGTTGTCAGATAGATTGAGGATTTCTTCATTCTATGCACCTATCACAACAGATGAGGTACATGGTTGTACACACTCATTCATTGAGTTGGAGAATACATCAGAGGTTGATATTCCTTTGACTGGTATATATCTCCACTTCTACAACCCATCAGAGAATGATTATGAAGGTGCAGTACATCATCTTGCACTTGATGGTGTATGTCCTGCTGGAGGTACTTACCTCATCAGAGGTGCAAAGCATGCAGAGTTTGATGATGAATCTGCATTCATCAAGGTGAAGACTTTTGATAAGGAATGGTATGAGAATGGTAGTCCTGTATCCTTTGAACAGGAACCAGTGAAGACTGTTGTTGTTGATTCAACAGAGAAGGTTGCTGATGACAGTCTCATCAAGACTGCATACAGGTTCTGCCTCACTTATGGTCTTCCTACATTGAGTGCAGACACAATTCTTGTACAGAGGAACACTGGTGGTGTAATCATCAATGGTGCAGAGTATGATGCAACAACATATCCTAATATTATTGTTAATCCAAGATTTATTGATTCTTGCTCATACTCAACCTTTGCTGCTGTATCAGCATTGTCAGATGAGAAGAACCCTTGGTATGCAAAGGGTGATGCAAAGGGTATTGGTATCACCATTGCAAAGAACTCAATGTTCAGATTAATGTTTGCATTGGATCCAGCAAAGCAGGCATTCAATGGATTCAACACAAAGGATAGTTCCCGTGTAAGATATAATAAAGCAACTGATATTCAGATACTTAATCTTGACAAGGAGTTTATTGGATATCCATTCAGTAATGAGACTATCAAGATTGACAGATATACACCAAAGGCATCCTTTGAAAAGAGGAATGTTATGACTGATAAGTCACAACTCAACAGGGAGAAACCTAATATGGTTACTTGTTCATTTGGTGTTGATGTTTATAACACAAGATGTTTCAACTGGATTTCTTGTGGTGCATTTGATGAGTATGTATGGGTAAGGAAGCAGGGAGAGACTGCTTGGAATAAGTTCCAGTCATACACAAAGGTATCTGCTGATATAGAAGAAAAGACAACAGCAATCCACAGGAAGGAGTATCCAATGATTGTTAACAATGCTGGATATGCAAGGATGATTAACAGATTCCCTGGTAATGATGTTCTCTTTACATCACACAAGTGTGTTATTGTTCTTCCAGATGCAACAACCGATCCAGAGAAGTATGAGTATGTAGTTGGTAGACCAGACAAGGATGGTAATCCAGATTTGGAACACACAAATGAAACCTTCACATTCACAATCTATCCAAGGACTTATGAAGGTAGAGTATATCAGATTACTGACCAGCAGGGATTCCATTGGATTGAATATCAGGTATGGGCTGCATCAGCAGAGTTCTTGAATACAAAGATAGAATCAGAGTGTAATGCAATCAATAGTGTTGCTGGTAACACAAAGGTATTTCCTATCCTTCTCAACACTGGTGATATGACCCAGTCTGGTGCCCGTATCAATGAGTGGTTGGATTATTATAATGGAGGTAAGAGTTTGTTCAATCATATGGAACAGATGAACTGTGTAGGTAACAATGACCTTTGTCCTATCAACCCAAGAGAACTTGGTACAGGTAATGATAATGATAAGTCAAGCTCACACTTCTTCCATTACTTCTATTGCTTCGATGTGAAGGATACAGATAAGTATGATTCTGCTTCAGCAGAAGACAAGAAGTTCTTCTCTGGTGAGACACTTGTTGTAAAGGCACACACAGGTTCAGTTGGTTCTGGTGATTCAGCAGTTAATATCAATAATAAGGAAGACAGGTTCATCCCTTCATTCTATTATTTCAAGACCAATAAGGTTCTTTATGTGATGGTTAATTCAGAGATTCCTATCTCTAACTGTCAGAAGTGGTTTGGACTTTGTTCAGCAGATCATCAGTATGTGAACATCTATACTGGTATTGAGTCTGTTCCAAATGGTAAGTATGCTGGTAACAATGATTACTTCACACCATTATATGAGACAATGTATGCTTGGTTGAAGTCAAATCAGGATGAAGGCAACAACAGCAAGAAGGTCATTGTTGCAATGCATGAGATGCCATTCACAGTTATCACAAAGGTATCTTTGGATAATGCATCACAGAAACAGTTACCTTGTACAAGAAACCACCCTACAAAGGCAGGTAGACTTGGATCCAATGTCAATCAGTTGAGTATTGATGAGAACAGGGGTATCTACTGGTGTTCAAGACTTCTTGAATACTTTGGATGTAAGTTGGTGATTGGTGGTCACAAACACACATATGCTCTTTCTTATCCTGTTAAGGAGAAGTACAGTTGGACATACAATGGTGTTACAAAGGACAGTGCCACTGAAATCAAGCCAATGTTTGCTACCCTTGTTGATGAAGCTGGTGCAACACCAACATATGAAGTATCCTGGGATATTGACATCACAAATGATGATGTGAGAAATGAATATCATATCACAACAACAAGAGAGGGTGATAATGGTGTTCCTAACACAGTAAAACTCAATAGTACAAAGACTCCATATGTTCCTGAAAATCTTTATCTTGGATATGGTAAGGATGCTTATGAGAAATCAAATAGTGGATTGTTCCGTTGCTGTACTCCATTGACAGTAACCAACAATGACAATTATGATGGATTTGTAACCTATTCAATGTGTCAGGCAACAGGTTATAAGTTGAAATCAAACAAGGAGTTACCATCAGAGGTTCAGGTATTCTCAAAGATTATTCCTTTGACCACACATGGTGCAAGTGATAGTCCTAGTGCTGAACAGTTGTATCCAATGTACAGTGTACTTGAATTTAACAATGACTGTTCAGAGGTTGATGTTACAATGAACCGTATCACAGGTATCTTCAAGAAAGATGGTGCAGATAAGTTTGACCAGTTGAACTATGGTTCAAAGGAAATGACCAAACAATGTCTCTGCACATTTGAGAAGGAAGATTGTACAGCATTTGGTACATATGCTGAAAGACATGGTGAGAATGATGGTGATACATATTATGCAACTGATCAGAACAAGATTTACCAATACAATGTATCAGAGAGTGGAAACACTTGGACATTGTTCAACAAGAGGATGTATGGTAAGTGGTTGAAGGAAAAAGATGCAAAGGCAAGATTGGATGAATATAAGGCAAATCCTACAACTGCTTCAGATAACAGATATTTACACATTAAATTTTAATTGAGATTATGAAAATCAAAAAGGGAGATAAAGTATATCCATTTATAACTGGTGATGATGTTATCATTACAAAGGGAATCAATCATCCTGGAAAGACTGTTGATGATGCTTTTGAGGAAGTAGATAATACCCTTGATGAACATAAGAGACGTATAGATAGACTTGATAGTAATATGAAGTATCTATATTCTTATGGTGGTGTAGGTGGTAATGGAACTGGAGGACAAGGAGGTACTACCCCAACAGGTAGTGCATCCTTGTTCGTCTCACTTGGTGGTCACCAGTTACAGAATGGTGGAAATGCAATAGTACTTAATGAACCTGGTACTTATGTAGTAGAAGGTAATGTAAGTAATAGTGGTGGTGAGGTGTTCTATGTTACTGTTGGATATGGTAACAAGATTGATTACCCAGACACATTCAAGTTGAGTACAGAACTCAATAGATGTAGATTCTCCAGTGGTCTTAACTTGAAGAACAATGGTGAGATTGTAATCACATTCTATGATTCTGAATATTCAACATTGTCAGTTATCCGTCAGAATTACATTGTTAAACCTCACACATTTGCTGTGAAGTTTATGTATGAGTTTGATAATGGTAGTGGTATCATCCAGGAGAATGAGTTCAATCCTTATGAATACTTCATTGGTGATTCTACTTATCAGAATCCATTTATTGATTCTACATTTAAGATCGATATTCCAAATGTAACCAATGTCTCCCTTACTTATTCAATTGGTGACACTACTGATGGTCAGGGTGTTGAGTCATTTGGTACAGTGACAGATATATCTAATAACCATTTCAAGATTCATCTTAATGAACTCCACAGAAATGGTAAGGTCTTCACTGATGAGAGTAACACAGGTACTTATACAGTCAATGTAAAACTGAAGTACTATGTTAATGCAGAACTGGTTGAGACAGAAGAATCATTCAAGATAACATTGATTCCAAGTTATCTTTACATCAATGTGAGAAATCCTCAGAACTTGATTTATGATACTCTCGAGGAACTCCTCGCTGCAATAGACAATGGTGTTGATGGTATTCCAGAAAGATATGTGAATGCTGGTTCATATACATCATTCTATTGTAAGATATATGAAGGTCCAATCAAGACTGCAAAGAAGAAATACACATTGAGGTTTAATTCATATGACTTGGTTGATGATGATTCAGATCCCGATACCCCAGATGTATTTGTTCTTAATGAAGATATGAAACAGAGTCTTGATGGTGTTGATGAACAGGTTGAGACACCAAGACCAATCACAGTAGCATTTGAGACTCCTGGTATCAAACAGATTGAGTTCTCCACTCTTGGCCAGAAGACAACAGACCATAGTGATGAAAGACCAGTTGTGAAGTATATCTATGTTAAGGAAGCAAGTAGTGAAGTATCTTGGTTCCCACAGGATATTGAGCACAATGATTTCTACTTCAGGGCAAATCTTGGTGCAGGAACATATTCAGCTGGTTTCCCAAGATTGTCATCTGGTTCATCACCATTGGAGATAAGTGAATCAGACAGACCTATAACTCTTTCAGATGAACAGTGGTCAAATCCATCACAGGGATTTGATACCACCATCTTGTCATTGGGTATGCAGTACAGTGTGGTTAACAATGATGGCGCAAAGATACTTGAAACCTATTCAAGTGATGGAGGTTATTCACAGGTACCAGATATTGTATTATATGCAGACAAGTTGTTCTCTGATAACAACAAGAAGATTTGTATTCCAAAGGAAAGTAACTTTGACAAGTCTGTAAATGAACAGTACCACTTGGTTCAGATTGTAAGATACAGGGTTGGTTATAACAACCTTAATAAACCACAGTATGCATCATATTTGTATATTGATGGTAAACTTGAATCAAATGAACCAATATTGAGAGAGAACCAATTACACATTGGTAAGATTGTGTTGAACAATGTAAATGTAATTTACAACTTGATTGAGATTCAGTATGTGAACATAAAGGATCCAAAGTTTGAAGTAAAGTATACTCTTGATAGTCTTATTTATCAGTACTATCTTGGATATAAAGAGATTATGCATGCTGGTGAAGTATCAGAATCTGAAATGGCAATTCTCAAAAACATATCAGAAATGAAATTTGATGGTGAGAATGTTATTGTTCAGAAGTCATTTGTTGATACTGTTGCACCACATATGCCTATTCCTACAATGATGATGGAATACACAGGCACTGATGTTGATACCTTCATCAATGATTTGTTCAAGGGTTATCCTAATGGTGATGATAGTTTCCATCAGAAACCTATTTCACTTTATTGGTGTGAAGGTTTGAAGCAGGGTATAACCACATCATTGACAGAGATTCATATTCCTAATATCACAGATAGGGAAACAAACATTGAGTACTCTGGTGACTGGTATGTTGAACTCCAGGGTACATCAACAATGAGAAACAGAATCAAGAACTTCTCACTTGTATTGAATACAAGAAACACAACAGGTGATAAGGTTATTTTGATGTCTCCAAACTATGATGCCAATGATCCTAACACCTTCCTTCCAGAAAGGATATGGACAATAAAGGCTGATATTGCTGACTCTGCTCATGCTAACAACACAGCAGTGGGTAAGTTTGTTAACCATACTTGTACTCCTTTCAGTAATGGTTTGACATTCCCTTCAAACATCACTCCTTATATCAAAAACACACTTGAAGGTTTCCCTGTTTTGATGTACTTCAAAGTAGGTGAATCAGTGTACTATCTTGGTGTATATAACTTCAATATGGGTCGTAACTCATATTACAACCTTGGTTACCATACTGCTAATGATATGGTTGATATGATGAACAATATCACAGCAGGTGATGCATCATTCTCTTATTCACTTGGTAATGGTCTTGTTGTTGATGACTTGGCCATTGGTGAAGTACAGGATAACTTCGCACAGTTTGACTTCCACCAGTATGATGACTCTGTATTGTTCCAGAGTAATGACAGTTCAATCACCAAGATGTTTGGTAAGGACAGTAAGATAACCGGTGCAAACATTGGTGCAGCAAAGAACACATTGAAGAACTTTGTGAAGTCTGTTGCTATTGCCGGTGCATATTGTTTTGCTAACATAGGTAAGACACCTATATCAAGTAAATCAGATGAAAATGATGACTGTATCAATAGATATAATGCAGTTAAAGTAGATGGTGAGGATCACCAGTTCATAGAGTATGTACCAGACATTAGTTGGCAGTTCAGGTATGCTGGTACCAACAAGGTATGGGAACAGAAGACAGACCTCACCTTTGACACTATCAAGGGTAATATGGAAAACCTCTTACAGTGTATCTCTCCTACTGACCTTGAAGGTAATGTGAGGGATGACTATCATTTCCTTGATTTCACATCTGTTTCAGAGTATTATACAATTTGTATGGCATTTGGTCTTGTTGACTCAATCTTGAAGAATATGAACATCAAGTCATGGAATGGTAAGAAGTGTTATGTTGCTTTCTATGATATGGACTGTGCCCTTGGTGAGAACAATGCTGGTGGTGAGGATGTATCATACCTTGCAGCAACTGACTTCTGGCATTCAAATACAAGTAGAGGTTATGTTGAACCAGTTGATATTAACTATGACTACTGGGATGAATCAGTTGGTAAGGGATTTGACTTCTCATCAAGTTATCTCTTTGCTATTGCCAAGTATGCCCAGGCTATCATAAGTAAGAGTGACAGTGGTTTGATATTGAACAACTATCCTCAACAGTTCTGGGCAAAACTACGTCTTGCTGATGGTGAGTTGAGAAATGCAAAATATTTTGTTGATAATTATTTTTCATCAGGTATTGGTAAGGTTCCAGCATATCTTGCATCATTGAACTATCAGGTTAAGTATCTTTATAAGGGTACTATCCTTGATGATGAGACTGGTCTTCCAACAGAAGAGAGATTCCTTGCTAATGAATCAGCATTCAATGGTACTCGTATTGAGAAGGTAAAGGATTGGTTGAACAAGAGACTTCACTTCTTGGATGTGATGTTCAATGTACAGGGTGTTGGTATTAATATTGGTGGTGGTTACACCATTCCAATGGCAGATAGTAATACATTGAGTAACCTTGCAAGTAATACAGATATTGTTGTATTGTCAGATGCATTCTCAACTCCAAATGCAAAGAGTGCTCTTATGAGTAGTAATGCTCTTCCTGTTGATGTATATGCACCAATGAATACTCCTTTCATTATCAATAGGGGTAGTTCTAATGAAATATTCCTTCTTTGTGCAGGAACAGATGAACCAAATCCTATCAGGATTACCGCAACTAGGTCAGAATCTTATAGATTCCTTGGTTCAAAAGAGTTCACTAATGTAAGTATGGTTGAACCATTCCTTACATCTGCTACTCAGATTATTTCTAATAACATTGAGGAGATTAAATATGGTGGTAGGGATGTACCAAGTTATGACCTTGACTTGAAGATATTCTCAACATCTGTTAAGAGTGTTAAACTTGATATACCTACATTCACAGGTTCATTGACTATTGATAATACTAATCTTAATGGTCAGGCTATCCACACATTGAATGTATCTAACTCTGGTCTTATTGGTTCTTGGACTAGTTTGAAGAATCTTAAATCAGTTAACATATCATCTGTTGTAAATGCTAATGGTACAATAACAGTATCTAACTGTCCTATCATTGGTGACCAGTGTTCTATCTCTGGTACAGAAGATAAACCTACCACATTGCAGTCATTGATTATGACAGGTGTATCTGGTAACTTCAATATCAGTAACACAAAGATTCAGTCAATCCAGTTTGATGCCGCTGATGGTAGTGATTCATCATTTGAAATCAATGGTGATACATTGTTGAGGACTCTTAACTTGTCTGGTTTCAAGAAAATCAAGATAACAGGTTGTCCTAACATTGAGAATCTTGTCATTTCAGATATCAATAATGTATGTGAAGAGATTATTATCAGTATACCTGAATACACCAATGCAGATGGTTCTGCACAGAGAGAATTGAAGAAGTTCAATTCAGACAGAGATGGTGTATTTGATTTCACTTCATATGCTAGTTTGAAGACCTTGGGTATATCTGGATGTAATCAGGCAGTGGTTATCAAGATGCCTGACCATAAGGTATCAATTGAGACACTTGCTAATAATAAGAATCTTGAATTTATTGATACTATTGGTAAGAATTCTGTTATTGAAATTACCAAAGATAGTACTTTCTATAATTCTTCAAGATATGCAATGAAGCAGAGTTGGTGTACTGCTGGTGATGGTGATGACAATAATAAAGACATTACAACATTGACAGGAAATTATAGTTATAGTAAACTCAAGAATACAAAGATGTGTATTGGTGAGGGTTGTGTTACACTTGCTCATACATTTGATAAACTTGATTCTGGAATTGTATCTAATTATAATTCAACAAAATATACTAATGAGTGGGGTCAAAAGGTTAACAATGGAGAAATCCGTGTTGCTGAATGTGCCTGGTTCATCAATGATGTTGTTGGTGGTCAGAAACTTGATGATGCCTGGATTGATAGTTCAAACATCATCCATGATACTCCAAACACAAGAGTAAAGATTGGTGAAGACAGAAGAGGACAGATTGTATCTTTGGCAGGTTGCTTCTATAAGCAGAAGGGTATTGTAATTGGTACTGGTTCAAATATAACCTTCCCAGTTTTGAGACAGTATACTTCATTGAAAGATATATCATTTATGTATTATGGTACAAGTGTAACTTATCTTTCACCTGGATTGTTGGATCTTCCTGATTCAAAAAACAACAATGATGATGAGAATGCATTGTCTTGGGTTGAGTTCATTCAGAGTGGTGAATGGAGGATTGCACAGGATGCATTCAAACACATCTCTTACCGTATATCTGAATTCACATCAATGAGTCTTACAGTATATGATCCAACTGACCATAGTACTATCCTTAATTCAGATGATGAACTTGTTGATAGACTTGATGCAAGGTCTATATTGTGTCCACATACTGACCCAGAAACAGGTGAGTATATACCTTTCACAAGGATAAAGACATTCAACTCATTCTCAATAAATCCAGTACAGTGGGTAGATTATACTCATTTCATTGAGATATGTCCTAATGTTGTTTCCTTGATTGGTTTCTTGAGTACTGATTTGTCAAGGGCAAAGATTGATGGTATGTTGAAGACTTGTACAAAACTTGAAATTGTATCAGATTCATTTAACCATTCAGGTATTGTTGAAGAATTGGATTCAATTGATTTGTATGATTTCTTCAACTGGAGTGATGGAACTGACTATCCTTTGAAGAACATTCGTAGGTTGTTTGATTCAACTGCAACATCTTCTGTTGGTTTCTCTATAAAGAAACACATCAGTCAGGAACACTTTGCAGAGATTATTGAATCACTTCACAACTATAAGAATATCACAAAGTTGTCAAACATATTCAGTTATTGTACAATTACTAATTACAATCCTGATTATGAGATTAAACTTGAAGGTGATATGAACAATATCATCAGTTTGAGTGGATTATTCTATCGTTGTGATACTGGTAATAAACAGCCATTGAAGATAAGACGTTCATTCTTTGAACATCTCAAGAATGTGACATCAGTTGCAAATACATTTGGTGGTGTACACTTTGACCATATGTTGTCATATGATTTCTTCTGTAAGAGATCAAATGTTGTTGAAGATGTATATGTAAAGATTAATGACAGTTATTTACCTGCCAAGTTGTACACAACTGGTTATGGTCAGAATGTTCTCAATGATATGCTCTGCTGCTTTGAGGGAAGTGTATTTGAGAATTGTAAGTCTTGGTTTGATGTCAATGATGGTAATGCTGAATTGATACCAGCAGATGACAGGGTTGTATATAATGATACTGAATACCAGACATACTATAAGAAAGAAGGAGGTAAGTATATTGAGTATACAGTAAAGAGACCAGATGAGTACATAGATACACTAAATAACTTCACACATTATGTTGATAGTATTAAGATTGTTGCAACAGAATGTATAATTGATAATCACAACATAGAGGCTGATTTGAACTTGTATGGTACTATCCAGGCTGCTGGTAGACCATTTACAACCAATGATTATAATCTCTATCCAACATACTGTTGTTTGCCACCAGACATCTTCTATGGATGTAGAAATGACTGTCAGCTTGTGAATGTGTTCTCCAACTCAAACATCATTGGTGTTATACCTCAACACCTTTTGAAGAACTGTTATAACAGTAAGTTGAACAATATGTTCCAGAATGTAAACATCCTTCCTAACTTGATTTATCATTATAATAAAGATTTTGATAATGATCCAGGTTATCTTGAATTCATTAGTGGAATTGAAGTTGATAATGATAGTATCAATGTACACAAGAATGAGGATGATACAACAGAATATGTACTTGCAGAAGGAAATGAAACAGTATTGTTCAGGAACAGTGATGGTGAATTGAGGAAGAGGAAACCAATTGTTGACAATGAGTACAGTAAGAGTCAATATGTATATGTACCACAGGGTTATACAACAAATACTAACCTTAAAGAAGCATTCACATTTAGATACAATCTTCCTGACCAGATAAATCTCTATGAGTCAGAATTGCAGGCAAAGGGTATCACTTGGGCTGCTGGTTCATATGGTACAGATTATTCTCCTGAAATCAGACCAGAGTTATGGCCTTACCATACACAGTACTTCTTTACAGTTGATGAGAGTATTGATTGGAAGAGAATCTACAATATGAGTTCTCCATTCATTGCTGATGGACAGGATATTGATTATGAGACAGGTCAAGTCCGTGTGTTCTCATCATCAGATAGAAACTATCATAACAGATGGTGGAAAGACTTCCCTTCAATTCCTGTTGACAGATCAGAATGGCACATTAAGACCAATGGTTTGTTAAATGTCTTCTTGAACCTTTGTGGTGAGAGAGATACCAGAACAGGAAAACTTACTGATTGTGGTTGTCTTGTAAGTAATGCAATGAACAATTATCCACAATTTGATTCGTTTGTTTCAGGATCATTGGTTACCTTCTTGAATGGTAGAATGTTCAATGATGGTATGGATGGTGGTAGATTCACCCAGATTAATGGTTCAAGTATTATTAGGTATCCTGGATTCAGTAGGAACATCATACTTCCTTCAATCCAATACATACCATCTGGAAATACCAGTAATGCACCAAAGGTATTGCTTTCATATGTTTCTGATATTTCTATATTCTATGACTATATGTTTATTGATAATACATCTATGAATAACTATTCAAGCATATTTGGTTTGGGTAGAAACATAACATCAGTACTGAAATACAAAGTCATCTAATAGAAAAACCCAGGAGTAAATCTCCTGGGTTTTTTACATTTTCAGTTTCTTCACCTCATAAGGGAATCCCTGACTCTCATAAATCTTTATTCTCTCCCTGGCATGTGCCATCTCATAACAACCGGAATATAAATCATCAGAGATGTCATAGATGTTCACAAAGTCCTTGTTGATGTTCTCATTCTTTCTGAGACCTCGACCAATACTCTGGAGAACAGTGGAGATGGATTTGTAACTACTTACAAAGAAGATGTTGAATATCTTGTCAATACTGATACCTGTTGATGATGTACCAAAGGAAGCAACCAGAATCACATCATCCTTTATTTCCATCCTCTTTCTTATCTCCTCACGGACTTTCTTGTCAATCTGTCCATCAATATAATATACCATCTTTGTGGTATTTTCTTTCATCCACTTGAATACCTTCTTACCATAGTCAATATCCTTGAAGAGAACCATTGTGTTCTGTTTGGTGTTGGCGATCAGTTTCGTAATGATATAGAATCTCCTTTCACTCTCATTCACAAACTTGTTTTCAAGTTGGAACATATCTTTACCCTTACCTGCTTTCACCAGGTTCTTCTTTGCACCCTTGAATGCTTCTTTCTGTTTATCAGAGGTGTAATCAAGTCTGACCTGTGTTATTTTACAGTTGGAGATGAACCCTTCCTCCTGGAGTTGCTTGGCCTTGATATCAACCATTATCGGTCCGAAGTTTGAGATGAGTGTAAGACCATCAGCATACTTGGTTCCTGGAATTGTACCAGATAGTCCAATTCTGTAAGGAAACTTACACATATCCATAATCTTTATCTGTGAAGCAGAACAGGCAAGGTGTACCTCATCAGTGAGAACCACATCAAACTGTTTAAAGAAGGTTGCACATTCTTTACAGAGAGACTGGTATGTACCTATATAGATATTGGCATCAGGTGTTGCTTTACATCCAGAGAATATCTGTTGTATCTTGATATCCAGTTTACCATTGTTGTATTCAGTGAAGTCTGCTGTTGGTTGGAGTACTAAATCAACCTTTGGAACGACCATCATTATCTTCTTCACATTTCTATGAGTGAGTAACCAGGCAAACATCATAAAGGCAATGAATGTCTTACCAGCAGAGGTTGCCAACTGTAACATACATCTCCTGTATTTCAATCCCTTGTATGCTGAATCAATCTGATAGTATCTTGGTTTCTTCTTTGCATCCTTGAAGAAGTCATCACACCATTCCTTGAACTCATCATAATCAATGTCATTGTCAAAGAGAGTATCCAGTCCTTCAATTTCACAAGAGAATCCAAACTGTTCGCAGACACTAAACAGATAGTTATATGAAGTTGCCGGGAGATACTTACCCCTCATAAAGTTTATCTTACCATCCCAGCTTCCTGCTTTATATTGTGGAGAGAACCTTGCATTTTTCACATCCTTATTAAAGGAGATGCACAACTGGTCATACTCCAGCTGTGTGCATTCATCTATAACAAGGTACTCTTTTGTATCGTCTATATGTAATTTCATAGTAAAATCCTTATAATTAAATATAACAAAAGTCATAAATATACTATATATTTATAGAAATTTATGGCAGTAAGTTCTATTGATTTTAATAAGGTTATTACTTATTCATTAAGTCATTGTTTCCAAAAATCCAAATCAAAATGTGCTGAATATGTAAAGAGGGCATTTGAAGTTGGAGGATGTAAATATATTATGGGTAATGGTTGGAGTAATCAGAGATGGTGTAAGGAGAATGGATTCCAATTGATAGGAGATTTTGTTCCAGAAGATTATCAACCAAGGGCACACAATGGAAAACCAATACAGTTTCCTACTGGGTATAAGCAACAGGCTGGTGATGTGTGTTTGATTGACCATGGCACATATGGTCATATCTGTTATGCAATGAGTGATGATATTGATTCCTGGGTATCTGATTACTTCCAGAAGTATCCAGGACAACAGACTGGTACAGGTCCATATTGTTATGGTGAAGGAAATGTGAGGAGAGTTCAGTTCTGGAGACATTCATCTGTTCTTAATGGTGCCCCGGTTATTAATGTACCAACAACACCAAACACATATCCAATAAATGAATATGCAAAAAGTAGGAACAGTGGTTATAGTGGTTCATCATCAACAGAACCTCTTACAGTTAATGAACTTTCAAGTATGAATGATGATGAAAGAACAAATATGGGTATTACACTTGGATACAATATGAGACAAAGATAAAGGAGATCAAGCAGATCTCCTTTTGTTTATTTGTTCCTTTCTCTTTTTAAGATTCTCATTCATCCTCTCCCTGTCTTCATCATCCAGTTCATTGGATTCAGCAATGTATCTTTTCAGACTTCCCAGTGTGATTGGTTTGATATATAACTTCTTCAAGTTACTGTTTACTTCTTTAAGGAGTTCTTTCCTGGTTATCTTTGTACTTTTATTCAATACTTTATCAACCAATATGAGTTTGATTTCCTTTTTGAAACATCTTGATAGTTGTGATTTCATTCTGTCCTCATTTGAGTAAGAGAAGTTATTGATGTTGTTGATTGCATACTGGAATGCAGAGTTGAATGCTTTCCTGAAATCATTTGTTGAGAACACAGATATGTTTGTTGTATCAGGCCAGATACCACCATACTTTTCATTTTTGTTCTTGAACATCTGGTGAACAATATTGTATATCTCTGATTTGAACACATTGAACTCTTCATGGGACATCTTGTTGATGTCTTCCTTACTTCTGTAACCATATCTCTTGAATGTTTCAAGGGTTATATGTCTGGTACAGTTGATAACATAAGTGTTTCTTGATTCACCAAAATCTTCTGTCTTGGTGAGTTTCCTTTCTACCTTTTCAAGTGGTTTGATCTCTGACACATCCTCTGCATCATTAATCTTCATCATCTTCTTCACATTCACCTTTTCAACAAGAGGATCCAACAGTTCAGATAATCCATTATACCATTCTTGAAGAGTTGGTGCATCACCGTAATACAATCTCCTTGCTTCCTTTGAAGAAAATAGATTCCACATCTCATCATCTGAATAATACTTGATTTCTCCATGTGAGTAATAAGGCATCTTCAGTTCCAGTTCATAGATGCCGGCAAGTGCAGACATAGGGTTCTTTGCTTTCCAGAAGGTGTAGTTCCTATCACCAAACTTTCTTCTTGAATTTATTTCACAAAGAGCAAGAGTGTATTTTCTATATTGAATACCAATAGGTGATATTTCAGTGAAGTCTATCTTCCTGTAATCAAGTTCCCTGTTCTTGTTTGTGTCATTGTTCAGTTCATTGGTGATGTTAGTGACAACCTCATTGTTGATGTCTTTGTATTGTAGATCCTGGATCAACCATTGAAGTTGGATATGTTTTGACTGATGATTGAAGATATAGAAATCAGGAAGTGAATTATACTTTGCAAACAGAAGGAGAAGGTTGTTGACATCTTCTTTGTTATCTGGTTTTGTACAATCCACATCAATATCCATCACCACAAGGTTTCTCACATCCCGTGTATATCCAGTTCCAATAGCAGTATAATCTCTGTGTTCATAACATAGGTCAAGGAAGTTTTCAATCCCTTTGTTCTTCATTTCTCCTTGTGTGATTCTGAATGAAGGATCATTCTTGGTCTTGGAGATGTCATTACTCTTTACAGAATAATCAACAAGGACTTTGACATATGTTGGTACACTGTTCCTGTACATTGCTCTTTTAGGGTCTACAAAATAAGCATTGGATTCATCTGACTTATATGCCAGGAAGAATCCATTATCCCTTCTGAGATATACAGGTTTGAAAGTATAATCCTTGAATGATTCATCTGTCCATCTTGGGTCTACCATCTTGAATGTCCAAGTGGAATGATCCCTCTTTGATGGTTTGAACACCTTGATTTGATAGATGTCATTATTGTTCTTTATTATATCTTTTAGTGTTTTAGCCATAAATATTTTGTAAGTTGTATTAAAAATAACAATAATTTATGAGAAAATTAGGAGAAATTTTGAATGAGAATGTAAATCCTAATCCAAATAACTGGCCTGATGTAAAGACTCTTGGTGATGGTGAATATGATGGTGCTCTCTGGGGACATTGCTTTGTATATGAAGGAAAGAAGTACTATTCAGAGTGTGGATGGAAGAACATATACCCAAGTTATTGTAAGATGGTTATTGAGAATGGTAAAGCCTGGGCACACCAAGTTGATATTTATCAGAGACCAAAACTAAAAGAATTGTTTGATTAATGGATAAGTATAATATACTTGAATGGTCAGACCATTTTGAAAAGAATAATGGAGTGGTTGACCCAAAGAGAGACTTCCTGGAGAGCAACAGTATAGTACTTTATCCGGGAAGATTCTATGTCTTGGAGTATTTTGCAAAGACTAAAGATATGTATAATACAAGACCTGTCATCATCAGTATGGGTATAAGTAAGAAAGAACCAGATTCATTCCTTTGTGTTGATTTGTGTGTTATGCCTATCCAGGTCCGCAGGAGATTCATTGAGATGTACTTTAATATCTTCAAGAGAGAGATAATGGATAATATGGACAAACATTTCTTTGTTGATGATGCAGACAAACAATCTTGGATGAGAAGTTTCAGTTATGAGAATCTTTGTAAGTCAATGCAGATGTTACCAATCAAGAATGCAATTAAGAGGTATAAGATTGAGAACACAAGGAAGATTTATTCACTTCCATTCAGTGGTGTATATAAGGTGATAGGAAGATATTGTGATGAAGATTATTATGTGAATGGACATCTAAAAGATATACAGTTGGAGTTCATTAATAAGATGAGGAAGTAATTTGTTATATTTAGTATATGACACTTGAAGAATTAAAAACAGAATTTAAAATCCAGGGGTTTAAGATTGAAGGAAACTCATTTATACATGAGTTTGAAGACCCAAATACAATTATCAATGGTGTTCATCCAAAGAAGAGATTTGAGATGGAATATGTATGTGAGGGATGTATGAGGGATGCTGGTGATTCAGATGATGGAGAACCAATCTATCAGTTTGATATACTTGGTCAGAACAGAGAACCAGTGGTTACTATCTGTTTTGGAAGTTTTGAAGAATTCACAAGACTTGTAGGATGAAAAGGATAGGAAGATTTATAAAAGCATTATGGAGATATATCAGGTATGGTAAGAGAGTTTCATTTGATGAATATGTTACCAGACTGAATGATTGTAGATACTGTCTCCATAATGATACTGAAAAATGGATATGTAAGAAATGTGGTTGCTATATCATCAAGAAGTGTAAAATGTCCACAGAAGAATGTCCTGTAGGAAGATGGTTGGTGTAAATCACATCAACCATTTTTCATAAATACCATATAATAGTATATACTTATGAATAATATAAAGAGTTTTAATGAGTACACTGGACAGGAACTTGAACAAATAGTTTATGATCAGGAACTTAATGAAGGAATAATGGGTAAAGGAATCAGAGGATTCTTCAACAAGAGTGCTGCCAGGAAGGTAAGGGCAGAACTTGCTGATGAGATTGAGATGAGTAAATCCATTATGGATGGAATCAAGGAAGGTCTTGAAGCAATGAATGATGATTTTGATGCAATCAAGAAAAGTCTTGATGATTCTGATGAGAATGATAAGAAGAAGGGTGATAAGCAGAAGTTACTTGAAGAAATCACAAAGATTCTTGAAAATTCAAGGAAGAATACTTGGGACTTGAATGAACTCATTGATGAAGGTGAGATTGATTATACAGGTTTCACTGCCAATATTGGTATTGCTACTGTTGCTAACTTTGGTGTCCTCTTTACACCATTCAGGTCAATGGTTATGATTCATAAGGGATATAGGTATTTCTTCAATATTATAAAGAATACTGTGAGAAAATCTCTTGTAATGTTACAGGTGAATTTTGATCAGTTTGAAAATCTTATTGTAACCCAGAGTTTAAGATGTGCTGGTGTTATTACTGCAACTGATACAAGTGGAGATATTGGTGAGTTCTATGGAAATATCTGTGCTCAGATTGCAGAAAACAAATCAATGAGTAAAAAGCAGCTTGAAAAAGTAAAGACTTTGTTAAATGCAGCAAAAAACAAGTTTGATCAGCAGGTAAAGGCTGATAAGTTGAAAGATACTGCTGAAAATTTGTATAACAATCTTGATCCATATAACAACACATATACAAAATCTCTTGAAGTGTTGAGGCAGTATTCTGGTGATGATGTACAGAAGCATCTTGATGCAATCAAGACATCTATGAATAAACTTGCTGGTCAGGATGTAGACCTTCAGACATATGCAGAACTTATCATTGCTGCTGCTGAGGAGCATGCTTATGAAGTATCTTCTTCAATTTATAATAAGTTTGCAAAGATGACAGAGGTGTTCAGTCTTCCTAATCAGCAGAAACTTATTGATTTGATTCTTGCTGCTAATAAAGAAGATAAAGCTGCTGCCAAGAAGTTGAGGGATGAAAAGAAAGCAGAAAAGTTAGAGCAAGAAAAATCTGAAAAGGAAGAAAAGTGTACAGAAATATTTGAAAAGATTGAAGGTACAAAACTTGGTGAACTTGATAATGAAACAAATAAATATGATGAATCAAAAATCAAGGCAGACAAGTGGACATATGAAGAGTTTAGTAAATTGGATGAGGATGACCAGGATTTGTTTGGTTCTTGGTTAGACTGTCATAGTGAAGTACTGAAAAAGTGTGATGAAACTCTTTGGGTGTATATAACAACACCACCATCACAGAATAGAAATACATCATACATTGATTCATTGATTGATTATATCGGACCATGTCTTCTCCCATTGGAAGAATCAAGTAGTGTACATATTCTCAACTTTGATGAATATGTTAATGAAAGTACTGAATATAAATTATCAAAGAAAGAAACAGATGATCTTGATAAAAAATATGATGACCTTGGTTCAAAAACTAGTTTTGAAAATTTGTTAAATATAATTTTTGATGAGGAAATTGAAGATTTTGATTCTCTTGAATTAACAGATGAAATAGAAGCAAGGTATTATTATATAATGTCTAAATGTGATGAAGATGAACTTGAAGAAGAATTGAGTAAACTTAAAGCTTTCAAAAAAGGTATAGATAAAAAGAATAAGTTCAACATTAATTTTGATAGTATTGATGATAATCAGATTAGTGACCTTAAAGAGTTATATGAAAATAAGGATGTTGCAATTGTAGCTCTTAAAGCAATTGGTAAAAAGGTTCTTAAAGATACAACATTTACCAAAAATAGTAAAGTTATAGTTGAAAATATAAACAAATGCTTTGAAAAGGGTAAGTGTAGAGTTTCATTAATGACATATATTTTACTTGCAAATGCTTTGAAAGATTTGAAGCAATTGAGAAATAATGATTATGCTGAAATTGAACAAGAAGCAGATAATGAAGAAAAGAAAAAGAGTGAGAAATAATCTCACTCTTTTTTATTTTATATCAAACATATCTTTCAGTTTCTTCACAAATTCTGGGTGTCTCATACTTGAATTATAGAAACCTACCCATCTACAATTGTTCCAGAAGGTCTCACCACATGTACAATGGAATTCATCAAAGTTTGGTACTCCTCTTTCATTTATGAAGTTATAGTACAGATCATAGATGGTGATACCTGTTTCAGTCTGGTAAGGAAATTTGTTACACATCTTGATGAACTTGTGTTTGTTCAATGGGCTTGGGATGTGTGGATTGAAGAACCTACAACCAATACCATTTCTGGGGAATCTGCTGAAACATTTAATCAGTCTCTTATACCAGATCCTGTTCTTTGCCATATTCATAAACCAAGGTATTGTAGATTCATTATAGATTCTCATATATCTTGGTGTGGTATCAGACCATTCAGTGTCTTTGGTGATGAACTGGTCGTCACTCCACATTATAAAATCATCAGTCAGGTCTGGTACTTTCTCAATGGCTGCTCTTACCTTCTCAATAATATTTGCATCTTTGTCATGTCCATAGATATCATCCTGGTAAATCCAGATAATGTCATCCCCAAGTTCTTTGATTGGTTCAATCTGTGTGACAATGATGATTCTGTTAAGACATTTGAAATATTTCTTGATACTTGCAACAGCAACCTTGATTTCAAAGTTATCATTATTGAAACTTTTTACTCCAAGTGGAATTACAACATCATGCTTATTTTCCATAGAATACTATATTTAGCATAAATAATATATAAATATTTATGTTCAGATATGGCAGCAAATAATGAATCAACAACATCAAATGTAGTTTCCAGGCTTGGATCTGTTTCAAAAAGGAATGAGATTTTGGCCAAGCAAGATGCAAACCGTAAGGAAGAGTTTGAGTCTTTGAGAAACAAGATGTCAGCTGCTGCACCAAAGATGGGAAGAGAGATTCTTATGACAGCTGAACTATATGACTCCAATATATTAAAGGGAGACCAGGAAGCAAGAAAGGAGAAGATTTAAGTCTTCTCCTTTTCATTATATCAGTTGTTGAGATATTATCTCCAGTTTATTTCGTACCGCAAATCCAAAGTTGTCCAATGTCTTCACACATTCTTCAAAGTACATTATCTGTGTCTTTATCATATTGACCTGTTGTTTGATTGCAATACAGTCTGCACTTACAAAGGCATTCTTTTCTGCACTACTGAGCTTGATGTCATAACTTAAACAATAATCCCTGAACCTTGCTGTTGTCTGTGTCTCCAACATTCCTTGTCTCTTGTCGAGGAGGATCCTGTATGCTGCTAACTTTTCCTGGACCTGTTGCCTATATGATAACTGAAAGACCTGGGCTTCTGAAAGTTTCTTGTTATCCTTCATCATACTGATGAGTTCAATAACCTTATCCCTCCATTCTTCCCTTTCCTTCTTCAATTCATCTTCCAGTTTGGCATTCTGTTCAACAGTCTTCTTGTCATCTAATGGTTTCATAGGGTAATCTGTTTATCCTTTAATTCCTTTAACTCTTCTTCGAGTCTTTCATCAGGTTCAAACTTGGCAATGAGTTTCAGTTTCTTATTTCGGGTTTCCAAGTCTTTCTGATAAATTTCAAATTCTTTATTTATCTTATCTCCCATATAAACTAAATATAACAAAATTGGCAGGAATGTGGTTAATCCTGCCAGTCTTGTAGTTTAATTTTCTTTAATAATCTTCTCAATGAAGGTGTGTAGAATGCAAATCCCTTGGGTCCTTTGTTGTCTTTGTCTTTCAACATTGAAGGAACATAATGGGAGTTCTTCAATTTCTTTTTCTTATTCAGTGATACCATATATTAAATATAACAAATTAAAGAGAGAGAATCATATCTATAAGATTTGGTTGTGGAGATAAATCAAATTTATCACGTCTCACATTTGCATGGGTAATCATACCTTTAACTTTTCCATCATAGGCATCCTGGTGGAATTCAAATGCCTTGTCAGCACCTTCATCTTTTATCCACTGATAGATTCCTTTATGTAAATCAATATTGTCTCTGTTAGCAATATACAACAACAAAGAGTATAATGCCTTCAACTGGTTATCTGAATACCTGTGCCATGTATAATAACCTCTGAATGCTTCTTTGAGTCTCACAATCTGGTCTGCTCTGACAGGAGTGTTCACATAAGTGAGACCATTCTTTACATATCCCATATTGCAGAGTTCAATACCAACTGAATGTGAGTTCATATATGATGAACCAGATTTGCCAATATGATAACCCTGGTTTCCTTCTGGATAAGATCTGATTACTTTTCCATCATATATACTCCTTCCATCAGAACTTCTCTGACCACCGATGACAAACTCTGTTGCCACTCTTCCAAGTGTATCTTTTGCCCAGCAGTCAACAACTGCCTTTGGGTTATCATGTCCTGCTGTATGATGTAGGACAATATAATCATTCAAATATTTACCATTTAAATATTCCTTCTTTGGGAGGAAATAATCTTCAATGTCAATGAGAGATACTGGTTCAATTATAGGACTCAAATCTGTATCAAACTGTGGCATAAGTTTTTCAATGGTTTTCTTACCTACAACACCATCTGCAAAGAGACCATTTTCCTTCTGGAATTTCTTTACTGCTGCTTCAGTACCCCTTCCAAAAACACCATCAGCCTTAAGACCAAGTGCCTTTTGAATCTGCTTGATTTCATCTCCCCTACTACCAATTTTGTAAACAGCCATAAGTTTAGAAATTTTAATTGTATAAATTATTTATGAGGTATTCACCATAAATACATTATATATAGTGTTTAATAAAAATAGACATTTATGACAAAGATTAAAAACTCTTTAAGTACCTATTTGGAACAGGCAATTGTTATGACTGGAAACAGTCTTGAAACAATGGATAAAATAAGTGATGCAGTGTCATCATCAGAGGATAGTGTCAAGCTTATCCTCACTGATCCAAATGATCCAAAGAAATCTGTGGAGTATATCATTCCATCATTTGGATATTTGAAATCAGAGATAGACAGACTGTCTGCAAGTATCAACACAATGACCAACATCACTGATGGTGCTGGTAGTAGAATCAGATTGTCTGATGGTTCATATAGAAAGATTATTGCAAGTAAGGTTCCAAGTGAGGCACCAACCATCACCCAGGTTGACAACATAACAAATTTCAATTTCAAGTCAAACTGGTTCTTTGAGGATATGCTTAATCCTTCACTTTACATCACCTGGGATTTATCAAGTCAGATAAATCCAGAGACAGAGAGGGTGATGATTCAGAGATACATCTTGAAGTGTGATACACAGGTAAAGATTGATGCTTTCAATAAAGACATCAAAGGAAGAAATGATATTGATTATAAAGAGTTCCTTACCTTCCTTCTTAATAATAGGATTAAATACACTCTTGATGATGAGATTAAAGATCTTCCACCAAGAGCAAGAAGGTATTATGGTACATTCTCTGTAATCAGGATTGAGACAGAGAAAGACCTGAAAGGAATGACAGTGAAGAGATATATCCTTGACAGTCTTGAATTCACTGATTCAAGAAGTGGATTTGAGAACACAAGGGTTCTTTCTGTTGGTGATTTTGTTGAGGTCAATTCAAATCCAACCACAACAAGATATGAAGTGATTTATGTTGAGGCATCTGAAAACAAGGTTGGTCTCAAATGTATTGAAGGTTGTGAAGGTGTAAGGATTGGTGCTGATACATTGAAGATAAGTGCATCACAGGATACACTTGTATCTGCTGATATTCCTATTGGATTTGATGAGAGGGAAGTAATCTTTGTTAAGTCTATTGACCCAGATTCAAATATCCCTTCAACAGTATGGTCTCCTGGTGTTGGTTTTTATAGTAATGAACTCACTTATGTTGATGAGAGTGGTGCAACACAGACTCTTCAGAAGTTCTATCAGAGAAATGTGGTTGACTTTGGTCAGGTATTGTTGTCATATGCCAATGACTATTATCCTTCAATCAGGGAAGGTATCATACCTAATGTACCAGTATTGAACTATGCTGGTGGTGAAGGTGACTTCAAGATTGTTCAGATTAACACTCAACTCACAGAGACAACAGATGCAGAGACATTCAGGAGTCTTGTTTCAGATAAGATAAAGATTCAGAGTGAGTTGGATAATGTTGCTAATGAGATTGAGAAACAGAAAGAGGCAATCCAGACAACACAGTATAAGTCAACAACAGATAAGTTGAAGGCCCAGGCAACACTCAAATCCCTTATTGATAGTCAGTCTGTACTTACATCAGATTATAACAGTAAGGTTAACAGTATCAAGGCGAGGGTCGAGTCTGGTAATTTAGTAACACCGAAGTATCGTGTCCGTGGTTTCTGGGATATTCCTGATTCAAAGATTAGTCCTTCATCCGGTGAACAGAAGATTATCAAGTTCAAAATCAGATACAGATATTTGAGTGAGTATGGTAATGCCAACAAGGAGGAAGAATTCACCTACACATCAGGTAATGCTACAGTCACAGGTAGGTTCTCAAACTGGAATGAGATTGAAACCAAGCTCAGGAAGAGAGTGAAGACTGATTCTGGTTGGGACTGGGCAAAGATAAACAATGCTGACCCAGATGAGGTTGACATCAATCAGTTGGATATTCCTATCAATCCTGGTGAGCAGGTTGAGATCCAGGTGAAGTCTGTAAGTGAGGCTGGTTGGCCATCTAATCCATTGGAATCAGATTGGTCAGAACCTATTGTTGTTGCTTTCTCTGATTTTGCAGAGTTACAGGCGGATGATATTTCAGAGGTTATAGAGCAGAACAGGATTGATGCTGCTGTTGCCAATGTGACAAAGATGTTTAGTGGTACTGCTGCACATGCAAGTTCAAGTTTCTATACCAATGATAAGTACTTTGCTCACAGTGCAGAGAACATCACATCTGGTTTCTTGTCACCTGAACAGACACCTATCACATTGTTTGATAAACTCCAGGAACTCCAGAATCAGATTGATATGATCATTGAACAGATTAATAATACAGTTGGTGATTTGACAGTTACATTGCAGGATGCATCTGATGAATCAAAGATTTATACACTCAATGAGGGTGGTACAACCTATATCAATGCTGGTGATTATCTTACAGCAATTGGTGGTGAACTTATAAAACCTGATGATGAGCAACATCGTAATAGTAATAGTGGTTCAATTGTATCAAAGATTTATTATCTTAACATCACAACAGATTCAAAGTCTGGTTTATTCCTTTTGAGTAAGTTGACAGGTAACAGATTGTCAATGTGTCCAAATACAACAGAGAGGACATCTAGTGTAGTTGGAGGTAATGATTATTACAATTATGATAATGTTACAACTCATTCAAGTACAAGTGGTTCATATTATTATGAGCAGGGTAGATATGATTTGGTACCTATCAACTTAACAAATCCAGAGTATATTGACTTCCAGGTTGGTTCTCCAACAATGTATCAGTCAGCACAGTGTAGAGGTCAGTTTGTTTATTCAAGATTTAGAAACATTGGTGATACATTTGATATGTATGCCAACACAAGTAAGCATTATGCAAATCTTGATTCTGATTCTGAATTGGAAGAAGATCCAGATAATAGGACACCTTGGTTTAATCCAGATGCACAATTCCGTGAAGCAGAGGTTGTTTATAAAACTGATCAGTCAGTAAATTATGTTGAGGAATATAATACTATGACAGGTTCAGAAGTTACAACTACAGATGATTCTGTTCGTGATATAGTAAATAGATTACCTAAAAACTGGATTAAACCTGATACAGCAAGTATAAGAAATCTTTCAAGTAAAAAGACATTGCTTAGACTTAATAGTTTGAATGATGGTATTTTAAATAAAGAGGCAAGGTTGACTGCACTTCAAAAAAGAATATCACAACTTGAAACTCCTGATTCATCATCAGTGTATACAATAATACCTAAATTACAAACCGCATATGGTTTCACAGATTTAGGAAAAATTTTAGGAGATAATAATGGTCTTTCATTTGATACTGATATAAATGGAAAAACATTTATAACAACTCATAAGATTGGATATGAAGAAAAGGATAAGAGAGCTGTTGGTCCAGATACTTGTGATTCTTATTTGTTCTTGAGCCCAGTAAATCATAGTGAGATTCAGGTTGATGGAGATACATTGAATTCAAGTAAATCATTGAAGAGTGGTGAGGTTTTGAGAGTTCCTATAATTTATCAGTATAGAATGACAGATGCTAATGGTTATATTTTTGGTTCAATTAGACCTGAAAATAGTACAACAACAAGAGTAAAGAATGAAAAGTATGCCAACATCATTGGTATTGACATCTGGACAAACAGAAATGATTTGAAACCAAAGCAGTATGATATAGTTGTTTATTCAACATATAACAGTACAGTTGATACCAATACAAGTACAACCAAGACATCATCACAACAGTCATTGGTTAATGTTGGAAATGAAATTGTAAATGAACTTGAAAAGTTGAGAAGAGACAGTAAATCTGTATCATCAAAGCCAAGAGTTTCTACATTAAAATAATTTAAAATGGAAGAATTATAAAAAGATTCTTCCATTTTTTGTTTTCCATAAATAATATAAGAAACAATCACAATAAAAGATATGCAGAAAAATTATAACTACAACTATGTAAACAGAGTTGCTAAGGCAAAGGATGCCATTGAATATTTGAATGTTGAACTTGCTTCTTGTATAAAGAAGGTTCTTGATTCAGAAAAGGTGACTGATGGTAAGTTATGGCATGCAACTGATGAGAATAAGTTCTATTTCGATTGGAATGGAAAGAGAACTGAATTAAATTTGACAGGTAGTTCTTCAGATTTGACAGCAGAGATTGAGAAGATCAAGGCTGATGTTGCCAAGATTGACCCTTCAAACATTGACAGGATTGAAGATAGGGTTGATTCTGCTGTTGCACAGGTAAATACTATGCAGAGTGAAGTTAACTCTGCTATTGCTAATGCAGAGGCAGCAACACAGGCAGCTAATGATGCAGCACAGGTTGCACAGGAAGCAGCAAGTCAGGTTGCTGATAAGGCAAGTACATCATATGTTGATGATGCTGTTTCACATGCATTTGACAATCTTACTGATGCACAGAAAGCAGAACTCAAAGGTGATGCTGGTAAGGATGGTAAAGATGGTACTGATGGTAAGGATGGTGAGAAGGGTGACAAGGGTGATCCTTTCACATATGAAGACTTCACACCTGAACAACTGGCTGCCCTTAAAGGTGCTGATGGTAAAGATGGTAAAGATGGTGTAGATGGTCAGAATGGTGCTGATGGTAAAGATGGTGTAGATGGTGAAAAGGGTGACAAGGGTGATCCTTTCACATATGAAGACTTCACACCAGAACAGCTTGCTGCACTTAAGGGTGCTGATGGTAAAGATGGTAAAGATGGTGTAGATGGTAAAGATGGTGCTGATGGTCAGAATGGTGTCAATGGTTTGTCAGCATATGAAGTTGCTGTTGATAATGGATACACTGGTACAGAAGAAGAATGGCTTGCATCTCTTAAGGGTGAGAAGGGTGAACCTGGAGAAGGTGGTCTCACAGAAGAGGATAGGGAGAAGATTGATTCTATTCCTAATGATATTGCATCAAAAAGTGATATTCCTACCAATGTAAGTGATTTTACCAATGATGCTGGTTACCTTACAGAACATCAGGATTTGAGTGGTTATGCAAAGGTAGAAGATGTTATTGCTGGTTCATTCCCTGAAGATGTTGATGGCTCAGAGGCTGGTGTTGATGGATTTGCAACAGTACAGGATGTGATGAATTATGTAAATGCATTAATTGAAAAAAAAAAGGATGAGTTAGCTCCTGTTGATACAAAACATTATGCATACATAACAGGTTATGCCCTTGATGGTAAACCAACAAATATCACAATGTTCAATCAATTTGAATTGAATGATACTGGTGATACAGTTATAGAAATACTTACTGATCCTGAAATTCTCACATATGAAGGTTATGATGATGCATCATCTATTAAATTGACAGTTGACATTCCTGTTGGCTATATAATCTCAGCTGCATATATTTGGAATGAACAACTTGGAACAGATGGTGACTATGAGTTGATGGATCAGGGTAGAGAATTTGGAGTTAATGCAAGATATTCATCAAGAATCATTAATGGTGTAACATATAATAGTTATGCAAGAGGTCCAGTGAATGATACTGGTGCAAGATCGAATGAGAAATATAAAATAATAATTACAAAACAATAATATGGCTAAAACTTATACAGGTGATAAAACAGGTTCATCATTTATAATCAATGTTAATAAACCTGTTGATGTTAGGACTGTTGTAGATTCTGTTGCAGATTTGACTAATGGTTCAATACCTTATCCATATGCAGGCTTAGTTGTTAATATCAAAGGTACTGGTGATTTATATGTATTGACAACTGGAGGTAGAGGTGCAAGTAATATTAATAATTGGAAGAAAGTTGGTGAAGGTGGTGAGATTGATCCTGAAGATTATCTCTCATACTACCAAGAGAAACTTGGCGCAGTCATTCTTGATTCAGTAAGTGGTCTATCATCAATTGAATCTCCATTCATTGGACAGTTTGCATATGTGAAGGATGATTCTGAAACATCAGAAGATGAATCAGGATTGTACCTCTATGATGGTGGTCTATGGTTAAGGATACTTACTGGTTCAGGAGAGGTTTCTAGTGATTATGTAAAGAGAGAGGAACTTGAAGATTATTTAAAAAAGGAAGTCCTTGATGACCTTGCAAAGAAATCAGACCTTGATGGTTATGTGAGGGTAGAAGAAGCATTTGAATTCTTGACAGAAAGTGACCTTGACATTTATGTAAAAAAGGAAGATTTACCAAAAAATGTAAGTGAGTTTAATAATGATGCTGGTTATCTTACTGAACATCAGGATTTGAGTAATTATGCAGAAAAGGATTATGTTGATGTTGTGATTGGTAGTCTTGATATTCCTGAACAGTCAGAAGTATTGACAACTGATGGTACAATACCTACATCTGGTAGTGGTATTTCTATTTCAACTGATGGAGATGGTTCATTTGTTGAAGAGATTTATGCTGATGATTATCTCCATGCCGGTGTATATTATACAAGTAAGGGTATCAACAGTTCAAAGGATAATGGTGGAAGTGAACTTGAAGGTATAGGTTATATTACATTATCTAATGGTGATTCTTGGATAAAGTTTGACAATAAAAGTACAATAACAATCTATGTTCGTGATGATTCACTTGGATTTAATGCAGAAAATATTGTGGGCATCATTGATAGTAATGGTAATGAGATTAAAAATCCTTATGCAGGTTATCCATATACAGAATCACCTATTAGTGTATCTCTAGAAGGTAAGACCTATATCAAGTTTAATAAAGATATTTATTTCACAGGACTGACAGAAACAAGGGATGGAGATTCTACTGAATATATCTTTGGTCAGACAGGTAGTAACTATGAAGATTTGGATTTTTACACAACTAATATATTACCTACTGTTTATGCTTATTCAGATAACACACCTGTTAGGGTTTTGACAGAGGGTGATAAGGAAGAACTTCTCAACAAGATTGATGAAGCAGAACCTGAAACAATATCCAATGAAGATATTATGGATTTATTTTAAGAAACAATAAAAAATTGAATATATAGAAATGGCAACAAAAGGAAAATATTTGGATTATGAGGGTCTTAAAACATACCATAATACATTAGTTGGAAAGTTAAAAGACCTTGAATATGGACCATCAACAATGTTTGAATCAAAATCTGCTCTCTTGACATTAAATAACTGGAAACATGATGAGTATCTTAAAGTTTATGGATTGAGAATAGGTTTGATTGTTACTGTTGATGATGAACTTTGGCAACTTGTTAACCCAGCAAAGTTCAATGAGAAACTCATTGAAATGGGTAAGACTCCTCAACAGAAGAGTGAACAGTACTCAGTGGAGGACATTGGTTGGAAGGTTTTGGGTGATGGTATTGATTATGTTATCGTTGGTCACACATTACAGTTAATAAAGTAAGAATTGATGAAATAGAAAAAGATGGATAGGAAAACACCTATCCATCTTTTTTGTTATTTTTATCATAAATAAATTGTAGGTTAAATACTTATAATATTGTAAATGATTGTAGTCACATTAACATCTTGGACAAAGAGAATAAATCATGTCAAGAAGGTTGTTGAAAGTATAATGAACAACACTATTCAACCAGACAGGGTATATCTCAATTTGAGTCAGACAGAGTTTGAAGGAATTGAATTACCCAAGGATTTGGTTGATTATTTTAACTCTGATCCAAGACTTATCATCAACTGGGTTTCTGGTCCCAATACAAAATCCATGAAGAAAGTGTTTCCCATCCTGGAATATCTCCAGGATGATGACATCATTATTGATGCTGATGATGACATTCTTTTCCCAAATGATTTGATTGTAAGTCGATTGAATGACTTTAATAGAAATGGTAGGAAGTTTAGTATATCTTCCAATCAACACACAAGTGTTGGTTTTGGTGGCCAGATGGTAGTTGTATCAGCAATCTCTTTATTCCAGAAGAAGATGTTCAAAAACTGGGAGAAATACCTTACACAGAAGATACTTGATACAAACAATGATGATAGGACATATCTTCATCTCATGTGGTTGAATGGATATAAAAACAAGGGATGTACAAAGTGGTCTATACATGAATTGTTAGAAAAATATGATATGGATATAGGAAACAAACTTAAAACAGTTGCTACATTCATTGGTGGTAAATTGTATGATAATGTTGTTAAAAATGAGGTTTATAAAGAAAAAGACATAATTAAATCATTTGGGTTGTGGAGAACAAAAGAGTAGCAATAGTTGCGATCGCAAGATTGGAGAATGACTATATCAATGAATGGATTGGACATCATCTTGGTATAGGTGTTAACCATATCTATGTGTATGACAATTCCTCATCAGAGGAGGAGAAGTTGAGATACAGGATATATGATGAGTATTCTGATAGAGTTAGTGTAATACCTGCATATGATAAACAACAATATCAGATGCCGGCATACAAGGAAGCATATAAAAACTATGGAGACTTGTATGATTATATGATTTACATTGACATTGATGAGTTCATTATGTTACAGCAGGACAAGACCATCAATGATTTTGTTCAGAGACTCCCGGATGATTGTGAGTGTTACAGGATGAACTGGGAGATTTATGGTGATAGTGGTATTGTCAACAGAGATACTTCTTCAAGTGTTGTGAATGATTTCAAAATACCTGCAAAGACAAAGAGGAATTCTACAACCAAATCTATCATAAAGGGAAGACTCAATAATATTGATTTCATCTCTGTTCATTATGCTGTAAGGAATGTGAATGGTGAGTATTCAAACCTGAAGACCTATTATGGTAATATGATAGATATCACATCTGAACTTCCTATTAAATCAAAATCATTGAACATCCACAAGATTGATTATACATATATCAAGTTGAACCATTATATCACCAAGAGTATTTGTGAGTTCATCTGTCAGAAGATGAGAAGACCAGATGCCGCCTGGAATTATGAAAGGAACATTGATAAAGATTTCTTCCATTATAATGACTACACACAGGAAAAGATAAATGTGTATAAGAAATCAAGTAATGTAATGAAGTATTACTATTGGTCACCAAAGAGTAATATGTATCATAATGCCGGTGATTACTTCAATAAGATTCTCATTAACAAGTTGTATCATTGTGTGTGTGAACCAGTGAATATACAAACCAATATTGACATTGCTTTTTGTGGATCCATCCTTACCAATAAGAATATAAAGTTTGCAAGGAGTATTGTTGGTTGTGGATTCCAGAATGATTATGCGCCAACAAATAAAGATGTCACAGCTTATTATGCTGTCAGGGGAAGATACACAAAGAGTAGACTTAAAGTACATGGTGTCAATATTGGTAATGATGTGAAGTTTGTTGATCCAGGCTTGATGGTGTCAAAGATATATGACTTTGGTAATGTAAAGAAGAAGTATAAGATTGGTATCATACCTCATTATGTTGATGAGGATAAGATAATAAACAAGTATGGTGATGAGTATAAGATAATCTCAATGAAGACTACAGATGTACAGAAGGTATGTAGAGAGATTAGTGAGTGTGAAATGATATTATCATCCAGTCTTCATGGTATCATCTTCTCACATTCAATGGGTGTTCCTGCATATCATATTGAGTTGAGTAAGTTACAACAGGGTGATAACTTTAAATTCAAGGATTACTATTCTTGTTATGATCCAAGTATTCATTATGAGACATTCAAGTGTTATGATTATAACATACCATTTGAAATTATCATTAAATATGATGCTGATAATAGATACAACTGTAATCCAACAACTGAACAGATATTAAACAAGCAGGAAGAGTTTTTGTCTGTATTACCATATAAAGAGTATCTCAATAAGAAGTACATCAGTGATAATAACAATGTACCAATTAAACAATTGTTATCAACACTTCCGGAACCAGAGATTGAGGACATTAAAAAGAAAACACAAGAGGATATTAATAAACAAGTAACACAAGAGGTTGTAGAAAAGAAATCCAGTATTTCTAGATTGAGAGAAGATATTTCATCTGGAAAAGTGATAAGAGTTCCAACCAATGGTGGATTTATCTGGAAGAGAGTAAAATAAGAATTTTTTGTTATATTTAATAGTAGATAATGTAAATTTATATTGTATGTTTGGATTAAAACTTGTTAAGAGTCAGGATTATACTGATTTGAATTGGAGACTTGAACAAGCATTGAAACTCATTGATGAGAAGGATGCAAAGATAGCAAAGCAATCTGGATATATCAGTGAACTTGAAGACAAGATCAAGGATCTTGAAAATGAGAGAACTGCTGTAAAGAAAGACTCCAAGAAAGTAGTACTTCTTACTGATGTGGCAGAAGAACCTCTCAAAGAGGATAAACCAAAGAAGGTCATAAAGAAGAAAGAGAGTACAACTACGAGAAAGAGAATTCGTAAGAATGAGGAGTAAAAAGAGAGTCATCACATTTGTGGTGACTTTTTGTTATATTTAATATATATTAAACAGTTTATAGATATGAAAAAGTTTGTAGGTTTAGTAAATGGTAAGTCTTTCGATAATGAGGAAGACTTCAACAAGGCTGCACAAGAAGCCATTGATTCTAATGAGGGTAATCTTGCCATCTCATCTTATTATTCTTATACAAATGATGAAGATGGTGATAAAGGTGAACAGAAGGTTGATGACAGGTATGTATCAACCAATGAGTATTTTCTTGGTGACAGGAAACCAGACAAGGTAGAAAAACTTGATTCTTCAATGGTTGGTTTATCTGGTTATTCAAATGTTGAATACACTGTATCTCCTGAACTGGAAGAGAGATTGAAGGTTGCTTCAAATAAGAACAACATCAAGGAGAGTATCAATTACCATGTAACAAAACTTGTCAACAACATCAAGCGTTACAAGGAAGATTTGAGAGAAACTGAAAAGAGGATTGAAGACCTTCAGAAAAAGTTGTATGAGCAGCAGGCATTACTCTTGGACCAGGAAGGAAGAAGGAAGTATTACAACCATCTTCTTGATGTCCTTGAAATACCAGAAGATAAGGTTGAAGATAAGAAGACAAATGAAGATTATGTCAAGCCAGAAGTAAAGGATAAGTTCAAGGAAATCCTTGCTGGCACTAGTTATAATGGAAGTCTTCTTGACATATTGAAACAATTGGGAATCTTGAAGTAATATGGTTATAAAAGGTATTGCAAAAGGTGACAAGGATCTGAGACATTTCACCTTTGATGACAGTGATTATGTTGTAAGAGGTGGTGTTTATTACTATAAGGTCAATTATGGTAAGAATGCCCTTGAAGGTGAATATGGCGAGGATGAGATTGGATATGTAGAATGTACCAAGGTTATGCCTCTTGGTGGTAAGAAACCAAAACCTATTCCTGAATTAGAAGCAAAGAAAGCAGAACCTGCTGTTGGACAAGTATCACAACAGGAAGAAGTTCAGGAACCCAAGAAGAGGGGTAGGAAACCAAAGGTTGAAAAGATTGAACCTGGTACAGATGTAATTTCAGTTTCAACATCCGGTGAACCAGGAACATATGAATATCTTGTTAATGAAATCAAAGCAGATCACATTGAAGAGTTCCAGGATAAATTGAACAGAAAGGGAGATGAAGGATGGGAACTGTGTGGATTTGATACCAACAGACATTCATTGTTTGGAGACATTCATATTATAGCAGTATTCAAAAGAAAAAGAGGTTGATGATTCAACCTCTTTTTTTGTTATCTTATGACACCACCAAGTTTATCAGCCCAGGCCTCTGTATAGAATTTGTAATAACCATTATGACTTATTGGTATTACATTACCATATAATCCAGTCCAGATGATTGAAGGAAGTTCTATTACAATGAGATAAAGAGGACCCAGGTACATTGACTGAATCTGATGACCGTGCTCATGCATTGATGTTGCTCTGTCAAGGGTACTGACCATAATGGTACTACCAAGAGAGATACCTCCAGGGAAATTAATATTATACAGTACAGGAACATCAGCAATAACCATCTTTTCATAGTGTGGATAGATGAGTCTTACAATAAGACCAATGATGTTCTGTGGTAGTTGCCAGATATACATAATGATGCCCAGGAGGACTTTAAAGAATTGCTTCATATAGTTATATGTGTTTTTATTATTTATGAGAAAAGCGGGGATTATTCATCCTCGCTTTCTCCATAATCACTATCATCAATATCTATTTGGAATACCTTATTTATACTTTGTTTTACTCCATTAACAATATCAGTTAGTTCTTTATGGTATTCCTCAATAGATGATGTATCAAAGTCTTTTGGTATGTATTGCTTGTTTGCCTGTAACCAATCAACAAGACTGATGTCATTACCTTTCTTTGCTTCCATCCATTGTTTGAACACATCATCCGGGAAATCACTCTCAATGTCAAAGATGATGTCATTGATGTTTATCACATCACCATTCTCAAATACAATGTCAGTCATATAGTCATCCAGTGTAACAGGTGATGAATATTTGACTGTTATCTTTCCTGATAGTTTATGTTTCTTGAAGAATAGTTCAAGATAGTTAATATTAGTCATACATTAAATATAACAAAAAAAAGAGTCCTCCAATTTTGGAGGACTCAATAAAGTGTAACGTTTAAGTTATTTTATTTATTATTCAGTAACTGTGATTACAGCAGCCCTACTTGCAGCAGGTTCTGCATTTGTATCAAGTGCAGTTGAAGTGGTGATCCTGTCAGCACTTACACCAAGATTGACAAGTGCATTCTTGACTGCCTCTGCCCTCTTTTCAGAAAGCTTCTCATTGGTCTTCAAAGAACCAGTGGCAGTGTCAGCAGAACCAACAATGTTTACATTCTCATTTTCTGCGAGTACACCGGCGAACACACCAAGCTTTGCCAACTCAACCTTATTCAACTTGGATGAACCAATCTTGAAGGTGATGATTGTAGAGAACTTGTTGTTCACAACAGGCTTCTCAACAACAATAGTGTCAACCTGGGTCTTAACAACAACCTTCACTTCAGGAGCATGATTTTCAAGTTCATTAATCCTCTTGGTGAGAGCATCTCTTTCCTCTGCTGTTACAGTGTAAGGGCAGAGAACAAAGTTATGGGAATGCTTCTTCTTGGATCCAAACTTATAGGTCACACCCAACTGTATATTTGCTCTTGCATCCTTGCCCCAGGTAGGGAAACTCTGGTACTCACCAGAACGCTTGCTGAACCAGAGTACGCCAGGACGGACATTAATCTGCCATGCCCTTGCCTTACCAAGATTAACATTGAGTTCCAGACCGGTATTGTATACAATATAGTTCTTATCAGTGAAATTAATACCATTGGAGTTATAAGGGTCATGTCCTACAACAGGTTCAAGACCATTATCAAGTCTGGAAGTCCAGGTCTGACCATTACCTACATAATCACGGCCCCAACCAAGACCAACAACACCAACTACTTCTACTCTACGAGGTTGTCCCTTATATCCACCAAACCAGTTAGAGAAATTAATTTTACCATTGGCAAGAACAGCACTCTCATCAATAAATGTATAAGAAGTGGTAGTATTATAGAAAGCAAGACCTTCAATAGAAAGTCCAACAACAGGTGTTACATACTTACCAAATTCAAGTCCAGCAAAAGGACGGACACCATTGGCAACACCCTTTGCTCCATTCCAGTAGAAAGGAGTTGGTACATTAGCAAACTGACCTGTGGTTGTACCACCACCAACAAGGGTCACATAAGTGTTTTCAAAAAGACGTGAATGTTCAACCGTCTGTGCATTTGCAAGACCAATCATCAATGCAAATGCAATAATCATACTTAAAATTTTCTTCATAGCATTTCTTTTTGTAAACGTTACATTTATATTTGAATCTTACCACCTAATTTGCCCATAGAGGCACTTTAAGGTTTCAGATGATAAAGATTACATTATGAAAAAGAACACCCCAATTTGGGGTGTTCTGGGGTTTTATGCACCAAGTACTTCCTCAATGACAGAGTACCTGTCAGAATCAAGTACAGACTTCAGTGCAGTCCAAGGATTCATCTCACCAGAGAGAATCATCTTGACATTGTTCACAGAGAATCCTGCAACCAGGATAACACCTGCTTCATTGGAAGAGACTGGGAGAGTCTGGGTCCTGGAATTAACATTCCAGAACACAATGTAAGGCATTGTGTAACCAGCAGCAGTCCACTTCTGCTTGATTGTCTCAAAGAGAGTCTGGTACTGCTTCATAATGTTCTGATGGTCATGATCATAATAGGCTGTATACTCACATGCCCGGTCAAACTCCATATCAGAGACAATGAGGATTCTCTGAAGGAGTTCACTCTGGGGGAGGTTGTACTTGATGGCAGTGGCAAGAAGAAGGTCAAACACCTTCTCAAGGTTGGTGTTAGAACAGTCATCATACTTGTTCATAACATTGTACTTTTCTGCAAGGGTCTTACAACCAGACAGGTCAATGTACCTAGGTCTTGAAGAGAACTCAATGACCTTATCCTTGTACTCACCAGTGTTCCTTTCAGAGAAGAACACAGAGAGAGCCCTGGACACATCAATGGCCATAATGTTGTTTGCACCCTTGATGGTAGAGCACATAGAACCAGAACCATCGCATACCACCATAGTGTTTCCAGTGGTAGGGATGTTCTTGAGGTTTGCCCACAGAGCCTCAATACCCTGGTCCATTCTAACATCTGGACAATAGCGGTTACCACCAGTGTACTTTGCATACACCTCATGTGGATAGAGGTTAGAAGCATGCATCACTGCACCAACAGGTGTATTGGACATAAGGTCATCCAGATACTTCTGTCTCCTTTCAGGGTCATGCTTCATAAATGCCTTGACATAGCGAGCATTGGCATTGGAAGAGACCTTGTTGTAGTCAATCTCATTCCACTTGTCTCCACAGGTCTTCACCTCTGTCACATCAATATACTTACGGAGTGCAGAGAGCATCTTACGGTACACCGCATTGTACAGTTCCATAGACTGTGAAATTCTGATTGCCACCTTTCTGGACTTCTTGGAAGCATTGATAGAAGGCAGCCACTTGGCAAGAAGTGACACAGACTTTCCTTCCTTCATATTAAGAAGGTCTTCATTGAGTTGCTTTCCAATGAGTTCATAGATGGATGTAGAGAGATCACTACCTTCAGATGTCCTGCCAAGAAGGTCTACAACATCTTTCCAACGACCAAACTCTGGTACAAGAGGAAGAACCTTCATAGCTGCCTCCCTATCAAATGAATAGAGAGTCATAAAGAGGTTCACAAAGGAATCCCTCTCCCCAAGTCCTTCACGGACATCACGGAGATAGAAGAGCCACTTGATGGCAGTGACCTTGTCTTCATTCAGAGCATTGAGGAATGTAGTGATGTCTTCCATAGTCACATTGTTGTGATTGGAAGGTACACGGAAGTTGAGGTCAACCAGGTTCTGTCCAGAAGTGGAGTAACCTACTGCACCATTTTCTGTGTGCTGAATTGAATTGACCTTATCAAGGGTCTGCTTGTATTCGTTCATCATATGCTTGTTTGTTTAAAAGTTTAACAATACAAAGATAACAAATAATTTTGAATTTTCCAAATTTATCAAATGTTTTTTCATAAATATGTTATATAGTTACAATATTATGGAAGTACCTGAATCAATAAGATATATAGATTTTGGTGATGGTGTTGGAAATCATCCAATAGATGCTGTTTCAGTTGGAGGAAAACTTGGTGAAAATATTCAGGTGATCAATAATCTTGTTACAAGTATTGATGAAAATTCAACAGACACACAGTATCCTTCTGCAAAATGTGTTTATGAGATGATTTATGGTCATATTGATACTCCAACATCAAATCTTTGGAATGGTTCAAATACTTGGGATAGAACTTCAATCTGGCAACAAAACTAAAAAATACATAAATATATAGAAAACTTTTATAATATGGCAGATATTGCAAATAAAACAGAATCTTGGAATGGACATACTTTAGGTGAGGTTGAGAGTCATATTAAATCAAGACTCAATACTGATGAAAGTATTGTAGGTTTTTATACCTGTGGAACAGCAGCAGAAACAGCAGCCAAAGTAGTTGCTGCATCTAATTATGTTCTTACAGATGGTGGTTCAATCAAGATTAAATTTACATATGCCAATTCTGTGGCATCACCAACATTGAACATTAATTCTACTGGAGCAAAGGCCATTGTATATAATGGTTCTGTTGCAAGTGCAACTAATACCTGGAAAGCAGGTGATGTTGTTGAGTTCTACTATGATCCTACTTATAATTCTAATGTTGGAGCATATATTGGTATACCTACTGTTGTTGCAACACCAGAAGAAGTTAGTCAGTTAGGCCAAAAGAGTTGACAAACTTTT